TCAGGATGTCGGTGACGGGAAGTACGTGGTCAAGGACGAGAGCGCAGATACCTGAAGGGGTATAAGGACCGAGATGGAGTTGTCCGAGCGCATCAGGAGCATGACCGACGACGAGCTCGAGCGCGCGGCGGCGAAGTTGGAGGCGGAGGGAGGGAGCTGGCACGACGAGCCGGAGCGCGCCGCCCTCGTCCTCCTCCTGCGGAACGAGCGCGAGAGGCGGGGGCGCGACGATGGGACGCCACGAGACTGACTTCTACAAGCCCACCAGGGTGGAGAGCTAGGTCCTGCTTGAGCTGCTGGGTCTCGCGTTCCTGACCCTCCGGGGGAACCGGTACGGCTCCCCGGAGGATGTCGTGTCGCGGCAGTACCGGCTCGCGGACGGGCTCCACAATGTCCCGGACTTCCTGATGGGTCGGATGGTTCCAGAGGAGGCACGGAGGCACCTGGACTTCCTCGAGCGGGAGTTTCCACAGGAGATGGCAGCCGCCCGCGAGGCGCTGAGGCAGTACCAGGATCGCCGCTACGAGGAGGACTCGTGGTCCTGTAAGTGAGGGGGGGGGATGGCGTGCCCTGGCGGGGTAGAGTGACGGCATGACCGAATCCTGTCCCATTCCAGGCTGCGGCTATGCCTCCAACATGCGTCAGTTCGACGAGGAGGTGTGCCGTCCCCTGATCCTGCAGACGACCCGGTCCTGCGCAAACGCGGACGCCTGCCGAGACATGGACGGCTTCGACGTGGACGAGGAATTGGCGCGGCTCCGGCGGGCGATGAAGGAGGCCCGCCGCACTTCGCCGGAGGACAGTCCCGAGCTTTACAGGTTCGTCGCTGAGGCGTTCGAGAACGTCGACGAGTACCTGCTGCGACAGGGCACGCCGCCCAGCTCGTGGCAGCGTGGGGTGTCCGAGCCGGTAGGATGACGTTCAAGCGGAAAAGCACGAGGCGTTGAACGATGGAGGGCATCCCCAACAACGTCGTGGCGGTGCGGGTGGTCGAGCGGTCGACGCGGAGGGTGCTTGAGCACTTCGGTTGCCGCGGTCTCGTCTACCGACACGTTCTTCAGACCATCGATCAGGCGCGGCGCCTCGTTCAGATGAGCGTCGCGCGAGGAATCCTCGCTCCGCCCGTGGATCGGTACGTGGTGGAGTGGGTCGCGGACGACGCGGGTGAGGACGCGATTTCGAGGCCGAGATGAAGAATCACTGCGACCAGCACTCGAGCGCGACTCGTGGATGTCGGGAATGCTGGAGCATCGTTCACCAGAACGTCGACGAGTACTTCTGTCAGGCCGAGCGCGCCCGGAGGGAGGTTCGTGAAACTCGGGAGGAGGCCGTGAAGCGCCTGGCCGAGTGGAAGGCCTGGATCGCGGCCCAGGGCATTCACCCGCCCGCGAGGCTCTACCGGCCATTCGGCGAGTGCGGAGGGGACGGCTGTCCGGGTTGCATCGGTTGTCGCGAGAAAGCGAGCGTTGCTGCCGGTGCGACCGACCTCACGGAGTATAATCCCTGAGATGGGCAGCGTCGTTTTCCAGTCTTACACCTTCAAGATCGCGTTCCACGACGTCCACAAGGACTACCGGATCTGGTCTCCACGTCTCCCAGGCCTCGTCGCGGGCGAGGAGATCAACCTGTTGGCTCAGGGCGGACGCCAGGCCGTCATCTCGTCGGATCCGTTCGGTGATCGCGAGGCCGTCCAGCGCGAGGTCGACGCGTTCGTGCTCGACGGCCTCGACGGCCTCATCAGGACCGAGACGGAGCGGGCCCTCAAGCTCGCCCGCATCCGCGTCGCGCCTCCGACGTACGAGATCGACGGCCACGTGGTTGCCGTCGGTCAGAGGGTGCTGGTACTGGGGCGCAAGAAGCCAGAGGATCCCTGGGAGGCCGAGCCTCACTGTATCGGAAATGAAAAGGACTTCGACGGCGTGGACGTTCCGCTGGTCCTCCTCAGCTGCCGAAAGGGAGAGGGCAGGACGTGGAGCGTGACCCTCGGGTTGGAGAGCGACTGGAGATGCCACACGGGCGCGTTCCAGGTCCCGTCCGGGACGGGGACGTGGCAGCGCAGGCTCCTCCCTCTGGACGTGCTGGTCTCGACCCAGATCACGTGATCCCCCTCTGGCGCGAATCGGGTCTCCGACGCACTTTTCACGAGGAGCGGGCGTGATGGCGTAGAATGGGCGTCCCCGAGAAGGAGGAAGCTGATGAGACTCCGTGAGAAGACAGCGTGGGTGCTCGTGGTGGGCCTGCTCGTCGCCCTGGGAACCCAGGCCATCCGAGCCCGCGAGACGAGGCTCGAGGCTGCCGGTCACCTCTACGAGTGTGGCAACGCCCTCGTCGCCTGCAACGAGAGGTGCATTCACGCCGGCGAGGTTGTCCAGCAGTTCGGTGACCGGATCGTCGAGTGCGTCGAGGACATCTGTCCCAAGAACGGATGGACGAAGCCTCCCGACTGGGAGGAGGAACTCGAGGCGGCTAGGGAGGGGAGGGCGCCGTGAACGAGGAACTAGACGAGGTCTTCAAGAGGCTCAGAGAGAGCCTCGACGGGGCCGGGCGCGAGGCGCTTGAGGCCGCGGGCGCCTACCTCTTCATGTCGCAGGACGACGCCCGGAGGGAGCTGGAGAGGCTCCGTGCCGGGATAACGGAGGTCGTGAAGGCCGCGAACGCGGAAGCCGAGGAGGCCCGTCGGGAGCGAGACGAGGCCCTTCGCGACCGGAAGGAGGCTCGCGGACGAGTCGCGGCCGAGATCATCGAGTCTCTCACGCCCGTCAACGCCATCAGCAACCAAGTGCCCTACCGCTACTTCCAGGTCATCGAGGAGTACATCAGGAAGCAGTTCGGGCCGACCGACGAGCAAGTCAAGGAGACCTTCGAGATCGAGCACCGCAGGCGCGAGAGCTTTCAGAACCTTCAGGGCCGCGTCCGCGGCCTCGAGGCTCGGAACAACGAGGGACTGGACCGCCTCTACAGGGTCCAGGGCGAGCTCGAGGCGCTTCGCGAGATCCTCGGAGACGTCGAGCAGTGACCGAGTACCTCGGCCAGTCGGGGCCCGGCATGTGCTGCATTTGCATCGCCATGTGCAACGCCCTGCGATTCTGGGGGTTGGCGTCTCCCGCACCCGACAACCTGGAGTGGGAGATCATGGTGGAGATCGCGGGTTGTCGCCACGGTTCCGCCATCCACGAGGGACTCGTCGCCGACTGGCTCGGGCTCGTTCGGGTGCCGACGTCGCTTCACTTCCTGCGTCGGGGCGAGCAGCTGCCGGCCATGATGAGCTTTCGGAGTCCCGAGTGTGGCCTGCACGCGGCCCTCGTGATCGACACCAAGGAGGGCAAGAGGCCCTGGGCCCCCGACCTTCATTTCGCGAACTACCGGGGCACCGACGAAGGCCCGGTGCTCGAGTGGGTCGAGTGGGACGAGGTCGCATGGCACGATGGCAACCGGGACCAGTCGCTTGGAAGCTGGCTCGTTCCGCGATGGTGTTCTCCTGGAGAGGACGTACGGTCGCCCGGAGTGCGGGCGTTCAAGAAGGCCCTGAAGGCGATGGAGGCGAGGAAGGGCGTTCAAGAAGGCCCTGAAGGCGATGGAGGCGAGGAAGGAGCAGAGGGCGAAGCAGCTGGAGGAGATGGAGGCGAGGAAGAAGTGACGGAGAACATCACCGAGATCGGTCCGTGCGCCCGTTGTGGGCGATCCTGTGAGCCGGACGAGGAGGGTCTGTGCTCGGATTGCCAGGTCGTCGCCCACGAGATGCTCGACGAGCTGAACGCCGGGCACGCCCGCATCGTGGGGGACCTGGCCGACTACCTTCGCGAGTCCCGTCGGGAGCAGGAAGAAGCCGGGGGCAAGTGGACCTGGCTCCTTTTCCCGGCCATGAACGCGTGGCTCCTCTACGTGGAGCCCGTGGACTACGGCCTCGTCGTCCTCGTGACGAACGCCGTGGCGCTTCTCGTCCTGCTGGGTCTGAGGTACATCGAGCGCCTGGACGACGAGACGATCGCGAGGGGCGATGAGCTTCGGCGCCGGTACGGACACCTGCTGGCCGACCGGGTGAAGGAGAGCGTATGACGCTGCGAATCGAGCACGTGATGGGTCCTTCAGAGGTAAAGTGTAGGTCTTGATGCTCGGCGCATGGTGTCCGGGGAGATCCCGGGACGGAGCGCGGAAGGCCTGACCGCTTTCCGGGGGTTTTGCGTTGAGTCCCGACTGGCTCCCATGAAACACGTCGAGTCCCGGCGGGGAGGGGTCGTCTCCCTCCCGCGGCCGGGTCTGTGTGGTTTTCCCTGTATGAGAATTCATGGGCGTGAGGTGCGTCGCTGCTCGGATTCTCCGACTCGCGCTGGAACACCGCGGGTTCGCCCGAAGGCTCGCTAGGGAGCTCAGGACGCGCCCTGAGTTTCGCGAACACGTCGAGGGCAAGCGGTTCCGCAATCCCGAGACGGGCAACGAGGTGCTCTACGACAGTCTTCCCCAGCGTGAGCAGCGCCGCATCTACCTCGAGTGGTGGCGGACTCGAAGGCGCGAAGAGCGCGGTGACGCCAGCGACCCCAAGAAACTCGAGGAGAGGCGACGTGAGGCCGAGCGGCGCAGTCCCTGGGCACTCCCTCTCTGGGAGTACTTCGACCGCGTGCAGGAGGGTGCTGGCAAGAAGCACCACGCGCCCGGCGCGATCGAGACGCGAACGGTCGCGGACCTGGCCCATCTCGGACCTCCCGAGGAGGACAAGGTCAAGATCGGCGAGAAGGAGCTCGGAGGGACCTCCTTCGACTTTTACCGGGGTACGCGGCCGCTTCACTACGTGAAGAAGGACGAGGACGGCAACATCGTCCGCGACCCGGAGACCGGCAACGCGACCTATCTCAGCGAGGAGGAGATGAGGGCGGAGAGACTTCCCTCCTTCGACACCTCCCTCTACGTCTACGAGGGCGACGAGCCCGTCGGCTTCGCCGCGGACGAGTGGGGGGCGAGCCTGGTCGTCGTCGCCGAGGAGCACCAGAAAAAGGGCGTCGGAACGTTCCTGACGAAGCTGTGGCTGAAGGCGTTTCCCTTCAAGTCCTCAGGGGGCTTCAGCGATCAGGGATTGCAGACCTTCAAGCGAGTGCACCAGGGCATGGTTCGCGAGGCGCTCGAGAGCGGCGAGTACGATCGCGGGATGAAGGAGGGTTGGCTCACGCGCGGCAGGTTCGAGGAGATCCTTCAGAGCGCGGGCCTGGACTCGAAGGGCAGACGGGTGGGCGAGCCCTCGGTGGAGAGGCCCGGGGAGTCCGAGCGCCGCGAGGAGGCGCAACGAAAGGCGGACGAACTTGCCGACAAGTACTGGAAGGCAAGAGAGCGCGGGGACGAGGAGGAGGCCCTTCGCATCATGAAGGAGATGCGCGAGGACTGACGCGGGGGTTTCACGTGGAACGTACGACGGCCGCGCGCGCGCCGCGCTTCGTGAAAAGTCCCGAGAGTCGCCCGTGCGGTAAAATGATCATGGGTGCGCCGCTCTGCCCCGACCTCCAAAGGCCGACCCGCACTCGGTCTGCGACGGAGGCGAAGGACCCCCCAGAGTCCGAGTGACGTCTCCTCGTTCCTGGTCGGGCGACGGGGTCGAGCGTGCGGGGCCGATTCCCGAGCCCAGGCAAGGACCGAGGATGAGTAGGGAGCAAGATTTCAAGAAGCGCGTGCGCGAGCACGCCGAGAAGCACGGCATGAGCTACCAGGCGGCTCGGGAGCAGCTCGACAGATCCGAGATCTCGGGCCCTCGTGCGGCCAAGGTGCTGCGCGAGAAGATCGAGGCTGAGGTCGACGCCCGGAGAAAGAAGGCGTTCGAGGCCGTGTTCGAGACGTATCTTCAAGGGTCGCTAGCGCTGGATGACGTCATGGCCCTCCTCGGTCTTGACGCCGACGGCTGGCCGAAGTGCCTCTACAAGTTGGCGCCGCCTGACGACGACAGGGCCACGGAGTCGGCTGACGAGGCGTTCGACAGCTGGACCAAGTACGCCGAGGAGCTCGAGAAGAAACTCAACAAATTCAAGGCACAGGCGGATCCGTTCGGGCCGCTCCCCGGACCCGGCGTCCACACCGTTCCGGAGATCACCGAGCACGCGTCTCCCCTCGGCCCTCAGGCGGAACTGGAGGCGCTCACTGAGCATTTTGCGAAAGGTGTTTGGTCGGACGCTAACCTGAAGCGACTTCGACATGAGGCGCTGCGCTTGGGAGAGCCTCGCGTGTTCGCCTCCCTAGAGCTCCGCAAGGTCCACGTGGGGCCGATGGACGAGGAGACGTTCGCGGAGTTCGTGGGGCGCCCTCCGAGGCACGACGACCTGGAACGCGTGAACTGCCTGGAGGCGGGGGACAAGGGTCATTTCCTGTGTGGCTGGTGCAGCGGGCACGAGAAGCCTCGTTTCGAGTGCGGGTGCCCGGCGCCCGGCAGATCGTGAAAATCGCGGGGTATAAGTGGAGTCATGGATACTGCAGCACCGACGAATGACTTGACCGAGGTCGCCGTGGTCCTCGACCGCAGCGGCTCCATGCAGAAAATCAAGGACGACATGGAAGGGGGCCTGTGGGCCACCCTCGTCGAGCAGCACGGGCTCCCGGGCCGGTGCCGGGTGAGCCTCTACCAGTTCGATCACGAGTGGGAGGTCGTGTTCAGCGCCAGGCCCTCGGGCGACGTCAAGCAGGAGGATTGTCGTCTCGTGCCGCGGGGGAGCACGGCTCTGCACGACGCCGTGGTCAAGTCCTTGGCCGACCTCGAGGCCCGCATCCTGGGCGAGCCGGAGACTGAGCGTCCGGGCCGTGTTGCCGTGATCGTCATCACGGATGGCTTCGAGAACGCGTCCAAGGAGAACAGGAAGAAGGACGTACGGGACGCGATCCAGCGGGCGACCGAGAAGTTCGGGTGGCGCTTCCTGTTCCTCGCCGCCGATCCCGACGGTTTCGACGACGGGGTGCAGATGGTTCAGGGCTTCGTGGGGGCAGTCGCATGCGCCTACGACGCCGGGGACGTGAAGGGCATGTACGCCGGAACGAGCAGGGCGCTGGGCGACTTTCGATCTGGCGCGGCGGACAAGCTCGTCTACAAGGTCGGCAGCGACTCCGACGATTCTGACGACTCCTCGGGAGGCGCCGGAGGGCCCGGGGAGGTTCACTAGCGTGGACGACGACGTAGAGGTTCAGGGCACGATCCGGTTAATGAGGGCCGTTCCGGTCGATGACCACAAGGCAGTGCTGAAGCGCATCGAAGAGCTAGAGGCCCGGATCGCCTGCAACCGTGTCTGTCCCGAGTGCGGCCCCGTGCAGATGGACGGCGAAGGCTGCTGTCCCACGTGTGGCACGACGGTGGACGGCACGTTCATCAGGAAGTTGCTCGGAGAACAGCCGCTCTGATGGAGAGTTCCATGTACGAGGCGAGGCGTGAGGCCGCGAGGGCACGCAAGAGGGATCACCGATCCCTGACGTTGGAGGTCTCGGGGAAGAAGGTTCTCCTCCCCCTCGGTTGGGGTTCCTTGGCAGCCCAAAAGAGGGACCTCTATCAGGGCTCTCCGGTCGCGGTGCGCAACGACCTTCAGGTCCGCGTCATCGTGACGGGGAAGCACCTTCGTTACACGGTGCAGCAGAAGCACGAGGGGACGTGGGTCGCGGTGTGCAAGCCAGGAGCACGGTCGAACTCGTACTTCGCGAGCATCTTGAGCGCGGTCGAGCACGGGGATCGGTACGGCCCTCCGCGAAGCGACCTGGAAGGGTCTGAATAGGCGCCTAGAGGTCTAGGGGTATAACTCCTTGAGGTGAAGGCGCGGCTCAAGCAGGACGTGGTTCGCGGCAACCGGATCTACCCGAGGGGACTCGAGTGCGAGTTGCTCGAGTCGTTCTACATGTACCGCCTCGGCGTCGGCGAAGGGGTCGTGCTGGAGGTCTGGGGCAACCTCGTGCGGATCGGCTGCGAGGTCCCCGGCTGCACGCGCGAGGCCACGCATGACTCTCCGCGACACTGGTGCAAGGTCCACTGGGACCAGTGGTTCAACCATGACGGCGAGGAGGACGAGCCGGAGTGGATGGACCTGGAGAGGGATGGCTGGGAACCGAGCGACGCCTACAAGGAGCAGTGCGAGGCATACGGGAAGTGGGAAGAGGGACGGGTCGAGAAGATCGCCGAGCTCGTGGGCGAGATCGGGAAGACCCCGATGCCCGATGGTTGGGACCGAATTCTCGAGTTTCTTGCCACGATCTCAGAGCGCCTACTGAACTCGGAGCGGCGCGTTCTCCGGACGCTTCGCATGCGGACGCTCGAGCAGGGGAGCATCGTCCTCATGAAGATGCCCGGAGACGTCGAGCAGCTTCTGATGGGTCCTCACGAGGTCGCCGACGTCGACCCCTTCGCGTGCCCTCGCCTTCGCGACATGCGGCTGATCGACATCCTGGAGGAGCGCAGGGAACCCGCCGTGAAGAGGAAGGCCGGGGCCTCTCTGGGAGAGGTGTTCGACATGACGGTCTACTCCGTGAGGATGACCGGTCCGGTCTCCATGCTGGTTTTAGCGAGAAGTCTCGACAACCTGGAAGGACAGCGATGAAATGATGAGTCTCGAGGAGATGAAACTCACGGCTCGGATGGCACAGGAGGGCGACGAGCTAGATATCGACAAGTTCCGACGCGTCTTCACCCCAGAGGCCGTCCTCGGCCTGATCGACGAGCTGGAGGGGTGGGCTGGCACCATCGGCGTCGCCATGGTGCACGCGGGTCAGCCGGACGGGGTCGGAGGTCCGACGGAGGCCGCGCAAGCCATCGAGCGCCTGGCCGCGTCCTCGGAGAGCAGGGCCAAGGACTGGTGGGGGGGAGACCCCGCGACGTTGCCGGAACTCCCCGTCGGCTGGAGCTGGGACACGGAGGACGTGACGAGTCCGGTCCCCTGCTCGGACAATCAGGTCCGCGTGTTCGTCTCGGAGGACGAGCACGCGATGCGAGTCGGACTCTGGCAGGACAAGGGTGCCGTGGTGAATCTGGCCGTGACGGTGCCGCTGGGCGTCGTCCGTGCCGTGGCGGAGGTGCGGTTCGGAAAGAGGACGGTGGATGCCGATTCCGCTTGAGGATCTCGAAGAGGGGGCCCGGGAGCTCGCCCAGACCATCCAGGAGGTGCTGCCCCCGGATGTCGGGTTCGTGTTGCTCCTGTTCGATTTCGGGGAGGACGGCAACCTGACGTACCTGTCGAACGCGCAGCGTGAGGACATGGTCAAGACCCTCAAAGAACTCGTCGCCAAGCTGGAGAAGCCGAGGAACTGATCCGTGGCCGATGCGCCGATCGACCTGGAACTCCTGCTCAGAGCGCACGATCCCGTGGTCCTCGACGCCGCCTTCGAGGAGATTTTCCGGGTCGTCGACGACGGACGGACTTCGGGCAACCTCGCGAGGGGCGAGCACCTGATCGCCTGGGCGGCCTGTTCGCACGTCGTGACCCAGCTCCATGTCGAGGTCCTCCTCGCCTGTCTCCGGCTGACTTACGAGGTTCGCGAGGGGATCCCGAGCTGGTCCGAACTCCTGGAGGCCACCGAGAGGGAATTGACGGTGCGCGGCGAGGACGTGGATGCCCTGCTTCACGGACTCAGGGAGGGTATAGTAGAGACGGGCGACCCGCTCGCGCCCGACCTCCAAAGCCTGTCCCCGCGGGCAGGATGCGACGGAGGCAGAGGGGCACCGCCTCGAGCTGGGATCTTCGAGCCTCGTCGGCGACGGGGTCGAGCGCGGGATCGGCACCTGTCGTCTAAGACGAAGGATCGAAGATGACCCAGGACAAGAAGTTCAAGAAGGCCGTCCGCGCCCGCATGAAGCAGACGGGCGAGACGTACATGCAGGCCCGCCGCGCGCTCGGGGGCGACGACCGCAAGGTGGAGAGGCCGCGGGACGCCCGCTACGTCCTCATCGGCTACTGGAAGAGCGTGCAGGAGCTGCACTGGCCCGATCCGCTCGAGATGGTGGACGCCTCGTGGGACGCGGAGGAGCGCGCCAAGGTGGTGAAGTACCTCAGGGCCGGCCGTGTCGTGGCGCATGAAATGGGCGAGTCGTGGTGCCGGCTCGGCTGCGGGACCGAGAGGGACATGGCGAGGGCCCGCACGGTCTTCCACGGCGACGGCACCACGGACGCCGAGCTGGGCTGGGAGGAGCGCCTCGAGGCGCGGAAGCAGGCGGCGAGGCGTGCCGAGGACGCGAACATGACGGGCGCCCCGGTCGACATGGGGACGGGCGAGATCTCCGACGGCACGTACGTCTGGCCGGAGGGGCTCGCGCACTACGTCGAGGAGCACAACGTGCGCCTGCCGCAGAAGTTCGTGGACCACGTTCTTGCCGGGGGCACGACCCTCCCCGAGGACACCGAGCCCACGGTGTCCTACGTCCGCGACGAGACGTGGTGGCGCCAGGAGGGAGTCGCGGCACGAATCAACCACAGAGGCAAGCGTCTTCTCGCCAGAATTCGTGCCGCGCTTGAACCCCAGAAAGCGAGCGGCGATCCGTTCAACCTCCTGCACGACAAGGAGGGTTGGGCCGCCACCGGAGGAAGCGAGGAGGAGCGTCTTGCCATCCTCAACGAGAGCCCGCGCGTCCTCGAGATCGCCACACCGTTCAACAAGGGATGGTACTTCCACGACTCGGAGTATCCCGAGGAGGGGACTCAGGGCCCGTACAGGAGCCGCGAGGACGCGGAGCAGGCCGCGAGACTCGCGGGTTACGACCCCGACTCGGTCACGTTCATCGAGCAGAAGGCTCCCGACTCGATCCTCCAGCGGTACGCGGTCGAGCACCTGCGGAGAGAGATCGCCGAGGCGATCGAGGGCGCCGAGGGCGAGACCGACGGTCTGGCGCTGCGGAGCGCCCTTCAAAGGCTCGTTGCCAAGCGGATGGGGGAGGCGGTCAAGGAGCTGAGGGGGCGCGGGGTATTGGTACCTCCCGACGACGACGTCCAGATGGAGATGCTTCCTCCGACGGCCGAGGATCTCGACTGTCGGCAGGTGCGGATGAAGGTCACCATCACGAACCCGGAGCGCTACCCGGAGTTCGTCCGCGAGCTCGCGGAGGCGGGACTCATCGAGCCGCACGTTGCGTCGCTCAAATTCGGAGGGGGGAGGTAGGATCATGCCGAGAGGGCGCCTGGGAGACCCGCTAAGACGAGATCTGGCTACGGGCACATCCAGGTGCCCAGACAGCTCTGGGCCCACAGCGACGCTCAAAGGGGTGTAAAAGGAACGGAGGTCCATGATGGCCGAACGACGAGTCGATCTCACTCCTCAGGTGGCACGCACTCTGCGCGACCTGCGCATCAAGGCGAAACTGTCGCAGTACGACCTGGCCGAGAAGACGGGGCTCACGCGCCCGAAGATCAAGCGGATCGAGAAGCGCGAGATCGCGACGATGGCGGGCGCCGACTACGACGCCATCGTGCGCGTGCTCGGTCCCACCAAGGACCGGAAGTCGCAGCGCCACGGATCGAACGGAAAGCCCCCGCGTGCCAAGAGGGACAAGACCATTCAGGCCGAGGTCGACCGTCGGCTGCGCGGCTCCGTGCTGACCGTCATGCGGGACATGATCGGGAGTGGAGTGCGCACGCTCATGGAGAAGCACGCCCTGCAAGACGTGACGCTGGGGGAGCTGTTCGGCTCCGACGAGTAGACTGCTCTCGATGGCTCGAGGCAAGAAGGCGCGCCGGGTCGAGGTGAGGACGACCGACGGAGACCTGCGCACCATCAGGGTACAGGACCGCAAGGGGTCGGACTCCAAGGCACCTCCCTGGAGGCGAGGCCTCAAGACTCGAGAATGGCTGGACCTCACCGGCAAGGAACCCTCCCGAGACCACCTTCTCGTCGTCTGGAGAGAGGGACCGGAGCAGAACCGGCTGTTCCTCGTCCCCTTTGACCGCGTCCCGTACCTGTGGGGTCACGACCTTCCCAACCTCGGCGACCTCTACCTTGACCTCGAGCACGAGGACGGAACGCCCGACGACCTGACGCGTTTGCTCGGACTCGTCTGCGTCGCCGTCGGCGCGTCCCGGCAGTACGGCAGCATAACGTACCGAGGGGTCACCTGGCCCCTCGGGGAGGTGAGTGGCCTGTGGACGAGGTACCAGGTGACGCCTGAGAAGGTGAGCAGCGCCCGCGTGGGGTTCGTCCTGTGCACCGGCACTCGGGCACCCCCCGCCGAGGAGGAGGAGGAGGAGGACGACGACTGGGACTAGCTGCTTCGTGAAAATCCTCCGAGTACAATCCTCGGAGGTGCGAAGCGCATGAGCTGCGACGTTTACGGTCGACTCATCGTCGGCGTCGAGGCCGACTGGGATGACTTCTGGAGAGACATCACCACGGGCCTCTTCAAGTGCCCCAACGGGCACCCACGGTCCGACGACAGCTTTAAGAACTGTCCCGAGTGTGGAGGGAGGTTCGCGGCGGAGGTCGTGGCGCATCCCACGAACCCGTTCAGGGCGTACTGCGCGAAGCAGGGGGAGAGGCCGGAACAGGTGTGGGAGGACTGGTGCGACTCGTGGCGCGTCGGACAGTTCGGTCTTCACAGGGCGGCCGCCGTCACCTCCTCGGAGGACGACGAACTTCTGCGCGTCTTCGGCAAGATGATGGCGGACACGGGCAACGCGCTGGAGGGGGCGGAGGGGAAGCGTCGTTCACCCCGAAGGAGATCGGGGACCAGCGTGCCGCGATCCAGGCGTTCGCGGCCGAGCTCGGGCTCGCGGCTCCGGTCAAGGTCTACCTGTCCTGCTACGTGAGCGTCTAGCGTGCACTGACGCCGAGGATGAGGTATAAGGCGGGAGAATGGCGGACCTCCTCGATCCGACCGGAAGATGGAATTCAGGACACCACCGGAAGAGTTCGGACTCGCGCGCGAGCTGGGCGACGAGATACGACGGCTCTACGTCGAGGAGCAGAAGACCATCATCGAGACCGCGGCCGCGCTCTCCAGGCGGGCCGGACGGCCCGTCTCCAAGCACCGGGTCGCCGACTTCGTGAGGGCGAACGGCTGGACGCGGGGTTCGAGCTTCTACGCCAAGAGGAGTCCCTTCCACGGCCTGACCCGCGTGAGCCTCGAGGCCGCGAAGGCGGCGAAGAAGCGTCGGGGCGAGTGGGTCGACTGAGGTCTACCCGACGGTCGCGACCGAGCTCCGCGGGACCTCGAGGCACTCCTGAATCCCGTCGGCCTGCACCTCGACGAGGAGCGTGTCCTCGTCGGCCGTGGTAGAGACGATCACCGCACGGGTCCCGGCGGGGTACTCGTGGTCCTCGACGAGCTGGCTCGAGAGAGGGACCGTCGTCACGACATCCGCCATGCCCTCGGTGGGTTGCCACATGGTGCCCGCCATCGCGTCCTCGAGGAACAGCACGTCGCCGCGCACCACCCTGACGGGACGCCCGATCTCGTCGGGGTTGGGGTCGTGGCCGATCACGGTGCCCTCGACGACCACGTCGGTCTGGAACTGCGGATTGCGGTACTCGCCCGAGGAGGTGACCGGCTTCCGGCCGAAGAACGCTTGGACGACCGCGTTGTCCACGGGAAGGACGACGCGGTACCAGTCGACGCGCTGCTTGCCTGCCTGGTCGAGGACCTCGCTCGCGGCCGCGCCCAGGAGCATCTCGACCTCCTTCCGGTTCCGCGTATCGACGTTCACGCTGCTGACCATCGCGCCCACGACGTACGCGGGCTCGGGCTCGTCTAGCGGCGTCTCGGGAGGCGCCCACTCGTGTGCCTTCTTCTTGGGGCGTCGGCTCCACTTCGGCAGCTCGCTCATCAGCACACCCGACCCGGCACGGTGTTCCCGAGGGCGTCGATGCACACGCAGACGCTCCCGAGAGGCTGCGGACCGTTCAGAATCACGCAGGAGACACCCACGGCACAGCACGTGGTGGACTGGTAGACGGGCCGCGGCTCGACGCCCGGCCGGGGCTCCGCACTCGGGTACGCCGGGGCCGACGACTCGGGTTCGTCGGAGCAGTCCTTCACGAGGCCGACCGTGGTGCTCACGATTCCGAGGATCGCCGCGACGATAGTCACGATCTTCTTGGTCGTGTCGAGGCCCGAGTTCCGAGTTGCGGGCGGTGCGGCGGCGGCGGCGGCGTGGGCGTGGGTGGGAAATTGCGTGGCTGCCACGCGTTGCTCCTCGCGCCCCCGCCTCGTCAGGCGCGAGGCCAACCAGACCCAGAAGCCGATCTTGAGGGCCGCGCCCAGGGCTGCCAGGAGCAGCCCGAGGCCGACGAGGGTGAGGAGGCTCAGCTCGGACATCGTCGGGGTCTTTTCATGGAGACTTTACCCAGGGGGTACAATGACCGGGCTCCCATGAACGGCGACGTTCTCAAGCGACTCCAACAGGTCGAGGGCGACGGCAGTCCCCTCGTGGTGGACGCCATGATCGATATTCAGTGCCTTCGGGACGGATCTAAGGCGGCGGTCGAGCAGCGTACTCGGGCCATCATGGCCTACCTCCGGGATCACGCGGGTGCCTACGGTCTCGTGATCTCGCGGGTCATCGCCGAGGAGTTCCTGGGAGAAGATCCCTAGCCGATTTTCACGAAGGAGGTGGGCGATGTCCCGCAGCGAGGAGAAGCGAATCAGGAAGGATGAGCGCACGAGGACCGTCCGCGAGGTCGTGGACTGGATGCGTTCCATCCAGGGGTCGGAGTGTTCGTGGGCCTACGCGGTCGCGCGATGCTTCGGGCTGGAGAAGATGCCGAAGTGACCGCTCTGCAGCACTGCGAGCGCGTCCGAGAGATCTGCCGTCAGATCTACGAGGATTCGTGCTTTCGCTCGGACTTCGCCCTCGACCATCCCCTGTACCGGGAGCTCGTGGGAATGGGGGAGGCGGTCGTCCCGGCTCTTTTGCGGCGGCTCGAGGACTTCGAGGACCCGGACAAGATGGCCATCTGGGAACCCATCTGCGCGCTCGCCCAGATCACCGGGGTGCAGGCCGTTCCCGTGGAGGATGCGGGGCGCCTGCTCAAGGTCATCGAGCACTGGCTTCGCTGGGGCCGCGAGCGGGGAATCTCGTGGGACGGCTGATCGGCATCGACGAGGCGGGTCGCGGGCCCGTCCTTGGACCCATGGTCATGGCCGCCGTGGCGGTGTCGGCGGAGCAGGCGGTCGAGCTTGCCAGGCTCGGCGTCAGGGACAGCAAGCGTTACGGGAGCGGCGAGGTGGCACGGAGGCGTCGGTTGGCCGCCCGGCCCGCCATCCAGATTCGCTCGGTCCACAAGGTGCTCGCGTTCTCGCCCGAGGAGGTCGACCGCTTCGCGAACAGAGGGCTCCTGAACGAGCTTGAGCGCGAGGGCGCCGTCAGGCTCCTTGAGGAGCTCGGAGCCGCCTCCGAGGACCAGATTTTCTGCGACGGCGCGAGCCTGTTCCACGACCTGCGGAACCGCTGGCCGAATCTCGTGGCCGAGAACAAGGCGGACGCCAGGTACTCGTGCGTCGCCGCGGCGTCGATCCTGGCGAAGGTCGCCCGGGACGAGGCGATGGAGGCCATCTGCCGGAAGTACGAGCCCGAGTTCGGCAAGATCACCGGAGGCGGCTACGTCAACGCAGGGACGCGGCGGTTCCTGACCGCCTACGAGGAGAAGCACGGCAGGCTCCCCCCCGAGGCGCGGACGAGCTGGAGGTGGCGCGAGAAGTCCCAAGCACGGACGCAACCCGACATCGCGAAGCTGCTTGATTTCCCTTGACGAGCCTCTGAAGCTCGGTTAGGTTGTCCAACGGTGGCGAGGGCACTACATCCTGACCTGCTAGGGAGGGGACCTCCGTGACGTAGCGACTACGCTACGTGATGAAGAAGTCCACCCCCAACCAGAGTCAGAATCACAACCCGCGCAAGAGGAACGATCCCCGCTACGAGCGGGTGCTCATCGGAGAGCGCCTCGTGCCCATGCAGGCGCAGCACGTCGACCAGGTCGCCGCGACCGAGGACCGGCCGTTGTCCTGGTGGAACGAGATGAGTTCGGATCCGCGGTGCCCGAGGTGCTTCTTGCGTCTCCGCGACGGCCGACGTCCGCACTTCTGCCGCTGGAACGTCGCCCGGGAGGGCCCGCGGGACCCCGACCCTCCCGTCGTCCGGGTCCCCATCTACCGATGGGTCCGTAAGGACGGTCCCCGGTAGGGTGGGGGCATGGACGCCACCGAGCTAGATCTCCGGTTCACCCACCACGCGCCGAAGGGCGACCAACCCCAGAAGTACGAGGCCCTCCGGGCCAAGGCCAAGGAGTTCGCCGCCCTGGTCCTGGAGCTCGCGCCCGACAGTCGCGAGCGGTCCCTCGCCATCACGAAGATCGAGGAGGCGGTTTTCTGGGCTAATGCGGCTACTGCTCGACGAGAGTAATTCGGTGACCTGGAGGACCACCTCGTTCTGCAAGGTGCTGGCTTTTCTGGCGCTCGCCATGAAGCCCGTGCACCATGGCGACCGGGACCGTCCGCTCGTGGCCTTGACGTTCGACGCGTGTCCCACGAGTCTGGACCTCGACCTGGGGATCGTGGACGTCCTCCGGGAGCACGAGGTGCCGGCGACGATGTTCCTCAGCGGTCGCTGGGTGGAGAGGCATCGCCGGGAGACGGTCGAGCTGGCGCAGCACTTCGAGATCGGCAACCACGGCTACGCGCACGACGACGCGCGCCAGGGGAAGATGTCCTACGGCGAGGCGCTTCAAGACATCGACCGGGCGCAGAAGGTCATCGAGAAGGTCACGGGGGCGCGTCCGAGGTTCTATCGGCCGCCGGCGGTCAGGTACAACGACGAGATCCTCCGGGCGGCGAGGGACGCGGGTCTCAAGACCGTGCTGTACGACGTGGCCTCGGGCGACCCGGATCCTCGTCTCAAGCCCGAGAAGATAGTGAGGTACGTCCTGTGGAAGTCGAAGCCCGGCTCCATCGTGATATTTCACGTGAACGGAAAGGGCTGGACGACGGCCGAGACGTTGCCCAGGATCATCGATGGCCTCCGCTCTAGGGGACTCCGACTGGTCACCGTGGGCGATTTACTGTCTCGAGGCTGAGATCCCGGCTTTTCACGAAACGGCCGGGGTATAAGGGACGTGGACGGTCCCGTCGAGCACCTCGAGACCCTTCTGCGTCTCCCGTGGCCGTGGACTCCCGAGTTTCAGGAGGCCGAGGCCAGGACCAGGTCGCCGATGTCGGACACGACGTGGGGCGGGTTGACGAGGAAACAGGCGGCGTCGCTCCTGGCCGAGCAGCAGAGGCGCGAGGCGAACTGGAAGCGTGTCAGAGAGGCGTCGGCCGTCGCCGTGGCCGAGACCCTAGACGTCGAGGTGGCTCGCGCTCACAAGCTGATGGCCGCGACGGCATCCCTCACGCGCATGCGCGCTCGCAGCTCCGAGCCGGAGGAGCTGGCATCCCTCTGGTGGAAACTCATTCGCTTCGCGCACGAGGGGGGTACGGTGACGGCGTGATCTTCAGGAGCGAGGAGCGATGGCTAGGATGGACATCATCTCCGGAGTCTACATGGCGTGCAGCGTGTGCGAGACCCTGCTCGAGCGGGACGACGAGGGCAACTACGTCTGTCCGAACCCCGCGTGCGGCAAGGGAGGACTGCGGTCCAAGGATGGGGTCAGCATCGTCGCCGACGAGAAGGGGAACGTCACCATCAGGAACGGGAAGCCGTCGTAGGGCGCTAGCCCTCCTATCCGACACCCGTAGTTGAGGACCGAGGCAGCGGTGGGCAATCCTAGGGAGAACGAGGACCACGACGCGGGCGTCGCGATCAGGGAACGTCAGGACACGGGCGTCCAGAGGCCGCGCATGTACCGGGTCGTCCTCCTCAATGACGACTTCACGCCCATCGACTTCGTGGTCGGGCTGGTGCGGGTCGTGTTCCGCAAGGACGAGGCGGAGGCCAGCCGCATCACGTTCGAGGTGCACGAGAGGGGCGCCTCGGTTTGCGGCGTGTACACGCACGAGATCGCCGAGACGAAGTGCGCGATGGTCCACCAGCACGCGGCGGCGGCGGGGCACCCGCTGATGGCCACGATGGAGCCCGAGACCTGATCCTCGGAAGATCGCGGTGATGGCCCGTGTGGGAGTGCCTTTCGTCCTATAGGCGCCCATACTTGGCAGATGACCAAGCTACGTGACGGCTCCGAGGTGGCGGACCCCCGGCTCGCCCGACTGCGACATTTCGACGAGAGGTCGAGGAACTTTCCGATCCGGGCGACGGTCTCTCGCGGCAAGGGCCCGCGGAGCTACACGTGGCGGTGCGTCTCGCACCTCGATCAGGGAGCCGAGGGCGCCTGCGTCGGGTTCGCGGCAACCCACGAGCTCGTCGCCAGGCCGATGGAGATCAGGCACCTGAGCGCCGACTTCGCCAGGCAGATGATCTACTGGGAGGCGCAGAAAATCGACCCGTGGGAGGGCGGGAGCTACCCGGGCGCCGAGCCGCGCTACGAGGGCACCTCGGTCCTCGCGGGCATCAAGGTCCTCAAGACCCTCGGGTACATCGAGAGCTATCGCTGGGCCTTCGGTCTCAACGACCTCGTCATGGCCGTCGGCTACTGCGGTCCGGCTGTCCTGGGACTCCCCTGGTACGAGGGGATGTTCGAGCCGCGGTCGTGCCACCACCTCCACGTCGACGGCGAGCTCGCGGGAGGGCACGCCATCCTCTGCAAGGCGGTCGACATCAAAGCCCGGACCTTCGTCCTACACAACAGCTGGGGGCCCAGGTGGGGGGTCGACGGAGACGCGCTGATCTCGTGGGAGGAGATGGACCGTCTCCTCCACGAGGAGGGCGAGGCCGTGATCCCCCTCGGACGCAAGAAGGGACTTCTCTCACGGCTCATCGGACGGTAAGATAACCGTCTGGTGGAACCCACTCTGAAAAAGGCGTCCAAGTTCCTGAGCCTCGTGCTCCGGCACGACCCGGGACGGATCGGTCTCGAACTCGACCAGGCCGGCTGGGTCGGCGTGGACGACTTGCTCGAGGGGATCAAGAGGAACAGGCGCGGGGTCTCGATGGATCGTGAAAAGCTGCGTCGGGTGGTCGAGACCAACGACAAGGGGCGCTTCGAGTTCAGCGACGACGGTACTCGGATTCGAGCCCGCCAGGGGCACAGCGTGCACGTCGAGCTCGGGGACGAACCGCGCGAGCCGCCCGAGTGCCTGTACCACGGGACGCCCGAGAAGTTCGTAACGGCCATCCGTTCCGGGGGCCTGCTCAAGATGAGTCGCCACGCCGTGCACCTGTCGCCCGACTACGAGACGGCCACGAAGGTCGGGGCCCGGCGTGGGAGGGCCGTCGTCATCAAGGTTCGCGCCCGACGGATGCACGAGGACGGACACGAGTTCCGCCTGACGGGGAACGGCGTCTGGTACACGGACCACGTGCCGCCCGACTACCTCGTCTGGCCCGAGGAGCGTGCCTACTTCTCCCTCGGCAAGAAGATCTATCCGTCGGCGACCCGGCACGATTAGCCCGTGCGCGGGGTGTAGAACCTGCCGAACTCCGCGCCGAACCGTTCGTTCAGGATCTCGTAGACCTTCGGCGTGCAGTACGTCTGCCAGGGTTCCTTGCCCTCGGTCTCGTTGTGGCGACCGAGCCGGAAGGTCGGGAGACCGAGGCGCCGCATCAGGGCATCCAGTTCGACCTGCAGCTTCTCGTACCGGAGGATGCTGTGGCAGTCGTCGACGTGGTAGTAGATGCGACCGTCTCGCACGTAGGGGTCGTCCTGGTAGGAACGCGCGAACCCCTCGAAGCCCCGTCCTTGGCCTCGACGGACGTAGCAGCTCACGAAGAAGTCGTACGGGTTGCGGACGACCGTGAAGACGTGCTCGTCGCCCCGGAAGACGCTCGCGGGCATCTCGCCGAGGTGAGGGCGTCGATGGTCGTAGATCTTGGCGCGCCGTCGCTGGATCTGCTCGATGCGGACGGCGCCGGGCTTCCCGTGGACGTCCGCGAGACTCATGTGGTGGGGTCGCAGGTCCATCGCCTCGGGGAAGGCGTCCTGGAGCGCGAGCATCATGGAGCTCGAGGCCGTGTGTGGGTGCGCCAGGAAGACGAACCTGCCGGGAAGGACGACGGCCATCGCACGGGCAGCCTACCGGCCCCGGCGCTTGATTTTCCCCTTATGGGCTCCCGTGGATGGGATACCTGCGATGTCTGATCGCCGTCCACCTCTCGTCCCAGAACGCCGCCCTCCGGCTCCACTCGTTCGTGCGTTGATCGCGCGCGCCCGGGAGGACCCGGCGTTTCGTGAATCTCTGCGCCGCGTGGTCAGGGCGAAGGAGAAGCCGACGTACGAGGCGTACGTCGAGCGCAAGCGCAGGGAGGGGAAGCCGGCCCTTGAGCGCGAGCAGTGGGAACGCAAGGTCTTCGGCGTCCCGTCTTCGACGCCGACTTCGGAGCGTCCGGCTCAGCCAACATCGCCGGGCGTCTCCTGGAATCCGCGTCCCCTCTTCCCGGAGAGCGAGACGAGTCACCTTCCGCGGTGGGTCCTCCAGGAGAGCGACGATCCCGAGACCCTCTTCGAGGAGTCCAAGGAGGCTCACGAGCAGATGGTCCACTGGCTGGACGAGGGGCGCGGCATCGACAGGACCATCGGTGCCAGGGTCGTGCGGCGCGACCAGGATCCACGCGCCGAGTTCGACCTCGATACGCCGGGCCCCGTCGTCGTCATCGCGCCTCCGAAGAGCGAGGAGGCGGCGCGCGAGAAGGTCAAGACGCGGTACGGGGGCAGCTGGAGGGAGGGGGCAATCGACCTCATACGCGCCACCATCGCCGTCGACAGATACGACGACCTGCAGCAGGTGGTCGACGCGCTCCGCGAGAGCGGAATGGACCTCGCCTCGAGTCCGCGCGACAGGTTCGCCAAGCCGACCGACGTCGGTTACCGCGACATCGTCTTCAACGTGCGCATGCCGAACGGGCACATCGTGGAGATGCAGCTGAATCTCAAGGAGATTCTCAAGGCGAAGGAGGAGGCCCACCCCTACTACACGAAGGTGAAGAATCGTCAGAAACAGCGACACCGCGACGGCAAGGGGCCCGACGAGAAGGAGATCGAGGAGGCAGCTCGGCGTCAGAGGGGCCTCTACGAACGGGCCTGGAAGGTCGTGCAGCCTTCGGAGGAGATCGAGCCGTATCCGGGCATGCTGCCCAAGGAGCTGGAGGAGGCCGAGAAAATGGAGGAGGCCCCGAAGCCGGAGAAGGTCGAGGACGTTGTTTCCCTTTTCACGGCGCCCGACAAGGGAAAGAAGAGGAAGACGGCAGGGGACGGAGAGGGGCGACGCGCCGGGCGCGGGGTGCTGTACTTCGAGCTGGACGGCCTCCCCGTGAGGTGGGCACCCTTGAAATGGCCACAGTATCACGGCGCCGGAGGGCCCCAGGACGTGGACGACATGGGGGCCTTCGTCGAGCGTCGCACTCCGATCTCAGAGGAGGAGTTCGACGAGATGGTGAGGGAGCGCAGGAGACTGCGAGCCCGGGCGACGACGCCGAAGAAGGGATCGCTTTCCGACCTGCTGCGGCGCCGCGCCGCGGAGGACCCGGCGTTTCGGAGAGGACTCCTGGACGCCCTGCGCGGACGGAACGAGGACTGCTGACGGACGACGACCGATGCAGGACTTCGACTGGCAGAGCTTCTTCGTGAACCTCGACGGGCCCGAGTCGGAGAACCCTCGCGTCGCGAAGTGGACCCTGTTCGACGCGCCCCCGAAGGAATCCGGAAAGCCGAAGGCTCCGGAGAAGCCGAAGGAGCCCAAGACCGAGCCCTCCAAGCAGCCGGAGAAGGCGAAGGAACCTCCGGCGTACACCCTGTTCGAGGCCCCTCCCGTCTCGCCACCCGAGCTCGCCAAGCCGAAACCTGAGAAGCCAGCCAAGTGGGATCAGTTCCTCGAGCTGTTCTACGAGGGAGGCAAGAAGAAGGTCCCGAACCCGAACCCGAAGACGAAGAAGAAGTACCCCGAGGTCCAGGTCGACACGGCCCTGAAGGATCCCACCTTTCACGCGAAGGTGACGAAGGAGTACGAGGCGTGGCTCGCTCAGGGCGCCCAGGCGCCGAAGGAGCTCGAGAAGCCGAAGGAGAAGATCGAGCTGGGGGACAAGGTGTCCGTACCCTCCGAGGTCACGGTGGGAGAGTTCGTGCGGGGGAAGGACGACGGTGAGGAGTGGACCGCCGTGGTCACGTACGTCGGTCCCGAAGGCATCATGTTCCAGCGCGTCGATCCGAAGACCGGGAAGGCGGTAGGGGCCTCGGACGCCATCTCGAGCAAGCTGTTCGCCGATAAGGAGCTGAGGAAGGCCGAACCGGTCGACCTTGGCGGCAAGTTCAAGATCGGCGACGTCGTCAGGATGGGCCTCGGGGAGGAGGACATGCCGGTCGTGGCGCTCAAGCCGACCGAGCACGGCATCCAGGCGCTCTGCCGCGAGCCGGGCGGCCTCCTGTCATGGGTTCACGAGAAGTATCTGAGGAAGTCTGAGGAGAAGAAGCCCGAGGAGAAGAAGCCCGAGGAGAAGAAGCCCGAGGAGAAGAAGCCCGAGAAGCCCAAGGGGAAGGCAGTCAGCAAGCCCGGCGACGTCGAGCGGTACGACGTGCTCCGCTGGATCTCCGACGAGCAGGAACGCTGGGGGGTCGTGAACGACAAGGGGCCGAACGGCGTCTGGGTCACGGAGTACGATCCCGAGACGGGAAAGGAGGTCGCCGAGGTCTGGTTCCCCGCCACCGGACTAGGAGGCTTGGGGACTGCCGGAGCGGAGAAGATCGACCCGAAAAAGGCCCCGAAGAGCGAGGGCGTCGTCGAGAAGATCAAGGAGAATTTTGGAGAGAAGGAGAAGAAGGAGAAGAAGGAGGAGCCCGAGGGCATGAAGGCCCTGACCGACGCCGAGAAGGACGAGATGTTCAAGGTCTTGGAGGAGTCGATCGACGCGTGGAACGGCTCGCCCTCGGACTTCACGAACCTCAGGAAGGAGCTAGAGAAGCACTTCGGAGAGGCTGCCTCCGCGCTGTACCCGGACGCCCTCGAGCAGATCGAGGGGTACATGGAGGCGCAGCTCGAGGATGCCCAGGCGGAAAAGGACGAGCCGGCGATCGACCACTGGACGCATCTTCAGGATCAGGTCGGCAAGGAGATCGAGAAGGTACAGAAGGCCCTCGGGAAGGAGCGGAAGAAGAAGGAACCCGCAGAGAAGCCGAAGGGGATCGAGGCCCTGACGGAGGCCGAGAAGAAGGAGTTTCAAGAGAGCTGTGAAGCCCTGGCGGAAGACTGGGATGGACTGGAATTCGACTTCGAGTACTTGAAGAAGCGACTTGAGGAGGACCTCGGGGACAAGTTCACGCCCGAGGTCCACGTCGAGGCCCTTGAGAACGTCAGAAAGCGTCTAGTTCATAAGATAGACGAGGTCGATGAGGACGAAGCAGAATCTCTTGAGGATTACATCACGGGGCTGCGTGAGCGGATCGATGCCATCAAGAAGTCCATCCACGAGAAGCTGGAGATTCCCGAGGGCAAGGCGAAGGTTGGCGACGAGGTGCTGGATGCCTCGCAGCTCGAGGAGGGGGACTGGATCCAGTCCGAGACCGATCCCGGCGACTTCTGGACGGGCAAGGTCGTGGAGGTCGGTCCCGACTACATCATGGTGCAGGACTACGTCCACGACAAGATGACGCTCGCGGGCAAGCCCTGGAGGCTCGAGTCGCACGAGATCGCGAGCGAGCCGACCAAGAAGATCGAGCCGAAGAAGGTCAAGCAGAAGCTGCCGGGCAAGGAGGTCAAGTCTCTGAAGGGGCTCGAGGCCGGGGACGTCCTCAAGATGTACGACTACGACAAGGACGAGCTTCTGACCGGCCAGGTCACCGACGCGAAGGACGACGGTTGGCGCGTCAAGCTGGTGGATCCGAAGACGGGCAAGGTGCTGGGTTCGCGCTTCCTCGATCCCGAGACCTTTGCCGACCGCTTCCAGGTACACAAGCTGCCCGCGTCCAAGATTCCGAAGAAGCTGAAGAAGCCGGAGAAGCAGGTCGGCGAGAAGATCGGAAACATCGGGGACGTCGCGGTCGGGGATCACCTGGTCCTCGCGCCGGTCGGCGACGAGGGCGAGAAGCTCCACGTACGGGTCCTCCACCTGCCCACGACGGCCATGCCCAGCCACGTCGAGGTGCAGCAATACGACCCCACGACGGGAGAGAAAAAGAGCCACCCGTACCTGATCTCCAAGTACGTCTTCGACGAGGGGAGGGTGTCGCGGGGGAAGCCACCCGAGAAGGAACCTGAGAAGCCGGAGGGGAAGCTGAAGGTCGGCGACAAGGTGACGGGTCCCGACGACCTCGAGGCCGGAATGGTCCTCGAGTACGGCGACAAGATCTACAAGATCATCAAGGAGGAGCCGTCGGGGCACTTCCGGATACGAGAGTTCAACCCGAAGACCGGGAAGTGGAAGACGAAGTCGAAGCTCCTTCACAGAGCGTGGGTCGAGCACCACATGCCGAAGCAGGGCTGGACCGTCACCGAGGATCCGACGAAGCTCGAGCAGCCCGAGAAGGCCAAGGAGCCCGAGAAGGCCAAGGAGCCCGAGAAGAAGCCCAAGGGGAAGACGAAGGCCGTCGACGCGGGCAAGTGGAAGCTCAAGACGGAGCACGTGCCCTTCGAAGACATCAAGGCCGGAGACGTGGTCCACACCAAGGACTACGGGCCCCAGCGAGTCGTCGGAATCACCGGCACCGGCGTCCGGCTCGAGTCCGGGGTCGTCCTCACGAAGTCCAAGCTCGAGAAGGGAAAGAAGGAGCACAAGGGGAAGTTCGTGATCTCCCGCGGCGACAAGCCGCAGAAGGAGACGCCCCCAGAGCCGCCCGAGAGGCCCGAGGGCAAGCCGGTCACGGCGCCCGACCAGGTCGAGACCGGCGACGTGATCGAGTACGAGCACAACGGAGTGACGTACCGCGGAGAGGTGGTGTCCTGGGACGAGCCCGGTCAGAAGTTCCGCGTCAGGGTCCTCTACCCGCCTCAGTACGTCGAGAAGTACGAGTCCTACGACGAGGAGACGGGCGAGAAGAAGTACAAGACGCCGTCCTTCGACCAGGCCAAGATCGACAAGAGGACGCCTCGGATCCTGACTAAGAACCAGATGGAGGCGTACGACGCGAAGGTCAAGGACTACACCGCGCAGCTCAAGCAGATCGACAAGAAGTACGCGGAGGACGTGGCCGAGTACGAGGCCGCGATGGCCGGCAAGAAGGAGGTCACGACCGGCGAGCTCAAGCACGTCCACGTCCCCGAGACGTGGAACCGCGAGAGCACGATCGCGCGGGATGCCGACCGCTTCCTCGAGCAGTACAGGGCCATGATCTCGGACGACGTGAAGAAGATCGTCCACGGCATGTCCGCCGAGCAGAAGTACTGGCACGGCACGTCCCCGATGTGGAAGGAGATGAGCCAGGGAGAGCGGAAGCTCGCGGCCGCGGGGCACCTGGCGGCGTCGCAGTTCAAGAAACTTTTGACGGACGAGGAGTGGGAGGCCTGGAGAGGCGCCATCTCGTCCTGGCAGGGTTCGAGTGGGGCCCACGCGGCCCACAAGCTCATGGGAGGACTGGAGACCCTCGGCGTCGAGGGCGGTCCGAAGTCGTTCGAGTCGGCCAACGTCCAGCACTATCGAGAGGAGGGACGCAAGAACGAGGCCCTGCACCGCGCGATAGCCAAGGCGATGGCCTACAGCCAGCTCGTGTACGACGCGCTCGGCCTCGACCATGTGACCGTCTATCGCGGCACCAAGACCAAACCTGTCAAGGACGCCGCGGCTGGCAAGAAGATCAAGACGACCACGGCCCGCGAGCTCGCCTCGTTCTCCATCGATCCGCAGGTCGCCTACAACTTCGGGAGCGCCTCCGCCGGCAAGCGCGTGGTCCGGTACCGCGTGCCCGTACACCGCCTGTTCGCGTCGCCGGTCACCTACGGTCCGCTGTCGTCGGCGCAGAGCCCCTACAGCGAGAACGAGTACCTCGTCATGGGTCAGGACGGAATGGTGGGGAAGGTCATGCCCAAGAGCAAGGGAGATTTCAATGCCCAGACGATGAGCCTCGACTTCGACCCGGAGACCGAGAAGCTCGCCGCGTGGCTGCCGGACGACGACGAGGTCCTCGAGATCGAGTTCTCCGAGTACGAGGAGGACTGGCTGAGGCCGCACGTCATCCGCGACTGGTGGCGCCCCCTCGAGCCGCCTGCCGTGAGGACGGCGGCTCGTCTCCTCGAGCTCGCGCGGCAGGACGTCGACTTCCGTCGGGCCGTGATCGGGGTCCTTGGACGGCCACGGAAGGCCCAGTACTCCCTGTTCGACGCGCCGCCGCAGACCCAGACAGAGTCCCAGGCGACGGCCGTGACGTTCGATCAGTGGTGGGCGAAGCGCTACGAGGGCGGCAAGAAGAAGATTCCTAACCCGAACCCGAAGACGAGGGACAAGTATCCGCAGATCCAGGCCGGCACGGCCATGAAGTATCCGGACTTCCGCAAGAAGGTGTTCGCGGAGTACCAGCAGGAGACCGGGCAGCAGCCCGCAGCACCGGAGCCGAAGAAGCCGAGGGTCGAGGAGGGTACGCCCGGGGTCCCCGAGGGGATGGAGCTGCCAGAGGAGTCCGTGAAGGGGCTCGCCAAGGTCTTCAAGGACATGGAGCAGAACCTCGAGAGCGCCGAGGGGCTCCAGCACTACGTGGAGGCCGTGGCCGAGGTGCTACCCCCGGACATCTCGGCCGAGGACAAGGAGCGCGTCCACAGGGAACTGATGAGGGACCTCGCGGGGTCCTTCAAGGCGCAGGAGCAGGCGGCGACGGCCGAGGGGGACGAGGGCGCGGCCGCGATGTACAAGGGCGTCGCGGACGGCATCGAGAAGCGCTTGACCGAGATGGCCGGGAAGCCGAAGAAGAAGCCGAAGCCGAAGAAGGAGCCCGAGAAGCCGAAGAAGGAGCCGAAGACAATCGACGTGGACTCCGGCGATTTCAAGCAGGTCGGGCCGCAGAGCGGCAGCAACCCTGGAGGCCTGTACGAGGCATCCGACGGCGCCCGCTACTACGTGAAGACCCCCCAGACGGAAGACCACGCCCGCAACGAGATCCTCACGGCCAAGCTCTACGAGCTCGGGAAGGGGTTCCGGACTCCCGACGTGGGCCCCGCCACCAGGAAGGGCAAGGTCAGCGTCTACAGCAGGATCATTCCCGACCTCGAACAGGACGAGCACGGGCTCAAGGAGGGCGACGTGCCGGGCGTCGGACGAGGCGTGGGCTTCGACGCGTGGCTCGCCAACTGGGATGTCGTGGGGCTCGAGTACGACAACCTGCTCCGGGACGAGGAGGGCGATGCCGTCCGCGTGGACACGGGCGGGGGGCTCCGCTACCGGGCCATGGGAAAGCCGAAGGGCAACGCGTTCGGCCCTGAGGTCACGGAGATGGACACGTTCATGGATCCGAAGCGTCGCTCGGGGTCTATCCTGAGCCGGGCCCCGTGGAAGGAGATCAGCGAGGGGATCGACCAGGTGCTCGCCATCCCCGAGGACAAGATCCGAGACCTCGTGGAGGAGTGGGGTCCGAAGGACGACGCGGAGCGCGAAAAGCTCCTGAAGACCCTCCTGGCGCGGCGGGAGTCCCTGGGAAGGTGGCGCGACGAGCACGAGAAGAAGAAGAAGACGGCCCGCGAGCTCGTGCGCCTGGCGCTGATGCACGGAAAGTTCCGGGACGGGTTCCTCGGCGAGATGCGGAGGCTCGGGGCGTGATCGACTGGACGGACTACTTTGCCAGGTCTCCTCGCGTCGCGAAGTGGACGCTCTTCGACGCGCCCGAGCAGAAGGAGAAGCCCGAGCCGAAGGAGCCGAAGAAGAAACCCAAGCCTCCGAAGGAACCCCCGACGTACACCCTGTTCGAGGCACCTCCCGAGAAACCCGCCGAGCCCGCCGAGCCCGCCGAGGTGCCCCCGGCACCTCCCGCCGCGCCTCCGAAGGCACCCGAGAAACCCGCCGAGTGGGATCAGTTCCTCGACCTGTTCTACGAGGGGGGCAAGAAGAAGGTTCCCAACCCGAACCCGAAGACGAAGAAGAAGTATCCCGAGGTCCAGGTCAGCACGGCCCTGAAGGATCCGACCTTTCACAAGAAGTTGGTGGCGGAGTACGAGGCGTGGCTGGCCAAGGAGAGCGACGTCGCGGCGAAGACGAAGAAGACGGAGGAGCCGATCAGCCCCCATCTCCAGGACCTGCACGACGAGCTCAAGGAGGAGATGAAGGGCGAGGCCCCCGAGGGCGAGGGGTTGGAAAAGCTGGAGGAGAAGAAGCAGGACTTCCTCGAGGAACTGCTCGAGGTCGTCGAGGAGATAGAGCAGGAACCCAAGCCGCTGAAGGAGGGGGAGCAGGTCGCGACCGTCTCGCAGCTTGCGGAGGGCGACTGGGTCGAGGGTTTGGCCGCGGGCGACAAGGACGATCCGTGGATCGGCCAGGTGAGGAAGGTCGAGACGCAGGAGGAGGTCCCCTACGTGCGCGTCGCCATCTACGACCCGGGCGAGCACAAACTGACCGGCGTCACGTTCGTCATGCCGGAGTCGAAGGTGGAGGCCGAGAAGGTCAAGCTCGCGCCGGATCCCGACAAGGTCACGACGCCCTCGGACGTGAAGATGGGAGAGGTGATCGCCTACAAGTACAAGGGGAAGGACTACGTGGGACGGGTGGTCGCCTTCGAGGACGGGGATAAGAAGTTCCGCGTCGAGGTGCTCGATCCCGAGACGGGGGTGATGGTTCAGAAGAAGCTGCCCTCCTTCGACGAGAAGAAGATCGGAGAGCGAGGCGTCGAGCTGGTCCGCGACTGGATGCCTTCCCTCGTCGAGAAGCACCCGGCGTCGGACGTCGACGTGGACGACATCGTCTACCTGGCAGGCAAGCCTCACAGGGTGAAGGACAAGGAACTCGATCCCGACCAGTTCGGATTCCGGTTCCGGCTGGAGAACGGGGTCTGGGTCAACCACATGGAGCTGGACCGGAAGCCGGGAACCAAGACCGACGAGGTCTACGTGTTGCCGGGCCCCGTCGCGAAGGAGAAGGGCGTCAAGCTAGCGCCGCCCGCGAAGCCGCAGGTCGGCCAGAAGGTGACGAGCATCGGACAGCTCGTCCCTGGTCTCGTCATGCAGTCCGCCTACGGGACCTTCAGGATACAGAAGGTAGATCCTGACGGAAGCCTCATCGCTCGCAAGCTGGATCCGCACAGCAAGCAGTGGGCGGCACAGTCGAAGAAGCTGGACTCGAAGTGGCTTCACCACGTCTTTCCGAATCACGACTGGAAGGCCATCGAGGATCCCGCGCCCAAGCCGGAGACGCCCGATCCGTTCAAGATGATAGAGGGCCTCTCGGTGGGGAAGGCGGCGGAGCTGAAGGTCGGGGACTTCGTCTCCTACACGGAGAACGACAAGGAGAGCGTTGGCGAGGTCGCGGAGGTCGGTGACGGTCTCATCATGTTGCAAGACTACGACCGCGCAACGGGCGAGCCGTCCGGCAAACCTTGGCTCGTTCCTGAGGAGTCCTTCGAGCATCGCAAGATGAAGAGGGCCAAGAAGCCCGAGGTCAAGGCCAAACCCAAGGAAACGAAGCCCAAGAAGGAGGGACCCGCGCATCCCAAGCCGAAGAAGGGCACGCACCTGACCGAGCCCGACGCGGCGAAGGTCGGAGACACCATCACCTGGGAACACGAGGGCAAGACCCACGTCGGGCGCGTCACCGAGGCCGAGGGACACCGCTTCTACGTCCAGACCGCCGACCCGAAGACCGGGAAGTTGAAGGACTTCTACGTGCTCGCCCAGTACGACCTCGACCGTCTGCCCGTCGCCAAGGTGGACGAGAAGGACCTCCCTGAGATCAAGATGCCGGAGGTCCCTCCGAAGCCCAAGGAGCCCAAGATTCCGAAGCCGCCCGAGAAGCCGAAGGGGATCTCCAAGCCGTCCGACGTGAAGATCGGGGACGAGGTGGAGTGGGAGCTCGGCGGGAAGACCTACCGCGGCAAGGTCGTGAAGTTCGAGGAGGACGGAAGATTCCGGGCCGAGGTCACGGGTCCGAAGGGGAGCAAGAGCCTCGGCAAGACGCCGTCGTTCGACGAGAAGAAGATCGCCGACCGCGACGTCCGGGTCTACGACCCCGAGAAGGCGAAGGCGTACGAGGAGGCCAAGGCCAAGCACGAGAAGGAGGTCGCGAAGCTCAAGGCCGATCACGCGGAGAAGATGCAGAAGTGGGAGGCGAAGAAGGCGGAGATCGAGGGGGCGAAGCACACCGCGAAGCGCCCGATCAAGAGGGAGTACGGGGAACACCTCCCCGACATCCCGGACGCGTGGGATCCGAACCACACGACACTCCTCCTGGCCGACACCCTAGTCCCGGTCTACGCCGAGAAGCACAAGAAGTTCCTGGAGGACACGCGCAGCAGCCTGCGCGAGATGATCAAGGTCCCCCCGGAGCTGAATACGACCGCCGCGGAGGAGATGTGGGAGGAGAGGCCGGAGGCCGAGAAGATGCTGGCGATGGGAGGCCACCTCTACGGCGACCAGTTCTTCGACCACGTCCTCACACCACAGGAGAGGGAGTCTCTCAGCAGCGCTCTCAAGTCCTGGCAGGGTAATCCGAAGCACCCCGGAGGACAGCGACTGCTGGGCGTGCTCGAGGGGATGGGCGTCGAGGGTCAGAAGAAGTCACACGACACCGGCGTGGAGGAGTACCGGGAGGAAGGGAGACACGACAAGGTCCTCCAGTCCGCCATCGCGAAGGCCATCGCCTACTCCCGGGCCGTGTTCGACAGCCTGGGCGTCGACCACATCACGCTCTATCGAGGGGGCCAGAACAAGGCCGTGGGAGCGGCGGAGCAGGGAGACATCGTCCCGATGCCCAACTCGCGCGAGCTCACGGGCTTCAGCACCAGCCCCCAGACGGCGTACGCGTTCGGAGACTACCGGATGAAGGCCAAGGTGCCGGTCTCCCGCGTGTTCATCTCGCCGGTGACCGTCCCGCACCTCGGGGGTCCGGGCTCCAGCTCGGGGTACGACGAGAACGAGTTCCTCATCGCGGGCCTCGCCGGCGAGAAGGTCAAGCGGATGGGCGATCACATAGGCGACTACGACGCGGACCTCATGAAGATGGCGTCCAGGATCGTCCGCGGGACCTCCGTGGACGAGGACGAGGAGGACGAGCTCGGCTGGCACAGGCACATGCTCGAGATCCGAGAACGGGCGAAGAAGAAGCTCGAGAGAAAGGAGGCGTCGCGTCGGCTCGCGAAGCTCGCCGCCCGTCACCCCGGCTTCCGCGACGCACTTCTGTTCGAGCTGCGAGGGCTCTTGAGATCCGGCGTCGGGTGTGGATTTGCTGTCCCACGCAGCGGAAGCGAGTGTGTCCCGATGAAGTGGACGCATACTTGAAAGAAGGGTGGATCAGGGGAAGGAATTTTCCCGGTTGATCTGTTCGACCCGCGGATCGTTCATGCCTGCCCCTCGGCACCAGGGGCTGTCTGAAGGAGACCATCGACATCTGGCCTCTCCTCGTTTTCTTTGTTTCAAATCCCTTTCCGCTTTCTGTGCCTCGGACCGGTTGGTGTAAGGCCCGAAAATGGCCTTCATCCGCCACGGCCGGTGCCGCGCGGTGTAGCGTCCTCCGTTGGGCTCGAGGCCGTTGTGCTGGCGCAGGCGTCTTGAGGGGTCGGTGGTCGAGCCCACGTAGTGGAAGCCCGGGAGGCGGCATCCCCGCTTCGTGAATCTCGGCTCCTGGCTCTCGATGACGTAGACCCACCACACGGCGCTGTCGCCTCTATACCGGGCCCCTGGGAGAAGGAGCTGCGCTCATGGCGAAGAGGTACCTGCTTCCCCTCGTGACGCTCGCCGTCCTCGGCTGTCCGGGCCTCGCCGGCCGGGTCCCGCGTCCTCCGACGTACGAGGAGTGCGTCCCGTCCCACTCGTTTTACCACGACCTCGCCGCGAGCACCGAGGACCTCTCGGAGCCGGGGGAGATCCCGAGCGATCCGCACGAGGCCCTCCTCCTGGTCGAGCAGGAGCTCGCGGACCTGGGCATCAGCATCGAGCCGAAGGCCCAGGGGATGGAGGACTGGTCGAAGTTCACGACGACCTTCCCCGACACGATTTTCGTCTCGGTCAGCTTCCCCGACATGGAGGAGGCCGAGAAGGCCGAGATCCTCTGGCACGAGCGTGCCCACGTGCAGCAGTACGACAGGTTCGGCGTCGAGGACTTCATCGTCGTGTACGCCTTCGCGGAGGGTAGGTGGGCGCTCGAGGTCGCGGCCTACAGAGAGAGCGACAGGGTCGCGCGCCTGTTCGGAGCGACCGAGGAGCAGATCCAGGCCCGGGCGGCTCGGAGGGCCGACAACCTCTACGACGAGTACGAGCTAGGCCTTATGCCGCGCGAGTGCGCCGTGTCGCGGGCCGTGGAGGTCTGGGCCCTCGACGGCAGGTAGGGTGTCCCGCGTGGCTCGCGGCCAGATCGTCACGCGCGCGGACCTCGAGGAGCGCTACCGAGACGCCGAGGTCGACGCGTTCGAGCCTACACACCACGTCCGCGTGCTGTCCCCGTCGGAGGACGCCATGTTGCGCGAGGACTATGCCAGGCTGGACGATGGGGACGGAAAGGTCCGTTACGCCTTCGTCCCGGGACAGGAGGAGCCCGTCTACGCCGTGCTCTCGACTGGACTCTGGCAGTGTCTCGCGATACACGGTCGCGTGCGTGCCCGCGAGGTTCGATACAAGGTCGAGCACGTTCCTCAGTCGGAGCTGTGTGGCCTCGTGTACTTCGTGCAGTCGGGCGACGACGGCCCGATCAAGATCGGCTGGTCGCGGGACGTCGTGCGACGCGTCGCGGAGCTGCAGACGGCCAACGCCCACGCCCTGGTTCTGCTCGGGGCCGTGCCCGGTACGATGGAGGACGAGGCGGCGATGCACGCCCGCTTCGCCCACCTGCGGATGGAGGCCGAGTGGTTCCGCAACTCCCCTGAAATTCACGCTTTTCTGCGGGAGCGTCGGTGAATTCCTTATAAAGACCACCTACTTAGCAGGGACCTGAGAAACGCTGTCATGCCAGAGTCAGCCCGCATAACTAGCGTGAGCGTCGAGTCGGCCGTCAAGTTCGGTCAGTTCGCGAACGCCTTTCGGGTGGTCGAGGAGGTCGGACCCGACTGCCTCCTCGACTTCATGATCTACTCCGCGGCCGAGGACGCCGCGAGGGTGGTCGCCCGCATTCGCGTGCGGCGGGACTTTCTTGAGCCTATAAGGCAGAGCCTCGGCGACGCGATACTTGAGTTTGACGGCGACGACGACCGCGCACCGGCCGCCGGAGACATCGTCTTCCGGGACGTGCGGCCACTCAACTGAGACGCGGGTCCGCGACGCCGGTAAGGTGGAGCCGAATCGGTTTTCACCAACCGGGACTCGACCTCATGTCCGAGATCGACTTTCAAGTCAACGAATTTCGCAAGTACGAGGCCGTCGTCGACGGGATCTCCTTCGGTTTCATCGACTCAGGCGCGGGCGGCTACAGTCCGCGCAAGGGAGAAGTCGTTCAGTACGACGGCACGACCGTGGTCCTCAAGGACGGCCGCGAGTTCACCGACGTTCCGCAGCTGCGCACCGCGATAGTCGAGGGATGGTTCGTGCCCATCGGAAAGGGGACCACGGGCTACCGCCCGAAGGCGGCGGGCGTGAGGGTCAGCGCCACCGAGACGCGAGGTCAGGAGCGTCCCGTCAAGACGACCATCGAGACGACCGACGCCGAGGAGCGCGAGGTCGGCAGCGTCGAGGAACGTCGTGAGAGCCGCGAGCGCACGAACCGCGAGGCCACCCGACGCGTGCCCCTCGAGAGCCAGGCGGCCAAGGACGCGATGGCCCGAACGCCGGGTTGGGACAGCGGGGACCCCGACGTCAACGACTTCGTCGAGACGCTCGAGGGCGCCATCGAGGCGGAGCTCATGCTCCGGGAGATGATGGCGGAGAACGAGGCGCAGGAGGAGGCTCAGCGAGATCGCGAGGAGAAGGAGCGCGCCAGGGACGAGGCGGACATCCTGGCTATGCTGAACTCCGTGGAGGACTCTCCGTCGAGGTCCGCCAGGTCGCTCCCGGTGGAGAGGGACGATGACCGGCTGGAGATGCCCATAGTGCGCGAGGATCCGAGCGAGAACGCGGGCGACGTCGTCGGGAGCGTCAGCAGGCGCAACGAGCTCGTCGTGGAGCGCGAGCAGGAGATCACCCTCGACGTGGCCCCTGCCGCGCCCGAGCGCAAGGCTCCGAGTCCCAGGCCGAGGATCGGAGGCGCGGGGGCCGTCGTCGTGGACGAGCAGCGCGAGGTCGGACAGATCGCGCTCTCGGGAAGCGCAGCTCCCGTGCGGCTCGACGAGAGTGCCGAGGTTCGTCCGAGCGGCACCGACTCGATCAGGATGGGGGAGGTGGAGGTCGGAGGCCGGAAGAAGGTCGCGACCGCGGAGTCGCAGGACGGCGTCGCGGTGGGTCGCGTGCTGTCGCCCACGCAGCAGAGTTTCACGGCCACCGACGCGAACACCTCGAGCACGGCGATCCAGCGCACGGCCGAGGGCAGACGGGTCCAGGTCGAGAAGTTTGCGGTTGACAGGGACCAGGAGGTGGCGGCCACCTCCGAGAAGGGCGGCGCGGTGGCGACCGGGGACGTGCAGGAGCCTCGCGCGGGCGACGACTTGACCGACCTGCTGCCGGATGCCGCGAGGGGAGCCGAGCCCGAGCCGAGGGCGGACGCGGCCTACGTGGCCGTCAAGATGATGCTTCCCGAGTTCGAGTGGAATAGGGACCGCCCTCTCGCGCAGCGCGTCGAGGACGCGATGAAACACGTCAAGAACCCGATGTACGTGAAGGGCATCCTGGCGGTGGAGACCGAGCACGGACGCGAGGCGATCAAGAAGGCCCTGGCGGACGAGCTGTCGGGAAAAAAGGCCAAGAAGGCCAAGAAGAACGTGAAGGGCAAGGAGGCGGCCGCGAAGGCCTGACCTCGGTTTTCGGCCGATGAGGGCTCTTCTTGTGAGAGCCCCCGCCGTGTCTTTTTCACGTAACGCAGGCAGCCAGGCCGGATGGGCCCTGATCTCCGGGGGCGTGAGCGCCGCCAGGGTCGAGGCGCACCGTCTTCACCAGATGATCAACAAGGTCCTGAAGCTCGTGGAGGCGAGCCCCGAGAAGGAGCACCTGTACCGTCTTGCCGGGGACCTGATCGTGGACGTGCCCCGGCGCCTCGAGAACCTCGAGAAGGAGCTCGACCAGACGAGTTACGCGTTGTCCATTATGGGCAAGGACCACCTCAAAGACCGCCTGCCGATCTCGAACCGCAACCTCGTGGACGAGACGGTTCAAGGGGCCAGGGCGTTCGGAGTGCCGATGAGGCGCGGCTCTCCGCGGAAAGTCCTTGAGCGCCACCTCGCGCGCCGCGTGGCCCGTCGCAGTCTCGGGAGGGGGTGACGTGCCCGACTTCGGGATCCGACTGGCGCTGTCCGAGTTCGGAAAGGCCGTCGAGGGGAAGCGCTTCAGGCACCCTGAGACGGGGAACATGGTGCTCTACACGTCGCTCCCCATGGCGGAGCAGCATCGGATCTACGAGGCCTGGAAGGCGTACAGGCAGGGGATCGCCGACGCGCCGAAGCAGGGCACGAAAGTCGACGACGTGACGAGCCTCGGCGTCGGCGACCGGATCCGGGTGCTGGGACCAACCCAGACCGTCGACGCCGTCGTGACGCAGACGGGAGCCTCGAGCGCGTTCGTGCGCCGAGTGGACCCGAAGACGGGCAAGCCGAGCGGCAAGACGTTCAACGTGACGCAGGACGCGGTGGAGGCGTTCGAGATCCAGAAGCTCCCGGAGGGGAAGGTCCCCGAGTCCGAGAAGAAGAAGCCTCCTCCAAGGCCCGAACCCCCGCCGTTCAAGATCGACGACCGGTGGGACCGCCTTGAACTCGATGATGTGTTCGAGGACGACGTCGTGGCCTACCGGGAGGGGGACAAGACGTACATGGGTCGGGTCATGCGGATAGATCTGCCGCATGAGAAGGCCAAGAAGGCGACCGGGATCTGGGTCGCGCGGATCGATCCGAAGACGGGCAAGCGGACCGACAAGAAGATGCACATGTTCGGTCCGAAGAGTCTCAAGGACTCGAACGTGAGGCTCGTCCCTATCGAGGAGCATCCGCAGGCGTGGAGCGGCTACGCGGACTATGGCTACCCGCAGGGGTGGGGCGGCTACGAGGACGTCTACTCGGGCCCGATGCCGAAGCACAAGCCGAAGCCGCTCACTCCCGAGGAGAAGGCCGAGCTCGAGGAGAAGCGGAAGGAGCAGGAGGAGGAGAGGAAGCGACGCGAGAAGGCGCGGAAGAAGGCCGTCGAGCGCATGGGCGAGACTGGCGAGCCCCTGAAGGCGGTGAAGGACGCTAAGGAGGGGGACGTGATCGCGTTCCACTGGGACGGCGACGTGGTCCACGCCCGCGTGATCGAGGCCAAACCCGACGTGTTCTTCACCATCGACGTCGACCCGAAGACCGGCGAGGTGCTCGAGGAGACACGGTACGACAGCTGGCGCTCCTACGACCTCGACAAGCACGACGTGCACGAGGTCGACGACGAGCACAAGCCCGACGACCCGTGGAAGGAGAACGTCCGCAAGATCCTGAAGTCCCTCAAGCGTCTGCCCGAGGATCCGAAGAAGTTCTTCCGGCAGGACAAGGAGGCCGAGCTCGTCGACCTCAGCAAGATCAAGCCGGCGAAGATCCGCCTCAAGGGCGTGATGAGCGCGAACAACTTGATGGCGAGCGCCGAGGAGGGCAAGTTCCAGAAGCGCAAGCCCATCTCGCTCGTCGACAACGGAGACGGCACCTACACCGTCCGGGACGGGAACTCGACGTACACGAACGCACGCCTATCTCAGTGGGAGCAGATCCCCGCCGTCGTCCGCACGGCCGAGGAGTGGGACCGCATCGACAAGGAGGAGGAGGAGCGTCGCAAGAAGCAGATCGAGCGGGCGAAGGAACTCGCGAAGCACCGCCCTCCCGGACTCACCTGGACCGGCTTGGCCGAGCAGTACGGATTGGGACAGCAGCAGGGTCTCATGTTCCCCTCCGTTCACGGCGGTCCCGCGGGCGGCAAGTGGAAGCCCTCCAAGAAGCCGCCCAAAGGACTTCCAGCTGGGTTCGAGGGACCTCCCGTCGGCGAGGTCAAGGAGCTGAACAAGGGAGACCTGTTCGGGTGGAAGGCCACTGACGACACCTGGTACGTGGGGCGCGTCGTCGGGCGCAAGGGGAAGTCCCACGCGACGTTCGAGGTCCTGCACCCCGAGACAGGACGGCCCCTGGAGAAGCGCACCCGCACCCTTCGCGACACCCTGCTCGAGAAGATGAAGGTGTGCCACCTGTCGGACTACGAGTTTCCCAAGGGCATGCAGAAGGGGCCCAAGAAGCGCCCGAAGGAGGTCAAGGGACCCGTCATCTCCGACGCCATGGGAGCCGAGGAGGGCGACTGGCTCGGCTACGATCACAAGGGCCGCTGGTACGTGGCGCAGGTCTCCAAGGCGTACAAGGACGGGCTGGACGTCGAGGTCTATCATCCCGAGACCGGCGAGCGCATCAGGGGCCGCGACAGCCTCCTCACGGACCACGACATCCACGATAAGGTCATCCGGCTGCTCAAGGACTTCAAACCACCAAAGAAGAAGCAGGCCGCGGTCGAGGAGATGCGGCGCGTGCTGGCCGAGCTCAGGACGGCCTACCGTCCCCGGTGGCAGGATGTGCCCGGCTACAAGACGCTGGTGGACGAGGACTCCGAGAAGGGGATCCTGCCCTCGCAGACGGAGTCCGCACCGCCCGACCCGGGCCAGGACAGGCTGGACGCCATGTGGCCCGTCGAGGCTCCGAGGCCGCGCGAGAAGGAGCGCGCCCTCCCGCTGCCCTCGGATCACGACCGCCTCCGCGACAAGAGGATAGGTCCTACCTATTACAACAAGCCGCGCAAGGTGCCCTACCGCACCCTCTCCGTACCCGGCGAGGACTACGGCCACCCGACGAAGTTCGACTATTACTTCCCCACACGACGCCACGAGAACCTGGCGGCCGAGACAGACGACCCGTACGAGGAGGAGCCGACCGATGACCAGCTCGAGGTCGAGGGGGCGGGACCCTTCCCCACGCAGCACCAGAAGAACCAGGGAGGTACCGCGAAGACCTACTCGCGGCGCCGGTACATGCGAGAGCGCGAGAAGAAGAAGAGGGAGGAACGCAAGGAGTATCGGACGCGCGGGAAGCGACTCCCGGCGGAAAAGCTCAAGCGGAAGTACAGGCGCATGTACCCGCACAGGTACGAGCGCAGGGGCATCGGGGTAACGACGCCGGCCGAGCGCAGCCGAGAGTGGCGCCGCGAGCAGGGGGAGGAGAAGGAGCGCGAGGAGAGGCGTCGGAGTGCCAGCCTCGAGGCCCTAGCCGACGCCGTCGCGATCCTCGGCCTCGAGCTCGACGCGGCGAACTGGCCCGTCAACTGGAACACGCACGTCAAGAAGACGAAGCCTCCCGAGCAGCTCGACCAGAACTACCAGAGTCCCGGAAGCGTGCCGCGCGACGACCCCTCCAAGCAGAGGGGGGAGTCCCTGCGCGCCCCAGACCTTCCGGCCAAGCCGCAGCGCGGCCTGAAGTGGGAGGTCGAGCCCCCAGCCCCGGGCGGGCTCGACTACCCCATCACGGACATCAACAACCCCACGGACGGCTCGGGGAGGGTCATCCCGATGTCCTACTACACGGAGCTCGTGAACCGGACCCAGGCCGAGCCCGATCCGCGCCAGGACAGGTACCTGCGCAACGACAACTTCGAGGTGAAGGTCGCCTACACGCTGCCCGAGATCCTCAAGCGCGTGGACTCGAAGATCAAGATGCGGGCACAGGACTACGTGCCGAGGCTCGCGCGGACGGACACGAAGAACTGGATCTGGCACTGGAAGGTCGGGGACCACACTGTGAAGGTCCAGGCGTTCAAGCGGGGCCGGGCCGAGAAGCTCCCCAAGCTCAACCTCAGGATCTCCTGCTCGTGCCCCTACTGGCGATGGTGGGGCCCGGCGCACTGGGCGACGCGGAACGACTACCAGAGCGGCACCGCGCCGGGGACGGCCACCTATCCCCGCGTCCGAGATCCCGCCCACTGGCGCCCCCTCTGCAAGCATGCCTACGCCGTCCTCCAGAAGTCGCTGGACTTCTTCGTGCGACCCGAGAAGAGCCCGCTCAGGAAGCTGGGAATCCGGTTTTCCTTCGATGGGGAGGACGCAGTAGAGGTCGAACCCGTGAGCGACGACTCAGCGGTGCGCGTGGCGCGGACGACGGTCGAGCGCGAGCTCGGACGCCGGGTGGCTGCCCGGTATCTTGGCCGGAAGGAGACCTAGGGATGCCGCTCTACAGCTACCACTGCGAATCCTGCGACCGCGACTTCGACGAGATGGCGAGGCTGGCCCAGTACCAGGACCCTCAGCCGTGCCCCCTCTGCGGAGCGATGGCGCCTCGCGTGATCGGGGGTCGATTCCCGGGCTTCATCCTCGCGGGCGACGGGTGGGCGAGCAAGAACGAGCGCATCCGGGGCCAGATGCAGAAGAAGAACGAGCGCCTGGCGGCCAAGGAGCGTGAGATGAGGGGAGACGGCATGCTGCCGTCGCTCCAGCCCAACGTGGGAGGCGAACGCACGAAGTCCTGGGCAGACGCCGCCAAGCTCGCCAAGGAGAAGGGCAAGGACACGAGCGGGTACGAGCGGCTCGCCCGTCAGGAGGGTAAGTCCGCATGAGCTTCCCGATCCCCACCCCCAACGTCCTGGACCGGTCCGCGGGACACGCGGTGCTCCAGTACGTCAACGATCCCAACATCCTCGGATACCGGCTCAGGGTGGCCGATAACCTGGACAACGCCTACGGGGCCGCGAACGGCGTGGGCGGTGCGGGGACGTTCGCCCTGACGGCCCTGGACGCGAACCGCGGAACCGTCCACGTGACGAAGACAATTCGCATGCGCCGGACGGCGCTGTCGGGCGACTCGGTTCGAGGCCAGACTCGCATGGTCTTCGATCCCGGCGAGTTCTTCGGCGCGAGTCCGGTGGTGCCCCCCGACAGCAGCCTGTGGTTCGTTCGAACGCAGATCCGGACGGTGGCGTCCCCCACGTTTCCCGTGGGAGCGGACAACACGAACCAGTCGATCATCAGCATCGTGCAGGACCCCGAGTTCTTCTCCGTGCCCCGACCGGCCCTGACGCTCTACGGAACCGCGCCCGCCATCGGGGCCGTTCCGGGCCTCCCGGCCCCGCCTCAGGCGATGGTGTTCGGAGTCCCGGCGTTCGCGGACGCCATGGTCGTCACCAACCACGGAGCAGCTCCTCTCTACTTCGGCGCCGCCCTGGATCAACCTCTCATGCAGATCGACGCCGGGACCAACATCTCGCACGCGAGCGGCATGAAGGACGAGATCGTGATCTGTGCCGCGGGCGCCAACCCACAGTTCTCGGTGCTGCTCTCCACCGTCACGGGGATGCGCTAAAGGCTGGCTCGGCATGAGTTTTCCGATTCCCACCCCGAACGTGCTGGACAGGTCCAAGGGCTTCATGCTCCTCCAGTACATCAACGACCCCAACATCCTCGGCTACCGGGTCCGGGTCGCGAACAGCCTCAACGAAGCTTACGGGCCGTTCAACGGGTTGCCGCTCGCCCTGGCAGGCACGACGGCGCTCTTCGACGTGGACCGAGACTGCACGTTCATCTCCAAGGCGATTCGTCAGCGAAGGACGGGCATCTCCGGGGACACGACTCGAGGGCAGACGCGGGCCATCTTCGATCCCAACGAGTTCTTCGGTCTGAGCGCGCAGGTTCCCCCGGACAGCGGGCTGTGGTTCGTTCGAACGCAGATCCGGACGGTGGCCAGTCCGGCCTTTCCCGGTGCGCCCGCGGACAACACGAACCAGTCGATCATCGACATCGTCCAGGACCCTGAGTTCTTCTCCGTGCCGCGTCCGGCGCTGACCCTGCACGGGAGAGCGCCCGACCTGCCCGGGGCAGCTCCCGGGTCCCCTGCGCCACCTCAGGCGATGGTGTTCGGGGTTCCCGCGTTCGCGGACGCCATGGTCATCACGAACCACGACGCGGCATTCCCGCTGTACTTCGCCGCCGCCCTAGACCAACCCCTCATGCAGATCGACGCCGGGACCAACATCTCGCACGCGAGCGGCATGAAGGACGAGATGGTCATCTGCTCGACCGGCGGGAATCCCGACTTCTCGCTCCTGATCTCCACCGTGACCGGGATGCGCTAGCGCCGCGCTATCGGTTATCCGTTTATAGGCCCCTTCAATACAGGAAGGGACAGCCTTCTGCCCTCAGTCCGGCAACGGAGGAGTTTCACGATGCCATTCATCATCATGCGGAGGAGCGACATCCCGAACGGGGTCCTGCAGGTCGACGACCTCAAGCCGAACGACTCGCAGCGTAACTACACGCTAGATCCCCCGGGCCAGAGTGGGTACGTCCGAAACATCCCCGCGAACGAGACCGTCGTCACGGTCGGCGCGGGACCGATCCTCATCCTGCGCGACGTCTGCGGGCTCGCAGGCTACCTGATCGACAACGTGGAGGACAGCGCCGGGACGGCCATCACGGCAGCGGTCGCCAACACCGCGTCGGCGGCGATCATAGTCCGGGCGCAGGCGGCCCTCACGGTTCAGACGGCCGACGTCGACGCGGAGCTCGTCGCCGCCGGTGCAGGGGCCGGCACGGGCCTCACGGCTGGCAACTCGACCGGTCTCCTCGTGGAGTTGCTGAGCCTGCTCTCCGGCGCGGTGTACGACCTTCCGGCGGGCAGCGAGGTCGAGACGGCGGCCAACCTCTTCAACGCGACCCGCATGGGTTCGTTCGTGACGACGCCCGGAGTCAAGTTCGTTCGACAGACGGGCGCCTTCAACGTCTCGAACGGCGCGGGGGACCTGTTCAGGTACAAGCAGGCGAACTTCGAGTACGCCGGCGTGCTTGGCCCCGCCATCACGGTCTACAGCAACACGGGCGCCATCCTGTAAGGAGGTCTGAAGATGCCGTACATCATCATGAAGCGGAACGACATTCCCGACGGGACGCTCCAGGTCACCGACCTCGAGCCCAACACCTCGCAGCGGAACCTCACGCTGGAGCCCGTGGGTCAGACGGGTTACGTCAACGCGGTCCAGAACGACACCGTGGTGCTGTACCAGCCGGGCGGCGGCGGGACCCCGATCCTGCTCCGCTGGCAGGCGAGGGGGCTCGGCGCGTGGCTCGGGACCAACGTGAACGACGGGACCGGCGTCCAGGCTCAGGGGGTGATGACTCCGACGCTCACGCCGCTGACCGGAATCGGCGCCCCGTACTTCACGATCAACGGGGTCATCTTCGTGGCGACGGCCGGTCCCATCCCCCCCGGAATCCCGGGGGTGTTCGACGCCACGCTTCCGCTAGGGCCCGGTCCCGGCACCATGAGCTGGGACATCGCCACGCGGATCAACGACGTCGTCAACGGGCTGAACGGCATCGTCGTCGCCACGCCGGACGTGCCCGCACCCGGCGACGTCCTGGTTCAGGCCGTGGCCGTCGGCACCGCCGGCAACGCCATCGACTTCACGGACGTGTCTCCGTTCCCCGGCGAGATCGCGATGGTGCCTCCGGGCGGGTTCCTGGCCGGGGGCGCGGACGCCGACTCGCTCACGGCCGCGGAGATCAACACGAGCTCGGCGGCCATCCTGGCCCTGTACGCGTACGGAAACCTCACGGCCGGCGCGGGAGTCCTCAACCTGGCGGCCATCAACGGCGCGATGGCGGCGGGCGCCATCACGGCGGCACAGCTGCCCGAGGTGCTCGACATCCTGGCAGGTCGTCGCTACGTCTGTCCCAAGGACGTGCAGATCGACGCGGACGGGACCACGTTCGACGTGCAGCCCCCCGTCGGCACCACGGGCGGCCCGGGCTTCGTGGCCGGGAGCTATCGCAACCTGTTCGCGAACGACGGCCTTCCGCTCTCGTTCGTCGTCGGCCAGCTTGCCCAATTCCGCGACAACGGCTTCATCTACCGCGGCGTCGCGGGCAACCCGAACGGAGAGGCCGTGGTCGTCTACAACGACGACGGAACCCTGTACACCCCGTAAGGAGATCAGGAAATGGCTGAAGTTTTCCTCATCATGCGCCGCACGGACATCCCCGACGGGGTACTCCAGGTGGTGGACCTCTGGCCCAACACGTCGAGCAAGAACTACATCTACCCGCCGGGCCTCGGCCAGACGGGATACGTTCACAACATCCCGACGCCGGTCATCGCGGGCAGCGTGGCCGCGGGTCCGCCGGTCGCCGCGACGGCGGATCTGACCGGAGTCGCGGCCTACCTGATCGGCAACATCGACACCACCGCCGGTGCGGGGAGTCCCCCGTTCACGGGGGCCCAGGCCGCCGCGGCCGCCGCGGGTCTGGTCGCCATCGCCCAGGCGGGAACCGTTCTCAATCTGGCGGCCGTGGACGCCGTCCTGGCGGCCGTCGTCGCGGGCACCTCCCTGACCGGTGGTGGCTCGACGGGCGTCCTCACGGAGCTCCTGAGCGTCATGGCGGGTGCCGGGTACGAGATCACGAGTGGCACCGCGATCTCGGACGGGGCCGGAAACTTCGCCGGTCGCGTGGGCGCCTTCGTGCCGGGCGTCTACAAGCAGCTCTACGACACCGGGTACTTCCTGCTCTCGAGCTGGAACGGGAACATCTCGCTGATGGAAGGCCCGAACTTCACCTACGGCGGAGTCACGGGAGCGGCGATCACGACCTACTCCGCCACCGGCACCATCGTCGTGCCGTAGGTCTTCGGGACGCCGGCCACGTGCGGGTCGGCGTCCTTCTCCTCCCCCTCTCGGGGACGGCCAAACCAGACATAGGAGATGGAATCATGACGGACAGACCAGACGAGAAGGGCAACGGGTACAGGACGAGCGACCTGTACTACGCCGCGTACCTGAAGGTGGCGGGAGTGAACCTGCTTGGCACCAAGAGAGAAGGCGGCCGCGTCTTCTTCCTGTTCGAGGACGGAGAGGGCCTCCGCGACCTCAAGCAGCAGTACTACAACCGCTCGAGCAAGGTGCCGGCCCTGACGTACGCGGACGAGATCAAGGTCATGAAGGCCCTGACCCACGACGACAGAGGAGACGGTGCCCGTGCGCCTTGAGCAGCTGATCGACGGCAACGACGAGGTCCAGCAGCACGTCGCCGCCGAGCGACGAAAGCAGGGTCTCACCGCCGTCTCCCCCATGGCCCGTCGGGCGATAGAGAAGGAGATCCTGCCCCAGATCGAGGAGAGTGTGATCTCGGCGGAGAGCGCGGAGGACCTGTGCGCCTCGACCAAGCGCTCCATCGAGGCCGCGTTCAGCTACAAGAACGAGATCTACACGCGCCTCGTCAGCTACAAGGGCATCGACCAGTCCGACCAGCAGTTCCTCGCCGACCTCGTGATCGTCATGGACGAGTGGCTCCGCGGCGTCAAGGCGGCCCTCGAGAGGAAGGAAGAGGAGGAGGAGGTCGAGGAGGAGCCCGAGAAGCGGGAGGTCGAGGTCACCGTGAAGGTCGAGACCGAGGCCTCGAAGGAGCGGGAAGGGGTCGTCGTCAAGGACGTCGAGGGCGGCGCCGAGATCGACGAGCGCGACCCCTCCGCCGTGTTCGACCTCAGAGACGTGAGGTTGTAGCCCGTGTCGGTCTCGTTCAACGTCGGCCAGGAGCTCGGCCGGAACGACCTCTCCATCTTCCTCGTGGACGAGTTCGGCGTTCCGGTGAACGCCGCCGAGATCAGCTTCGCCATCTACTTCGTGGACAAGAGCTCGGGTCCGCCGGGCGTCGAGGTGCTGATCCCCCCGCTCGAGCGAACTCCCGTGAACCCGGCCGTCGGGGAGTACTACGCTGCCGTTCTCGTCCCTCCCGGGGCCTCTCCCGGTGACTACCGGATACGCTGGAGCTTCAGGAGGACCCTCGCGGACGAGATCCAGGAGGTCGTGCAGGAGTTCGGGGTGAGCGATCCCTCCGCCTGCACGGACGGGCAGCCGCTCTTCTCGGCCTGCGTGGCGAGCCTGGTGGACAAGTTCAGGTACGCCGTCCGAGACGCGAACCCGGACCGCAACTACCACTTCCGGCCCCCCGAGCAGGAGGGAGTCGTCAAGAAGTACAACCGGGTCTTCGGCTACATCTGGGAGGACCACGAGATCGTGGTCTTCCTTGAGATGTCCCTCGACTGGTTCAACTCTCTTCCGCCCGAGACGGCCGAGATCAGCACCCTCGACATGCTGTGTGCGCGCAAGCCCAACTGGCGCACCTTCATCATCTGGGGGGCCATCGTCCACGCCATGTTCGCGTTGGCGGCGAATTGGGTCGCCGACGAATTCTCCGTGGACGGCGAGACTCTCGTACGCGTACACTTGCCGGAGGGGGGCACGTGTGAGCTTCCGATTTCCGAACTCTACGAGATCTGTGTAGAGGATGCTGACTAAGCGACAGGTTCTTCAAGAGTACGGCTTCAACGCGAAGACGTTCGACGCGTTGATCGAGACCGGCATCGTAAAGGTCGTTGTGCGCCCAGGAAAACGGAAAACCGTCTTCGTCCCGAAGGCGAGCTTAGACAGTCTCCTTGAGGGTGAGCACTATGTCGTGTGTCGGTGTTGTGGTTCCCGTCAGGCACAGATCTCGACCAAACACCTACGGTCTTGTGCTGGCGTTTCCCTTCAAGAATATCGTGAAAAGTACCCGGACGCGTTTCTTATGGCTCGTTGGACGGCTAGGAGGCGGTGCAAGACTCCGGTACAGCGCGCGGCGCAAAGCGAGAAACTGAAGGCTAGATTCACGACCAAGGTCGGAGAGGAGACGAGGCGCGTCATCTCCGAAGCGTCGAAGCGTATGCACGAGAAGGGGTACCGAGACCGTGCCACCGTGCATCTAAAATCTCTGAACCAGTCTCCCGAGATGAGGGAGATGCACAGGACACACACTCAGGCGCGCTGGAATCAGGGAACCTTACGAGAGACGGTGACCTCGTGGCATGCCGAGAACCGTGAGCGATCCCTGGCTTCAATCGCCCATGCCCGTAGACATCTCCAAAGGATAAGCAGGCCTCACCGAAAGATGAAGGCGGCGATGAAGGAGGCGGGCTTGCAGGAGTTCCAGACGGAGTACCCGGTCGCCTGGTATTCCATCGACGAGGCAATGCCCGGTCTGCGTCTCGCTGTCGAAGTGGACGGTTGTTACTGGCACGGGTGTGAAAGTTGTGGGATGCCTGGGACGTCTCGGATTCGTCGCATTGACAAGTCCAAGCAGACTTACCTGGAAAACCGAGGGTGGACGGTGCTCAGATTCCCGGAACACCGGATCAACCGGGATGTCCAGGGTTGCGTCGCGGAGTTGTTGACCATCGTGAATGAGATGGGAGGGCCGTCGTGATCGAAAACGACATACGTCGCGCCATCAGGGAGGCATACAGGGCTGGCACCCTTGCGGTGGAAGCGGTGGAACCGGACTCTGGTCGCGTGGTTCGACGGCCACTGGAGAAAGTGATGCGCCACGACGTGCGTCACAAGCGGGCTTTTCGCGTGGCTACCGAGAGGGGAGACGTCATCGCGACGGAGGACCACTCCTTGTTCCTTCGGGCCGAAAATGGCATCAGAGAAGTCCAGACGAGCCACCTCGTGGCCGGAGACCGGATTGTCGCTGTCGCAGACGGTGATGTGGTGGGGTTGGAAGTTGTTCACATCGAGGAGGTTGATACGCGGCAGCACATGTATGATCTGTCGGTTCCTGGACCGGAGAATTTCGTGATCGCGAACGGAATAGTGGCGCACAACTCGTATAGCATCGGAGGAATCAGCCTCGATCTCGAGCGGTCGTCGAAGTACGAGAGCCTCAAGTCCAACGCCGAGGGACAGCTCGACAAGGCTGCCGAGGCCAAGGCGCGGACCGTGAAGTTCATCCGCGGTCTACAGCAGCCGAAGTTTGGATTCGGCGTGAGGTCGTCCTTCGGCCCCCAGGTGGGTCGAGGGGTTTTGTCGCCCCGCTCGTTCGTTTAGTGAGGTTTCTCACATCGGCTTGATTTCCTTCATCCTCCTGACTCGGTTACATTGTTACGAGTGACCGAGATTCGCTGTCCCGCGTGTCAGAAGCTCCTCTCGTCTCCCAAGGCCGTCCCCAAGCACACGAACGGCTGCCCAAAGTGGGACGAGGTGATCGGTGTGCCGCCGTCAGAGTTCGACTTCGACAGGCACTTCCGGCGGGGTCTCTGGGCTCCTGAGAAGGTCGAGAACGAGGACTACGTCCGTTGCCTGCTCTGTGCCGCCGAGGGCGCAGAGGTCCGCGTGAAGCGTCTGAGCGACCACCTCAAGCGCGTGCACGACGGCATGGAGCGCAGGGGGTACGAGGAGCGGTTCCCCCGAGCCCCGGTCGTCGCCCGTTCGTCGGGGGCAAAGCGGAAAGAGACGACCCGACGGAAGTACGGCGTGGACAACGTAGGGCAGAGCGATGGGGTCAAGGAGAAGACGCGCCGGGCTGCCCGAGAGAAGTACGGGGTCGATCACCACCTCCAGGCCGAGGAGGTGAAGAAGCGTCGGGCCGAGACGAACCTTGAGCGCTACGGGGCCGAGAATGTGTTCAGGGCGGAAGGTGTGAAGGAGAAGATCCGCACATCGATGCTCGAGCGTCACGGGGCCGAGAATCCTCAGCGGGTTCCCGAGATTCGGCAACGCACGCGGCGGACCATGTTGGAGCGGTACGGGGCCGTCTCGTTCCTCCAGTCCGCAGCTTGGCACGCCGCGCTGGCGCGTGCTCGGGGAGAGCGCGAAAAGGCCCGGAGAGAGGGGTTGATCGCCTCGGGCCGCTACGAGGTCTGTCCCCACTGCGACGAGGTGTTCACCAAGGTCACGAGCCGTCACAAGGCCGTCTGCCAGGGTTGGCCCGACACGGAGGACCCGGAGCCGTGCCTGTGCGGACACGAGAGTACGAGCCTGACGCAGATGAAGCGCCATCGTCAGGTGTGCGTGGTGTGGCAGACGAGGGACGCGGACGCGGTGGCCCGTGCCCGTCGTGTTCGGACGATGCGGGAGCGTCACGGCGTGGAGAACCCGATGCAGTCGGAGGAGTTCCGTGCCCGGGCGGCGCGGACGAACCTCGAACGGTACGGGGCCGAGAGCGTGTTCGCCCGTGAGTCCAGCAAGTTCGACGAGCTGCAGGCGTCGCTCGAGGGCAAGCGCCCGGTGCTGCGTGGTGAGGACAACCCGTTCTCGAGACCCGAGGTCCAGGAGAAGATCCGGGAGACGATGCGCGAGCGCCACGGGGCCGAGAATCCTCAGCAGGTTCCCGAGATCCGTGCCCGGACGAGGGCGACCAACCTCGAGCGGTGCGGGCACGAGGAGACGCTGGCGTCTCCCGAGATTCGCGAGCGCATCGCGGCGACGAACGAGGAGCGCTACGGAGGACCCGCGCCGTCGTGCTCTCCCGAGGTGGTCGAGCGGCAGCGTCGGACGAACCTGGAGCGCTACGGGGTCCCGTGGACGGCGATGGACCCCGAGGTGCGACGCAAGCAGCTCGAGACGATGGAGGCGAGATACGGTTCGCACTTCTTCGCCTCCGGGGAGGGCAAGCGTCGCGTGGTCGAGGGCATGCAGGCCAAGTACGGCGTGGACTACTACGCGCAGGTCGAAGGGTTCTGGGAGCAGCAGGTCGAGCGGTTCGTGGAGAAGTACGGGGTCACGCATCCGCTCCAGCTCGCGGAGTTCTTGGACAAGCGCCGGGAGACCTGCCAGGAGCGCTACGGTGTGGACAACCCGCTCCAGAGCCCGGAGATCATGGCGAAGGTCGTGGCCACCTGTTTGGATAGGTATGGGGCCCCGACAGCTCAAGAGGCACCGCAGGTCAGAGAGAAGACCATCCGCACCTGTCTTGCCAAGGTCGGCAAGACGTTCCCGGAGTACGAGATTCCCGCATCCTCCGAGGAGAACCTGATCGAGCGCTACGGCGTCACGCATCCCCAGAGCGACCGAGACTACGCATCCTACTTCCTGCACCAGATGGGCGAGTCCACGAAGTTCGGCCCGAACGGCCTCGAGCGTCGCGTGGCCAAGTTGGAACCTCGGCTCGTGTACACGGGCAATCGGAGGTTCTGGCGGTGGCTCCCGAAACTCGGTCACCACAAGAACCCCGACTTCATCCTGCCGGGACCCGATCCCGGTAAGCCGAAGAAGGGCGTGACGAGGGTCGTCGAGGCGTTCGGCGACTTCTGGCACTCGCGGATGTTCACGGGAAGGGCGCCGTTCGACCACGAGCAGGAGCTCGTCGAGGCGTACGCCGAGGTCGGGCTCGAGTGCCTGGTCGTCTGGGAGTCCGAGGTCAAGGAGGATCCCGACGACGTCCGCGAGCGCCTGGCGTCGTTCGTCGAGGTTCGATGATCGCTTGATGGGATCCTCTCCGTAGGAACCCTCCTTGAACTGGACCGTCGACCTGCGAGAGGGAGACACCTCCTACACGTACACGTGGGACGAGTACGAGCTCCGACCGACGATGTCGGATCGCACGGGAAAGTACCTCATCGTCTTTCGAGGCGTCCCCCTCGACGGCAAGCCCCGGTGCCTGAGCCTCTCCCGACGACGGGCGCTGGAGCACGCGGCCCGGAGGGGGGTCCGTGAGTAGGCCCAAGAGGCAGGTAGGTCCGAGGCCCGTCGTCTCCAAGGTGCCGCGTCCGAAGGTCGTCGTGCCGCTCCCGATCAAGGGACAGCTCGGCGCGGGAGACCTCGTCAAGAAGGTCACGACTGCCCTGGGAATCCGATCCTGCTCGGGCTGCGAGCAGCGCCGCCGGAGGTTGAACCGAGCGCTGGTGTTCGGGCGCAGGCGAGCCCGCTGACGCCTTCGTGAAAAGGCGATGACGGCCCCGTGGCGGCCGGTAATCGCTGAATAAGCCGGAGTAGGCAGGGGCCGGTGCGCCCCGCGCCCGGATCTTCGCAGTGGCCCAGAGCAACATCGTCGCCGTCCTGATCGTCCGGTGCACCCACACCGGGGTCTACGCTGACGGACGCCCCAACACGGCGTCGGTGACCCTCTACGACCTCGACGAGATCACCATCCAGAAGAACCGGACCCGCGCGGTGCCGGTGCCTCCGGGCGGCTACGTGGACATCCCCATCTCCACGCGCACCTTCGTCAGCTACCACGAGGGTGCGATCTGCAAGCACGTCGCGAACGGCGAAATCACTGCCGAGGTCATCTTTCAGATGCGGGAGGCGGGCAACTGCGGAGGGCCCGCCGGGACGGGACAGGCGCTTCGACCCGCGGTCCTGAACGCCGAGCGCGTCGCCGACGAGCTCAGGCTCGTCATCCCCGACAACGTCGTTCCGACGAACCTCGACTCGGTCGGCTTCCTCGAGGGCGAGGCCGTCACGATCACCGGCCTGACGGGCGCCTTCCAAGGTCTCGACGGGGACTACGTCATCGAGGAGGTGGCGCTGGGCACAGGCCTCGCGGGGGCGCAGGCCGGGAGCTACCTGGTCGTGGTCCCCTCCGTGGGACCGGACATCGCCGCCGCGACGCTGTCGGGCGTCAACCTGTGCCTCACCTCGGAGTGCGGCGGCGGTCGGGTCGTCGCGCAGTTCAACAGCGGAGGCGACACGGGCGGTCTGGGTCCCGACGTCTACGGATACATCGGCGGCCAGCTGTTTCCGAACGCCGGAGGCGGCGGAGCTCCCGTCGACGCGACCTACGTGACGATGTCGCTCAACCCGACGCTGACGCAGGAGCGCGTCCTGACGCCCGGCACCGGCGTCGGCATCGTGGACGGGGGCGCCAACAATCCTGTCACCGTCAGCGTCACCGCGACGCTCTCGCAGATCCTCGGCAACGGGAACTCCACGGGCGGCTTCGACATCGTCGTCTCGACCGGGGACCGGATCGTCGGACAGACGGACCTGGTGCTCGATCCCGGCGCGGGACCCGGCGACAACGTGGTCATCGACGGCCTGACGTGGCCCTCGGCCGACGGCCTGGCGGGGCAGGCAGTCGTCACGAACGGGCTCGGCGTCCTGAGCTTCGCGAACCCGGCCCCAGCCCTCCACGCCCCGACCCACGTCCATCTCGGCACGGACGAGGTCGACGGAGACAAACTCGACATCGACTTCGTCCCGGTGAACTACGTGCGCACCCCCGTCGCGCCGTGGTCGACTAGCGTCGAGGAGCTCGCCTCGCACCTCAAGGGCATCGACAACGCCCTGGCGGCCGCGGGCACCACGGCGGTCCTCCAATGGGGCAACGAGAACGTCGGCAGCAGCACGGCGACCAGGTACCTCGATCCCGGATACGAGCAGCGCCTGGCCCCCCTCGGCACGGGCCTCATACAGCTGAGAACCCCGCGAGCCGGGACCCTCCGGAATCTCTACATCCGGCACAACAGTCCGGGCGGCACGGGAGTCACCATCACCTACACGGTCCGCGTCAACGGGGTGGCGAGCGCCCTGGCGGTGGGACTCGCGAGCACGGCAGCCAACGCCCAGAACACGGTCAGCTCGGTCGTCGTCGCGGCCGGTGACCTCGTCGACATCGAGGTCACGAAGATCGCCGTCGCCGGGGGAGCCTCGATAGCCCCCGAGGCCACGGTGGAGGTGGCCGCGTGAGCACCTTCCGCTACCGCTGGATCGGGATCTCGTCGAGCAACCTGGACAACCTGGTCGAGGCTGGCTCGGGCGCGAGCCGAACGGCGCTCTTCCGGGCCCCGTTCGAGGAGGTCACGCTGGCCGACGACACCCGGTCGCCCGAGCTCGACTACCTCATGGGACAGCTCGGATACTCCCCCGACTCGACGGGTCCGACCGTGGTCGTCACCTCGGGTCCCTACACGGTCGGCACGGAGTACAACGTCCTCGTCAACGCGTCCACGGGGCCCGTCTTCGTCGACCTGCCGCTCACGGCGAGCCGGCTCGGGAACGACGTGCTGGTCATGAAGATCGACGCGAGCACCAACGCGGTCACGGTGCGCAGGTCGGGGGCCGAAACCATCGACGGGCAGACCACGCAGGTCCTCGACCAGCAGAACGAGGCGCTCCTCCTGATCGGAGACGCCTCGACCGCGAACTGGCACATCTCGGCCAGTCGCCGGGGCTCGGACATCTCCTACGACAACAGCCTGACGACGACGATCACGGCGACCGATGTCCAGAACGCCATCCAGGAGATCGTCAACAACGACCTCACGGCGCTCGAGGTGTTCACGGCCGGGGAGGCGCTTCAGGTCGGGGACGTGCTCACTCTCAACTCCGCCGGGAACGTCATTCGCGCGAATTCTTCTATCGCGGGCGCCATCTGGGAGGTGATCGGGGTGTCTAGGCAGGCCGTCCTCGGCGGCTCTCTCGTCGAGGTCTTCACGAAGTCCGGATCGAGTCCGAACGCTCGATTCGGCGTGGTTCCGGGGGCGGCGCTGAACGGGCGCATCGTGTTTCTGGACTCTGCCTCGGGGCAGGCGACCACGACGCCACCCACGTCAAATGGGAACACACTTTTCACGATCGGGACGCTGCGAGGCGCGAACGGGGTGACGCTCACCCCCACGATCGTGTTCCGTCCGCAGTTCGTCGCGTTCCGAACCTAGAGGTGTGCTATGAGCGGAAACCAGACCGACAACCTTCTCCTGCTCGATCTCACCACGGGGTTGGCGCGCACGCCAGAGGTGGGCGGCACCCCGGACACGATCCAGCTGTCCACCGACGTGGAGCTGATCTCGGGCGCCAACATGCTGGTCGACGGAGACCTGACGGTCAACGGGACCACGACGACGGTCCACTCCCAGCAAGTCAACATCAGGGACAACCACCTCTACCTGAACGCGGACTACACGACCACGGTGGCGGAGACGGGTGGCCTCGTCATCAACGTCCTGCCGACGGCCACCGCGGACACCGTCGCGGCCGGAGGCTTCACGGCGGGCAACGGCGGCGTCAGCAACCCCACGGTCGTCACCACGGGCTCGGGCACGTTCTCGGCCGGCGACATCATCCAGGTCGCCGGCGCCAACGACCAGAGCAACGACGGGATCTTCGAGGTCTGGACCCACGTCGGAAACACGCTGACGATCAAGGGCATCGGGATCACGGGTGCGACCGTCCCGTGGGTGCTGAACGACTTCGCGACCGACGCGACGGCCGGCGGCGACATCCGCGTCGTCAACGTGAACGTCCTTGAGGGCAACTCGAGCGGTGACTGGCAGACGGCGATGGTCAATACCACGACGGGAATCGCCTACAGCACGCTCACGAAGCAGGGCATCGTCGACCTCCAGGAGGCGTACGAGCAGGGCAACACGATCACGACGAGCGCTACCTATGGCAACGTGGTGATCGCGGGCACCCAGCTGCTCCAGGTGACGGCGACCGGAGGCATCGACCTGAACACGCAGTTCGACGCGGACGTGACTGTGTTCGACGTGCAGATGACCGGGACGAATGGGTTCAGCATCGATGGCACCGCGACATCGAACATCGGCGTCGACTCCGGGAACCTGGATCTGGCGACGACGACGACGGGGGACATCAACATCAGCGCGATCCAGGAGCTCGACTTGGATGCCGGGACGACCCTGGTCGGGAACACCGCGAACGACGCCGACGCCTCGGGTCACGACATTACCTTCACGGCCGGTTCCTCGACAGCGGGAGGGGCGAATGGGGCATCCATCATCCTGACTCCGGGCGATGGGAACGTTGCTGGGGTGGCCGGTTCGGTGGACGTCACGGGACCGAACGACGAGGACGAGGCCATCTTCACCTTGGAGACGACGGGAACCAACGGCGACAAGATCGAGATGTTCGTCGGGGACTCGGACCCCAGCGGCGTGATTACCGGCTTGGCGGGCTCGCTGTTCTTCCGGGACACGGGAACCGGGGCGGAGGTGTACCTGAACACCTCCGCGAATTCGGGAACCGCCTGGACGGCACTGTCGACCGCGGCGGGCGCCACCCTCCAGTCGGCGTACGAGGCCGGGAACACGATCACGACGAGCGCCACCGAGGGGGACATCACGTTTCAGGGGACGGAGGACTTCATCGTGGGGGGCGGCGTCACCGTCGACTTCGACACGACGGACGCCATCAGCTTCGACGCCGACGTGGCCTCGAACTTCACGGTCGACGGCGGGAATCTGACGCTGAGCACCACGACCTCGGGAACGCTCGCCCTCACGTCGGCCGATGACATCCAGGTGACGTTCGAGGCCGGCAATGCCTCGGCCATGGTGTTCGACGACGGAGTCAACAACTACATCACCCTTGACTCGACGGCGGCGAACCAGGCCGTCGAACTCAACCAGTTCCTGGACCTCGTCGGCAAGGGGGGCGGCATCACCCTCACGGCTGGCGAGAGCCTGACGGCCGGCGACGTGGTCACGATTGAGGACACGACGGGGGACTGCATCAAGGCGGACTCCAACACGGGCGTAACCATTGACGGCCTCTGCATCGGGATCGTCGCCATCGGGGCCAACGACACGAATCCCGTGAAGGTGTTCACGGTTCCGGGGAGTCTGATCCCCGTGACCTTCGCGGCGGCTCCGGCCGCCAACCGCAACGGCGATCCCGTGTGGGTGAGCCAGACGCCGGGGGTCGCCACCCTCACGCCCCCCACGGCCTCCGGGAATGTCCAGTACGTGATCGGCATCCTCCAGGGGGCGGACGGGGCCAACACGAGCCCGCTCATCGTGTTCCAGCCGCAGTTCATCGCGGTGCGGCCCTAAGGAGTCTTGAACCATGAAGGTCACGCTCAACGTCGAGTTCAAGGTGGAGCCCGAGAAGGAGCTCACGAGGAAGGAGGAGGCCAACATCACGGGGATGATGGTCCGGATCGTGAGGCGTCGACTCGGCGCGCTGATCGGGCGCCGACTCGGTGGCGAGGTGCAGCCTGTCGGATGGGAGGTAACCGTCCAGGGCGTCGAGGTCTCTGGACAGAGCAGGATGAGGTGAAGCCGCTCAGATGGCGAACCAGGTCGACAATCTGACGCTCAACGACGACACGACGGGACTCATCCGCACCGTCGACGTCGCCAACGACGACCTGTTCCTGTCGGTTGACCTCACCCTCCAGAGCGGTGCCGTCCTCACCGCGGACAATGTCAAGAGAGGAACTGCCGATCCCAACGCGGGCGGCGGAACGCCCGGCAACGAGGGGGACATCTATCAGCGCATACTGGCCGCCACCGGCGAGCTGTACGTCAACACCGATGGGACGAACACGGGCTGGGCGAAGCTCCTGACCGTCGCCGGCGCCACGCCGACCTGGGCGCAGGTTCTCGCCGCGGGCAACGTCTCCGGGGGCACGGACGCCGAGATCTCGAACGGGGACTCGATCGTGGGAGAGGACAACGCGGCCGGAGACGGCCACGACCTCCCCATCACGGCGGGAAACTCCACGGGGGGTGGCGGGGACGGCGGCGACGTGGTCATCAGCCCGGGGACGGGGAACGGGGATGGTTTTGACGGCGTCGTCGTCGTCAACGGAACCAAGCACTACGCGGACTCGGCTACCGATCCGACCGATCCTGCGCCAGCGCAAGGAGATCGCTACTACAACACGGCCCTCGAGATGGAGATGCGCTATGACGGCACCCGAACCAAGTGGCTCTCGATCGAGTCGGGGACGGTCGACGCGTCGGACAACGGCACCGTCGCGAGCGGGACATACCTCAGGGTGGGATGGCTTCGCATGGCTGGTGCGCTCGGCTTCACGGCCCATTTCAGCGGGACGGTCGTAAGCCTGGGCTACACGCGGAGCGATGCGGACGCCGCGAACTTCGCCGTGACCGCGGACGGCGTGACGATCGCCACGGTCGCGTCGGCCGCCGTCTCCGGCTACAGCACGACCCTGAACGCGGACTTCGATCAGGGGGACGTCCTGGGAATTCGTAACGACGGGGCCAACGCGATGAAGGATCCGATCGTGTGGATCCGCGTGAAGTGGAGGATTTGATGGCGATTCCCGTCATTCAACTAGACAATCAGACGGATTCCCCGATCGTGCTCGTGCAGCTCGGGGTCACGGTGCCCGCGAGCGGAAGCATCGCGATCACGGGACAGGACGGGAACGTCTATGTCAGCGAGGTACGGGACGATCGCGAGCTGTATGCCGAGGTCGATGCGGGCCACATCACGCTGACGGTCGACGGGGTGGCGCTGACGACGGAACAGTCGAAGGCTTACCTCAATCCCGCTGCTCCCAAACGTGAGGTGAAGGTCAACGTCGCGACCTCCGATCCCACGGTGGACGACGACGATACCGCGGGGTACATCGAGGGTTCTCACTGGATCAATACGTCGGCGCGGAAGGACTGGGTTCTCGTCGATCCGGGTACGGGGGCGGCGGTCTGGAGAAACGTCTCCAACCCGAGCTACCATAACGTTGTCACGGTAGGCATCTCAGGTAGCGACGTCGATTTTACCACCATCAAGGATGCCGTCGACTACGTGGTGGCCCAAGGTGCCAGCGGCTCCAACCCATGGTTCGTCTGGGTGACGCCGGGATCCTACGTCGAGGTGAACCCGATCACCGTCCCGGCGGGTGTGTTGGTATCTTCGTTCCACCCCACGCAGGTCCCGGACGTTATGGTTTCGCCCGTGACCGCTACCGACTATCTGTTCGTGTTGTCGGGAGGATCCCTCTTCGGACTTCACATGTCCGGGGTGACCGACGCGACGCGAGCTTGTGTGACAGTTACCGCGCAGTCGGAGATTGGAATCTGTTCGTTCAGCAATTGTTCGGTTGGGTTGCTCGTGGGAAGTGGAGTGCCGTGTCTTGCTGCGAATCTCACGATCTCCATCGTAGCACCAGGCGTTCCAATCACGAATGCCGCCGTCAAGGTCGACGGGGGCCTTCTGTTGAGCGAGAACATGGTGATACAGGTTCCACCGGACATTCTGCCAGCCTACAGCGTAAACCCCGTTCAGGTGGGTCTTCGGGTCGAGAACGGGGGCGCGGTGACGCAGACCGGGGGGGCCTACGCCATCGCCGCGAAGGACACGACCCAGGTATCCGTCCAGGCTGACTCTGGTTCCCGCGTCGCCCTCACCAGCATCGTGTTCAAGGACTCCGAGACGGCTGTTCAGGTGGGCGCCGGAGGAAGCGGCACCGTCGTTCACTGTTCGGGTAGCAGCTTTCGCGACAACACAGTGAACTTCGATGTGCTGTCGTCTACTGCGAAGGTATTCGTGGGTGTGTCGGTGGACTCCATCAAGCGATCAGTTGTCGCAGGAGCGACCTTCAGCGGGTTTGTCCAGGAGGACGAGGTTGACAGCACGACGTTCCTCGGTGGCGTTCTCTACGAGTACCCCTCCGGCAAAGAGGCAAATTTCGGGTTGTTCTTCCACGACCAGCAGTCCAGCGGACTCGTCAGCGGGGGCGTCGTCACGGACGCGGGGGGTCTGACCGTAGACGTCTCTGCTGGGACCGGATGGATTCAGCGCAATCTGAGCAACGACGACGCCTTCAACGTGTCGTGGGACGCGGCGTCCGGCATGTCTCTCACGGCCTCGGCCACGAACTACGTCTTCTACAACGGCAACACGGATGCCCTGGTCGTCTCCACCTCCCCTCCCGGAGACGAGAGCATTGGCCTGGCCGCGGTCGTCACTGATGGAAGCGGGATCCGCTACAACCATCTCTACACGAATCGCGTGGACTCCCCCGACTACCGCCTCCACGAGTACCTCGTCAGCACGCAGAAGATCCGGCACAGGAGTGGCCTGGCGACCTCCGTCGGCACGACGAACCGGAACGTCGATGTCGGTTCCGGCATGTACTACCGCGCGCTCACGACGATCTCCTATGCCGGGGCCGCCGACGCGACGTTCTCGTACTTCTACGGGACCAACGGAGCGAACGAGATCTCCGGCCAGACCCTCGTGGACATCACGCAGTACGACGACTCGGGGACCCTGACGGCGATGACGGCCGGATACTTCCGGTCGGACACGGTGATCCTCACGTCGGACGGTCGCGTCAACGTCATCTACGGCACGGAGGAGTTCGACATTCAGACGGGAGCCGAGGAGACGGCGACCGTTCCCACGACCCCGACCTTCATGGGGCACTCGGGCTTCCGAATCGCGCGCCTGATCGTCGAGCAGGGAAACGGAATTGTCTCCGTCGTGGACGAGCGCACGCCGACCGGAACGGGAGCCGGAGGCACCGGAATCACCGTCCACGGCCTGTTGTCTGGCCTCGACGCCGACGACCACCAGCAGTACCTGCTCGTGGACGGATCCAGGGCCATGTCGGGCAGCCTCGACGTGGGAGGAAGCAGCGTCACCAACGTCAACCTCGTGGACGGCGTCGACGTCTCCAATCACAGCAGCCGCCACGACCCGGGAGGTGTGGATGCGCTGACCACGGCCGCCCCCTCGGCGGGGGCCGTCCAGGTCGGGAACACGGCCGCCGAGGGATCGGCCGCGAGTTACGCGAGGAGCGACCACGTCCACACGGTGACGCCCGGCAATCCGGTCGCCATCACGGACTCGACCAGCGCCCAGGGAACGGCCTCGACCTTCTCTCGCAGCGACCACCAGCACGCGCACGGGAATCGCGGCGGCGGCTTTCTGCACGCGCTTGTCACGACGAGCGTGGCCGGCTTCATGAGCGCGGCGGACAAGACGAAGCTCGACGGGATGACCGGAAACAGCGCGAGCCACGGTTCGACGTTCGTCTCGGGAGACGCCTCCACGTCCTCGATCACGTTCGTGGACGGCCTCGCCGGATCTACCGTGAGCCCGCCCGTGAGCGGGACTTACGTCGTGCTCCTCAATGCCAACGCCGTTTCGAGCACGGGCAGTACCGAGATGGCCTTCGGGATTTCCAAAAACAGTCTGACCGACTGCATCTCGGACTCCATTCGACGCGCGCAGGGCAACGGCGGAGACAACATCCCGATATCGACGCACACAGTCCTGACCGGGCTGGTGACAGGAGATCTGATTCGCGTGCTCTTCCGAGTGAGCGACGGTTCGGGTTCCGTAATACTACGGGATCGCCGAGTGACGATGATGCGGGTGAGCTGATGGCACAGACGTACACATACTCGATCTCGACGGACTTCCCGAACCAAAAGGTCGCGGCGGACTCGCTCACGAAGGAGATCGAGGGTTCCGACATCTCCTCGGCCACGCTCGACCACATCGACGTGGCTGTCTCGGCGCCCGACAACTGCGACATCGTGTTCGACGCGGCGCTGTCGGCCCCCGACGTCACGATCCTCGACGGCATCGTGGCCGCGCACCAGGGCGATCCGCTGCCCCAGTTTGTCCAGCTTGACGCGGCCGCTGTCACGTTCAAGATCGTTGGCTTCTCCGGGAACACGGTCCCGATATTCACGATCGAGCAGAAGAACGAGGCCGGAGAGTTCGCGTACATGAAGAACGCCTTCGGAGAGCATGTCTTCCGGTTTCGGCAGTCGGTGACGGGTCAGCCGAATTTCTCGATCTACGACGCGTCCGGAGTGCAGAAGATACAGCTTCGTCCCGACAGCGACAGCTTCATCATCAGCGATGCAGGCTTCGGCGTCGGGACCTCGGCTCCGAACCCGAATTACGGGATCGACGTGACGGGGAACGTGAACGCGACGGCCGGCTACCTGGTGGGAGGTACCGTCGTCGTCAACTCGACTCGTGGTCTCACCAACGTGAAGACGGCGGACTTCGGTTCGGAATACGCCAACGGTTCCCAGAGCGGTCCGAGTTACACGCTGGACTGGGCGAACGGGCAGAAGCAGGCGATCACCCTCGCGGGAAACATCACGTCGTTGACTATCACGGCGCCTCCGGGGGTCGGGAACTTCCTGCTCCGCATCCTCCAGGACGCGACCGGGGGACGGACGATCACGTGGCCCGGCTCGGTGAAGTGGGCCGGGGGCGCGGCACCGACTCTTTCTGTGGGAGCCAACGCAGTTGACATCGTGACCTTCTACTACAACGGCACCAACTACTTCGGGGTCGCGTCCCTGAACTTCGCGTAGGAGTGATCAGCCATGAGTCTCCAGCAGCAGCTCAACGTTTCCCAAGATACAACCTTTCAAGGTCGAGTTCGTATGAGCGCGTTCCGTGCTGCCGATGCGGTTGTGGCAGAGGACCGGCAGACGCTCGGATATGGCGAGGCAAAAGCCACAAAGCGCCATCTACTCGGCGTGACGGTTCTGTCAGGAAATCACACTATCCTTGTCTCGTTCTACAGTTCGGTAGCAGCGCAAATTGGTGACGTGGATGACCAGGCCGACCTTACAGATGTTCAGATTGATACCGCCGTGGATGCGGTTTGGGACGACATCGCGGGGGTGACGTACGAGGAGAATCAGTGATCGTTGGACTAGGACTACTGACCCGAGCAACGAGAGAAAGAGAGAGAGAGAGAGAGAGAGAGGAAACCATGGCAGCAGATAGTCAAGTATATGCGGTGCTTATCAACCCCGCCGGAAACCTGATCCAGCGGAGCGTGAGTTTCAACCCGACCAACGGAAGCGCGAACGTGGAGGCGCTCGTCAAATCCGCCCTGCAGGTCGTCGCCGTGTTCGTGAAACGCGACATCAACGGAGACCAGGGCGGTCCCTTCTGGGACGAGTACAGCGGCAACGACCAGTACTGCGTCGCGGAGGCATACGACGGCATCCAGATGAAGGTGCGCGACGTGAAGGGACCGGGTACTCAGCCGAGTGTCAGGGTCAAGAGCTACTTCAACGACCTGACAAACCCCACCGGCTTCACGTACCTGGATGCGGTGTTCCATGAGTCCGTCATGGGAGCCGGATCCAATTGGATCGTCTTCGATGCGGGAGAGGGGTCTCTGTATGAACAGAAGCTCGCCGAGGCCCGGACCTTGGTAGGGTATCCTGGCGCGTAGATGCGCATCCTGTACCAGCCCACTCAGGCGAGTCCAACCGGATGGAAGGAGGTCGACTCCTCCGGGTGGGCTGGTCTCGATCCGTTCACGTGCCACGCCCTGTGTGTTCAGGGCGTCGTCCTCGACGGCGCCGACCACTACTCGGTCGAGCCCGTCATGACCGGGATCGTACGGGTTGTTCTTTGGAATGATGATTTAGATGACTGGCCTGTGGGCCAACGATGGGCACGCGAAGTCTATTTCCATCATCTCGCTCCCGACTCGGACCCGCGACTCGGCGGCGCGATCAACACGAATCAGACCCACGTCATCTACGCCGAAAGCGCCATTAAAGGTGCCCTAGAGGCCGCGTACGGCGAGAATCCGAAAGTCGTCGTCAGGGACTGGGCGGACTTCGATCCGAGGCGTGCGAATCCAATGCACGGGCTATGGGTTGCGGACGCCGCACATGCCGGGCACCAGAAACAACAAGCAGTTCATGGGTGGAGAACCTGGACGGAGGGTCTTGATCCGGCCGAGCTGGATGCTCAGGGTCGCGTGAGAGTTCAGCGTGCCGTGGGACGCTATGAGGCCGCGAAGGGAACGCGGACGTACTACCACAATGCAGTGGCGCTTTCGATTCCAGTTTATGCGGCCAACTATGAGAATGAGTTAGGACTGGCGGAAGCGGGGGCTGCGAATCAGACCACTTCCGTAAGTCATCAGGGTGCCTTTGCTTGGGCTGCGGCAACTCCGGTTGGCGAACCCGCTTCGGCAGCCTGGCCTACCTCCGGTACATATCGGTGTCAGATTGATTGTGTGGCGGCCGGTGTTGACCTGACGTTTGGTCTTCTGAATCAAGGCGGTTACATGGGAGGATTCACCCGGCTCAGCGGCGCTCTCGATACGGAACTCCAGCTCATCGCGCAAAGTCAATCTGCTTTTTCTGGAAGCGGTCTGCATCTGGCGTCGATTACTAACCCCGCATGGACCGCCGGGGCTAGTTCTGACCACTTCGCGATCAAGATCGCGGCGACTCGTCCTATCGGACATGGCAGTCAGACGATGACTCTCCAGCTCGGCGAGATGGACGACTTTGTAGATGGTCCGTGGTTCGCGGGGGCACCCATGAGAAACGCCGTCTTCTTCGGCACCCACTTCTGATTTTCATGAAGAAAAGGTTCCATCAACCCGTGACGGCGCTCGGTAGTGCGCCTATGTTTCACTATGGTTGGTCTCACGTGACCTGAAAGGGCAGTCGACCGCGATGGCACGCCGCGAACCCCAGACGAAACCTCTCCTGCAGGGGGACCTCACCCCTCGCATGACGGACGGGACGGACCTGCGGAACGACAACGCGGGCGACTACCAGAAGCAGGCCCGGAGCCTCGTGATCCGGTATCTCGAGAGCCTCCCGGCCGAGGCCACGGTGGACGTCGCGACGATGGCGCGGGACATCGAGCGGCACTATCCTTTCCACGGAGAGGGAGAGGGCTTCTTCAACAAGATCGTGAACGGCCTCGCGAAGGAGGGCTGGGTCAAGAAGGAGGGCAGTCAGGTCCACCTCCACAAGATCGCCCGCGTGACGCGCCGGTTCCTCTTGGCGAGCTGCGAGAAGTCCCGATAGCGCCTCTATAGCAGATCCTCTGTAGGAGTTCTGCGTCCAGATGCCCTCTAGCTCGACCATCGCGACGAAGGAAGGCGCCATGAGGTTCTTCGACATTGCGCTGAAAGTCCTCTCGATGCTCGTGATCCCGGTCATCATCTGGGCCGTGAAGCTCGAGGTGAAGAACGCGATCCAGGACGAGAGGATCGTCGAACTTCAGGAGGACCTGGACAAGCTGTCCGACGTGACGAACGTGGTCCAGGCGAACTCCCTCGCGCTGGTCCGGCTCGAGGGAAAGCTCGACAACGTCGACGAGAAGATCAGTGAGGTCAAGACGCTGCTTCGCGACCGCGGTCAGTAGCCTCCTTCTGCTCGCGATTGCCTGCGAGGGCGCCGAACCGAGGGACGCCACGGTCCCGGCTCGCGCGGCGGGCGGGGGCGAGGTCGAGCACAAGGAACCGCCTCCACCTCCGGTGCCCGGAGCTCCGCCGTCCGAGGCTCCCGAGCAGACCGGAGTCGAGGACGATCCTCCGCCCGAAAACGCGGATCCTGGCTCGCCGCCGGAGGACGGTGTCTCTAAGACCAAGCGGCCCGAGCGAGGGAGGGACGGCTGCCGCCTGGGCGAGATGCGATTCGAGGGCGAGTGCTGGTCGAAGAAGTACGTGAAGATGCTGCTCAAGCGGCGCGAGCAGGAGGCCCTGGAGAAGGTCCAGAAGGCGCGGGACGTCGCCGACGCCGCGCAGGGAGCCCGCGACCTGCTCGAGCAGAAGACGGTCCAGATGGATAAGGTCGAGGACGACCTGGACGAGATCCTCGACGAGTTCAGGCGCCAGCAGGAGGAAGAGAAGAACAAGAAGGAGGAGGGCCCCTGACGGTTTTCACGAAGGGATTTTCGCCGGTCGGTAGAGTTCCGGCGTGTCAGAGACCGAGATGAACACCCCACCCGAGACACCACCAAGCGACGACGGCGCCGCGACGCCGCCCGAGGATCCAGACGTGATCGGCAAGGTCACGCCCGAGGAGCAGGCGGCCATGATGGCGATTCGCGGCGAGCAGCAGCAGCTCATGCTGAAGATCGGAGAGCAGGAGTTCCTGAAGACGCGCATCCTCGCGCGACTGGACGAGCTCGAGCGCAAGCAGCAGGAGTTCGTCAACGGAATCTCGCAGCGCCTCGGCATCAAGGAGGGGCAGCAGTGGGTCGCCGTCGCCGACGGGACCATCCGGCTGGTCAAGCGCGGCGAGCCGGTCCAGACTCAGGAGGGAGCAGGACCACCCTCAGGATAGGTGTCCATGACGTGCGTGAACAGCGGCAAGGAACCGTGGGCCAGCAAGGCTAATCCCCTGGAGCCGGCCTCGTGCGACGACGGTGACACGCCGCCCGACACGCCGCCGTGTCCCGATCCGTCGCCCAGTCCGGGTCCCTTCGGACCGGGCTGCGTGGGTTGGGAAGTTGGTCCCAACGAGTGCCCGGTTCCGCCGACCAACGTCCAGGTCGTGAGCCCGCTGTTCGCGGGAACCCTCGACGTCCGGTGGGATGATCCCGCGATCCTGGCCAAGAACGGCAAGTTCAACGTGGTCGGGGTGAACGTCTACCGGAGCGACTCCTCCGAGCGAGGTCCCTACGCGCGCCTGAACAGGACGCCCGTCGGGGGCCTGTTCTACCGAGACTTCACGGACAACGTCCTGGTCGAGGACGAGGTGGTCGACTGGGACACGAGCTGGCTCTCGAGGGGGGAACAGTCGAACGACCGCAAGTGGGTCTTCAGGACTAGCCGCTACCCCATCGTGAAGAAGTCGGGGCAGGCCATCGCGGCCGACAGCCCGATGGACGTGCGCCTCGTGATCGACGGGCAGATCGTTCCGGTCCAGGCCGTGTTCGGACCGACGGGAGAGGTGACGCTCATCAACGTGCGGGGCTACAACTTCGCCACGGAGCGCTGGATCGAGCCGACCCTGCCGACGGGGCCCGAGACGGCGGTGTCGCTCAGCTACTGCTACAACGCCAACGCGATCCGCACGAGCCTGGACAGGAAGATCTGGTATCGGGTCACGACGGTCGCCGCCGATCCGAGCTCTCCGACGGGCTTCCGCGAGACGCCGCTCGACTTCGCCGAGCCCGCGACGCACAGGGCGGTCGAGTCCCTAGACTACATGTGGCGAGAGGCGATCAGGCGCAACAACTGGGTGCTCGAGCAGGGCGGCGAGCGCGTCAAGATCTTCGTCAAGAAGACCTCGGGCGAGCAGTGCTTCTGCGGGCGCGACCCGCGGGCCATGGAATACGCGCAGCACCCGAGCGCGCGCTGCGAGACCTGCTTCCCGCTTGGCACCGAGGTCATGATGGGAGACTTTACCCGCAAACCCATTGAGGAGGTGCAAGTCGGAGACGAAGTTCTGACCCACGCAGGTAAAGTCCGCCGCGTCTACGAGACGATGAGCCGTCCGGTTCGAGAGTGCCTCATCGACATCCAAGCGACCCACGGTGTGGGGTTCTCTCCGACCGGGAATCATCCGGTGCTCATTGTCAGACGTGAGGACGCGCGCTGCGTCAGGAACAAGAGGAGCTTGTGCACGGGGCCGGAGAGCAAAGTCATCTGCACCCGCAAGTCTTGGGCGGATCCTTGCCAACGAGACGTGCAGCAACATGCCCAGTGGGTGAGGGCTGACGAGGTCCGCGAAGGAGACTATCTCGTGTTCTGCCTGCCGAGCGACGAACTTTTCACGAACGGGATGAGTCGTGACCGGCTGCGTGTGCTCGGGTACTACGCGGCCGAAGGAAACACGGCCAAGAAGCAGCGCAAGGATGATGGGTCGACGACCCCGGACGACAAGACGACCGTCTTCGGATTCCACGTTGATGAGATTCCGTCGTTCGTGACCGAGCTTCAAGAATGTTTGCGGGATGAGTACGGGGCCTCCTCTTCTGTTCAGCCGTGCAGCAACACCGAGAACGGCTGCGCCTTGGTCGTGAGTCGTCAGGCCGTGGCTAAGGACATATTGGCTCACGTTGGGAAGTACAGTGTGGCCAAGCGACTCAGCCGAAATCTCGCGTGGCAGCGTCCAGAGATGGCGCGCGAGTTCCTGGGCGCCTATTTCAACGGGGATGGCTGGCAGTGTCTGAACGAGTCCAGGACGCACCTTGGAGTGAGTAGCGCTTCGTACGCCATGGCGCGGCAGGTGGAGGTCATGCTTCTCCGACAAGGAATAGTTCCGAGGTTCGACTCTCGGTATCGCACGGGGGTTGCGAATCCGGGCCGTCCGGGCACGCACGAGACGACGGAGCACACGGTGGCTGTTCGCAAGACAGACATGCACGTGCTTGCCAGTACGATGCAGAAGATGACCGACGTGCCTTCGGAGAGGCGCCGAGGAGGATGGGCTGTCAGTGCAGGTCGTCTCGTTCTCTATCCCGTCCGCAGCGTTCGTCACATCCCGTACGAGGGCTCCGTCTACAATCTTGAAGTCGAGGAGGACCATTCCTACGTGGCCAACGGGGCGGTTGCCCACAACTGTTTTGGAACGGGTTTTATCGGTGGGTTTGAAGGGCCCTACGACGCCATCGTCGCCCCCGACGACGCCGACCGTGCCGTGCGCCAGACGCCGAACGGGCGCTACCTCGAACACATGCAGGACGTGTGGACGGGCCCGAGCCCGATGCTCACGCAGAGAGACTTCATCGTCAAGCAGACGAACGAGCGCTACAGCATCGGTCCCGTGCGGAAGCCGAGCAACCGGGGCAACGTCCTCCAGCAGCACTTCCAGATCCGGTACCTCGACGAGCAGGACATCCGGTACAGGGTGCCCCTGTTCGACACCACCGAGCTGTGCTGGCCCGAGACCCGCGAGCGTCCGGCCGTCCTGCAGCGGGGCGCGTGGGAGACGGAGTATCCGCCCGAGGGTCCGCACCCCGTGGGCGCCGACTACCAGCAGACTCCGATGGAGACCGAGAAGGAGAACGTCCCTGACGAGCGCGAGCAGAGAGGCCGGACGCCGGTCTGGTCCAACATATCGTACTGATCCGAGGACCTGATCGATGCTCGGGATCAAGATCAGGACGACGCGCGGCAAGACCTGGACGAACGTCGCGTCGGAGGACTTCATCACGCGGAAGTTCCTGCAGAAGGTCGGCAGGCTCTTCGTGAAGTCCATCGTGTACGAGGCCCGCAAGGACTTCGCCAAGCAGGGGGGCTCGCGGACGCCGACGGGACAACCCGAGGGGATTCCGGCCGACGAGGCTTTCTACAAGTCGTTCAAGTTCAGGACCACGGAGAAGACCGTCGAGATCTACTGCTCGTGGCCCCAGATCGAGCAGATCACCGAGGGCAGGCGCCCGTACCCGATGGACTGGCTCACGCAGCAGGCCGGGATCTCCCGCGTGCCCATGAAGGGCCCGGGCGGTACAGTGCTGATCAAGACTACCCCCGCCAGCTCCGAGGACGCCTGGATCCATCCGGGCTTCCGCAAGAACAACTTCCTTCGTCGGGGGTATGAGCGGGCACGGCGCGAGATGGACACGATGCTCCAGCAGCAGATAGTCGAGACCCTGAAGAAGCTGCCCCTTGCATGATCGAGGCCCACATCATCTGCTGTCGGAAGTGCGAGATCCGAGACCTCGGGCTCACGATGCTGCCCGGTCAGGAGCAGTGGGTCTCGGAGGTCGTCGCGGGGAACTCCGAGGACCTCCGCGCGGAGCAGCGCAAGGGGAACGTCCGCGTCTACCGGAGGACGCGGCCCGTGAATAGGGAGCCGAAGCGTCCTCCCCCTCCGTTCGTCGTGCGCTCTCGACCCCAGGTTCGGGAGCGCGAGGAGCCTAGGGTCATCCAGAAGGTCATCGAGAAGGTCGTGGAGGTCGTCGAGACCAAGGTCGACACCGAGGAGGTCGCGCGCCAGGTGCGAGGAGCCCTGCTGGGGGACATGAGGGAGATAATCGCGGAGGAGATGAGCAGGCTGCTCGAGGCCCAGGCGACGCCCCAAAGGGCCCAGGCGACGCCCCCGACGGTCGACGCGGCCGCCCTGGAAAGCGCCCTGGAGGCGGTCTTGGGGCGCCTGGCGGGTGCTGTGGCGCTTCCGGTCGCTCGGACGGCTCCTCCGTCTCCCGACAGGCCCCTCTACCTGCCCGAGAACCTGGTCGACAAGGACGCCAAGGTCAGGATCAGGGTGAGCGAGCGTGCTCAGGACGAGGGCGCCGACCTCGACGACGCCGCCGACGCGCTCCGAAAGTTCAAGAAGCGCCACGCGGGTAAAACGAAGGAGAGCGAGGAGAGCTGAGACGATGACCGAACGTGAAACTCCGATCCACGGCGTCGGGCTAGATTGCGGGACCATGAACCTCGTCGCGGCCAGGCGGAGCAAGGAGGGCGTCGTGACGACCCGCATCAGGGACGCCTTCCTCGACCTCCCCCGGGAGCACAAGAAGATGCTCCGGCTCTCCAACGTGAACTACGTCGAGAAGGGGGAGGACCTGGTAATCGTCGGGGACGCCGCCTACGAGATGGCCAACGTCCTCGGAAAGGAGGTGAGGCGTCCGCTGCATTCCGGGGTCGTCTCTCCACAGGAGATGGAGGCCCTCGAGATCCTCGCCATCCTGATCCGACACGTCCTCAAGGAACCGGTCCAGGAGGATGAGATCTGCTACTTCTCCGTCCCTGCTCCTCCCGTGGATCAGCCGGGGAGGGACGTGATCTACCACCGCGGCATCCTGGAACGCATCATCACGGAGTGCGGCTACCAGGCTCACGCCTCGAGCGAGGCGCTGGCCATCATCTACTCCGAGTGCGCACAGGACCAGTTCAGCGGCATCGGCATCTCCTTCGGCAGCGGCCTGTCGAACGTCACGCTCGCCATCAACACGGTCGAGGGGCTCAGCTTCTCGGTCGCCAGGGCGGGCGACTGGCTCGATCGCGGCGCGGCCAGCAGCACGGACCTCACGCGGGCTCGGATGTGCACTCTCAAGGAGAAGGGCCTCAACCTGATGCAACCCGGAGGACGCGAGGAGGAGGCGCTGTGCGTCTACTACAAGTCCCTCGTCGAGTACGTGCTCGACCACATCGCGAGCGAGTTCGACAAGATCAAGGGTCGCTTCGCGCTGCCCCACCCGATCCCCATCGTGGTCTCGGGAGGCACGAGCAAGGCCGGGGGTTTCCTCGAGTTCTTCACGCGGGTCTTCGAGGAGAAGCGCCGGAAGTTCCCCATCGAGGTCAGCGAGGTCCGGGCCGCGAAGGAGCCGCTCGACGCCGTCGCCAGGGGGCTGCTCGTCCAGGCCCTCCAGGAATATGAGTAGGTCCGACGGCCTGTCGCTCTGGACGGGGACGAGGACCGACCTGTCGTGCGTCCCCGAGCGGCTCGAGGAGTACCAGCCCGTCGTCAGCTTCAGCGGCGGCAAGGACTCGGTCGCGACCACCCTCGCGCTGCGAGAGCACGAGATCGAGGCGCGGCACGTCTTCGCCGACACGGGCTGGGAGTCCGAGCAGACCACCGACTACGTCCGGGAGATCGGCCAGAAGCTCGGCATCCCGATAGAGGTCGTCGAGACGACGCCGCCCGAGCTCGAGCCGTGGGTCGAGGAGCTCGTCGCCGAGGCCGAGAAGCGCCTCGGTCGAAGGTTCGGCGCGCTCCCGAGGGGGATGCTGCACCGGGGAGGGACGCCGCTGAGGATCGGCCGGTGGTGCACCATCGAGTACAAGCTGCGCCCTATCAAGGCGTACCACGAACGCGTGAGCGACGAGACGGGACTAGACGTGGTCAACGTCGTGGGCGTCCGGGCCGAGGAGAGCCTGTCTAGGGCCCGGAGGGAGACGTGGTACCTCGACCGGCAGTGGGACGGCTACATGTGGCTGCCCATCCACCACTGGCGCACGGACGACGTCCTCCGCATCCACCAGAGGCACGGCATTCCCGTCAATCCCCTCTACAGGAAGGGCCACGACCGCGTCGGCTGCTACCCGTGCATCCTCGCGCGGAAGGACGAGATCCGCCTCATCGCTCAGCTTGAGCCCGGGCGCATCGAGATGGTGCGCGAGCTCGAGCAGCTGTTCGAGAAGATCAGGACGCGCCGTAACAGGGAGCGGCCTGGGCGCTACGGCAAGGAGGATCCCGGTTTCTTCGAGGCCGTGATCGAGCGCGGCAACTCCACGGTCCCCGCGAAGATCGACGACGTGGTGGACTGGGCGCGTACGGGACACGGCCGCAGGGTGAGGCTCACCGAGGTCCCGCCGGGCGGCGGCTGCTTCCGGTGGGGACTGTGCGAGACGGTGGAGAGGCCCGACGATTCCGACCGGGAGTCCATCGCTGCCGTCCTGAACGAGGCCCTGGGCACCTCGAGCGAATGATTCTCCTATCGGGCGCCCCTCGGTAGGATCTTGATCAGGAGGCCCCGCGCTGTGACCCTCGAGGAACGCGTCCGCGCCGTCAAGGCGAAGTTTGAAGAAGCGGCCGACGAGCTGCTCGCACTCGTCTCCGAGAGTCCGAGCCAGGTCTCGGACATCATGCGGATCGCGCGGCCGAGCACGGAGGACGGGCCCTCCTTCTCGGTCAGCAGCGAGCTCGTGGAGCGGCTGCAAGTGGAGGGCCACCCTCCCAGCGAGGACCGTCTCTCGCTTCCGTGGGAGGGTCGCTTTCTCCAGGTCTCGTCTCGCAGCGTCCGACACGAGAAGGAGCCCGTAGACGTCCTCATCCCGGAGGGAGAGGTCTTCGTCCTGGTCAACGTCTGGCCCGAGAACCCGGCGCGCACCCAGGCGTTTCGCGAGCTGAACGCGGGAGCCGGGGGGCCCGAGGAGATTCAGCGGCGTCTGGCCGAGATCAGCGAGGCTGAAGAGGCTGGTCCATGTACTACTTCCTGACGGGTCAGCTCCAGCGCAAGTTCATCCACGAGCTTCGGCGCTACTGGCGGTACCACCCCAAGTACTCGGACATCGTCGAGCACATTCAGGGGAAGTACTCGCACCGGGAGCGGCCGCAGTACGGCATCGTCCTGAAGAACAGTTCGGGCAACCAGGTTCAGCTGGCGGCGGACAACTTCCAGGGGTACGTCCACTCCTACGTCTACCTGGCGCACGTGGAGGGGAGACCGAACCTGTCCGTGGAGTGGGTGCGCGAGGACATGATCGCCATCCAGGACAACGGCGGCATGTTCCCGTCGCCTCCCGGCATCTACTACCTCGACTTCTGCGACGCGAACGGGAACCCCACGGACGAGACGTTCTACGTCGACCCGCTCCTCGACGTGATCGACGAGACCGTCCTCAAGATCAACGACACCCAGTACCAGCTCGAGGAGGGCAAGTTCCTCGCCGGAACGCTCAGACTCTACCGGATGCCGGGCAACATCAGGCTCTACGACGGCACGAACTACACGGCCGTCCCGGAGACGGGTGTCGTCACGCTGATCGACACCCTGACCGACGACGAGTTCCTCTCGGCCGACTACCGCTGTCCCGCCGAGAGCACGGGACCATGGGTCGTGCGGGAGGAGTACGCCCTGCGCGAGCCCATCCCGGGCTGCGTCCTGGCCTTCGGACGCCGCGTCACTCCCGGCGACCGGCTCGCCGTGGTCGTCCAGCAGAGGCGCACCATCGCCGCCCTCGAGTACGGGGGGCGCTGGGACCTCTCGCTCGACGTGGACGTCATCGCCCGGGACCCGGACTCGCAACGTGAAATTCTCGATCAGACCTCCCTGTACCTCTGGTCTACGGCGCGGCCGAGGCTCTCGAGCCAGGGCATCGAGATCTCGGCCGTGACCATGGGAGGCGAGACCGAGGAGACCTACGATGACGTGGCGGACGACTGGTTCTACAATGCCAGCTTCAGCATCCAGGTCCAGACCGACTGGATGATCCACGTTCCGCTCGGCATCTGCATCCGGGCCATCGAGCCCGGCAGCGGGGAGGCCATCGTGCCCGGAACTGCTCCCCTCGTGGCCCCGTTCGTCGAGCAGATCGCGGGCCTAACGGACGAGCAGATCGCCCAGATCCAGGCCAACTTCCGCAAGATGGCCGACCTCGGATTGCGGGCTCCATGGGATCCGTGGTTCGTGGGCAAGGAGGGCCACCCGGGCGTCTACGGCACGGGTCCGATGCTCCGTTAATGGGCCTATGTAGGTCCCGATATAGACGGAGCACGCGCGCTTGCCGATTTTCCAGTATCAGTGCCCGAGCTGCGCCCTGCGGTTCGGATCCATGCAGCCTCGGGAGGGGGTGCGCGACTCCCTTCCCTGCAGGCGCTGCGGCAGACCTGCGACTCGGCAGCTCAGCGCGTCGAAGTTCAAGTTCGGCCACCGACCCGACGGGCCTCGCCCCCAGAACACGGGCGCGAGCTCGGTCGACCACGACGTGGACGTGATCATCGGCCGGAGCGCGAAGCAGAACCTCCGCGAGTTCCAGAAACGCCAGGACCACAAGCGTCGCGTGATCGCCGCCAACGGCACCGCGGGCGACAACCTCAGTCGGCTCGACGACGGCGACTACTTCGTCATGACCGAGCAGCAGAGGATCGCGGCGAAGAAGGCGCGCCTCTACAACCAGGAGGCGATGAGACGGATCGTCGAGTACCGAAAGGAGCGACGCGCGTACGGCGGCCAGCCCGAACGCGTCCTCACCAGCGTCCACGAGATTCCCGACGAGGCTGCTTCCTGAGGAAGCGGTCGCGAACCCCGGCCTCCCTCGGGAGGACCCAGACGAACAGACAGACGGATCAGATGGAGACGAATCCCGCCTAGCGGACGAGACAGACTCCCCTCCCTCGGGAGGCGGTCAGACGGAAACCGACGGAACGAATGCGGACCTGAACGCGATGTGAATGTCAGCCCGCGCTGAGCGGGCAAACCGCGACTGCAACCAGGGCCTCGAGCTCCACAGGAGTTGTGCGCCCTGAAGGCTCGGAGAGGCTACCTCTCGTTGACTCTTTCCATTCAGACATCCCCTGCGACCTGGCAGGGCGCCGCTGATCGCGGCATCGGACTCGTGATGGCTCGAGCCCGACGTTCGGTGACGAGCGGGCGAGCCGTCCGTACAGGTTCCACGTTCACCAGAGACAACCGGGTTCCGCAGGAGCCCGCAAGGGGTTGAAACCATGGCAAATTTCCCTGGGACCATCTACGCGCCTCCTGGCGTCTACACCCGCACCAGGTTCCAGAGCCCCGTCTCTGGCGTCCTGGCGGGCGTTCGCATCCCCGTCTTCATCGGCACCGGCAACGAGCTGCTTCAGCAGCAGGACCTCGAGGTCATTCGTGGCTCTAGCAGCTCGGTCGATCAGCAGGTCCCGCAGGAGGACGAGACCGGTCGTGCCGTCGTGAGCATCTCCGATACGGGTCAGGTGACCCTCGGGGACTTCAACGGCGCGCGACAGCGCATCCAGGTCCGCAACTTCCCGATCACGAACGGAGACGGAAGCGGGACCACCGCCACGGACCCGAGTTCCATCCTCGTGACCATCAACGGCAGGCCCGACGTGGTCCTGAGCGTGGCTCGCGCCGACATCGGCGTCATCGAGATCAGCACGGCGCCCGACCTGAACGACGACGTGCGGGTGACGTACTTCTTCAAGCGGCACGACACGCAGATGACGGACAACGTGTCGGACCAGGTGACTCCCGAGTCGGCCATCCTCGAGGGCGCCATCGGCAACCTCTTCGAGTTCACCTCGGACGACAACGTGTTCACCGTCACGGTGGACGACGACCAGAACCAGGTCGTGACGGCCACCTTCCCGACGGGGAGCGTCTCGGCCTCGACGGTCGTCTCGCTGATCAACGGCGCCGCGGCGGGAACGTCGCTCATCGCGTCGGAGTACACGAACAACTTCGGCCTCACGGCCGTTCGCCTCGTGGCGGACCGCAACCTCCTCATCGGGAGCGGTTCGGCCAACGTCGTCCTCGGCTTCACGCAGGGCCAGGCGACGAGCCGCAACAAGAACTTCGTGACGTTCAACGGTCCCATCGTGGACGGGACGAACGGGGGCATCACGACGACAGACACGTCCAAGGTCACGGTCCGCGTGAACGGGACCCAGGTCATCCCGACCGAGCTCGACGGACGCAACCGCACCGTGACGCTGCCCTTCGCGCCGGCCGCCGGCGATCTCGTCACGATTCAGTACTACTTCAACACGTGGCAGGACACCTTCGACTACCTGGCCAACATCAACGTGACGGAGGTCCTCCGCTGCGGGATCGTGCCGGGCAACAACGACTTCATCGAGCAGGCGGACTTCGTCCTGAAGGACGACCTGATCGTGTGGGGGAGCGCTTTCCTGGTGAGCGCCGGCGTGACGAGCGTCGGGGCCCCGGCCTTCGGGCCGACGCAGATCAGCGGCCTTCTGGTCGACAACCGCTGGTTCCTGTCCGAGACGACCGTCGTCGTGGACGACACGGTCTCCCCGCCAGTCGAGAACCGTCGGCAGTTCCAGCTCCCGGCCCAACCCACGACGGGCAACGGCCGCGACACACCGCTCGGCCAGAACGTCTTCCTGTCCATCTCCAACCGGCGGGTGGACCTGCCGACCAACAACCCGAACCTCGTCAAGGCCTACTGGGGTTGGAGCGTGCAGGACGCCCTCCAGCGCGGTCCCGTGACTGTGACCGAGGTCAAGGGGTCGATCATCACCCTCGAGGAGTCCGTTCCCGTCGGAGCGGGCGTCTGGGCGACCTTCTGGTACAACATCCTCGTCGACGAGGAGTACACGGTCCAGGTCGAGACCTCGGGACCGTCCGGCATCGGCACCTACTTCCTCTTCGACGGCGACGGAAACCCCGTCTACACGCCGACCTTCGGGAGCAAGGGCCCCGCCATGACCGGGGTGACGATTTCGTTCCCCTCGGGCTCCGAGCTCACCCCCGACGTGCACTTCGAGGGCGGCACGAGTGGTCCCGTCGAGGAGACGGTGACGGTCCAGTTCGCGGACAAGGACGCCACCATCGCGAAGTTCACGGTCGGCGGCAGCGGTCCCTACGCGTTCGTCTCGGGCGAGTCCGACAGGGCCCGGTTCATGATCGACAGCAGCGCCCTCGCGGGCGGCACGGCCGGGATCGACCTGTCCGCGCCGCACGGCATCCAGGGACTCGGTTTCAGCGCGAGCCTCCTCGGAGAGGAGATCCAGTACGACGAGGATACCGGCACCACGACCTACGACGTCCTCGCGGGCATCAACGACGACGTGTCGATGTCCGTGGACGGCGTGGTCATCTCGGTGACGGTCCCGGCCCAGACCGGCGTGAACGCGGACGCCTACGTCGAGGCCATCAACGCCGAGGCGAAGCTGTCCGCGAACTCTCCGTACCTCGACGGCACCACCCGGTTCCTCGGGACCACGGTCGTGACCGCGGGCGAGTACGACAAGCTCGTGTTCAACTACACGGGCGTCACCAACCCCGCGACGGGCCCGGTGACCGCCGTCATCGCCCCGGGAACGTACGCCTCCCCGGCCTTCATGGCCGCGGCGGTGGACACGGCCCTGAACACGGCCATCGCGGCCCTGCCGGCGGGGTATGCGGGCCTCGACATCGCCGTGACTGCGAACGCCGACGGACAGATGCGGTTCACCTACAAGGCGGCCGACACCGACCTGGGCACCTCCGCGAGCGGGACCGTCACCGAGGTGGGAGCCATCGTGGGAGACACGATCACCATCGACACGGTGACCTTGACCGGGGCTCTGACGCAGGTTTCGGGCGGTCTCGACTTCGACACCGGGCAGGCTCGGGCGACTCTCGTGCCGACCGGCGTGGAACCCGGCGACAACTTCACGATCAACGCGGGGGGTGGCCCGATCACCATCACCGCGTTGGGCGCCCAGACCCCGGGTGGCCTGAACTTCGATGAGGGGGACCAGGCGACGGGCACTATCACCGTCTCGGGACCAATTCCGAACGACACCGTCACGATCAACGGGATCACGCTGACGGCGCTCGGAGCTCAGACCCCGGGTGGCCTGAACTTCGACGAGGGCACGCGAGCCACCGGCACCGCCACGCTCACCGGGGTCCAGTACGGCGACACGATCTCCATCGACACCACCGCGGTCGGGGGAGGTCCCGTCACTCTGACGGCTAGCAACACGCTGACCCCGGGCGGCCTTGACTTCAACGTCGGCACGGCGGCGACGGGAAGCATTCAGCTCGTGGGCGTGCGGCCCGCGACCATCGCGCCGTTCCCGGTGACCGCGGCCGACACCGTCACCATCGGCGGGAACGTCCTGACGGCGAACGAGGGGCCGCGCACGCCGGGCGCCGACGACTTCGACGCCGGGACCAGGGCGCTCGGGAGCGTCACGGTCGTCGTGGACGCGCTCCCGGCGACGGGCGTCCTGTACGGCGACACGATCACCGTCGGGGGCATCGCCCTCGTCGCGGACAACGTCACGACTCCGGGTGGCCTGAACTTCGACGCGGGCACCCAGGCGTTCGAGGTGCTGACCGTGCTCCTGGCTCCGGGCGTCCCGACGCCTCCCGCGGTCATCACTATCGACGTGGGCGGCGCGGCGGGCGGACCGTTCCCGCTCATCCCGGCGGGCGGTCCGCGCACCCCGGGCGCGAACGACTACGACGAGACGCTCGGGACCACGATGGCGATAGCGGCCGACATCGCGGCGGCGATCAACGATCCGCTCAACGTGTTCTCCGCGTTCATGAGCGCGGCCGTCGGGCCCGGTCCTTCGGACGTGACGTTCACGTGGAACGTGCCCGGCGTGGTCGCCAACGGCATCGTGAACCTGACGGCCGATCCGATGCTCTCTCCGCTCGTCGGCTTCGCCGGCGGCGTTGGCACGGAGGTCACGACCGCGACGGCCCTCGTCACGGCGCTCAGCGATCCGCTGAACGGGCTCACGGGCCTCATCCAGGCGCACAACACCGGCGGCGTTTCCAACGTCGTGAACCTGCAGGCCCTCACCCCGGGCCTCGCGGGCAACTCGATCAGCCTCGTCTCCACGGCGCCGGCGCGGCTCGTGCCGTCGGCGGCGACCATGGCGGGCGGCGTAGGCGACGACCTCACGGCCGCAACCGACGTGCAGGCGGCGGTGAACGACGTCGCCAACTCGTTCGCCACGGCGGTGACGGCCCTCACGACCGGAGACACGGCGGCCCTCACGGCGGTCACGCCCGGAGCCGTGGGCAACCTCATCACGCTGACCACGACGGCGGCCGGGAGGTTCGTGCTGTCCGCCGGGACGCTCACGGGAGGGGTCGGCGACGACATCTCGGCGGCGACGAGCCTGGTCGCGGCAATCTCCGACGCGGGCAACGGACTCGTCGGCGGCGTCGTCGCGGACAACGCCTCGGGCACGACCAACGTCGTCACCATCGACTCGTACACGCCGGGACTGGTCGGTAACGGCGTCCTCCTGGCGGAGTCCACGGCCGGAGCTCGGATCGCGCTCTCGGGCGCCACGCTGCTCGGCGGCGTCGGCGACAACACGACGGTCGCGGCCTCCATCGCGGCGGCCATCAACGACGTCGGAAACGGCATCGTGACCTCCGTGACGGCCCTCGCGGCCCTGGCCGTCGTCACGATGACGGCGGTGACGCCGGGCAACGCCGGAAATTTGATCGGTACCACGTCGTCAGACGCGACGCGCCTGCTCATGTCGGGCCTGACCCTCGCCGGGGGCTCGGGAACCGACCTCAGCGTCGCCACGAGCATCGTCGCGGCGATCAACGACCCGGGCAACGGGCTCGCCGTGGACGTGATGGCCGACAACGCCAGCGGAACCTCGACCACGGTCACCGTGTGGGACCTGACTCCGGGCGTGCTCGGCAACACGAACACCATCGCCTCGTCCACGGGCACGCGGCTCCCGGTCTCGGGCGCCAACTTCACGGGCGGCGACACGGTGGTGGGCGTGGGTTCGAACATCGTCACCGCGATCAACGACGCGGCCAACGGCCTGAACGGAATCGTGACGGCCGACAACAGCGGGGGCACCTCGGCGGTCGTGGATGTCACGGCGGCCGTGCCGGGCCCGCAGGGGAACTTCATCGTGCTCGCCTCGAGCGACGCGGGGCGCCTCCCGGTCTCCGGCGCGACCCTCACGGGAGGTGCCGGCCTCGGCGGCGGCGTGTTCGAGTTCCTCGACGCGGCGACGGTCGCGGAGGACTTCGCGATTCTCGCGGGCCTCTCCACGGACGCGCTGCCCAGCCAGGAGCAGACCAAGGTCGTCGACGGAGATCTCGTGCGCCGGTTCACGGCGTCGGGCAGCTCCGGGCGCCTGATCTACGACCGGCTCGTCGTCCGCAACCGCGTCGTGCCCGGCAGCGGGTCGCTCGCGGCCGAGTCTCAGGTCGACCAGACCCAGCTCGTCATCGAGGGCACGAACGCCGAGGACGAGACGGGCCTCCAGCCGAGGGCATTCGGATCGGCGGGGATCGAGGCGACGATCCGGTCCGCCTCCTTGTACGGGGAGGTGGGCTTCAAGGACGGTCAGGTGGCGTCGGGGACGTACGGGGACTCGCGCGACGGACAGCCCGCGGTGATGTTCTACGCCCAGGGTGGCATCAATCCCCAGAACAACGTGTTCAAGTTCAACATCGACGGGACGCCCGTGACGGTGGTGTTCACGGACGGCGTCGGGGCCGCGATTCCCGCGGCCGGGAGCGCCAGCGTGCCTCTCGGTCCGGTCACGACGGCGAACACGGTCCTCGCCCAGATCCTCGCCGGGGCGGTCGGCGCCGGACTGCCAGCCTCGGTCGTGCTCCAGGAGGGCGCGGGCACCCGACTGCTGAGCGCCACCGCCACCACGGACTCCGCCGTCACGATAGGTGCCGGGAACGCGAACGACGTCCTCGGCTTCTCCGACGACGCCACGGCGGCCCGGACCCTGGTCGAGCCCGAGGTCACGGCCTCCGCGCTCATGATGCACCACAGCGCGTCCCTCAACGACGCGCTCCTGGACTACCAGAACCCCGACGCGACGTACTTCGCAGAGCAGGCCCTCGCGGGCGTCGAGACCGACTCGAGCAACGCGCAGTTCCTCTTCATCGAGTCGCAGGCCAACAACATCGTGGGCCTCGGGGCCTCGTCCAACATTACGTTCCTCACCGCCACGAGTGACTCGTGGCTGCGCACGGGGACGGGAGTCGGCGTGGCGACGGGCGAGGGGGCCGCGGGCGAGAGCGGATTCCAGGGCTACTACGTCACGAGCTCGGACCCGGTCGACGGCTCGGGTTCCGCCAACACGTCGTCCCTCAACAACGGCACGGGCCAGGACGGCATCATCGGCACGACGTACCGCGACGCGGTGACGGGCCTCACCTTCACCGTCCTCGAGCGCGAGGGGGGCTCCGCCTACCCGACGGGCGCGGGGGCCTGGTTCACCTTCGAGGTGCGCAAGCTCGTCACCACGGACGCGAACATCCCGGTCAACTCCATCCCGGGCCTCGAGATGACGGTCGCGAATACCGAGGGATCCACGATCCCGCAGGGAGACACGGCCATCGTCGAGACGTTCGACCGGGGCGGCCAGGAACCCGCGGTGGGGGACTCCTACTTCGTGACCTACAACTTCTCGAAGACGGAGGCCGACTTCGAGACGATGCTGTTCACGAATCAGCGGGCCGTGGAGGCGAACTACGGGGAGGTCAACCCGGACAACCCGGTGTCCCTCGCCGCCTACCTCGGCTTCCTGAACGGCGGGGTCGTCCTCGCCATCAAGCAGGTGCCGAAGATCCCGGGTTCGAACCAGGCGAGCACCCAGAGCTACCTCGACGCGCTCGACGACCTCAGGGGACCGCTGCCGGGAGGCGCCACGCTGGACACGATCACGCCGCTCAAGGGCGACGACGAGGACCTGTTCCTCTCCCTGTCGAACCACTGCGACATCCAGTCGAGCATCCGGTACCGCTCCGAGCGGACCGGGCTGATCGGGGTCTCGTCGGGGACGCAGCCGACGGACGTCGGCGGCATCGCGCAGCAGATCGCGAACACGCGCATCAGGCTCGTGTACCCGGACATCGTGACCCTCACGATCCAGGACGCCCTCGGGAACGACAAGCAGTTCCTCGTGGACGGGACCTTCCTCGCGGCGGCGCTCTCGGGCAACCGAGCCGCCCCGAGGATCGACGTGGCGACCCCGTGGACGAGGGCCCGCATCGTCGGCTTCGACGAGCTCGCCCGTACCCTCGACGCGGTCGAGCAGAACCAGGTGGCCGTACAGGGCGTCACCGTCCTGGACCAGCGCGGCACGATCATCCGAGTCCGTCAGGGCCTCACGACGGACATGAGCAACATCCTCACCAAGCTCCCGACGGTCATCACCATCGCGGACGAGGTGCAGCGCTCCGCTCGCAGGGATCTCGACAGGTTCATCGGGGTCAAGTTCCTGCCGGGCATCCTCTCGGAGATCGAGGGCCAGCTCGCGACCACCATGAAGGCGCTCAAGAACGCCGAGATCATCGCGGCGTTCACGGGCATCCAGGCGCGGACCACCAACGACCCGACGCTGGTGGAGATCGAAGCATTTTATCAGCCGATTTTCCCGCTTTTATACATCGTTATAACCTTCAACCTTCGCAGCAACCTTGGAGGTTGATCTAAGCGGTTGCGGCAGTCCTACCGGGTGGTAGGATTGGCACGTGACCCCTGAACAACTCGAACAGGTTCTTGCGGCGTTTGCGTCCGACGACGCGGCCGCCGTGATTGCGAAATGCACAGGTGTGCCACGGGGTCACGTCTACAAGCTCTGGAAAGAACAGTTCGGACCGCGAGCTCTTCGGGATCGGGGCAACCGACTTCGCGGCCTGGCGAAGAGTCGTTCGGGAAACTCGGCCAGAACTGAGGTTCGCGACGCCGCCATCGCTGCCTTCGAAGAGGGGGAGGCGATGAAGGCCGTCGCGCTCCGGTTGGGGGTTCACTACACGCAGATTCGTGAGTGGTGGGTTGAGGTTTACGGGGTGGAGACGGTGGCCGAGCGGGGCCGTGCCCTTCAGAGGACTCGAACTCGTGCTAACCATGAGAGGCTCAGGGGAAAAGCGCGAAAGGTCCGCGTTATCTCGGTACCTTGTGACGCGTGCGGTCGGGATCTTGAGGTTTCTACCATCTCGGCGGCTAAAAGTTCGCGAATCGTGTGTTCCTCCTGCGAGCAGTCGGAACGAGGGGCCGACACCGCGTGTCCCGTCTGTGGTCGACTCTGCGTCGGGAAAAGGGGACTCGCGAGCCACTTAGGGAGCGCCAAAGATGAGGTCCATCGCGAGTATCTTCGGCACCAGGAAGAAGAGCGTCTTGGAGAGGAGGGTCACGGGCACGTGGTGTGCCTTGAGTGCGGCCATCGTGCTCGGAATCTGTGGAAGCATCTTGAGGCGGAACACGAGATGACACCCTCCGAGTATGTCGGAAAGTGGCCGGGTGCGTGCTGGCGTACCGAGGCGGCAGAACGAGCACGAGTGCGACGGTCCTCTGAGGCACGTTCGGCCAGCGGCTTTGGAAAGGGGACGCGGAAGATCGTGGCATGTCCCCAGTGTTCAACGGAGGTCGAGGTCTCTCGTTTTGCGGGGCCGCTTCACGATCTACGCTGTGACGAGTGCAGGGCAGAGGACGAACTGAAGACATGGTGTGGGAAGAGCGAACCCGAGGACTACGTCTCCTGTCGAGAGTGTGGATTTCGGGCAGAATTTCTCATCTCTCATGTCCGATCCGCACACGACCTTGCAGAGTACGTGACTCGTCATCCGGATGCGCCGTTCACGGCGTGTCGGGCTGGTCAGCGGAAATCACCGAGTACGAAGCTCGTGCTAACGAAGGAGCAGCTGGTGCCCTTCATGGATGAGGGGCGCGTTGTCGCGGCCGCCGCGGCGAGGGCCTTCGGGTGCGCGCAGTTTCAAATTCGTCGGGCGTGCAACGAGCTGGGGCTGCAAACCCGACGGCGGCTCGCCTGGCAGAAAGCGGTCCTGGATCGTGCCGCGTCGTATCTGGGCGTCGGCTACAAGTCGGAGTGGACCGATTCAAGGATCGTCAACGAGGCAACCGGCCGGAAGCTTCACTACGATGGCTTCTTTCCTTCCCGGAACTTGATCATCGAGGCTCACGGGGACCAGCATTTCTTCTTCATCGAAGCGTGGCACCGCACCTACGAGGAGTTCGAACGCCTGCGCGAGTTGGATCGCTTCAAGCTCAGGCGCGCTCAGGAGCTCGGGTTTGCCGTGAAGGTCGTCCGGTACGGGGACGCGATTCACGAGAGAGGCTTCTGGAGACGGCTCCTGGAGGACGACCGGGCGCTGTGGGCCAACAAGTCGGAGAGCGAGCGCCGGGACGACGTGGAGAGGGTGCTGCGGGAACTGAGGGTCTCGGGATTCCCCGACATCCTTCCCTCCCCGAAGACACGCGCCGAATTCACGAAACTCCAGAGACAGACGATCTATCTGGACTCGTCGGGAACGATCCGTCCACAGACGACGCGAGGCACGACGGCGTGTGCCTCTTTTTTTCCGAACAGGTACCGGGCCCGTTACAAGGGGGCGCCGAGCGTGCTGGAGGCGTGGGACGACGACGACAGGTTGCGCAGGGCAGTTCGGGTACAGATGGAGGCGGGACATCCCACCACCCCTCACCGTGTGCTGCGGGCCCTCCAGATGATCTGTCGAACGCCCTCCGTGTTTCGTCCCGGAGTCGCCAAATACGTCTGTCAGACCTACTGTCGCGAGGGGGGGACCGTCTGGGATCCGTGTGCCGGCTACGGGGGGCGTCTTTTCGGCGCGATGGCAACGCACGTGGGGGCCTACCTGGGCACGGACGTCGAGCCCGAGATCGTCGAGGGAAATCGGAGATTGGCGCAGGAGATCGGCGTCTCCGATCGATGTCAAGTGGTTCAGGCGGCGGCCGAAGAGTTCGATCCCGAGTCCCCCCTCGATTTGGTATTCACGTCTCCACCGTACTACGACCTTGAAAGCTACGGGTCGCGGTCCGATGCTCGGGCCTACTCCGACGTGGGCGAGTGGCTTGAGCGTTTCCTGGTGCCCGTGATCAACAAGGGCGCCGAGCATCTCAGGTCCGGCGCCTACTTGATCCTGAATCTTCCGGCCAAACCCCGCGCCGGCGTCGTCCTTGCCGACGAGGCCGTCAAGATCGCCGTACGAGCTGGTCTCGGGGTTCAGCCCGTCGTTTTCATGCCCGTCAGGCGCCTTCGGACCTCTCGATCTGCATGGAAGGACCCGCTAGTCGTTTTTCGCAAGCCGTAGATCTCTCCGCTTTTCCCCCTATCGGGCCCCCTCGGCATCAGGAGGGCACTGTCATGCGGGACGACCTGTACGCGGGCTGGCATCTGCTCTTCGATGCCTTCGTAGACCCCGAGCACGCCGAGCGTCTGGACGACGCCGAGTTTCTTGAACGGTTATTCCGAGATCTCGTGGAAGTGCTCGACATGGAGATCCTCGGGGAACCGGCGTTCAAGAAGATTCCCTGCGATCCCTCCAGGCTGGACACGGAGCATGACGAGGGCGGCGTGACGGGTACCGTCATCGTCACCACGAGCCACCTGAGCATCCACACGTGGCCCCTGCGGAAACGCTTCTGCCTCGACGTGTTCTCGTGCAAGCAGTTCGATCACCTCGCGGTCGAGAGGCTCGTGAGGGCACGCCTCCGCGTCGAGAGGCGGTCGAGTCGCTGGATCCCACGGACGTGGCCGTGAGCGATTTTCACGAACGGCTCTCCGAATTCATGAACGTGTCGCCGACCGAGCTCGCGCGTCGGCTCAGAAGAGAGGATGACCCCGAGAAGCGCCGAGCGATGCGCCGGGCCCTCGAGGCATGGCGGCTGACGGAGGGGAATCCCCTGACCCGGAGTGCCTCGCGCGTCGCCCGCACGTGGCTGGCTTCGTTTCTACGTTTATAGGCGGTCGATCTACAGGAGGGGACCGTCCTGTCCCCATTTTGAGCGGTGTAAGCCGCCTGACGAGAGGAAGGCAACATGGCTAACAAAGACCTCGCCCCCGCGAACGGCGTACAGGGCTCGAGCTACATCTACGACTTCGGAACGTCCCCGCAGACGCGAACGGCGGTGAGTCAGAAGGTCCGTCTCCTGACGCCGGCCTACGGCTCGGATGCGAACCTCCTGTTCCAGATGGGGGTCCTGAGCTCCTTCACGCCGAACGAGACGCGCACGATCGACACCCTGCGCGGGATCGGCTTCGGCGACATGATCGCCGAGCTCGTGCCGTCGGTGACGGAGGCGATGACGGCCGGCTTCGAGCGGGCACTCCTGTACCTCTCGAACCTCTGGCAGGCCACGGGCTACGCGGGGGGCGCCTCGGGCCCCGTCAGGAGCCTGCGGCACCATCGCTGGCCCTTCGACATCGAGCAGCAGCTCGTGTTCTCGACCCTCGCCGACTACGACCTCACGGGTCAGGCGGGCGTCGGGTTCAACGGGGGCGGCGGCACCTTCGACGGGGGCGTGAAGGAGATCGTCTACCCGCAGGTCACCAACGATCCCAACAACTTCCCCGGCGACCTCCGGGGTCACACGGCGATCATCACGCTCTACGAGACCTGCTGGTTCAACTCCTGGTCCCTCACGAACGTGAGCCGCGACACGGGGATGCTGATGGAGACCGGGGACGTGACCATCAGCGACGTCCACGACTTCAGCTCCGAGTACGGAGAGTTCCTCGCCACCGGCAACGACCCGACCATCGGTCAGGTCGGGTCCGTCCGGTTCAACGTGGGCGATCAGCGGACCGCCTCCGACTTCATCACGACGTAACCCTGAGACTTCGCGGGTAGGGTGAGGGAAAGCGCCCTTCCCGCACGGTGCCTCTCGGCCCCAGGGTTGGGAGGTCTTAGTGCTAACCGAGCAATCGGTGGAGCGTCGCAGACGCAAACGTGAATGTGAAACACATGGGAACGAACAGATCCCTCGAGCTGTAGCCTCCTCCTCTCCCTCGGGAGACGGTCAGATGTGGACGAGAATGGGATCGAACCAATGTGAATCTCTTGCGCTGTGAAAACGACCCACCGGCTTGCTCCACGACAGAGTGGAGAGAGTCATGGTCACTTTAAAAGCCCTTGAGGCCGCGATCGTTCAGGTCGAGCGCATCCGCGATTTCGAGTATTCGTTCGAAGCCAATGACGTCGAGATCACGCTGAGACCTCTGCGTCCCGACGAAGAGACCGAGGTCCAGCGATATGCCCAGATCGCGATGGAGGACTTGGAGGAGGGTGAGGCGACTCAGGCGGCCTTCGCTGACTTCATGGATAGGATGCGGCATGCTTCGTTGGCGTTCGCCATCGTGCAGATTGGGGACCTGGATCTTCGGGACGTCGAGTACGTCGAGACTGGCGAGCAGGACGAACAGGGCAGGCCCGTCTCGGTGCCGAAGTGGGAGGGTCTCCGGAACATGATCGGGCAGGAGTGGACGCGCTCAATGCTCAGTCAAGTGTTCGCGCGATTCGGAGAACTTCTCGAACGAGTGGAGCTGAGAGCGTCCAAAAGCGTGAAATTCGACGCCGTCGACCTGGACGAGGAGATCGCTCGTGTGGAACGGCGGCTCGCCGAGCTCCGCGCCGCGAAGCAGACTCTTGAGGCATCTCCTGAGGAGGACAACGTACGCAAACAGCAGCGTCTCCTGACGGAGATTCAGAGGACTCGGCAGCAGCAACATGACAACATCCGCGGCGGCACGGCGACGGGGGACGTCGAGGAGTCCGCGAGCGCGTCGGAGCCCTCAGGAGAGAAAGTCGAGGCGTCGAAACCCGCACCGAGCGACGGTTCGGCAGTCGAACCCCGGCCCTCCTCGGCTGAGACGACCTCTCGACCCGTGGGAGAGCGGCCCTCGGCTTTCCCCGATGCCGGGCCTCCGCCTGAAGTCGATCGGCCGGACGCTTCTGAGGGGCCTCTCGGCGGCGCCGAGACGCAGGACCAGGAAGGTTCCGAATCCCCGTCGAAGCGTACCGAAGCCGTCGATTCACAGAACATTCCACTTCCACATGGAGGAGACTCCTTCTTTGATCCCACTGACCCAGATGAGGCCATGGAGATCGAGGCCCATCGTCAGGAGATGCTGCATCGGCAGCACATCCTCCGACAACGCGAACGTAGGCTGGAGGAACAGAGACGCGAGGCTTTGGGGATGCCGAGTGCGGCTGAGGCGGCTCGAAAGGCGCAAGAGGCCCAGAGACAGGCGCAGGTCCCGCAGAAGGCAGCTCGGCTCGATCCTCGCACGAGCTCCCTGAGAGAGGCCGCCAACGTCTCCGATGCCGTCTTCGACGCAGGCACCGGCAGCATTCAGTCGGCGCGCCCCCCAACTCCTCGATCGCAGAGATCCGGTAAGGGGACGACGGCCACCTTACACGGCAAGCCCGTCTACAAGATGCCCCCACAGACTCTTGAGAGGAAGGAGGCCACCGGAACGCCGGATCAAGGCGAACCCATGGTGCCGATCAACCCGCCTCCGGGATCGAGGAACGAGCGATTCAGAGGTCCTGGCGAACGGTAGAGAATGCAGCTTCCCAAGACCACCTCAGACGAGAGGACGTCCATTTATGACGACGTGCGAGCTCTGATCGTACCCGGATTCATTGCTCATCCTCTTGAGGTGCACGGAGCGCGTTTCGTCATGCGCTCACTCGATGCTTCGGACTGGCATCTTTTGAGGTTCAGAGCACACGGTCTCCGGGATCGAGAGTGGATCGCGTGGGTGGTCGCATCGTCGATCTGGATGGCCGACGGCATCGTCTACATGGGTGAAGAAGAGGCGCTGCGAATGCTCGTCGAGATGTGTCGCAGGCTCCCGACGACGGTTCTCGACGACCTTTATGGAATCCTCGATGGTCTCATGCGGAGGATGCGGCGTGCCACAGAGATAATCGAAGCGTTCCTGTACGAGGCGGAGTCGCGTCAGCTCTGGCGCAGCGAGGGAAACGCCGTCTTGGCCCGCGTTGGAAGCCCAGGTCTGCTGCGTTCGCACAACCCTGTTTTGCAGCTGTGGATCTTCTTCAATCAGATGGAAGACGCTCGCGAGCATGACGACTACCTCTGGTCCTTGGCCAAGTTCGTGGCAGGTCCGCACGTCCCGAAGGGTGTCAAGAAGCTGAACGCCAAGGACAAGCAACGAGAGACCGACCTGCGGAATAGACGGCAGGGCGTGATGGATCGCGCCTACTACGAGACGAGAGGCGTCATTCCCAGGCGAGAACGGGATGCCAACGGGAAGAAATCGAGACGGCGATTCCAGGAAGTACACATGGCCGAGTCTCCCGAGGAGCTCAGGGAGGAAATGCGTCGATGGGTCCTCGGAGTAAAGGACGACCATGATCGTGTCGTCGACGGGGTAAAGGCTCGGATCAAACACGAGGTCGAGATGCACCGACGAGAAGATGCGGAGCGTCGGATAGCTCTCCAGCGTGCGATGGAGGAGGAGGGCATGACCCGAACCGGGCTCGTCCCACTCGTCGGCGAGGCGGGACGAGAGTTCATCGAACGCATGAAGGCTCGCGTACCTGGTCTGTCGAGAGTGCACGACGAAAAGGGACACAACAGCGCTTACGAGAAGTACATCGCCAACAATCCCGAGGCAGGAGAACTTCGCGTTGCCGAAGATGGCCGCATCATCTCGGAGCGCCCCGTCGATCCTCGTTTGCTTGAGATGATGCGCGCCCCGGGGACCGGCGAAGAAACGCCGCTACAACGCCTAGTCGAAAAGCGTCGTCCCGTGGCGGTGATCGAGGAGGACGAGGAGCGGTAACAGATGCCAGACCGTCCGCAATTGATCGCCGACGTCATCCTGGAAACGAGGGGTGCGCGAGACTTCGCGAACAAGTTCGGAAGCCTGCTTTCGAAGGCCGCGACGTCGTGGCGCGACGAGCTCAAGAAGACGACGGCGGAGGGGGCCAACGCTGGTTTTAAGCTGGCGATGGCTTCCGGCAAGAGCGGCGCGGCTATGCGCGCCTTCGTGAAGTCCAACATCGCGGACGTCTACGGGAAGTTCATGCAGGAGCTTCGAGCCGGCAACGTCGCGGAAGCCGAGAGACTTGAGCGAATTTTGGAATCACGCACGCGTCGCTTTCAGAAGGAGGCCGACTCGATAGCCGAAGCCTTCGCTCGCATGCAGGAGAGGCAGGCGCGGACCTTTACAGAACACACGGACCAGTTCAAGGAGAAAATCGGTTTCTTGCAGCGAGGTCTTTTCGGAGGGCTTGCGGGATTCGCTGACTTGGCTCGCGGAGGCGGTGCCCTGACACGACGTCTGGGCGAGGAGAGAATGGAGAGAGGCCGACGGCTGCAGAAGGCCGCCGGAGAAGCGGATCCGGCGGCGACGGCCCGAGCCAACCGCATGGCCAAGATGGGCAAGGCCATCGCGACCATCGGGAAGGCGACCGTTGCCTTCGCGGCCGTTGCCGGAGCTCTCCTCATGCTCATCAAACTCTTCGCCGATCTTGAATCGAAGATCAAGGACATGAACAAGGAGCTGATCGGCTCGGCGGGCGCGGCCCAGTTTGGTCTCACTCATGTTGAAATCGTGAGCGGTAAGCTGGCCGATCAACTGGAACGCATGCGGAAGGAGACCACGGGGCTCAACAAGAACTTCATGGCCTTCCGAGCTGGTGCAGAGGAGCAGCAGAGGATCCTCGCGGGCTTCAACCAGGCCGGTTTCACGTTCGCACGCATGAGCGAGGAGATCCGGAAGGGAACCAAGTTCATGGAGTCCTACTCGGACATCACGGCCTTGGCACTCACCTACGCTCGAAACCTCGGAATGGAGTCGAGCGAGGTCACCGAGAAGATGGGTCAGTTCGCGTTCGAGACGGGGATGGGTCTTCGCGACGTCGCCGAGCAGTTCAGCATCATCTCCCGGGAGGCGATGCTCGCGGGGTTCGTGACGAAGCGATTCTACGCCGCGGTGATCGAAGTCACTTCGGGCATGGCCTTCTACGGGGTACGAATCGAGGAGACCACGAAGCTCCTCAAGACATTCGACGCGCTCCTCGGAGAGGCCGTCGGCGCGGAGGCGTTCAAGAGGCTCGTCGGACAGTACAAGGACAAAGGGGCACAGGATCGGATACGAGAACTGATCCTCAAGGATCAGGAGTTCGCGCAGGAACAGTTCGCGAGTGCCTTCGAACGCCGGATTCGGCAGCTCGGTCAGGAATTCAGCACGCAGCTGGGAATGGATCCTCAGGAGGTCAGGGAATTGTTGGCCCTCGATGAGATTAGCATGACCGCTGCGCTCGAGAGACAAGGATTGAAACCTGAGGAGATCGCGAGATTCCGGGGCGCCAGGCTGGTGGGCCGCGCTGCTGGTGGCGGCCTCGGGGCCATGGAGAGGGCGATGCCGTATGCCGGGCCCGGGTTCGATGTCGCCATGGCCGCTCAGGCCACGCGCATATTCGGAGGAAGGCGCATCGACGAGGTGCTTCGAGAGATGGGCACGGGCCCTGAGGCAGCCGCACAGATGGCCGCCCTTGAAGAGGCCACGGGTCTCAGTCGCGACCTGATCGAAACGGTGGGAGCGCAGTTCACCACGATGGAGGGACATTTCCGCAACCTGCGACAGATTCAAGAGAAGATGGCCACGGGGACGCCACTCTCCGAGGAGGATAAGAGGATCCTGGAGGATCTTCGTGATAAGTTCGGCATTTATGTTGACGAGTCCACCAAGAAGATCATGAAGGGAGATTTCGACGCGAACAAACAGCTCATCAAAGGTACCGGGATAGAGTTGAAGAATGTGATGGATGCCGTCACCGAGACGACCACCATGGGCGAGAAGGAGATCGAAGAACAGATGACGAAAGACCAGGAGATCGCCACGGAGATCTCCCACAGGATCACGGGCCTGACGGAAGTCATGCAGCAGACGGTCCTTGGCGTCCTCAATGACATCTACGACGTGCTCGTCAGCATGGCCAAGTTCTTCTTCGAGGACGAAACGGAAAAGCTGGCGAGGTTCGCCGCGTTAGACGAGGCACACAAACAGCGAGAAGCGGCACAGGCGGAGGCCGAGGAGGCGCGGGAGAAGGAGAGGAAAGCTCGTCAGGCTTTGGAGGAGGCCAAAGCCGGGGGTGACGAGGAGAAGATCGCCCTCGCGGAGGAGAACCTCAAGGAGACTACCCGCGCTGCCGACGAGACAACCCGTCAGGCGGTGGCCACGGAGGCGGCCGCGCGGACGGCCGAGAACTTGACGGCCGAGCAGATCGCCGCGCAGGGAGCTGGTTTCAAGGCAGAGGTCGACGCCATCGAAGGTGCAACCGGGGTGAAACTCTTTCGAAGCGAGTCCTTCAAGAAATCCTTCGGAACCGCCCTCGAAGACGTTCTACCACGTCTTGGCAAGGAAGTGACCGAGGCCTCCTTCGGCATGAAGGTTTCCGAGGCCATGCTGGGTCTCTTTACAGGTCAACGCCCGTTGACTCGCGAAGAGCGTGCGGCGAAAGAGCTGCAGCCCAAGAAATTCGCCGAACAGTTCATCGCCCAGATGTCGGCGAGGCCGGCACTGCTTGAACAGGCCGGAGGAATCGAGAACGTGAGATCGGCTGCCGCGGCAGGCATGGCCCAGATGATGAAACACGAGGACTGGTCGGACATGTGGTGGACCGATCAGAACAAGAAGGAGTTCGCGGCGATATTCTCCGCCGCTGCCTCGACCGCACTTGCCGCCAATCTTCCCACCCAGGCCGAGCGGGAGCGACTGGAGGCCGAGCGTAAGGCGGAAACCGATCAGCTCATCAGAGGGCTGCAGGAAATGGTCCAGGTTTGGACAGGGGCCACGGCGGCCAAGGATTTGATTCTGCCTGCCAGAGGAGGTGCCCCGATCATCACCGACATGGCCGACACAATCTTTGCCGCGCAACCGGGAGGTCCCGTCGCGGAAGCGATAACCGGAAGAGGCGGCACGGTCAACGTGAACGTTTATGGGGGCGACCAGAAGAAGGTCTACGAGACCGTCATGCGTGCCCTGAAGGTGACCGGAAATGCCTGAACAGAGAGCCGTGTTCACGGGTTCATTCTCAGGGCCCGACGAGGAGAAACTCCGACGCGGGCGTCGCCCAGTCATCTTCGACGTGCTCGCTCCGGACCGGGAGACGAGCCTGCTCGACCTGGCGGAGAAGGACCTGCGCCTGGTCCTCCACGTCAACCCGCGGACGATGCGGCTCGGTTATACGAAACAGACTGAACGCTTCCTGACGCGAGGTGGCTTCGTCGAGTACCACTGGGGCGACGCGGTCGAGGAGATCACGTTCGACGCGGCCACGGGCGGTTTCATGCGGATGTACACGGGGCTCTCGAACATCGCGTCTTCAGGGGGGGGCCAGCCTGGACGTAGGGACACGATCGCCTATGACAAGTACCTGGATCTCCTCGCGCTGTTCCACAACAACGGCGCGATCTACGACATGTTCGGAAACATCGCACTCCAGGGTTACCTGAAGATCATCTTCGACGGGGGCGTGCACATCGGATGGTTTGACGGGGCGTTCACGGTCACGGAGGACGCGAACGTCCCCTATATGTTCAGCCTCTCGGCCCGGTTCCTCATTGACCGCGAGATCATGCAGTTCCGCTCGCCCAACCTCTTCGACTACGGTGCCCAGGCGGTCTCCGCTCCGGGTGGCCTGGGCGACCAGCCGGAGGGCGCGACCTCGACCATGCTGGCCGACCCCTTCGTCGGGCTGGAGGGTCGCGACTACGTCGGTCCGACGGCGGTCCCGTTCCGGTCTCAGACCGCGAACCCCTTCGAGGAGGAGCTGTAGGCCGTGCCCGCCCAGACCGACAGGCAGCCGACCAGGTTCCAGCCGCTCGAGGCATACAGCGGCCCGGACGTCGGAGTCAACTTCGTGCGGGCGGCGATGGCGAGCGAGTCGGTCGCCTTCGACGGCACGAAGCAACGCCTCCGAGACGCGCGGCTCGGGTCGCCCTTCACGTTCAACTTCGCGCCCCCGTCCATCCTGCTCGACGCCCTCCTGGGTCGCGGCCAGGCGCGCACGCAGGACGTGTTTGATCCCCTCCTTCGGAGGGCGTTCGACGACGCCGAGGCGAACTTCCTCGTCACCCAGGCGGCGTTCGAGGCCGGCAACGCGACCGCGGAGCAGGTCGAGGCGGCGCGCAAGGGCATGCTCGGGACGCGAGCTCCAGCTCCGGGCCAGAACATCGACATCATCGAGGGCGCCCAGCGGTCGATGAGCAACTTCTCGACTTTGGTGGAGCGGCGGAACCAGCTGAGGGCGTCCAACTTCTTCGCGACGGGTCCGACTAGGGGCGCCACGCTGACGCGGCTTGAGAACCTGATCGCGAGGAACGGAGTCCGCTTCAATCCGCGCGACGTCAACGAGTCGCAGGCGAACCAGGCGGCGGTCTCGGACCTGACCCAGGCGCTGGACGTGATCCTCCAGCTGAATCGCATCCTGGCCACTCCGTCCCTGACTCTGCTCGTCAATCCCGAGTCCCTGCAGATCACCTACTCGAAGAGGCAGGCGTACACCGACCGCAACAGATTCAACTACGTTTTCCAGTCGTGGGGGGAGGAGCAGGTTCGTCTCTCCGTCTCCGGACGGTCGGCGGGATTCGTCGTCGGGTCCCGAGGACCGGGAGACCTCGACCTCGCCCTCGAGCCCTCGGGAGGGGGCAACCTCGCCGTCTCCGAGACGGCGGGCGTGAGCGGCTACCAGTACGCGTCGAAGTGGGACTCGGCCGCGTGGCAGAACCTCATGAGCCTCTTCACGATCTACCGCAACAACGGCTACATCTACGACACGTCAGGGCGTCCCAAGTCGGAGGCGCACCTCTTCATCGGCAGCATCGAGATCGCCTACGACCAGTGGGTCTACGTCGGAAACTTCGACAACTTCAACTACAACTACGAGGAGGACAAGCAGCACGGGGCCGTGCAGTTCAGCTTCGAGTTCACCGCGTCCTACATCTTCGACCGAAACCAGCGCGAGGCCGTGCGTCCCTACCAGACCCCTCCGACGCCCAGCCCGTCGGAGGCTCCCGAGGGCGACGTTCCCTTCATCCCGAACCAGCAGGCGAAGGCGACCCTCACCCAGACTCTTCCGACGCTCGGGCCTGGCGCGCAGACGTCCGGCGGCATGACTGAGGACCCCGTCCAGATCCAGGTCATCGACGAGCAGCCGATCGAGGTTCCGGCGCGGACCGAGCCCGTCTTCGACCCCGTGATCGACCCGCTCCCGTCGCTGGAGCCCGGAGGCTAGTCGACGATGGCGGGCATCCAGGACAGGCCCTACGCGGGCACGTGGAAGCTCAACAACCGGACGGTGGTGAAGTACACCCCGGACGCGCTCGTGTTTATCAACGGGGACACGTCGCTGCCCGGCTGCCCGCGCTGTCGGGGACGCCTCGACATCCAGCGGTACGTCACGTCTATTGGTGTCGAGGCCGGAACCGAGCCGGGATCCCACTCCGCGAACATCAGCCTCACGCTTCCGCGGGTTCAAGGACAGCAAGTCTTCATCGACGGCTACAACATCCTCCGCGCGGGCCTTGAAGTTCACGTCTTCTTCCGCGGGTACTTCCCGGTGCGGGGGATGTTCAAGCACCTGGCCGATCCTCAGTCCGGGCGCAACGTGAACTTCCCGAACCCGACGGACGACGACGAGCTGGATCTCTCCAAGTATGCGAGCTACCCCTACTACCCCGTGTTCCACGGGGTGGTCACGCAGGTCACCTACCAGTACGCCGACGGCTTCTACAACGGGAGCCTCAACTGCGCGTCCCTGCTCCACTTCTGGAAGTTCCAAAACGTCGTGGCGGCTGGCGCGTGGCTAGCTCAGGGCAAACTCCCTGAGGGCGCCGAGGCACGACCCACGCTCTACGGGCACAACTTCTCGAACATGCACCCGTTCTCGATCATCTACACCCTGTATCGAGACGTGGCGGGTGCGGCGGCGGGCCTCGACTACGCTCTTGACGAGGAGTCCAACCTCGCCGCGACGACTAGTCGAAGAGGGCAGTCGCTTTATCATCAGATCTCCATCTACTGGGAGCAGCGTTTCAAGACGAGGGTCCAGAGCCTGCGGATGTACGGGGTCAATGGAAGGCTCTTCAACGCGGCCCAGCAGGCGTGGTTCGGGAAGGCGGGAAAAGAGGAGATGGAGGGGTTCATCTCTAACCCGACGTACAACGATCCGCAGACGACACGAACCGAGCATGACCCTCTTGCTAGTCGTTTGGACGTTGCCAAGGCTCTCGGACTCCAGGACCAAGGCGCAGACTTGATCTGGTCGCCGCTCATCGGTCAAGACGGCGAACTCGCCAATCTCTCGGTCCTGGACATGTGGGCATTCAATTTCCAGCTCAGCGAGTTGGGAGTCACGAACAAGTGGGTGACGACCTACGAGACGAAGATGGACGTCGCTCAGGCGGTGATGGATGCCACGGGTTACGAGTTCTATCAGGACGTTGACGGGGACCTCGTGTTCAAGCCCCCGTTCTGGAACCTCGACACGTCGCCCAACCGCTACTACCGGCTCGAGGATCAGGACATCATCAACATCAGCTTCGTCGAGAAGGAACCACAGGCGACGTACATCATCGTGCGTGGCGTCTGGATCGCCGGCGTGTCGGATGCGACCTCCAACAGTGGGCCGCAGCACAAGCGGGCCATGTACATCGACTACAGGCTCGTGGCGCAGTTCGGCTGGCGTCCCGCGCCGTCCGTCGATATCACCTACCAGACGGACCCGAAGGTCCTGTTCTGGATGGCGGTGGGACGTCTCGATGCGACGAACGTCGATACTTTCGGCGCATCCGTGACAATCCCGATTCGACCGGAACTACGTCCTGGATATCCGGTCTACATACCGTTCGTCGATTCCTACTACTACATCAGCCAGATGAGTCACCAGTTCACTTTCGGGGGGCGCCCGACGACGAGTCTGGTGCTGACCTGTCGCCGACGCAAGTGGCATGCTCCGGGGATTCTGGAAGCGGCTCCCGAAGGCGAGAGCGCGATCAAGTTGATTCATCTCGATCGTCCCGACTTGCCACCTCGTCCCCTCGAGATCTTCGACAACGGGATCTCAAGGATCGCGGGGTTCCCCAACGTCGTCATGGCACTCGACCCTCGCAAGATGAACGCCAGCTTCTCACTCGTGGGGGCCGGAATCGACTACTTCGATTCCGTGGACGGCCCGGCGGATCTCCTGTTCGACCTGCTCGTGCGTGATGTGGCCGATCTCGAGGCATTTGAGACCGTGGCACCGGAGCCTGATGCGGATGGTAGGGAAACACCGACCGACCCGACGAAGCCTACGAGGCTGGGTCTGCGATACGGTCCGAAGGACGAGCTCATCGAGTTCGATTTGAAGGACCTGCAATCGGGTTTCCAGGCGTTGAAGGATGTCCGTGAAGATCTCAAGGCGACGGAGCGGCGGATCGAGGACGTGACGCTTGCCGAGATCATGGCACGATCTTCCGAAAACGCCTTCGATCCTGCTCGAGGAGGGGTAGATCCCCCCAGCACGAGCATAGATCGTCGGGATTCCCTGAGCGAACTCGATCGACTCTCCCAGGAGGAGCAGACGGCCCTTGAGAACATTCGCAAGAACCTGGGCAACAATAGGAACATACAGCTCCTTGCGCTCATTTTCGACGCCCTTCAACCTTCCGGAAACAAGGCCATCCGTCGCAGGGTCGGCGGGATTCCAGGCTCCGACGTCACGCTGTCCTACTTCGACAGCCTCACACACCTGAAGTCGCAGTACCTCGCGGGGGCACTACCAGGTCACTACCGTTACTTCTCCTGCTCGCATCCCGATCCGGAAATGCAGGGAATGCCGATCATCGAGTGGGATGACGGTGAGCGTCCTCCGTCGCGGACTCCCTCGACGGGCCAGACACGACAGAACGGACCCGGCGCCCAAACGCCCGGCACCCCCATATCTACAGATACCAATCGCAACAGACGGCTGAGAGGAGAGGCAGCCAACCTACAGGGACGACTTGAAGAGAGTGGAATAACCTGGGTTGGCGCGGATAGTCTGTTGAGGGAACGTGATGAGGGATCGAGCACCGACGCCGAAAGCTCGGAAGAGGAGGTTCGTAATGCTTCGTTGACGAAGGATATCGCCGAGAATCTGACCAATGTTTCGGAAGCTGGCCAGGTGCTGGCTGACCGTCTAGCTGGTCGGTCGGATTTCGGCGGAAGAGGGTTGACTCTGAGTGTCGGGTCGGCGTGGCGCGTGAATGCCAGCGTGGAGGGTACCGGCAGAGCGAGCGCGCACCAGTACGGGGCAGCTCTTGATCTTGGACCGCGGGGACCTGGGATTCCCAGGAGGATTCCTCCTGATCCGAAGAAGGACAAGAGCAATCTTTACGCGGCGCCCGTGGAGGACCTCGATCCCGTACTGCGGGACGGTTACAGGGCCCTGAAGGAGGAGGCCACCAAGATGTACCAGGAGGGGTTGATCAGTGGGATTGGTTTTTACGAGGAACGCAAGGATGGGAGTCGAAAACCCTTCGTTCACATCGACGTGTTCTGGGGCCCCCGTCGTCCTGGACGCTGGGCACAGGTACAGGGTGTCGAGACCTACAAAGAGAATGACAAGATCGTGCAGGACTGCAAGAGAGATCAGCCGGGAAACGTCCCGGCGTGTATCAGGGGGCAGAAACTTCTCCGAGACGAGATAGGTCCTGAGCGCTTGGACAAGGCGCTCCGCACCGCCATCGACCAGGGGGCCCCCACACGCCGTCCTCGTGGAAAACTGCCACCTTACGGGCAGTCGCTTGAACCCGGGCTGGCTGCGGCTCCTCCTCCACCGACGACTGAAGGAGGCGCAGAGGAGATCTACAAGCGTCCTACGATCAAGACCCGCGACGTGGACGCCGACGTCGCGAGACTCGTCGTCCAGTTCAAGCCGACGGTCAGTGCTCCCGACGGGGCTCACCGGGCACCCGAAGCCGAACTCACGACGGGCAAGTGCCGCAAGGGCTTGCAGATCGCCCTGGGGCCCCAGAAGGCACCTCGCGTGATCATGACGGACCAAATCCAGACGATCTCGTTCGTTCGTCACCAGGCATCGAAGTTCACGCAGGTCGTGGGGACCTCGCAGGCGGGCCGTAGGCTCTCTTTCAATGCGACTGGCCTCGCCCTCCAGATCGCGGCGAAGTTCGACGAGGCATCCGAACCCTTCCTCGACGACCCGAGTACGACGGTCGCCGGGGTTTTCGGAGGGGTTTACGAGCAGATGAAGGAGGACCTAGCCTCGGTGAAGATCCCACTCTACGAGAACGGGAACGAACTCAGCGATTTCAGGATCGAACTCAGCGACTTCAGGGACGCTGTCGTACCCCCCGATGACGTACCTCCCGACCTTGACACGGTACTGGCCGCCAGTCTCGGGGTGGCCTCACTTGATCAGGTCGAGATTCCCGACCTGCGATTCGACGAGCTGGCGACGATCCCCGGATACAAGGTCCAGGGCACGCAGAAGGACGACGGGATGTCGTACGAGAGGGCGACGAGGGCCCTCGGCACGAACTACGCGAAGAGCATCGCCAGGGACATCGAGGCCGCGTTTCTTAAGGGCCAGACCGCCGCGATGCCTCCCAGTCCGGGGCGCCCTGGTCGCCTTCAGAAGGTGCAGAAGGCGATCAACGAGGCCACAGCCAAGGCGTTCGGCTCCGAGCAGGCCGTGGTCGCCACCCAGGAGAACACCACCGAGGAGAAGACGCCGAAGCAGGGCAAGAACGCGACGGGGGTTCACTCGCCGGTGTTCCCCGTGTCGGACGAGAAGGGCTACGAGCACTACGGGGCGTACCGCTACGGGCGCGGGCTGTCCGTCGAGCCCGGCGGCACGTTCGAGTTCATCCACAGCGGCCAGGACCCGTTCACCAACGTGACCGCCCAGACCGCCGAGGAGTTCTACCGCGTGTTCCTGCTCACGAAGACGCAGAAGACCTCCGTGGCAAGCAACATCCTCAAGGGGTCTCAGGAGGGGTTGGCGAAGATCGCGGAGTTTGTGCTCGGCCAGCGCGAGCAGCCGCTCACGAACACCCTGGGCCAGACGACCGCCGAGGGCGTCGTGGAGAGCGAGGACACGCTCCAGGAGCTCGGGGTGCAGGAGGTCGGGCTGAGCGACCGCGACCGGGCCGAGATCGAGGGGTCCGTGCAGGGGCTCGCGGAGACCGTCACGGCGCTCGGCAAGACGGCCCGTGGACAGGACACGCTGCGCGAGCTCCTCGTCGCCAACGGCGACAATCCCAACCTGCTCAAGCAGGACTCCTTCGACATCACCGACACGCAGTTCGCCCGCAACTTCGTGAACTACGCCGTGAACTACGGCAAGAGCGACGTGTTCAAGACCACGGCCGCCAACGCGGCCTACCAGCTCGCCGACCTCACGGGTCACCTGGTTTCCCGCGCGGGCGAGGCGTGCACCTGCCGGGGGTCCTATGCCGACATCATGCTGGCCGCCTACACCCGTCGCAACTTCGTGGCGGTGGAGGGCATCGATCCTCGGGTGAGCCCCGCCACGGCCTTCCAGAGCGAGGAGATGCTCAAGAAGGTCGAGCAGCACGCTCTCCAGCAGCGTCGGTACCGCGGAGCGATCACCGAGGGCGCGGCCCCGGACGCGAAGACAAATCCGAGAGGGGGCACGACGGGAGGCTAGACAATGGCAGAGAAAAGACGACCTCCGAGCACCATCCACGACGAGGGAGTCATTCCCTCGATGCAGATGCAGTTCGACGAGTCGCCTGAGCATCGATTTAGGCGGCGCGATCCGAGCACTGGGCCGGGAGCCTTCGGCCTGTCCGTCGCCCGAGTCACCCGAGTGGACTACGCACAGAACGAGATCGACATCCAGGTCATATCGGGAGAGCACGGAGTCTCTCCCTACGCGGGAATCACCGTGACGTGCCCGGCGGCCGGTGCCCGGCACCTCATGACCGCGATGCCCGAGTCGGGCGACATGTGCATCGTGGGGTGGCTCGCCACCGAACCGAAGAGCCCCATCATCCTTTCCTGGATTCCTCACAGTCGGAAGGCTGGCCTGGAGTGGCTCCCGGTACAGGACGTGCTGCCCACCGAGGCGGACATGAATCCGAAGACGCGGACGCACTTCGAGGGGATCTACTCGCGCACCCGGTACAAGACGCCCCCCCTGCGCCCGGGCTGCATCTACCTCTCCTCGAGTCAGGGCTCCGACGTGATGCTCGACGAGGGAGTGCTGCTCACGAACCGTCGGGGCAATGAGATCGTCCTGCGGGATCCCGACCAGGCCATCGTGTTCCGCTCCCTCCAGCAGTTCCACGCGACCGGGGGTGCCCGCGTTTACGCGGGGATGGTCCAGCGCGATGCGCAGTTCCTTCCGAGGCGCATGTTCAGCGACGGCATCGACTGGGCCGCCAGCGTGCAGCAGGACTCGAACGGAGATCCTCTACCTCCGTCTGCACTGGGTTCCAGTCCGCAGTCCATCAACCGCCTCACTCCTCACGAGGTGTTCGTCCGCTCGGACGGGAACCAGCCCTTCGCGGACAGCGGCGTCCTGCTCCAGGACAACGTGGACCCGTACGCGTTCCTGAATCGCGGCTTCTACATCGGGACGGACGGCTTCGCCCTCGATCCGGCGACGGTCACCTCCGACGCGGAGTACGCGGGCAAGCCCATGTTCCGGGTGTCCATCGACCCGAGCCCCGAGAACACGGCGCTTCCCACGAACGGCCTGACGGCGGAGGAGAGCACCGAGGCTGACACCCTGACGGAGTACCGGATCGAGGTCGACCACTCCTGGGATGGGCGCCTTCCGGTCACCGAGCAGACCGACGGATTCGACGCCGACCGCCTCCCCTCCGACGCGGTCCAGGAGAGTCCCGTGAGCTTCGGGGGTCCGTTCGTCCAGTGGGTGCTCGGCTCCGTCGTGGGCAACGACCCGTACTCGAACCGAGGACGCCAAGTCTACGGGTTGCCCCTTGTGCCGAGGGTGTTCGACGGAGAGACGGTCGATCCGAGGCTCGAGTCGGGCGTCGGAATCTCACTCGGCGAGCACGCCGCTTCGCTGTTCCGAGTGGTCCCCCCGGTCGAGGATCCCACGGCGGTTCCCCCGACCTTCCTCTCGACCACGAAGGACGGGAGGGTCAAAGGATTCATCAGCGGACCGCAGAACGAAAACTCCGTGGAGCTTGCCCTGAACGGGGGCCTCCGGCTCGACGCGAACGGCCCGCTCGAGCTCAACGCTCCCAACACGGTCCTGAACTTCTCGCAGGGCAGCGACCTGGACAACTGGGCGCTGGCGCTGAAGTCCGACACGGGAGGCATCCTGATTCGCTCGAGCGGCCCGACGACTAGGTCTAGCTTCTCCGCGCGCACCGGAAGTCCCGACAACCAGGAGCAGAACCAGCCCTCCGTCGCCGTCGAGAGTCCGAACGGAAACGTCCACGTCTCGGCCGGGCGCTTCGCGAAGATCTCGGCCGCGAACGGCGTGCAGATCTGCGACACGGACGAGATCACGGCGATAGCCAAGAAGAACTACGCGAATTTCTCCGACAAGTGGTCTCTCCAGTGCAACACGAGCAGCCGCGTCGTCCAGGGGAAGGAAGACAACCTCTACTCGGGACCCAAGACGTTCCTGCCCACGAACCGGCCCATCCGCTCGACCAAGTTCATCGCGAACCCGCTGACGGGACACTTCGGAGGGGAGACCGACAGCTATTTCATGCTCCTCGGCGACCGCGAGGAGACGTTCGTCGCGGGGAACCACCGTACCACCGTCGCGGTCGGCAACGCCACGTGGCAGGCCGGACTCGGTACCGTCCGCCTCGCGTCGGGCACCGTGCCGATCCCGACGGGGTTCGCCCCCGCCACGAGCTCCGTGACGGTGTCTCCGACGAGCGTCCAGACGTCGACGGTGGGCGTCGCGTCCACTCAGGCGCTTTCCATCTCGGGTCGCGCCCTCACCACCCTCACGCTCCAGTCGCTCGGTCCCGCCAGGGTCGGCTCGACCGCGATGTCCATCACCCTCACCGCGGGCGGCGGCAAGGCGGGCGGCATCGTCTGCTCGAGCGACCGCGATCCACTCACCAACCTGCCCTTCGCCACGTTCGGCGTCGGCAGCCCCACCCATCGCCTGGGGGCGATCTAGCTGCATGGCCATCGTAGCTTCGGCGGCCCTTATCACCCAGCAGATCATCCTCGCTGGACAGCCGACGTTCGCCGGCTCGAGCGTGCTTCCCAGGATCGCCTCGGCCGTGGGACGCTCGATCCCGGCCTGGATTCCGATCCCGACCAACGTGTTCGTGACCGGAACCGCCGCGGGTCTGGCGGGCGTCGGCGCCGTCACGGGCAAGATGTTCTTCGCGGGCAACGCAGGCCTCGTCGTCGCCGCGCTGAACCAGGTGGGTTTGACCGGCGTGAACGCCCAGAGACTCGGTCTGGCCGTCGGACACGGCACATGGGCGGCGCTGAACCAGGCGACGCAGTACGTCGGCGTCTCTCCGGGAGTCGGCGTCGGCGGCGACGCCTCCTTCGTGTTGTACGCGAATGAGGCCGCGCTGCTCCCGATCCTCCAGGCCAACCTGGCCTCCGTCACGGTCGCGGGGGCCACGTCGGCACAGCTCGCGCTCGGGTTGTCTCGCGGCATCGCTGACCTCGTCAGGACTGGCCTCGGAACGGGCGCGGTCGTGGGTTCTCCGTCTCCCGTCGCGACCGTGAGCACGAGCGTCTCGTCGGTATTCTGAAGGACTCATGAGCTTCGACCTCACAGGATTCGTTCTCAGGGCGCCGCGCACGGCCCCGTCGAACTTCACGACGACGGATGAAGCCTCGAACGGGGTCGACCGTGACTTCAAGCCGCTGTCCGACGACTACGCGATTCCGGCGCCGGAGTTCGTGGAAATCGCGGCGGACCAGTATCGCGCCGCGGTCCTGCTCAGGGGCCTCGACGGGCAGACCGAGTACCTCGTGTGGGCGGCCAACAGCGCTAACCTGAGCGACTCGGCCAGCTTCGAGGTCGAGAACGAGGGGAGCGTTACCTTCCCGCAGGGGGACACCATCGTCACCGACGAGGACTCCGAGTTCGGCGCCTCGGGTTCGAATCGGGCGATAGTCGTCGACGACGCGAACCGCACCGTCGACATGCTCACGAGCCTCGTCGTTCGTCGTGGAGACACAGGAGAGGACCTCGAGCTCGTCGACGGTGGCGATTTCAATCCCGTGAGCGGCGTGTTCACGGTCACCGACGAGGACCTGTTGACGGCGCTCGGCGGGGGCCTCTCGGCCCCTCGCGGCGACAGGGCCAGGGAGGTCAAGTACGAGCTCGCGGCCCCGACGTTCTGGTGGTCTCGCAACGACAGGTACGAGAACAGGTTCCTCTGGGACGGCCGGACCCAGCGGTGGAGGCCCCTCAGGGGCACGCCCCCTCGAGACCTGGGGGCCCTCCTTCAGGACGAGGACTACGTGCTCTCTCCCGCGCCCAGCACGATCACCGTGGGAAACTACCTGCCGGGAAACAGCGCGGAACCCGACTCCTACTCGATGGTGCGGATCGGTACGCGTCCCGACGCGGCCTCGGTTCCCGTGGCCGAGCCCGTCGCCGCCTCCGGCTTCGGGGGCATCAAGGTCGTGAATGACGAGGAGGTCGAGGACTACGACTTCGGGGCCGAGCCGATGCTGGCTGGGGTCGTGGGCCAGGCAACCGGATCCGTCGCGTGGAATCCCGCGTTCCTCGACGAGTACGCGGGCCAGACCGTGTTCTACTCGTACCGGAGTTTCGTGGACCAGGCGGAGGTTGAGCCGCTCGGGTCGCTCGAGGACGCCGACCTGCGACCCCTGTTCCTCTCGCCCATCCCAGGGCCGACGGAGTACCCGTTCGTCCGCATCGGTTCCCGGCAGGCTCTCGAGGTCGTGTTCGCGGACACCGAGGCACTCCTCTCGACCACGACCGTCGAGGAGGGTCAGGTCGGCCTGGCGTTCTCCACCGGACGCCTGAAGTTCTCGGACGCGGACGTGGCCAAGGCGGACCCCGACGATCCCGGCTTCGACGAGAACTACCTGTCCGCCCAGGTCTTCTACGAGGGGGTCAGCCTGACGCAGAGGCCCGTGCCCATGCGGCGCCCGGTCGAGATCGTCGGCAAGGGCGGCTCCCCGACGGTCGTGGACGGGAAAGACAACAGCCTGTACATCCCGGACGCCCAGCCGACGCCAAGCCCGGGCGTCTCGGGGATTCTCCACCTTCCGGACGGGACGGGGACGATCCCCAACACCTCGACGGACGCCGGCATCCGTGCCGGAGAAGGTTCGGGACTCGTGCGTGCTCTCGAGGGGCCCTGGGACGTGCTCCTGTTCACCGAGAGCGGTCAGATCAGGACGATCCGCACCTTCGACGACGACGACGAGGTCCCGCGCTTCCGTTTCCGCATTCCTCGTGGCACCGCGTACGTCGACCTTCGCAAGGGCTCGGGCGGCAGCGAGATCATCCTAGGGAACCAGGACCTGAAGCGTTTCCACGGCGAGCAGATGTACTTTGTCCAGTCGGGGGTGCAGCCGTCGGCCTTCGCGAGGGAGGCGCGGATGTACTCGCGCGTCCGCGACGAGTTCGTGCTCGAGGGCGACGAGGTTCTGGTGTTTCGCATCGGGGGTTCGACCTCGACGTGGGACGCCTCGGCCGATCCAGGAGGCATTCCGACCTCGGCGGGCGGCGCGTTCACTCCCGAGGACATCGCCGCGAGCCTCGACGCTGCGGCGGCGACGGGGAGCGTCGTGGCGGTGGGGGGTCGTCTCGTGCTCCAGACGGACACGACCTCCAACCAGGCGCACTACGGCGAGATCGAGATCGGATTCGGTCCGGGAGGCGAGAAGAACCTCTCGGGCCCCGCGGCACTCGGCCTCCTTCCCGGCTGGAAGATCCGCATCGCCGGACCGTCCGAGGTCGACCCTCCGCCCGATCTCACGTGGCTTCCCGACAACGGCACGGTCCTCGGAGTGTTCCGCAGTCCGTTCAACCTGAACGGAACCAGGGACGACATCTCCGACGTCCGGCACCTGGGCCGGTTCGACGACGCGGTCATGCTCGGCTCGATCCCCGAGTCTCCGATAGTGCTCCTCGACCGGGCCCCGCTCGAGGACGTGGCCGGCTACGACGACGGCATCTTCTTCCGTATCGAGGACGGTCTCGTCAGCCGCGACCTCGACAACTTCGAGGAGATCTACCACGAGTTCGGCATCGATCGCTTCTCCTGGGTGCACGACGACACCCAGAACTCCACGCTCGAGCAACCTGCGAACAGCCTGTTCGTGGGCCAGACGAACGTGATTCCCGACTCCTTCCGCCTTCCCGGCAAGGGCCTGAGGGTCTCCGATGGAGGTCAGCCTCTGGAGGACCAGACCCTCGACGAGGACTTCCTCATGCTCGACGGAGGGGCTCCCGGGGTCGCGGCGCTGATAGACACGGTGGGCGCGCTGGTCCAGCTCGGAGGCGCCGGGACGTTCTCGAGCGGCACGACGACGTTCACGGACGACTCGCCCGACGTGGACTTCGTCGTCCTCGGAGTCAAGGCAGGCTACCAGCTCAAGGTGACGCAGGGGAACGCGGAGGGCACGTACGTGGTCGCGCAGGACGCGACGCAGACCAACACCCTGGAGGTCGAGCAGCGCTTCCCGGCGGACGGGGGCCCGGTTCCGTGGGAGTTGTACGACGGGGTGACTCGCGAGGAGTTCGACCTGGGCCTCGTGGCGGACGCCCAGTACGTCCCTTTCAGCAGCCTGCCCGACGAAACCTTCCGCGTGCGCGTCCTGTCGCCCCTCGGAGACGTTCCGGTGGACCAGGACGCTCAGTACGCCCAGCGCCTCGTCGCCGTCCTGGGAGATGCGCTGGCGAGCGGAAGGACCATCTCGGTGCGCTTCGGCCGAGAACCGCAGAATCAGGAGGCGAGCATGGTCGCCCTGGGTCAGGAGAACCTCGGGGAGATCGCGAACTCCGCGCTGACGGTGCCTGATCCCGGTTCGGAGCGGTTCGCCAACGACAACTTCTCGATCCGTGTCGGAACCAAGACCTACAGCTTCGCGGCGGGAGACCTGATCAAGGTTTCCGGCGCACTGACCTATCCTTTGGTGGGAGACGTGATCGAGGTCCAAGAGGGATCGGGCTTGTTGAACTTCGGGACGGAGGTCTTCACCCAGTTCGACGGTCAGGACGCGGTCTACGTGGAGGAGTTCCTGACGCCAAACTCCAGTCCCCAGGAGCTCCCGCCGAGCAAGGTCGAGTACCGGGCGAGCGACGGCGAGCTCAACTTCTCCGCCGTGGACATGCAGAACTACGGCGGAGTCGAGGCATATCTCGTCGAGCAGCTCGTGGCCACCAACGGAACGGACGTGACCCTCAATCCGATTCAGGGTTCGTTGCTGCTCACGAAGGCTCTGCGAGAGTTCCAGATCGTCGAGGTTCACTACTTCCAGGCCGAGACGGGAACGGGCAGCCTTCGGCTAGAGTCCGTCGATCCGGACGACCCCTCTCAGGGCACGCAGCCCGTCGAAATCACCGAGCAGCTTCCCCTGTTCGTGCGCCTGGAGGAGGCGACTCCCGAGGAGCCGAACGCCACGGACAGGTGGAAGTTCAATCCGACCGAGCGTACCGTCGACGAGGACGTGGAGCCCGCGCTCTACGTCGGGTCGACGCTATACAACGTCGGGAGCAGTCCGACGGCCACCTTCGACCTGCCCAACAGCGTCGCCATCCTTGAGAACGCGGTGGCGGACACGAGCGAGGTGCTCGTGACCTACGCGGTGTTTGAGGCGTTCGGAGGCGAGCAGTCGTACACGGTGAGCACGCCCCCCGTTTACCGCCCTCCCTTCAGGATCGAGGCCGGAAGGACGAGGTTCACGCTCGAGACGGACCGCACGGAGGACCTGTTCGTGGGACAGCTGCTCCGGGTCGGGGAGTTCCCATTCTACGTGACGGCGGTCTCCTACGACTCTGGCACGAACCAGACCACGGTGGACTTCACGCCACAGACGGATGTCGAGGTGGGTTCGCGCGACCCCGCCTCGGACTCGCTGTCGCTCGTCTCCGACGTCCCGCTCGCCACGGACCTAGCACCCGAGGCCCCCGACGGTTTCTGGGCTGAGGTCGTGGTGCCCTACGAGCCCGTGAATCGGGGCTTCAATCAGATCATCTTCCACGCCGACCTCACTGCCGTGGCCGTGACCGGGCATCTCCTTGAACTCGGCGGTCTGCCGTTCATCGTTGCCGCGGCCAGCCTGTCCGGTGACGGGTCGAGGACCGCGGTCGACCTGACGAGTTTCTTCCCGCGTGGATTCGCCTTCGGTCAGGACGCCGCGAAGATCAGCGTCCGACCCGTCTACCAACCGCAACCGACTAGCTTCATCGGGCGCGGGGCCGTGCTCCCCGACGCGCCCTTCGAGCTGATCCTCTTCGGGGAGAGAGATGGTGCTGGCAACCTACTTCCTGGAAAGACGCTCCGGCCGTCGATCGACTACGAACTCAACACCGACGACGGGGCGGTCGAGTTCCTCGATCCTCCGAAGGGTCCGCTCCTTCCTACGCAGAGCCTTTATCTACGGCACACGCGACAGCGGTCCGTGGCTCCGATAGTCTCGGGGGACATCCTCCTGAATCCGCGCTTCGTCGCGAAGTTCGTCTACGTGAGCACGCCGTCCGAGGAGGACAACCGCCTCGGCAAGATCCTGCGCGCCACCTACAGCTTCGCGAACCCGGACACGTTCTTCTACCGGACGCTCCCGCTCCTGGACTACCTGGGAGAGGTTTCAGACGAGGTGGCGCAGGACATCGCGGCGCAGCTCCCTTCGTTCGGTCCTGCCCCGGCCGTGATCCCGCCGACCGAGAACGCCGATCAGGGTCGGCTCGGACTCAAGTCCCAGCTGCGCGACCTCCAGGACACCGACCGCGCCGCCCGCGTCTTTCTCCAGTTCTACAACGAGGCCATCGTCGGCTTCGAGCAGGTGCAGGAGACGATCTCTGGCAACATCGTCGGAGACCGCGACGGCAAGTTCAGGTTCCACGTCGGGCGCGGCTCGGACGTTCCGCCCCCCGGCTACGAGGACGCCATCACCGGCGAGCTGAACGAGCGCAACCTCTTCAGCGAGGTTTTCTTCGGCTACAACCCGAAGGTCACGTTCCTGGTACGCGACCCCCTCGTGGACCCGACCAACTTCGTCCTCGCCGGGGACCAGCTCGAGGGGGCCTTCATCGACCCCGACTTCCTCGGGGATCTTCAGGGGCTCCAGAGGGGGTTCTCCACCAACGACGTGGACGACGTGGTGCTCGTCTCTCGCACGCGCAAGCGTCTGCGCATCCGCCCCCTTCGTCTTGAGGCGTTTGGCCGCTACAAGCGTCTCGGAGAGCCTAGCCGGTACTCCCGGATCTTCCCTGAGCGTGCCGAGCTCTTTACCCTGACCGATCCCGGCATCCAGGCCGATCTCGAGGCCGATCCTGTCGATCCGGGCGTCTACGCCTTCCGCAAGAAGGTGAGGCGCCTGTCCATCAAGGGCGACGGCGGCCGCCTCAAGATTCAGCTCCCGAAGCGTGCTAGCACCTTCCTCAAACCCATCGCGGACATCGGGAATCCGGTCCTCGGACAGGTCGAGAACGTCGGGTCGGTCAGCGCCCGCGTGCGGTTGCCCCGGGCGCGAATTTTCGCCTACTCCCGAACCGGCTTCCCCGAGCTCGATCACCTGATGGTCGGCTTCCCGACCTTCGCGTCCCAGCCTCGACCCGCCGTCATCGCGACGCCCCTCCCGCTGCACGAGTTTCCGCTCGGCGAGGACGGCCTTCCTGACGTGGCACAGTTCGTCGCCAACGGGGGGGACGTCATCGACCTGACGACGGGGGACCCCGATCTCTTCACACCGCCCTTCGCAGAGACCGACGCCGCGAGCAACTTCCGTCCCAAGATCACCTTCGGACGGCCCGACGGGCGCATCATAGACGTCCAGACCTCGGAGGTTGTCACCTTCGAGTTCCCGCCTTCGGGCGGCACGCTGACTCCGGTGGCGTACACGGTCGCCAAGTCCGTGTTCGTGGGCGAGGTAATCCTGGGTTGCATCATCACGTTCGCGGAGGAGACTCACGACGCGGGCGACACGGCCACGCTCATTACGAGCGACGAGAACCTGCTCGAGGTGTCCGAGGACCCCGCCGCCGCCGCCGGGCCCATCGACCTGTCGCGCGGGGACACGGTCTTCGTGACCCCCTCGGATGCCGAGGTCGTCCCGGCGGCCAACATCGACGACCCCTCAACGAACAGCGAGAAGCAGGCGCAACTCGAGGGACTCACCAGCTACCGCATCGGCTTCGATCTGGGCGTGGACAGGCCCGACGGCGAGTTCCGAGACATCACGTTCTCCTCGTTCTCCGACCCGAGCTTCTTCGGTATCAAGGAGATCCTGGGCCAGAGTCCTCCGAAGCCGCTGAGTTACCTGGAGGGCCATGTCACCTTCCGCAGCGGCCGCACGGAACCCGCGCCCATTCCGGCCCTAGTCGGAGGGTTCACGAACGACAGCGGCGACTACACGCTACCGTACCTCTACGCGCAGAACACCGAGATCGACCAGCTCGGCATCGTGCAGGGCCTCTTCACCGACGTCCTCGCGGACACGGCGATCCCGAGCGCGGCGTTCCCCGACGAGGTTCAGGGGACCGACGGGGAGATCGTCGGAGTGCTGACGGGTTCGCTTCTCCCGGCGGCCCTCAACACCTCGCTCGACGCGACGCCCGTGACGACCGCGGGAGGTTACACGCCTCTGAGCGGCGTGGGTGACGTGGTCCCCTTCGACGTCCTACTCATCGAGACGGGCCAGACGGCCAAGGGTCTCCCGGCAGGTTCCCAGGGTATCCTGTCCGTCGGGTACGTGCGGGGCTCCGCGTCGGAAAGCTTGGTCGAGCCTCCGCGTTTCGTGTCCCCCACGGCTCCTCCAGCCGCGGCGGCCGACCGCATCCGCTACAAGTTCCGATCCGCCATGGGTTTCGTGAACCAGGCGGTGCTCGAGCAGCCTCCCGGCGTGGTCGCTCGGATCGTCGGAACCGTGACCCAGTTCGACATCACGGCGATCTCGACCGGCATCCTCGTCTTCAACGACGGGTCTCCTGGCCTGCTCTCGGGCGGGCTCAACGACATCTTCAGTCCGCCCTTCGTGGGCGCGCACAACAACGTCGTCACGATCAACCTCTGGACGGCGGCCTCCAACGCGAACCCGGTGCCGGTTTTCCTCCAGAGCGTGGTCATCGACTTCGGTGCGGGAACCGTCACCGGAAACCTCGGAGCCTCGGTGATCAACTCCGTGACGGCGGACGACAACGTGATCTACGTCGACACCGTGGCGCCCTTCCTCTCCATCGGGTTCGCGGGGCCGCCCGAGCTGCCCGCGGATCCCACGACGCCCGGGGACTCCCTTCCCCTGTGGTTCACCGTCGACATCGACCTGACGGTCGGGGGCGGCGTCGGAACGGGCGCGAGCACGACGGGCTTCATCAGCTCGGACAGGCTCACGCTCGACGAGAGTTTCGACCTTCGTGCCGTGCTCCCCCGAGACGAGCCCGCGGTCGCGGGCGTCCCGGTCTTCAGCGAACTCGACGTCGCGTTCGTGAGGAGCGAGAGCGTGCAGGACTGCACCGTCAACGCGATGGCCGAGGTGAACGGGGGGACGCCTTTCACCTTCGTCGCGCGCTCGGACTTTGCCCCGAAGGTCGGGACGTTCGATCCCGCTCCGGCCGGCTCCGGCCGCGGGACTGTCCGGGTGATGGGGTTCGAGGGACACGGGAACACCCCCATCACGACGACGGGCGACGTGGTGTTCTCCGCGATCCCGTCGAGCGCCTACGCGACGGGGAGCGCGGTCAAGATCGCGGAGGGAACCGGCGTCGGAGGTGTCGGCACCGACCGCGACTTCCGCATCTCTAGCGACGGGGTCACGTCGCTGGCCGCGACGACGGGGGCCCTCGGAGACATCCGGCCCGCGGACGTGCTCTCCATCTCGTCCAGCGCGTCCGGCTTCGCCTCGACCAAGGCGGGAACCTACCTGGTAAAGCACGTGATCGAGCCGAACGCGAGCGCCACGCAGACGCGCGAGCTGATGATGCGGACGACCACGCTACCCTACAACACGGGGCGCGGCTGGGCGGCCGTCGACTTTCCGACGCTCGTCTCGGCCGACCTGAGCGTCGCCAACGAGGTCGTCCTGTCGAGGACCCTCCTCGAGTCTGACGGGACGACGAGCGCGTTCGACCCGACGGGGGGCACGCTCTACTTCGTCGTACGGCCTGACCCCGACGACCCCGACTACGGCACGCGCAACCTCAAGGTCGACTACACGAGCGTCAATACGGCAAGCAACCTCTTCCAGGTCGATAGGACGACGGCCACGGACTTCGCGGGCTCGGCCCTTCCGCTCCAGACCTTCGTCGACGCCATCGAGGCCCTCCCCGACACCACGATAGTCACCGGTTTCTACCGCTTCGACGTCCTGATGGATCGGGTCGGGTTGAAGTTCGCGGGTCCACCCTACGTCCTTCCACTGCTCGAAGTGCCCGAGAACCTCCCCCGCAACGTGGTCGGGTTCGACTCTGGGATCACCACGGCGGCCGGGTTCTCTCACGTGTTCGTCCGCGGCCAAGGAATGGGTTCCGGCGGCTTCGGCGTGAGCTACGGCGGCGGCGACCTCGTGCTCGACGTGCCTCCGGCGGCCGACGAGCTGGCCGTCTACCGGGCGACGCCCATCGCCAACACGGCGTTCGTAAACGACGAGAACGCCTACGTGTACCAGGACGTCCCGCAGTACGTGGAGATGAACCTCACGCAGGTCACGTGGGACCTCGTCCACGCGAACTCGGCCGCGGGAGTCGGGGCCCTCCTTCCGGGCGACAGCCTCACGACCAGTGACGGCGTCCTGACCGTCGGCTTCGTCGCCCAGGCCGGGATCTTCCTTGAACCCTCGTGGCCGAGGCCCACGCTGGATCTCGCGGGAGCGAACGAGCGCATCGTGGACGCGGCTCACTCGGTTCCGGCCGGGGCGATAGGCTTCAGGAACGAGACCCTCTTCGGGGAGCCCGGACCCGTCGAGGCCGTGGGCTGGGAGGTCCGCCGCGTCCGGCGATTCCACGAGGAGCTTGAGGCCGTGGGCGAGCTGCTCGGACCTCTTCGGTACGTCTACGAGACGCGCTCGGGCGTCGTGACGGGTTACGGCGAGGACCAGGTGGGACCCGACCTGGTGGACTACCCCTTCGTGGTGATCGCCAGCGCGGGCACGAACCTCGGTCCCTTCAATGACGAGCTCGTCAACGTCAATCCAGGCGACACCTTCCGGCTCCTGGACGATGACGGGACCCTCCTCGACGAGGTGGAGATCGGGGGCGTCCAGAGCGGAACCCAGATCTGGCTGAAGGAGCCCGGCATCACGGCGATCTCCGCCGGGGACGTGCCGGGCAAGACCTTCGAGGTCTATCTGCGACAGGTTCCGGTACCGCACACTCAGAGCAACGAGCAGCTCCTCGGTCAGGTCACCACCACGGTCCTGCTCGACCGGAAGGCCGACGTGTCGCTCCAGGAGGGAGGCGAGGTTCCCGTTCAGGCGGAGCCCACGGATCCGCGCGTCCTGGAAGACACCGACAAGTCCATAGACTTCGCGGGCCTGGGAATAGAGGAGGGCGACATCGTCATCGTCGATCCGGCCGGGGACCTGACGGGAAAGTTCGGAGCTGTTCCGACCACGGGTCAGGAGAGGGGCGTGCGCGCGTTCGGGGACCGGAGCGTTCCGGGCCGTACGACCGCGACGACCGGCCAGGAGGCGCCCTTCGTCGCCGGGGCACCCTCCGAGCTCGACGACAACCGCGGCTGGTACCGCGTCACTCAGGTGAGCGAGGACCAGATGGTCGTGAGCTCGCAGACCGAGTTCTCGGCCGATCCTGGCGGCGGCTTCGTGACGTTCGGCGTAGATGCCGAGTACGCCGTGCTGCCGACCATCTCGAGCTCGACGGCCGCCTTCGCGGATCCGCCGGGAGGTCCCGGCGTCGAAGGCCAGATGGACCTGAGGCCCACGGCGTTCGCGGGGACTCTCGGGTCGCCCCCCAACTCCTTCCTCGGCAATGGCTTCTCGATAGCTCCCTTCTCCTACAAGGTGATCCGGCCCAACACCCTGTTCAGCGACGAGGCCATCGACCTCGTCCTCCTCATGCGCGAACGCACGCTGAGCTTCCTCGAGGAGTTCGACGTGTTCTTCTCCGAGAGCAAGCACGGGAGCTACTTCGTGTTCCAGCGCGACGAGCACGTTGCGGACCTCGGCAATCCCCTGATCCCTGACGAGGGGAAGGGCGTCATGAGCAACGAGCTCATCGACGGCGTGAGGGGGCTCGTCGCGATCAGTCCGTTTGCCAACACGACGGACTGCCTCTCCGTCCTCGACCGGAGGTTCTGGGTCAACGACTACCGGCTGGACTCGGAGTTTCCTCCGGGTTCGCCTCCGGCGGTCCCGAGCTACTCGACGCTCGAGACCAACGCCAACAATCCGGCGGCCGACGAGGGCGACGGACGCCCCGTGCTGCCCGACCGAATCGACGACGTGCTCGACAACAACGATCAGTTCCGCGAGCTGCGCCTCGCGTGGCTCGACTTTCGGGTGAACCGCGAGGACGGCACCCTTGAAGAGATCGAGCGTTTCGTCGCCGCGCTCCCGAAGAAGCGGCGGGAGGAGATCCAGCAGCTTCGACTGTCTCAGTCGGTGGAGGACGCCGGGACGTGACGCGCGCCAAGTACGAGAGTCCGTTCGACTTCAACGTCGGCGAGATGTCCGTGGAGGAGGTGAAGGAGCGTCTCCGCGCGGAGGGGTTCCCGGTGGACTCCTGGGTGAGCAACGAGGGCCGGGTCAGGGAGGGAGACAAGGCCCGGCTCCCCACGTTCACCAAGTGCGCGGAGATGCTCATGCGGATCCGAGACCTCCTCGAGCAGCAGAAGAAGCACGATCTGCGCGAGATCGACGACCTGAGCTACCAGCTGCGGCGCCTGCAGCGGGGAGGGGGTCAGTAAGTGGCGAATCCCGAACAGGGACCCGAGGAGCAGGGAGTCCTCGGAACATGGCAGAGCGTCTCGCTGGAGGTACCGGACTTCCTTGAACCCGTCCGCGAGGCGATCGACGCGTTCTTCTCGTTCCTCATTCAGATCCTCAACATCCTGATCGCCGTCCTCGAGCTCCTCAAGGTCTTCGCCACGGGGTTACTCGACCCCCTCATCGCGATCATCGAGGCGATCCGAGACCTGATAGAGGCGCTCCTCAATGACCTGCGGCAGCTCGGCATCTACATTCACGGAGACTTCTACCTGATCGAGGGCCCCGACTTCGCCGCGCTCAAGGGCGGCTACCTCGGCTACGAGGGCCGGATGACGGCACGCTTGACGGACACGTCGGACCCGAACCGGCCGGACATCAGCCAGTTCTCCACGTGCCTGGCCGTGTTCCTCTACGTGAGCGCGGACATCCGAGGAATCAACCGGATCATCCAGCTGATCAAGGCGATCCTTGGCCTCTTCAGGCGCAAGTTCCCGGGACGCCTGCACAACCAGGTCACGAACATCCGAGCGACGTACGGCTATGACGGGGCCACTATCTTCTCGTTCAACAAGGGCTTCTTCCGCGGCTTCCAGCTCAACAAGGAGAACATCGAGGACAACTTTACGGAACCCTACAACGCCGTGAACCTGACCTGGGAGATGGCCCCGATCCCAGGACAGGACATCCCGAGCAACCCGATCATGGCGCCCGCCGGATTCCTTGTGGAGTTCTCGACGCTCGAGCAGCCGCTCAAGGTGGTCTGCGAGCGCGTCATCGAGGGCTCGGCCCAGGACATGCAGCTCCAGAACCAGCCCGCGAAGACGGAGGTTGTGGAGTGCCTGGACGAGGACGGGAACGTCATCCTCGTGCGCGGCGGGGCCGAGTCGCTGAGGATCGAGGGGACCGTCGACTGGAACGACGCGGTGAACTTTAAGGGAGAGTTCAAGCCTGACGCCGTGCGTGCCTACGCCATCAAGAACCTGTCCGACAACTCGCCGGTTCAGCTCTCGGATCTGCAGGACGGAGACCGCCACTACCTCCAGAGGACGTTCTTCGTTCCCTTCGCGCAGAACGTGTTTTTCCCCGGCAAGGGATACGGTGCGACCTTCGAGTTCAAGGACATGCCGTACGCGGCGGAGTGGGAACTGAACACGGGCCTCTTCAGCGTCGACCGGGGCAAACTCGAGCGGATCAACGACGACCGCCAACCCGAGCGCTACTTCGTCCGCATACGAGCCGTCAGCCGCGCGATCAAGGACGCCGACGACTACCAATTCCTCGTGGACCAGACGAGCCTCCGCGACCGGGACGGTCCGGTCCTGCCGCTCGTCAAGTCCGACGAGGTCGACCTGAACGACGCCGGACCTCCATCGTTCGTGGTGCCTATCCTGTTTCCCGACGCGAGCACGCAGCTCTACCTGCGGGCCGTGGCCGAGGCCCTCGCGATCATGGTCCTGAGCCGGTCGGACATCCCGGTCCTCTTGGGGAAGGAGGGTCCCGTGGACTTCCCGATGGCGGCCGGTCAGGTACTCGCGAACGGTCTCCGGGAGCCGTTCTGGGAGGCGTTCCAAGATCACGCGCGGCTCGCCACGGGACTTGAGGAGGTCGCTCAGTTCCTCATGGTGAAGGTCATCGGGCGACGGCACATCAAGAAGTACTTTGCTGACGCCGACGCCTCGGTCGCGAAGTTCCGTCGCAAGCTGTTCATCAGCTGCATCAACTTGACCAATCGAATGCTCACGCAGAACCTCCCGCCCCTTCCCGCGCGCCAGCTCGTGGTGGAGAAGGCGGAGGACCTGCTGAACTTCCAGATCCTCCGGTCCCTGACCGACACGATCATCTCGACGGTGGATCCGAACTTTCCGGGCGACCTTCAGGGCGGCTCGGTGCTCGAGCTTCTCCAGAGCGACGACACGCTCTTCGGCGTGTCTCCGAACCCCCTGTCGCTGGCGATAGCGGACGGCCGCGCGGCCGACGGGGTCCTGGTCTCCACGAGCGACCGCACTGTGCTGCCCCGAGAGCCCCACTTCTTCTTCGCGCAGCAGGGGAACACCACCCGAGGGCGAGGCTCCCTGGACATGGCGCCCGTCGTCTACAGCCGCGACGGCTCGAGGCTTCGGGACATCGAGTTCTTCCGCAACCTGGTCCCCGACAGCGTGTACGAGGGGGCACAGTTCGCCCTTCAGGTCGCCGCGGGTCCCCAGGTGCGGCCGAAGGAGCGCGGCTGGATCGCTTTCCGCGTTTTCCCGCAGGGCATCCCGTCCATCGACAGGTTCTTCGACCAGATCCTCGCCCTGCTTCGGGCGGTGCAGGCGGCCATCGAGAGCATCGCCGAGACGATCCGCCGCTACATCGAGTTCCTCCAGTCTCGTCTCCGCGAGCTACAGTCGTTCCTGAATCGCCTGAACGCCCTGATCCAGCGGCTGCTTCGTTTCTTCTTCTCCATCACGCCCGCCGCCGGGCTCATCGTGGCGGCGCCTGGTACCGACGGCGTCACGACGGCCTTCCTCTCGGCGGAGAACAAGCCGCTTGAACCCGCCAACCCGCAGGCGGACTCCTACGCGGGTGGCGTCGTGTTGTTCGCTGGTGGGATCCCCAACCTCGCCCTCGACGTGTTCCGGGCGCTCTTCAGGGGGGACACCTGATGCCCTTCAACTTTCTCGGGACGATGAGAGAGACCCAGTGGCGGTTCTTCCGCAACTGGGTGCTGAACGAGCGCCGCAGCGTCTCTCCGCGCCTCAAGGTGATTAACGCCGAGCTTCGTCGCATCGGACGCATCACTGTCTTCTACCGACGCAGGACGGAGACGGTAAACACGCCCGACGGCGCCGTGCGGGAGCTCGAGACGGTGACGGAGGAGCGCGAAGCCTTCTTCGTCTCGCCTGGGTCATCTCTCGAGAAGCTCGTTCAGGCCTACGTCGCGGCCGGGGGCAATCCCATGTCCATCTCCCTGTGGTTGCAGCCCGACCAGGTTCAGTTCACGACGGAGAACGATCCCACGGCCGACGCGAAGGACGACCCGAACGAGAAGACGACGGAGAAGGGGTTTCAGAGCACGCCCTTCGACCAGCCGTACGGCGGGGTCGTGGCCCCTCGAAGCGCGGACTCGTACGGGCCGGGCGGACGCTACGTGGGAGGACTGCCGACCTTCATCCGAGACGTGCCCACGCAGATGGGACGCGATGCTGCCCAGGCGGACGAGACGGCGAAGATTGCGATCAGGGTCGACCACGCTCGCAGGTGGGTGAGGCAGGAGATCGCCACGATCCAGGCCCTCGAGGCCCGGATCATGAAGTTGATGGATCTGCGCGAGCAGCTTATGGACGAGCGAGAGATGGTCATCCAGCAGGCCGTCGGCGGCTCCGTCGAAGACTTCCCGTTCGCTCCCGACCCCGACAGGTTCGCCCGAAACCTGCACCTGACGAAGATTCAGGAAATCGACAGCGCTTTTTACAAAAGAAACGAGGACGGGAGCCTCGACTTCAACACCATCAACGTCGGTGACACGTCGGATCCGCACAACGTCGTCGTGGCGGGCATCTCCGGGGAGCCGGGCCTCCTTCGGAATCCCAGGGGGGCCGATCCCTTCGCGGAGTGATTCGCCTATAGAAGACCCCGAGGTAGACCATGAGTTTCGACTTCCAGCTCGCGCACGCGTGTCCTCACCTCACGATAGAGGAGGAGGTGCTCCTGGGCGACGACCGCCGCGAGCTCAGGACCCGGCAACCCGTGGCCTCGGCCAACCACATCCGCATCACCGCCAACGATCAGGTGTCGATCCCGCGCCAGGGTCTCCTCTCGAACGCGTCGCTCACGGGTTCGAGCAGCGGTCCCTTCAAGGTCGTCAAGAACGAGAACGAGGTCACCCTCTCCAACCGGACCCAGTCGGTCGCGGACGTTGTGCTCCCCACCGGGACGCGGGTGCCCACGGATCGTATCGTCGAGGTGCTCAACTCGGCCGTCCGCAACGCCGACGTCCAGATCCGCGTGGTCAACAGGAACGGCTCCCTCGTCCTCACGGATTCTTCCGACCAGGGCAACTCGTCCCAGATTCGGGTCGAGGGCCCGGCCGCGGCCTTTCTGGGGTTCGTGAACCAGACGCGCGCCCGGGGGCGAAAGGTCTATCCGGCCTGGGACTTCGCGGAGCGCGAGCTCGTCGAGACCGGACGGTACCTCAACGTGAGGAGGGTGCCCACGCGCTTCCCGAAGTTTCGCGAGCCGGTCAGGGGCAACCCGGTGTTCAAGGTCTCCTACACGACCTATCAACAGCACTGCCGGCGTTGTCTCGGATACGGCATCGAGAACGACTACCGAGTCGGGGCGAACGGCGAACCCTCGACCATCGAGAACGAGGACCTCCTGAACCAGGACTGCCTCAAGGTCCTCAGCACGGTCAAGAACTCCAACCCGTTCCATCCGGAGTATGGCACGCAGCTCCTGAACCGAATAGGCACCAAGGCGCTCGGCACAGGCGTGGCGACCATCAACGAGGACGTCATCACGGCCCTGACCGTGTTCCAGCGCACGCAGGACTTCGCGGGCCGCTGGCAGGAGATCACGGCGCGGCAGAGGCTGGCCTCGGTCATCTCGATAGACACGACCCCGTCGCCGTTCGATCCGACGATCTTCGAGGTCGTCATCGTGGCCGCGAACGCGGCCAACGTCCCGGTGGTGATCTCGACGGTGTACGCGGCCCCGGGCACGGCCGCCCTGGCAGGCTCGAACGGGCTGTCGCTCGGACTCGAGGGATTCGGACTGGATCCGCGCACGCGGGCGCTTCCAGGGATGGCGCCCAGCTAGGAGTCAACGATGGTAGCCACTCCAAAAGTCATCGGCCCCGACGGCGTGGCGCGCGAGACCACCATTTTCTCGACCACCATGTCCTCCAGGTTTTTCCAGGGGACCATCGACTCCGACACGGTGGACATGCAGATCTCGGTTCGCGGAGGCGCCTTCACCTCCGATCCCGACCTCATTGTGTTCGAGGGTGATACTTTCGCGTTTCCCAACACGACGGTGTTCCCCGAGGGCCTCGAGCTGGTGGCGGGGCTCAACGTGATCGAGGTGCGCTCCATCTCGTTCTCCGGGGCCGTCTCGGCGTCCGCCGTCGTCCAGGTCACCCTCGTCCAGGAGGCGGATGTCGGCCTGATCGGCACGACGCCGACCGACATCAGTATCGAGCAGCGCGAGGACGAGGTCGAGATCCGCATCGAGGGCGTCTCGGACGCCACCTTTCGTGGCTGCAACTTCTACGCCTCCCGCTTCGAGGGAGGCGGCGCCACGGGTTTCCAGCGTATCAACGTCAACACGATCACGGACTCGGAGACGGTGTTTGAGACGAGCACCCTGGCGACCATCGAGTCGGACAACGCGGTCGCCACGAATCCTGATGGTACCCCCGCGGCCGATCCCCTCTACGTGAAGACGAGGCAGACTCAGACGAGCAGCCCGGACGTCATCGAGGACCTCGAGGACATCACGCTGACCCCGGAGCTCGCCGCCGCAATCACGGAGCAGGAGCAGGAGAACCTCCTCAAGACCGACTTCGTCGAGGTCACGGAGGTCCCCGAGACCGCCACGGTTCTCCGGACGACCGTCACGGTCGACTTGGTCGTCGAGCGTTCGTTCTACACCTTCCGGCATAACCGGCAGTTCGGTCCCTCGAACGATCCGCCGACGATTCCGGTCGGCGAGTTCGCTAGCGCGCCAATCACGGAGTCCCTGTACTACGTCGCGACAGCCGTGTTCTTCGACTCTGATCGGCAGGTCGAGATCGAGTCCCCCTTCTCGGCCGAGGTCGTCGGCAAGCCGGTCCTGATCGAGCAGAACGTGGGCACCTTCCCGGCTCCGGCTCGTCTTCAGATCGTAGAGGACACGATCTCCTCGCTCTCCCGGACCACCCCGCAGCTCGCGGTCCAACCCGGGGCCGTCATCCGGGACACTTTCGTGGATCCGTTCTCGAACGAGGTGACGCGGCTTCGGCTGCTCGTCGACTTCATGTACCGGGTCCAGTCGTTCGACACGCTGCTCCAGGTCGACGGGATCGAGCCCGACGGAACCTCCACCCCGGTCCTGCGTTCCCCGTACAAGCAGGCCCTTGCCCGCGTGTTCGAGATCAGCAATCCGAACGACGTCCAGACTATCGTGGACACCGCGTTCGAGCAGCTCGCCTCGCGCGACAACGTGTTCCGCAGCGCCGGCATCCGGGCGCGCGGCTTCGTCACGTTCTTCACGCGCACGACGCCGACCTCGACCATCTACATCCCGCTCGGAACCCGCGTCGCCAGCGGCACCGTGCAGTTCGTCACGACGACGGACGCCTCGATTCCCATCAGCAACGTGGGGGCGTTCTTCAACCCGACGACCGGGCTCTACCAGATCGACGTACCCGTCGAGGCCGAGCAGCCGGGTGCGGCGAGCATCCTCGGGGCGGGCCAGATTCGCACCATAGTGAGCGCCCTGCCGGGCCTCTCGGTCACGAACCAGAACGCGACGTTCGGCGGCACGGATCAGGAGACGAACCTCCGGCTGTCCGTCAGGGCGCGCAATGCCCTGGCCTCCGTGGACAGCGGCACGGAGCGCGGAATTCTCCAGACGGCGGCCGACGTGGCCGGCGTCCAGGACGTGCGCGTGGTGGCGGGCGGCGACTCGCTCATGCAGCGAGACTTCGATACCGACTACGACAAGCACACTGGAGGGAAGGTGGACGTGTGGGCGCGTGGGGAGTCTCTCGGCACCGTCACGGACACCTTCGCCTTCTCGTTCGAGGTGGCGAACGACGTCCAGTTCCAGATCATCGGCAACCCGCTGAGCTACACGTTCCGTGCCCTCGACCCGAACCTCTCCGAGAGCAACCCCATCGCGGAGATGCTCGACGACGAGACGCTGGGCCTGGGACTGCGCAACGCGTCGAGCGGGATCTTCTTCGACCTCACCGACGTGCAGGTCGTCGACTACCGGACGGTCCAGCTTTCGACGGACGTAGTCCAGCCGACGGTCACCTTCGGGGATATCGTCCTGGGGGACTACAGGTACGTCACCTCCACGAGGTTTGTCTTCACACGCCAGCCCGTGGACTCCGTCGTCAGCGTGACCGGAGAGATCTCCGGGGAGCTCCCCGAGGACAACTACAGCTTCGTGCGTCCCGACGATCCGCTCCTCGACGGGCGCTCCACGAGGGCGCAGGCGTACCTCGACATCGTGCAGGTCGACGGGATCCCAAGCGGAGAGTTGGTGTCCGTGACGAGCGAGCAGCACATCCTGCTCGGCCAGTACAACGAGTTTTTGCACAGTCTCGGCGCCAACCCCCTGACCGTGCAGGTGTTCAACTCGACCGGGACCGTCCAGTTCAAGGGACCTGAGGACCCGAGCGGCCAACCCGACTACGTGATCGTGCCCGGATCGCAGACGGTGGCTCTGGCCATCCGAAGGACCTTGAACAGCCAGATCAGGAGCGGCGAGACGGTCCTCGTCGACTACGAGCACGCCGAGAACTTCACGGTCGAGTACCAGTCGAACTTCGTGATCCCCACCGTCCAGGACGCCCTGGACGCCCGCAAGCACGCGACCGCGGACGAGCTCGCGAAGGCCTCGATCCCGGTTCCGGTCGACCTCACGGCGACGATAGTCACGCGATCTGGCTCCCGCGTCTCCACGGTAGACAGCAACGTGAGGACCAACCTGACGGCCTTCCTGCGCGCCGTGCCGCAGGGCGGCGCCGTCCGGGAGTCGGACATCATCGCAGTGATTGACAACACGCGAGGCGTCTCCTTCGTGGAGAACCCGCTGACGAAACAGGCGCGTTCCGAGGGGGCGCTCGTCGTGCGCGAGAGCGTCCCGTCCACAACCGGCGAGGTGGAGATGCTCCTCGGCACGAGCGACGTGCCCTACTCGACCACCACCGTCAAGACGTGGCTGCTCGAGAATGAACTCGAGAATCCCACGTCGCAGGGAGGCGGCGACGGCACGCAGTTCGCGGGCGTCTTCAAGGACGACGTCCTTATGTCGCTGCTCACCTCTAACCCTACGGCCCTCAAGAACAGGGCCGACCAGGCGTTCCTCATCGGGAACGACGGACTCGTGATCCCGGGTTTCAGCGACGACGCCACGATCCAGGCAAACTACCCGGCCGCCAACACGCCCGAGGAGATCGAGGACGTACGTCAGCAGATCACGGGAAACCGCGTGCTGGTCTCGCTCGCGGCCGACGACCGGCCGCAGCTCCACTCGTTCACGGCGACCTACGCCGTGGCGTTCGTGGAGACCCGCGTGCAGGACCTCGAGGCGAGCAGCCTTGAGTTCTTCTCCGTGGGCAACTTCATTTTCACCTTCGCGGAGGACGTGCGCGATGTCGTGTAAAGACGACCCTCTCGTCTTCCCGAAAGACCCGTACCTCCCGTTCACTCGGGACCAGAACCCGGCCCCGGTTTCCCAGACGGGACAGCAGGCCATCAGGACCCTCCGCGACATCGTGGACTCCATCCTGCGGACTTTCCAGCAGGTGCTCCCCTCGAACTACGTCGCGGAGATCCCCGGTCCGTACTACGTCCTCCAGTTCCAAGCGGCCGCGGAGGAGCTCGCCAAGATCCAGCTCGCTCTTGAGGAGATCGGCCTCGAGTCGGACGTGGACTTCGCCCGGCCCGAGTACCTCTGGCAGATGATCGGGACCCTGGTGTTCCCGGACACCACGAAGGCGCCGGTGGGCATCCCCGAGGTGGACGGCGACCTCACCTACCGGGAGTTCCTGCGTCGGATGATCCTCCTGCTCCTCCAGGGGGCGACGCTCAAGGTGCAGGAGCAGGGGCTGGAGCTGCTTACCCAGGCCGTGATCGACGTCATCGCGAAGGTGGACTGGAGCGACCGGGAGATCTCGGCGTGGGGCTTCGGCGAGCAGCACGAGTTCGAGATCAACGTCCTGTGTCGGACGATCTTCACGGACCCGACGACCGGGGAACTCATCGAGGGCGCGCTGGGCACCGGCTTCCCGCCCGATCCCTTCGTCGCGCTGCGGAACAACCTGCGCATCTTGAGGGCCCTCAAGCCGGGCAAGGCTCTCTTCGAGTACCGGCACCTCTTCCTCGACGCCTTCGGGGACCTGTTCACGGCCGAACCTTTCATCCAGCTTGACCCCTGGTACTACGAGGACTTCCGCAAGTTCTGCTGCGGCATGAAGGAGGTCTCGGGAGACGAGGGGGAGACCCTCGCCTCTCGCATGCTGTTCTCCGACGTGACCCGCGACTTCAGCTCCGTCTGTTCGGGCGCGAACCTCGAGGTCCTCGACGGCCCGAACAGCAAGCCGACCAGCGGGGGCGACGACTTCGCGACGCTCGGGTTCTACCGGGTCGTGGGGGTCCGGCGCCTGATCACCGAGCTCGAGACGGACGAGGACGGCGAGGTCGTCCCCGACATCCAGGAGTACACGACGAGCCCGACCGGGCTCTCGGGCACGCTCGCGATCCTGAACGACGACGGCGATCTTGAAGATACGAACCAGGATTTTTCCGATGCCGTCGAGGGCGAGGTTCTCACGATCCTCGGAGGGACGAACGCTGGCGATTACCGGCTTGGCACCCTTTTGGGAAACTCGGGAGGGCCGGTCGGGAAGGTGCCTCCCGGCTCTGGAGTCACGCGAGTGCGTGTCGCGCCTAGCATTCTCCAGATCCTCACTCGGATGCCTCGACAGGCCACAGGACAGGCCTACCGAGTCTCCATCGAACGACTCGGAACACGCACGCCCTTCACCGTCCTGGGGGAGGACGCGTCCGCTCAGTTCTACATCTAGCTCGGTGGCGGGCCTATAAGGGCATCAAGGATAGAACCGTGGAAATCCGGGCCGAGGAATCGTCATGACCGCACTGATCCAGAGCCAAGTGATCGCTCCCACGCCGAAGCCTCCGGTGGTGGGGGCGAGCCGCGACGACCTCCGTGCCGGGGACGTCGTGCAGCTGGACCACGTGGGCCCCCCGGCCTCGACGTACGCCTGGTCGATCGCGTTCGCGCCACAGGACCGGAATCGAAACCCCTCCGCCGCCGTCCTGGTCGGAAACGTCCTGGGCCCGGGCCCCGTGACCTTCACGGTCGACAACGAGGGCCCCTACCTCATCCGTCTCGTCACCGATGCTGGCCTCCCGAGTTTCGACGAGCAGTACGTCCGTCTCAGGTACGACACGTTCTTCGCCGACCTCAAGCTGGTCGCCGCGGGCGAGCGCCGGGACGGCACGGGAATCATCCCCGTGGATGTGGATGCCGAGGGGTGGGCGAACGACCAGAACTTCAACCTGAACCAGCTCCTCTGGCTCGTCCAGCACGTCAGCGCGAGCGGTCGCATCATCTACGTCGACGCCAACCGCGGCAAGGACAACCTCCACGCGCAGAACGATCCCGCGGTGGCCGAGGGCTTCGCCGACTTCTACTCGATCAACTCCGCCATCCTGGCGGCCGAGACCGACGCGAACTACAACGGAGGCATCCCGCCGAGCGCGACGCAGCCCATGATCGTCGCGGTGCGTCCGGGCCTGTATCAGGAGGACCTCCTGTGGAAGCCGTACGTGCACGTCATCGGCTGGCCGAGTACGGGCGGGGGCCGGGGCGAGCATCCCGACTACGACAGGTCGGTGACCGTCCGCTGTGCCAACTCGGGCGGCCCTCCGGCCGGGACGCACACTGCGAACCTCCCGAACCTCGGGGAGTATTGCTACGTCGCCAACCTCGTCTTCGAGAACACGGGCGCCACGACGAACGGCTTGGTCCGAAAGGTCGGTGAGGGCGACGTCTACTTCTTGAACTGCGAGCTCCTTCAGAGCGGCGGCGGGGCACCGAACCAGGGTCCCGGCATCGCACCCGAGCGTGGCCGCGTGTTCATGCACGACTGCCGGACGATCCAGGAGGACACCTTCAGCGGAACATCGCTGGCCTTCCAGGTCCAGTCCCCCGCGGCCCAGAGCGCGCAGCTCATCGCCCGCGAGTCGGCCTTCATCGGTCCCAGCATCGGTACCGTGGATCAGAACCTGGTCGGCAACAACACCGCCGTCCTCTCGAGGTGCTCGCTCCAGCAGACGGGCATCGACCCGACCTCGTTCGCGATCCGCACTTGGGGCGAGAACCTCATCGTCGAGGAGAGCGAGCTGACCGTCGAGCTCGGCGCCATCACCGACGGTATCGAGGCGAACCCGGACGCGACCGGGGCGGCCACCGATCTGGTCGTCTGCGTGCGCCGGTCCCTCCTGGGAGACGAGAGCAACGTCCCCGCCTCCTACCTCGGGATCTCGATGAACCAGACGAACGTGCCGGGCAACGCCGAGCTGAGGCTCGGTTCGTCCGAGTACGGACCGATCACCACGGTGGGGGCCGTCACCCGGACGGCCCTGACCATCGGTACGTCGCTGTACTACGACAACACGATCTCGGGCCTCGTCTCCGAGAACGTGCAGGACGCCATCGACGAGATCGCGGGCGGCGGCGGGGGCGGCGCGGCGCCGAGCAACGCGGAGTTCGTCACGTACGCGGTCGCGGCAGGGCTCACGAACGAGCGCGTCCTGAGCGCGGGCAGCGGCACGGCCGTGAACCTGGCCGTCCCGAACGCCGTTTCCGTGGACCTCACGAACACCGGCATCGCCCCGGGAACGTACACGAACGCGACGGTGGTCGTCGACGCCCAGGGACGCCTCGGTCCCGGCACCGCCTCGGGAATCGTCGAGCAGACGTACTCGCGGCAGATGTTCATCCCGACGCAGGCGATCCCGGTGCCTCCTCTCGTCGTGCAGGAGTTCGACGTCATCTACGTGACGAGCGCGGCTGGCTTCCTCGCGCCGGCGAATCCGGGAGTGCAGCCCGCCGGTCCGGGTCCGGGTCCGCTCCAGTTCTACTTCAACGTGGGAGGTCCCTTCGCGCCAGACACGTGGCTTCAGGTCTACTACGGACCCGCGGGAGCACTCGTCCCGATCCTCGATCCGGGCGCGACGGGCCCGCAGGGAGTCTACGCCGCCACGGGACTGGACTTGGGCACGCTGCCCGGAATTCCGATTCCGCCCGGCGTCCCGACCGGACCCGGTCTCTCGATGCCCCTCGCCACGATCCTGCCCGTCTCGGTGCCTCCGCTGACGGCGGCGATCCTCCTCATCGAGGTTACCTATCCGGCCCAGGCGGCGGCCGGAACGGATGGCCTCACCGTCTCCCTCACGGGTACGGTGTAACCGGATCGACTTTGTGCTGTGCTAGATGAGCGTCCTCGGATACGGACTTGAGCCCTTCGGCATGGGCCCCTACGGGGGGCTCGGCGGGGTCATGCTTCCGGCCATGGTGCCTCCTCTAGGAGGCTACGGAGGCTACGCCTACGGGACGAGCTCGTACGGGTCGCTCGGCAGCTTCGGATCGCCTGCCATCGGGACCACGAGCGGCTTCGGCGGCTGCGGCTACGGGATCAACTCCTACGGCTGCATCGGCATGCTCACGATGCCGCCCATGGTCATCTCGGCCGTGTCGATCACGGGGTTCATCATCGAGGTGTTCTTCTCGAACGAGATGTCGCCCGACGCCGACCTGTTCGACCCGGCAAGCTACACTCTGACCGACCTGGCCGGGGCGGCTCCGGCGACGGTCCTGAGCGTGCAGTCGGGCGTCCCCGGCGTGTGGGGACCTACCTCGGTGCTCCTGCACCACACGGGGACGACGCTGGGCGGCCTCTATCGCGTGACCGTGGTCGGCCCGCGCGACGTCTCCGGAGTTGAAATCGCCGCGTACGCGCCGCTCAACGAGGCCGACTGCCTCTGCAAGGGGGAGCCGCCGCCCTTCACGATCACGCCCACCTCGGGTACGGACCTGCTCTACGAGTTCGAGCAGGACATGCTGCCCGAGAGCGGGTTCACCCCCGGGATCCTCCAGACCGACGCCTACGACTACGAGACCGACTATCCCCAGAACCTGATCCCGGTCGCCGTGGACCATCCGTTCGGCGGGAACCCGAAGCACGTGGAGGTGGAGGTCGTCGGGATGACGGCCGCCGAGTACCTCGGGATCGTGAGCTCCGCGACGGCCATCGACTACGACGGGACCTACCTGCCCGACGACCCCCAGGCGGACTTCACGGGGCAGCAGGTCGGCACCGGCACGACCACCCAGGGCACAGACGAGGTGCTGCTCTCGAGCGCGGTGGGGTTCTCCTACGGCTGGCGGTTCCTCGACACGTCGGGGCGCGTGCTGCCGAACTCGAGCTACCGCGTGGACGTCACCTTCGACGCGTCGGCCGCCGTCCTCCTCGATCCGGCCCCCGGGGTCGACCCGGTCGTGCTCGTGCTGATCAACGACGGCGCCGTGCAGGTCGAGCTGTCGTTCAAGCGCGTGGTGGGGGTGGATACCCTCGAGGTCGCCTCGGGCGCGTTCGTGGCCTCGTCGAGCATCGGCTGGACGGCCCAGGAGACAACCGTCTCGCTCGCGCGTAACCAGAAGGCGGACACCTATACGGTGGTCGTCAACGGGGAACCCATCGTGGCGGGCCCCACCGCGAGCTTCACGGCGCCCCCGGGATTCCCCGCCGGCGTCCAGTTCATGGTCGATCCGAACGGGACGTACGAGGTCGTCGACCTCCCGCTCAAGGCGCTCCTGTTCACGGCGACCCAGACCGTGTTCTCCGCCGCGTGGAACTTCCTGCACAACCAGCAGGCTCCCTTCGTGGGGTCGGGCGCCCTCACCAGGGACTCGCTCCTGACCAGGAAGGGGCCGCTCGTCAAGGGGTGGGGCGATGCGACTCCGGCCACCAAGCAGGACGTCGTCGTCTACGTCAACGGGACGCCCGTGGAGGTCGACTCGGTCAACCCCTACTACGGGCGCATCTTCCCTACCATCCCGATTCCCCTGACGCCTCCGGGGACGATGGAGGTCACGGTCGACTACATCTGGTTCCCTGCGCCGGTGATGGCGATGGCTGGGCTCAACACGCCGGGCCTCGTGCTGAACAAGTACGACTGCGGGCCGATCACCCCGACCGGCGGCAACTCTCCGGGCGTGGGACTCCCGGGAGGAGGCACCAACGGCGTGGAGCTCTCCCGCTTCCCGATGGCGGTCGTTCTCGGGCCGCGGGCCATGAGGCAGCCGCTGCTACGGAGCCCGAGGTTCGTCGCCTACCAGAAGCCGTACACGGCGGCGCTGAACAGTCCGACCACCCTGCTCCTGAACCGGGACCCGCACCAGGTCGCGCTCTCCAGCGAGCACAGGGACGCCGAGGGCGTCGTCGTGTTCTACGAGGGGACCGAGGGGCCCACGGTCGCCGACCCGCCGTGGACGCTCGTGGGCACGGAGGGGCTCGACGACGCGGACATCGCGGGCCCCGATCCCGTAAACCCCTCGAACGTGGATCCCGACTCCACCCTCGACGGGGTGTTTCAGGTCTACAAGACTGTCAGCGGCCCCTACGGTGAGGGCGACGTCACCTTCTACACGCAGGAGATCGACACGAGTTTCCCGTCCTCCATCGTGATGGTCGTGCGCTTCCAGGTGCTCCCCTCGGAGACCGAGGACGGCGATGCCATCCCGATTCCCGACGGCGTCTTCGTCGGAGTAGGTTTTGGCTGCCACACGAACAACCACCTCTACCTGGTCGGCTGTCTCCGCGTCAACGACCTGCAGCACGTCGGGATGCTGGTGGACCCGTCCTTCCCCGAGCTGCTCGACTCGTGGCAGGTAGCCTACGCGACGGACGTCGAGGTGCTCGACGCCACGACGTGCCAGGCCCAGAGCGACGAGCTCCCCCAGCTCGTCAGGGAGCGCCTGATCTCCGATGACCTGGTGCGTTTCCAGATCTTCGCGGGAACGCAGACCGGAGTCTACGAGGTGGTCGAGATCGTCGACCAGACGGACGGCACCAGCACGATCACCCTCTCTCCGACGACGCCGTTTCCCGCTGATCCGGCCCTGTACGGCAACCGCGACTTCACGGTCTACTTCGAGTCCAGGTGGGACGGCGACGGAGAGCCCGGCAGGCCCGCGACGTACCGTCTGGTCGTGAAGAACGACGTCAAGCTGGTGCCCGACGGCCTCGCCGAATTGTACCTCGGCGCTTCGTTCTCCGGGCGCGCCCTCGAGCTGGCGGGCGCACCTCCGTTCGCCATCCCGCCCGACGGCGTCCTGCTGTACCCTACCGGGAACGAGGGCGAGGTCTTCTGGGGTTCGCTCGACCGCAGGGCGAGCAACCTGAGCAGCTGGTCCTTCGTCAGGTACGCGCTGGATCCCGGCGCCACGACCCTGAACTTCCGGCAGATCGTCGTCGCGGCCGAGATGAACGACCTGCCCGAGGACGATCCGAACAATATCTGGTTCCTGACGCAGGAGTTCGGGTCGCGGATCATCGACTTCACGGGCGACCAACTGCTCCTCAAGGCCACCTCAGCCAACAACCAGGCGGGCGTCGAGGACCAGGACCTGACGATAGGCTACGCGAGGGTAGAGCCGTTCCTGACGCGGCGTCTCGCCATCGACATGGATAGCACGTTCCAGGTGGACAGCGGCGTCCTCGGAGCGGGGGACCTCCTCTACGTGGTGCAGGACGGCCTGAGGGAGGTGCGCCTCGCGACCCTGCTCTACGAGGAGACCGGGACGGAACGCCAGCTCCTCGACCTGCCGAACCTCTCGCTCTCCGGGCTCCTCCTCCCGGACGAGCAGGGATGGTCGAGGGGCGGCGAGCTCACGACGGAGCGCGTTCAGGGTCAGAGGCTCCAGTTCGTCCAGGCGACGGGCGAGACGCTCGTGTACGCGCTCGTGCTCGTCGAGACGGGAGGAGATCCTCCGCCCGGCGACGGGCGCGTCATCGAGTCGAGGATCCGCGTCGCCAGCGTGACCACGACGGACCCGGCCGGAGACACCGGGATCTTCTTCGGCTCCGACGTGGGGCCCATCGGGTCTGCTAGGGGCGTCGGCCTCCAGCTCCGCGCGGCGACGGGCGGCGTCGCGGACCAGGTGTTCCTGTTCTCTCTCGAGACGGGACTCGAGGTCGCGGCGTTCGACGTGGGCTGGAACGACGGAGAACTTCACACCTATCGAGTCATCGCGGACGCGGACGTCTCCACCGTGTCCGTGGTGGTGGACGACGTGGTGCTGGGCACGGCCGACCTGACGCTGTTCGCCTCCTCGTCCACGGACACCGAGGCGACGCTCGGCTTCGCGAACACGCTCACGGCCTGCTTCGTCGAGGTCGAGGACTACTCGGTCGTGGTGCTGCCGCCGAGCACGGCGGGACGCACGCTAGGCGTCTACGTCCGGGGGGACTCCGACGACATCGACAGCTGGAGGATTCCGCGGACGGACTTGCTCGACGTGCCGAACTCCGACCTCTCCGCCGTGGTCGAGCAGATGGACTGGCGGCAGCGGGTCCGCGTCCGTATCCACCGAGACCCGGGCTGGGGCGTGACGATCCTGCGACCGGACCTCCCGCCGCCGCCCTACTTCACGGGAGACTTCGCGACGCAGTTCACGGAGCCGAGCGCGGGCTGGATCAACGTCGAGTACCGCGAGCTGCCGCGCGCGCCCTCCAACGCCGCCCTCGGCCAGGTCTCCTTCGGTGCCCTCGATCCGCGGTCGATCACTCAGCTCCGCATCGACGAGGTCCGGTACCGGATCTACAGGTACGCCACCGAGGACATCATCATGCCCCCGCACATGGTGCTGAACCAGCAGAACGTCGTCTCGAGCGGGGAGTTTCACGAAGACATCACGGTCGAGCACATCACCGTTACCTCGACCGACGCGAGGACGGTCGACCTCAAGGGGGGCAACGTCACGGCCGACCGGGTCTTCCAGCTCGTCTCGCTGAACGAGGACGGTACCACGACGACCTACCTGCCGGGGTCCTTCGAGTTCGACCGTGACGCCCAGGTCGTTACCATCACGTCCACGCAGTTCCTGGGTTCGGCCTTCGCCGCCGACGACCAGCTCGACGAGGACCCGGACGTGGTCGACGACGGCTTCCCGCACGAGGACCTGGTCGCGCCCGCGTCTCCGGTCGACGGCATCTCGGACCCGGATCGACGCGTCGACGCGCTCAACCCGATCAAGATCCCGGTGACGGTCTCGTTCGCTCCGGGGAGGCCCATCACGAAGACCTACGTGTGCTCGCAGCCACTCCTCGACGGGACGACCCTGCTCAACCAGGACACCCCGCCGTTCGAGACCTCTCAGGTCGGGACCGACGTGCGGTTCCTGGCCTGGGGTTCGCGGATCAACGACCCGAACGACGTGCTCAACACCGACCCCGACTTCATCCTGAACGACCCGTTCCGGTTCATCGACTTCAGCAGCGACCCGAAGATCCAGTACGAGCAGATCGATTTCTGCGAGGTCTCGGAGGGCGAGGAGAACCGTCTGTCCCCGTTCTGCGACGGCGGCTATCCGGGGGCGGCGGACGCGGGCCATCCGGGCAACGATCCGGGCGACATCGGCAACGGACCTGTCGAGATCGGCCTCGAGGGTATCGCCTTCACGGAGACCGAACCCATCAGTTTCAATGACGGTCCGTCGGACGGCTTCGGGGGTTTCACGAGCACCACCTTCCTCAAGGCCAGCGGGGGCGACGCCCCGCCCGGGGGCAACCTCGGAGAGGCCATCCTCTTCACGCCCCTGGGGCCCGAGACGGTCACTCCGGAGAGCCTCGACGGTAGCGTGGGTTGGAGCGTGATGGGGCAGCTCTACGACACGACCACGAACACCCTCACCCTCCTGTTTTTCGGCACTGAGTCGCTTGGTCCTTAGCGGTTTTCGTTCTATCAGACGGCGCCTAGCAGGGAGATCTCATGCCCACCATCATCCGTGAAAATCTCAGGCCAGCCCGCTCCGGCTACAAGTTCGGACTGGTGCAACGCTGCACGGATGTCGTCCCCCTCGCGATGACGCGGGGACGCGTGTTCATCGAGATGCGGGATGCCCGCACGGGTGACGTCGAAGAACGGTATTGGCTGGACGACCTCAAGGAGTCTGATGTCTGAAGTCTCGCAAGCGGAGCTGAGGCGTCGCCAAAAAATCTCAGACGCCTTGAAGGGACGCAAGAAGGGACCGCGCAAGCGCGTTTCCGAGGAGGCTAGGAAGGCCCATTCCGAAATGATGAAGGTTCGATGGGCCGACATGTCCGACGAAAAACGAGCCTGCATTGGACAACGGATCTCGGAATCCCTGAGCGGTAAAAAGCATACCGTGGAGCATCGAAAGGCAAATGCCGAGAGTCGGCGAGGCAAACCCCTCTCTCAAGAACAACGGAAGAAGATCTCACGGTCTCTCTGTGAAGCCTACGAGGAAGGACGACGCTCCTCGTGGAACACTGGAATGCGTGTGGGGTCTTGTTCTGAGGAGACCAAGAAAAAGATCTCTGATTCCCTTCGACGGGCGAGTCAGGAAGGACGTCTGACCCGCTGTCCTTGGAATCAAGGAAAACGGACGGGCCCGCGTCCGAAAGAGGTTCGTCGGAAGATCTCCGAAAGTTTGCGTGGGAGATCTCATTCGGTCTCACCTGAAAAGCGCGAGGCTTGGCGTCAGAAGATTTCCACAACTAAGCGAGGGGCGCGTCGTTCCGCGGAAGCCTGTCAAAAAACCTCCGAGTCTTTGCGGCGGGCATACGCGGAGGGTCGTCGCGGGATTTCCGTGAAGTCGGGCTATGGAAAGGGGAGTTACTACGATACGCCGTTCCAAGGCAAGAAATGGTTGCGATCTACTTCTGAAGTTCAGCGCGCACGCGAGTTGGACCAGGCCGGCATCATCTGGTTCTACGAGTTACGCAAGTTCGTCGTGGAACTGAAGGGTCACAACTCCACGTACACTCCGGATTTCTGGATTGTCGAAGACCTCAAAAGAGAGGCCGTATCCTCAGCACCGTCCCTGGAGGACTTCATCAACGAGATGGAGACCTCGGGGCGTTTTCGGATCGAGGATGTGAAAGGCTGGTGGGGGCCCACACATAAAACCTTCAAGAAGATCAGCGCGTTTCAGGAGCAGTATCCGAGAGTGCCTTTCCGTATCGTGGTCCGAGAAGGTCTGTTCAGAGAGAGGGCAACACCCGGCATGCGCTGGAAAGAAGAGGAGCAACATGCAGGACAGAGCGTCTGAGCCCCGATTCCCCGGCACGCTGAAGGGAGAGTTTTTCTTGACGATGACCGACGTGCGTACCGGGGAGGTCCAAATCCAGTGGAGGTGTCCCCAAGTTGTCACTCTCGACGCCTCGCTCCTGGTCGCGGCGCTCACGAAGGACCCGAACGAACCCGCCCACGGGATCAACATGCTGGCCGTCGGGACGGGGGCCCTCGGCGCGATCCTGAATCCCGACAAGCCGACGAACGAGCAGAGGCGACTCAACAACGAGATCGCCCGCAAGCCGTTCTCCGAGACGACCTTCCGCGACGCCAACGGAGCCGCGGTCGCGATCAGGACCAACGTCGTCGACTACACCACCATCTTCGGCGAGTCCGAGGCCGTCGGGTCCCTGAACGAGATGGGGGTACTTTCCACGATCAGCGACAACGTCGCCATCAAGAATCCCAACCCGAACTTCGCCGGTCAGGGCGGCGAGCCCTACGATCCCACGATCGACACGTCGGAGTACGACATGTTGTGCAACTTCCTGACCTTCGGCGTGATCACGAAACCCGCGACCTCGATCCTGACCATCACCTGGCGACTTTCGTATTGAGGAACCGATGAAGTCCTGTCCGGCATGTGGTGAGAAGGACGTTCTGAAGTTCGGCAAGAACAAGCGCCGAAAAGACGGCCTTGCGTGCTACTGCCGTGCGTGTTCGCGTCGGAAGGCTAGAGAATACGCTCGTACCCCGGCACAGCAGAAGAAACGGAGGGTTTACTACGAAGAGAATCGCGAAAAGCTCCTGGGACAGGCGCACGAGCGTTGGCGTGTCAGCAAACATCGCTACGAAGCAGCACGACAGAAATGGGCGGCCGACAACAGAGAGAGGATGCTCGGTTACTATGCCGCGAAAGCGCACGCCCACCAAGAGTTCGTGGATGCAATCAAAGACGGAAAAGCCTGTTTTGATTGTCACCGGATGTTCGCGCCCTACGTCATGGAATTCGACCATGTCCGTGGCACGAAACGCTGGGCCATAGGCAAGATGGCGAATCATCGGCGAGAACGTGTCCTTGAGGAGATCGAGAAGTGCGACCTCGTCTGTTGCGTCTGTCATCGCATCCGCAGTCACGCACGCCGGACACCCTCTAAGAGCCCCCGGCTACAAGCGTTTCATGAGTGGCTAGCCCCCCTGAAGGCGGGCCCGTGTCATGACTGCGGGCGACGGTTCCCACCTCCAGCCATGGACTTCGACCATGTTTCAGGCATAAAGGTTGCTGGCATTGCGCAAATGGCTTTCTGGGGTCGTGAGAAAACGTTAGCGGAGATCGCGAAATGCGAGCTTGTCTGCGCCAACTGTCACCGCGAACGGACGGTATTCCGTCTTTGGAGGGCAGCCTAGAATGCCGACCCGGCCCAAATTCTTCCCGTCCTCCGTCAGCCGGTACCTCGACCCGAAGGAGCGTGCCTGGGACACCGTCATCGCGCTCAAGGGGAAGCTCGTCCTCGACTCCGAGAAGATCCTCCAGCAGGACGTGCGCGAGCTCGACCGGATGCGCCAGCTCGCGCGGACGGTCCCGTCGGGTTGGATTCGAGGGCAGTCGCGCGGTGACTCCTACGACGACTTCAGCTACGACGCACCGTGGCTCCCCGGGCCGGTCCTCAACCCCGACTGGACGGCCAACGCCTTCCACATGCGGAAGGTCCAGGCGCTCGTCGGGGGCCTGCTCGTGGACGTAGAGTATACGAACACGGACACGCCGGGAGACAACCTGATCGTCCTGGACTCGCCGACGGTCTTCGATGGCACGCCGCCGTCGGTCAAGCGCACGGACTTCGTGTTCCTCGAGGTCTGGCTCGCGCTCGTCAGCGAGAGTCCCAACGCGAAGGGGTCCCTGACCGTCAGCGATCCCGTTGCCTCCGCGCCGGGTGACACGGTGCTGGTCGACGGAGTGACCCTCACGGGCGTGCTGGTCGTCCCCGCACCGAACCAGTTTAGGATCTTTCCCGGCAGTCCGACCAACACCGCGGCGAGCATCGCGACGCAGCTCAACGCGGCGGTCGCCTCGGTCAACTGCGTGGCGGACGCTAACATCGTGAGGATCACGGCGGCGCAGGCCGGAGCGGCGGGCAACGCCATCACGCTGAACAGCAGCAACCCGGTCGCGATCCTGGCATCTGGCGGCTTCCTCACGGGAGGCGCGGACACGCCGAACAAACCGACCCAGGACCTGATCTACCGACACGGCAACGTCCTCTCCTCCGCCGCCGTCGCGCTCCCCGACGACATCGAGGATCCCATCGTGGGGGCGGAGACCACCAGCAGGGTCCAGGTGCAGTACCGCATCCGCCACACCGGCGCGGCCGAGGGCGTGGACTTCAAGCTCGAGTGCGACGGCTTCTCTAACCCGGCGGTCCTCGGGCAGGGAACTCAGTCGGCCCCGGTGACCGACTACCCCTTCGTTCCCGCCGACCTCAAGACCGTCCTGCTGAACTCGGACGCCCGTGACGGGGTGGCCGGTCCCGAGATCGGCTACGGCATCCTGGACAACGGGCTCTGGATCGCGGGCGACGGGACGCAGGCGAGCGCCACCGCGCTGGGAACCGTCGACGGATTCTCGTACGCCGTCCCGATCGGCTTCGTGTTCCGGCGCAACGACGCCACGCCCGGGATCGGGTTCGACCCGCGCACGAACTCGAACGGCGGACTCCTGGCCAACCATGCCGCCCACGCGAACGTCAACCTGTTCGCCAGCGTTCCGGTCGGCGAGTCCGACCGCCCCGACGGTCTCTTCGCGGACGCCATCGCGGACACGGACGTGATGGACCTGCGCAGGCACGTGAAGTTGACGGGCCAGGATCTCGGTGCCGAACTCCAGTTCCAGATGCAGGCGCTCCAGGACGGGGACTACCGGACGTGGGCGATCGACACGGCCTCGAAGCAGATGCTCGGCAACGGCTCGGGCGACGTGTCCACGCGGAACCTGGTCGCGAACGAGGTCGGACGCACGCTAGCGAAGGGCGGCACCGCGCCCCTCTCCGGGGACACGACCAGGGGCGAGACGATCCGCAACTTCGACCACTTCGCCCGACGTTTCGGCGATCAACCCGTCGTGGAGCGCGTCGTGCTGGAGCTCTACGCGACGGACGACCAGGTCGGGCCTCCCGCACATCCTGGAAAGTACGTCGTGCGTCCGGGCTACGCGGTCGCCTTCAGCGGGTGGGCCGAGGGGGACGAGATCAACATCGACCTTCTGGAACTCAACGCCACCACGCTGGGCGACTTCGACCCCAACAACGTCGTTTCCGTACCGGGGCCACCCCCGACGGGAACGGTGCTCGACTACGCTCCTCCGGGAACGACGATCACCGACGTCCTCTCCCTCTACCACGACGACGGCAATTTCAACGTCGCGGTGGACCAGACGGCGAAGCCGACGACGATCATCGGGCTCGGGACCTCGCACGTCCAGATTACCCTCGACCAGAACCCGACGCAGGTAAACGGCGGACTCCCGGTGGCCGACCACGACATGGTCGGCACGAGCGGCACGGGTGACGTGGGTTCGCAGCGCAGGATCTTCGTCGAGCTCGAGGTGACCTACCCCATCGGCGTCGGGACCACGGACACGCCCGACCTCGAGCTCTTCCCCGACACCACGGGCTGGCCCTACCGGGCGATGATCGAGAACTGGCTCCCGACGGGCCCCGACCAGCGGCCGCTGGACATGGAGGACCGACGCGCCCCCGAGTTCCGACAGGGATTCCGCGAGGTGGGGATCGAGTACGTGGCGAACGATCCGACGGGGGGCGGAGGCCATGCCGGCGTTCCCATCGGGACGCTCACGCCCGAGACGGTCGTCAGCCGCGATCCTCTGAGCTTCGTGCTCGGGCGGCGTTTCTGGGGCGACTCCGTCACGTCCGTCCTCGTCACGGACGCGAACGACACGAACCCCCGCGACGTGGACGATCCCAACACCCACTACGGCGCCTCCTCCAGGCTCGTGGTGCTCAACAACACCGGCATTCCCCCGGCCGTCCCGCTCTCCGGAGCGGGCCAGACCCTCTGCGAGGTGAGGTTCTTCGCGCAGGACGCCATCCCGAACTTCGGCCCCCCGGGTGGCGGCTACCAGCAGGCGATTTACTTCCGCACGAACGCCCCGCAGACGGCGGGCGTCAAGGAGGGAACGATCAGCACGGTCGTCACGGATTTCCCGTACTCGGGCTCCCTCGGGCCGATGCCCGCGACGCTGGAGGTCGAGCCGCTGTACCTCTCGGGCAACGTCTGGACCGGCCAGGTCGGCATGGGAAGCGTCGAGCTTCCCTTCCCCTACTACGCCCCGCTCGATCAGCTTCCCGTCAACGACGGCCAGACGGAGGTTCCGCCTCCTCCACCTCCCGACCTCTTCCCGGGCGAGCACTACTTCGCGGCCACGGCCACCATCGCCATCGACGACTTCGACGCGGCGGTGGGGACCCTCACGCTCCAGAGCCTCGTGCCCGCCGAGGGGAGTCAGCCGTGGACGGTGGGAGGGGTGCCGACCACGGACGTGCCCTACAAGGACGCGGAGTTCCGGGCCGTCTACCCGGTGATAAACCGCTCGGGACACCGCCCGACCGCGATGGGACAGCCGACGAGCAACGTCGTGCGCCACAAGGTCTTCGTCCCGTGCCTCGTCCGCGCGATGCAGGACAGCGTGTTGTTCCGCAAGGACGAGCTCCTCCTGCTCGTGATCACTCGGTGGGCGCGGCTCGACGACCACAACGTCGTGGAGTTCGCGGACGCGGGGAGCACGACGGGGGTGGGCGTGTTCCGCACCAAGAACCTCCTCATGACCGCGGGGAACCAGGAGTAGTGCCGTGCCTCGCATCGTAGATCCGTCGACCATCAGGAAGGGGCCGGGCACGGCGAACCAGAACTCCGTGGACGCCAACTCCTTCACGGACGAGGTGGTCGACGGTCAGGGGCAGGCGCTCGCCGCCCACGTGAACGACCCGCAGGACGCGCATCCCGCCTCCGCGATCTCGACCACGGGCTCGGGGGGTCAGTTCGACGGCGACGACGTCCAGGAGAACCTGGACGAGCTCTCGGCCCTCGTGCCGACGCGACCGCCGACGGTGGGGAACTGGAGCCGCGTGCTCGCGTTCTCGGGCATCACTGACTGGGGGAGCCTCAAGCTCCTCGATGGTGGGTTCGTCGATCGCGGAGACGTGACGCCGCCCGACCCGAACAACCCGACGAACGATTTCTTCGTATACGGCGAGTTCTGGTGGCCGCCGTTCGAGACCCAGAACATCAGCAGCTCGCCCAACCCGCCGGGCGACGTGTTCACGATCCCCGGCAACGACCCGGCGACCGACCCCACATTCAACATCGACCCCGCGGGCACGGGCGATCCGACCTATACCGGAGGAGGTCCGGGAACAACCCATCAGGGCGGCTTCACGCGCTCGCAGCCGGTCATCGAGACCGCGAGGATCCTGGCACAGGGACCGGGAGGTCCCGTGGTCGTCTCGGGATCCCTCTATCCCGGTGACCGGGGCGTCGTGGCCCTCTTCCACTGGCCGGCGGGAGGAGACGTGGCGGCCTTCCTCGCGCAGCCTCTCGGAGACCGGGTCATCGCGGCGCTCCTGTGCGGACAGGGAGTCAACGACCAGTGCGACGGAGACCCCGGGGGCATTTTCTCCGAGGGCGCTCCCGACGTGTTCGCGTTCCCGGGCCGCGCGAGCGGACAGTTCGACCTCGTCGAGCTCCACTCGGGAGTGGACGGTCAGACGGGCGACCTTATCCCGCCCGGGCCGGATCCCGCGGCAGGTCAGGTGCGCCTGGGCACGGACCCGCTCGCGGGCCCCGTCATCCTCAACGGCATCCCCATCTTGGGAGGCACGACCATCGCTCGAGGAGGCGGCAACGACAACAACTACTTCCGCTACCGGCTCCCCTACCTCGACGACTACAGCTCCACCACGGGTATCGCGTTCACACCCGACATCCAGAAGCCGCGCTATTTCCAGAAACCCGTCGTTTCGGTGGCCGCCGGTACGGACCTCTCCCAGGCTGGGGACTTTGCTGATTTCCCGAAGAACTACTGGACCTTCCAGGTCGCCCGGTACCGGCACAGGTTCCTCCTCGACTCGCCGCCCGACGACCAGGGCAGCTACCTCCTGCTGCACTTCAGGCGCGAGGCCGACTTCGAGGCTTTCGCCCGCGACGGGATCATGCCCGACGACGTGGGTTTCGGGTACGAGCTCTGGAGCGCGGAGATGGTGAACTACGCGAACCCGGAGAGCACCGACAACCTGATCGACGTCAGTGATCCCTCCGAACCCATCACGTCAGGCGCCTACCACGTCCATAGGTCTGCGACCTTCGAGGATCCGGACACTACGCCGACGAGCACGGCCCTCACCTACACGTACCAGGTCGAGCAGGACGAGGTCATGTTCTGCTCGGGCGTCCAGTACTTCCTGCCGAACGGCAGCGGGGCCGGGACGAACTGGCAGATCGACACGCTCAACTGGAGCGTCAGCAACCTCTGGGCGAACTCCTACGTGCTCGGCACCGGGGTGGGCGCGACGTACGTCACGCCGGGACTCTGGCACCGCGTGCCCGCCATCCTATACCTCGGCATCGGCACGGCGAGCACCCAGATCCTCGATGGCTCGGGACCCGGATTCGACGGCTTCTCCGTCTATCAGCGGATGGATTTTCCGTACTCGTCTCTGGGGTCCGTGAGCGGCCCCTTCGACCTGACGAATGGCCCGCAACCCGGCGACTCGGCCGACATCGTCCTGACCGGTGTCGACACGCCCGTCAGGTTCAACGGCGACGACGCCCAGTGTCACTTCTGGTTCGACGGCCGCGTGCGCATGTTCGGACGCAAACCCCTCGGCAGCGACACGCCAACGACCCCGGCGACCACGTTCCTCTTCCCCAACCCGGGCCTCGACCAGATCCTCATTCACACGACCTCGCACGCTCCCTCCTACGCGAGCCAGGGCGTCTACGGGAACTTCAAGACGGGACCGGGCGATAACCCGCCGCGGCCCACCCTCGAGGACCAGCGGAAGGACGTCGAGGAGAGGTTCTACGACGAGGTCTACCGCGTGGCCGAGTCGGCCATGGTCTCCCTCGACCCGACCTTCAACGTCGGGATGGGCGTCGGAAACCTCGTCGGTCCGGGCCTCCCCTTCCCGGCGAGCACCATCGAACTCCCCGTGCGCTTCGCCTCCGAGGCGCTCGTCGCCTTCGGCTTCGCGAGCTACCTCAGGACGGACCTGCACCTGCTCGACCTCGCGACGGCGCCCGCGGTCGCGAACGAGGCGCAGGTCTCGGGGCTCCCCGACCGGGATCCTCCCGCGACGGAGGGCGCCGAGAATCCGTGTCCGTTCTCGGGCATGCTGATCTACCCGCAGGTCGACTACACGAGCGGTTTCCGCCCCTCCGTGGCGGACGGCGACGTCACGACGCCGCAGCCCGACTACAACGTGGTGGCGGATCCTGAGCGCGTCTACATCCGGGTCTTCGACGCGGCCTACAGCAACGATGCGAACCAGGAGAACGGGGTCGTCGGCCAGAACCTCCTGACGTTCAGGATCGACGGGCTCGAGCGCTCCGACTTCGCCTACTGGCCGCCCGGTCCGGGCAGTCCATGGATCGCGATCGAGGTGAAGATTCCCGGACTCACCACGTGGATGGACATGGGTCGCGCCGATGGAGGCGGCCCCTCCAAGCAGGACCCGCTGGCGGACGGCGCGGGCTGTCAGGTGTTCGGGTCCTCGGTCAGTTTCGACGGCCGCGACGCGACCACGGGCACCGTGTACGCACAGGTTCGGATCAACGTCGGACCCGCCGCCAACGTCTTCGCGAACACGGGCGCCGTCGCCGTGGCCGGGGTCGCCCCGGTCATGGTCCGCGTGCGCATCAAGCAGGCGGGCACGGCCCTCAACTTCACGCAGGGAGGTCCCTCGGCACCCACGAACGTGCCCCGCGCCTTGACGGGCATAACGCTGCTCCGGCACAGCGACGGGTTGGGACCCAACGACTCGTGGCCCTACGGACCTCCGTCGCCCTTCGTCCCCTGAGGAGCTCGAGATGGCGGAATTCACCGATCAGGACAGAGAGCTGCTCGACAAGCTTCGCAAGGCCCTCGAGAGGGCGGCCAAGACCTCCTCGGCTCGCACTCCGTGGCAGGAGCACGTCAGCCGCGACGAGTCCGTGGACGCCAACCGAGCGGCCCTGGCGGCCAAGATCGTCGAGGGGTTCTCGGGCTCCTGGGCGGCCCAGTACGAGTACGGATTCGGCTCGCTCAACCGCGCCGCCTTCGCCACCGGGGACCGTCCTTTCACGGAGGTTGACCCCCTCGGACCGCCAGCTCCGATCCGCGCCAAGACCAACAAGCTGGGGCGTCGCGGGCCGCCCGAGATCAACTTCGTCCCATACAACTGGCGCACGAACACCTTCGGGAGTAAGGGACCCGCCGTCGTCGGCCACCCCATCAGCTTCGAGGTCGTCGGCCCCACGCTGAAGTCGCCGTTCACCGACTGGACCTGGCGCGTGGACCAGGGTGCGGGCGCCAACGGCGGCGACCTGCTGACTCCCGACGTGCGCCCGGACGGGATCGCCTCCCTGTTCACCACGTCTCTCACCACGATGTACGGACCCCAGGTCGTCCCGTCGTGGACGCTCGGAGACGCGAACGAACCCAACGGCGGACTGTACCTCGTCGTCACGGACGACGGCACGAACCCGGGCTCGCTGTACACGGGCGGCGGCCAGGTCGCCATGAGTGCGCTCCCGAACTTCCTGGACACGGCGCGCTACGAGATCTTCAGGATCTCGGCCATCACCGTCGACAGCATCGAGGTCCATCCCAACAAGAGCCTCTCGAACTTCTTCGACCTGCCCCTCTCCGGCACTCGCTGGATCAGGGCGATCATGATCGTCAGGCCGTACGTGACGCGGCTGGCGGCGATACCCCAGACGGGCGCCGAACCCGACGGGGGGCCGCCCACGGGACGAGAGCAGACGTTCGCCATCGTCTCCCCTGAGCGCGCGGCCACGTCGGACCTCTTCCCACCCTTCGCGGGCACCGGCCCCGGCAGCGGCGACGGAAGCTGGTTCGGAGGCGGCTTCACGGAGGCGCGAGCTCCCGGCTCGGGCATCGCCCCGGGGGACGTCGACGTGTACGGAGGCGGCGTGCGCCTTCCGATTCCGGTTCCCGTCATGGAGGGACGAGGAAACGTGGAGACGGGCCTCGCCGTGCTCCCTTCCGTGCCGACGGGCACCTGGAAGATCTACACGCCGAACGCCCCGTTCCTCATCCCGGAGTTCTCCGCCGAGTACCCCATCGCGAAGCTCTTCGCGACGTGGAAGGACGACGCGCTGCCGGACTTCACGATGGGAAGCGTCGAGAACGCCCTCGGATGGTTCGACGTGATCGCCGTTCAGGGACCGAACGGGCCCGACGCGACGGTCTTCGCCCGCGTTCCTGAGGCCGATCCACAGACGGGCCTGATCTACTACGGGCCGGGCCCCTACATCCAGAACGTCACCCTCACCACGGAGGTGGGCTTCGAGCTGTACCAGCCGGTCTCCGAGCTCTGGAGGGGGCCGTTCAGCCTCGACAAGGTCGAGGCCACGCGCATCAGGAACCTGATCGATCCGCGCTGGGTCGAGCGCTTCACCAAGCAGATCTCGGACCCCACGCTGCCGACTCCGTTTCACCTTCCGCCTCCTCCTCGGGGCTCCGGAGCCGGAAGGCCCGACAGGGCGATTTTCCCGACGGAGATCATGGGCCGCGGATTCCCGGACGCCGCGAACCCGGGCAACCTGATGGACCTCGGCTTCCGCGTGGTCCTGTATCCGGCCAAGGAGGTCGCGGACCTGGCCGTGCCCGACTTCGACATGCCGATAGTGAGCCGCGAGGTGCTGATCGACGGCTCCGAGACCGACGAGGACCAGTACGTCGAGGTCGACTACTCGGCCGGGATCGTGCGCCTGAGCGTCCCTCCTCCGGCCTCTTCGGGCGGCGTGCCCTCGGCTCCCTCGGACATCGTGCCGAACGGCATCGTCGGCCTGACCACGAACAACGAGAGGGGCGAGGTGGTCCTGTTCGCCGCCTGCGTGCCCTACTCGATGGAGGACTCGCAGGTGGGGACGGGCGCGAGGATCACGTCCCACGCCAGCACCGAGGGCACGGACTACGACGTCTCGAGCGCCGAGGTCCGAGCCCAGATTGACCTGGACAACACGGCCTTCGTGCCCGGGGCGCCCTACGTCGGAGTCAGCCCGCTCACGGGAGCGAACGACCTCGTGCTCGACCGGATCTGGAACGGTCCCGAGACGGGAGTCGTGACCGTCACGCAGGGAAGCGATGACTCTCCGGCCTTCGGGCGGTGGGGGTACATGAAGCGCAAGCTCGTCACGGTTCCCGCGATCCCGTTTTCCAGGCAGGTCACGGCGCTCGGCGAGCTCTCGTGCGGCACCTCGGCCCTCGACCCGACGCCTCTCTCGGGCGAGCCGCGGTCCGTGATCATGCGACGCGAGGTCGTCTTCTCGCCCAGTTCGCCGACGGTGCCCAGCTTCGCCGACACCTACGTGGGCGACACGACGTTCGGCAGCTCCATCAGGGCCGACGTCCTCCGGTTCCAGGACTGCCGGACGATCTACGACGTGGACGGATCGGTCACGATAGTGCCGCGGTCGCCCGGCTTCGCGTGGCACCAGGCTGGGGAGTGGGGCCCGGCCGGCGACGAGGACCCGATCTCGCTGGACGACCTGCTCACCACGACCGGCGTGCTGGGGGGCGTCCTCTACCAGGAAGACCAGGGCGCCGGGTTCATCCCGAACGCGCCGTCGCAGGGGTTCACACGGAGCGACTACGTTCACGGCCAGTACTGGCGCCTGCCGTCGGGGAACACCATGAACTGGTACCGGGGCGCCATCACCAGGAACAGCCGGATCGTGGCCTCCCACAACTTCCGTCTGGTGGTCAAGTTCAAGTTCCTGCTCGACCTGGGAAACGTCGGGTTCTACATTGGACTGATCGGCCCCTCGGGGACGGCCACCGTGCAGGACGCGGTGATCGACCCTGCACCCACGAACCGGGACTTCCTCGGGCTGCGCATCTTCGGACCAAACAACCCGGCCACGCCCTTCACGTTCATCGGACAGGAGGTTCCCCAGCCGCCAGGCCTCACCCGTCTTCGCTCGACCGTCGGTCTGCGAGATACGCCCCTCTTCTTCGTCATGGAGAGCGAGCAGTACTTCGACTCGCCCGACTATACGGTGAGGGTCCCGGCCTTCGTGAAGATGGGCCTCTACGACGAGAACTTCAACGAGCTTGGTCGGGCCCGGTACTACAACCAGCTCGAGGTGCCGGACGCCGAGATGGAGTTCTGCATCGCGAATCTCAACCCCGGTCCCGTGGTCGGCGCGAACCAGCTAGATCTCTACTACGTGAAAATCATCAACCGTACGGACCTCCCGTTCCCGCAGATTCCCTGAGAATTCCCCTATAGAAACCCCTCCAAACAGGACTCGCGGATGCGCATAGTAGCCACACTCGTCGGAGACGAGATCCTCCAGGTGGAGAAGAACCCGCCCGACGGCGAGTCCGTCAGTCGCAACGGGACCTACATGATCCCGATGGCCGAGGGCGTGAAGGTGGCCGTGGACCCGACGAGTTTCGTGCTGCCATCGTCCAACCCGGACTCGGTCGTGGCGCGGAACTTCGCCGGCCTTCTGGCGCAGTTTCCGATGTACGAGCACGTCCTCTACAACCCCCTCATCGAGGGCTCCGACGTGGACGATCTCGACCCCGCCGGAGTTCTGAACGAGGGGTCTCCGGTCACGGCGTCCCACGCTTCGCGCTTCCAGATCGGACGCGGCACGGCGGGACCGCTCCCCTCTGGGAACGCGGCGAACTCGGTCGCGGTGCTCCCCCAGAACGACGCCCCCGGCGTTGGCCTCGAGCATCCAGGTGTTCTCGTCACGGACACCATCGACATCGGGCCCTTCACGGGCAACCAAGGTGCCACCGAGTTCCTCGTGTACTGGTACGTCTTCGATTTCGAGACGACGCCGGACGTGAACGCGACCTATGGACTCTACACGGGTCAGAACAGTCCGGCGCTGCGACGGGCCATCGAGATCGACCAGGAGCCGAGCGACTTCGAGGCATTCATCTCCGTCAACGACGGCGCGAACTTCTTCCTTGTGCAGCGCCTCGTCCCCATCGCGTTCTGCACTCCGGGCCTCCTCATCCGGCTCGCGTTCAAGAACACCGATCCGCTTAAAAAGCGGTACTTCGCCCATTACGCAATCCTCTTCTAGTCGCATGCAACGGGAAGATAGAACGGCACCTCCAACCATCGGCGACCGCACGCCTCGTCGCCGTCCAGGAGCCTTTGAGCTATGAGTCAGGATTTTGGCAACGGTGTGAGCCGAACGCTGGACGCGCTCGCGCGCCAGTTCCAGGCGGTCGTCTTTCAGGAGGGCAAGCCTCCCCTCGACAGTGAGCTCAACCTGGTGCAGCAGGACCAGGTGGAACAGCTCGCCCAGCTCGTGCGCTCGGAGGCCCACTCGGGCTTCTTCCTCGATCCGACTCGGGCGCTCGACGACTTCGTCACGGACAGGGAGAACAGCAACCTCTTCTTCTTTGGACAGCAGAAGGAGGACGACGACGGCAACCCCGAGGAGCTCGCGCCCGTAGCTTACGCCAACGTGAACGGCTGGATCATCCCGGTCACCGGGACCGTGCTGACGACGGAGGGTTCGACCTCCAACGAGGTGCGACTCTACCCGCCGCCTACGTCCGACACGCGCATCGACTTCATCTTCCTCGAGGCGTGGCAGGCCCTGGTCGCTCCGAACCCGAGCACGATCAACAAGCCCTCCGCGTCGACCCTCTGGAAGTGGGGCAACGTCGAGTTCGGCGCGACGAACGTGACGGACGACATCACGGACCCTGTCATCGGGCACGAGACGACCGAGCGTCTGCAGCTTCAGTACCGCATTCGGGTCGTGGGCAGCGGCAGCGGGGCCGGGACGAGCCCCAGCCTCGACGTGTATCCTGACGGCCTCGGTGACCCCAACGTGTTCGCCCAGGGAGTTCAGAGCACCGTCACGAGCTTCACGTTCGAGAACATGCGCGAGGCCCTCGGGGACCCGTCCCTCTGGCGTGCTGGCGACGGCGACCCGCAGAACGCCCTCGGGACAGTCGACGGCTACTCCTACGCCATCCCCATCTGCGCCGTGTTCCGGCGCAACAGCCAACCCTTCGTGGCCGTGAACCAGGCGGGCTCCCCGAACCAGAACGGCGCCTTCGACCGCAATCCGTCTGCCATCTCGCTGCCCGACCCACGCGACGGCGCCAAGGTCCTGTCGGTCATGTCCCTGATCGACGACCTGCCGCCGGAGCAGTTCACGGTGGACGCCGTCGTCGAGGTGGACAACGCCATCGGATCCGGGTGGGACGATCCCGACATGAACCTGACCACGGCCTTCATGGTCATCGGCGACGAAGTGATAGGGATCTCGGCCGTCGACACGACGACGAGCCCCGCCACGATCACCATCCCGGCCGGGGGTCGAGGACGCTGGGGGTCCGACATCGTGACGCACACGGGACGCAGCGATCCCGCCGTCGTCGGCAGCGGCACGGTCGTCGCGTTCTTCAACACGCGTCCGAGCGACGAGGGACCGGTCGCGCCCGGCCCGTACGCCGACGAGATCGCACCCGAGGATTTCCTCGACCTGCGCCGCGGCGTCAACCTGGGGGACTGGGACTACGGACGCCTGCTCCTCCACAACGTGTCGGCCCTCATGCGGAACCGACTGCGCTCGACCTGGAAGCAGGCCGGGGCGCCGGGCGGCGACACCGAGGGCGTGACGGTCACCGAGGTCGACTACCTCTTCCAGGACGGAGGGACTGCCGTCCCCTTCGGGACCGAGGCGCTCGACGGCCCGGACGGGATTCGTCAGGTGTGGTCCGACGCGGCCACGATCCAGGGCGACGTGACTCTCCTGCTCGACCCCGACGGCACGATGAACGCCGGGTTCATCAGCACGATGGACGACCTCGTCGAGTGGGACGTGGGCGCGGACTTCAAGCCCGTGGGCTTCATGAACAACGGGAACAACGCGGTTCCGGGTCCGGGTTTCACGAACGGAACGACGGTGTTCCTCTACATCGGGGGCGACTCGGGCAACGAGGGTGCCCGCAAGACCTTCCGCGACGGCAGCACCCGGGCCGTGCGGTTCGTTTCTCCGCGCGAGTACTGGAAGACCCGGTTTCCCGACGAGGGTACCGGCATGCAGAACCCGGTGACGATGCTGTGGGTGAGCTCGGATCAGGCCAACGCCGGGGTGGCTGGCGAGGGCGGCGGTCTTCAGTCGCTGACTCCCGCGGGACCGGGCGAGACCGCGAACGAGCATCCGGGTCCGATGTACCCGCTCCAGTTCCTCAACTTCGAGAGGCCGTTCCTGGTCTGCGGCGGGGTCCTGAACACGGCCTCCGTCGTGACGGGCATCATCTCCGCCACGCAGCTGATCGGGAACTCGCTAGACCCGACCATCCCGCTCGGCGAGGGAGAGGTCGTCCTGTCGGGCATCGACTTCGACGTGGCCGGTGACTGGTGGTCCAAGGACGCGAACGGCAACTTCGAGGACGATCCGGGCCTCCTCAACTTCCCGGTGATCCGGGGCGAGCGCACGCTCTGGTCGCTGCTCACGAACGGCGGATCCGACGTCACGGGAGCCTCGTCGGAGGCGTACGCGATCCTCTTCGGAGACGACGAGAAGACGCCGAACAACGGCGCGTTCAAGGTCATCGGAGCCGGGACCACCGTGGCCGGACTGACCACGAGCCCGGCCTCGGCGTCCAACCGTCTCCGCGTCCGCTTCCTGAGCGAGGGAGTGACCGACTTCGACAACACGAGCAGCAAGACGGTCACCGCTGAGATGCGCACCCAGATCACGAATTCCGAGGACGGAGCTGGCCTCGCCAACGGACCCGCGGCCCTGACCGTCACGATGACCGATCTCACGGCCGGCACGGGAGGCGGCTCGAACCCTTGGTACGTGGAGAACATCAACCCTGGCGCCGCGCCGAACGGCAAGACCCTCCAGCTTCCGTTCGACTACAAGGCGGTCATGAACCTCACGCTCCTCTACCACCCCGGTCGGGGTGGCATGGCCCGCGTGCCGGACGAGATCCGACGCATCGCCATCCAGAACCCGGTGAGTACGATCCTCCGACAGAGCCGCGCCGTGCTCGACCCGACGTTCCCGACGGCCACGGGCGCCCCGAGCAATCCGGCCGAGGTGGACTACAACCCGACGCACGTCCAGACGTGGAACCGCCTGCCGAGCCTTGGCCTCTCCGCGCCCGACGCTCCGAACTACGGCGGCAACGTGGTCCTGAGCTCGGAGATCGACCGCGAGAACGAGAGCTTCTTCGACCGAGGATCCAAGACGCTGCTGTTCCGCCCGTTCCAGCGTCAGTCGATGACCCTCAAGGGATTCACGACGGAGGTGCCCCAGACGCTCCTCGGCCCCTCGAGCTACCCGAACCCATCCCTCATCCCGAACGGGTGGGACGGCCCGAAGGACGACGCCCAGATCTTCACGACAGGCCTCAAGATGGGTTATCCGGTCCCGCCGCAGTACATGCCGCGGTTCGGGCGTTACGACATCCCCTACCGTCAGGACAACGGACCAAACTACGGTGCGGGCACGTTCCTCGAGGGCATCAACCACCTGTTTTGCGACGAGACGGACCTTAGTAGTCCGACCTTCGACGTAATCGGAGGCGAGGACAACCAGACCGGGGGCACGGAGGTCACGCCCATCTACCTCCAGACGGGCTCGACCTCGGGCTTCAAGTACGGCCAGTTTGGCACGATCACGGGCACGCTCAAGCCGGGCTACCAGGGGCGGCTGACCACCGAGATCGGGGACGTGTGCTCCGGCGCGGCCGAGATCACCCAGAAGCTCGCCGAGGTCGTGAGCTCCGACTTCGGCGCGGGGCTCGTCGGCATCCAGCTGCCGCCGTACCTGGGCATCGCGCGGGTCTACGGGATCTACGACCGCAGGGATTTCGTCGCCAAGGGAGGCGTGACCTACCAGGCCGACCGGGTGACGCCCGAGGCGGCGCCGGCCGTGAACCTGATGCGCCGCGACCTCGACAGGCAGACGCTGTTCGTCTGCGAGGACGGGGCCTACGACCTGACGGGGGAGCGCGGGGATCACACGTACATCCTCCCGTTCAACATGATCGACATCACGAAGTCCCCCGACTACGTGGCGGGCGAGCTCCCCGAGGACCTCGAGTACGTCGTGGAGTTCACCTGCTTCGGCTTCGCCCGGGGCTGGATCAACGAGAACAACTTCGTGATGGCTCGGCGCCACAACGGACAGGGAACGCTCAGGCAGGACAACGACAATCCCGAGCTTGAGGGCGTCCAGATGTCCATCCCGAGCGCGCCGCCCGACTCGGCCCGCGCCTACGTGGCGCAGGAGCGGACGGTCTACCAGGGCGACCCGTACATGTCTCGCAACGGCGCGACGCGGACGACCTCCGACTACGAGAACCGCTACGGACAGGTGGCGCAGTCGGACGCCTACCAGTTGAACTTCCCGATCCAGCAGTTCGACGCCGACGGGGAGCAGATTCCGACTCGTCCGAACGCCAGGTCGTTCCAGGTCCTCGCGGCCATGGACTTCTACACGACCATGGGCTGCGGGAACGTCGGGGGCAGGCTGTATCCGGGAACCGTCACGGACGTCGGGTTCGTGCAGAACCACGACCCCGCCTCCACACGGATCCCGCCCGAGGTGGACACGCCCGCGTGGCGCGTCCTGACGCGCGGCTTCACGGAGGGGCAGGCCAAGGTCAACACGATCCGCGCCCAGGCCGTGCTCGAGGTGACGGGCAACAACGCGACGTTCGTGTTCCTGTCCTCCGCCTTCACGGTCAGGAGGCCCGACGGCGTGCTCGTGTCCTTCACGGCCGTCAACGGCCCGACGGTGAATCCGGCCCAGTTCGACGCCAGCTCGCCCGATCCGGCCGTGATCGCGCGCGAGCTGTTCACCAAGATCAACGCTCGCACGGAGCTGTTGAACACCGTGGTCGCGTTCAACGACATCGACTCGCCGCAGATCGAGGTCGTGGCATTCGAGGTGGGGGCCGGAGGCGCCGAGGTCACGGTCCTCATCAACGACACCACGAACTTCCTGCTCAAGGTGCCGACCACGGGCGAACAGGGGCCCAGCGCGCGGCTGACGACTACCCCGCTGATCGGCGGCCGGGACCTGGTCCTGAACGCGGGCGACGGGACGACGCAGCTCGTGCTCAGCGGCATGACGGAGCGGATGCCCCTGGGCATTCTCCTCCAGGACTCGGACTTCATCGGCGAGAACCCGCTCGACGACAAGGCGAGCGCCGTGCAGACGGAGTTCGGCGGCATCCGCCCGGCTCAGATCCTGCTGCCGCTCACGCGGGCGGCGGGCGAGGAGTTCACCCGCTTCTCCGGGGCTCCGGGCGAAGTACTCGCGGCCTCGGACGGCGGCATCCTTCAGTACACGGCCTACAACTCCGTGACGGCGCCGGGGGGCTCGAGGGCCTTCCGCCTGTTCCGCGGCGGCGGCTCGAGCTTCGTGCTCGGGGGCCGCAACCCGGGCGGCCCATTGGACTGGTTCGCCGACTCGCTCGCGCCGGCACTCAACCCGGTCCTCAAGGGCGGGATGCTCGCCTGCAAGGCCATCCTAGTGAGGAACTTCGTGGAGGAGGCGTTCTCCACGGAGGACGTGACGACCGACGGAGACGAGATCCAGATGCTCCTTCTCACCAACGGAGTCTTCGGCGACGAAAACACGCCGCGAGAGGGCGTGACGGTCGCTGGCATCGTGGGTCCCACGGGCTTCGGCGAGGGGACGGCTGCCGCCGACCGCTACCGCCTGAACGGCAAGCCCATGTTCGTGGGTAGGATGCGCGTGACCCCGGACCCGGAGCAGGTCCCGATGGCCCCTTTCCCGGGCCGTGACCAGGTCGACCTCGGATGAGACACCTCTCACAGCAGATGCTCGCGGAGACGCTCCGGCGTCCTCACCTGAGGAAGCACCGCAGGCGTCTCCAGGAGTCTCTCCAGAACATGCACCTGAGCCCGGGGACGCGGAGGCGCCTCCTCGGCGAGCTCGCGAGACTCGGACAGCCGAAGATCTACCGCGCCGAGGCGACGCCCCCTCCCGGGGCGCTCGATCCGGGTCCCATGCCCCGCCCCGACATCGAACTCGACCTCGAGACGGCCACGGTCGAGTCCCTCTCCGCGACGCCGCACACGCGGCTCTACCTCTACGCGCGCCAGCAAGGTCTCGAGGTGAACCCGGCCGACACGAAGGTCCAGACGATAGGCAAGATCCTGGACGCCATCCAAGGAGGAGACAGATGAGGAAGCACTTCGCTCTGCTGCTGACATTCCTGGCAGCACTCGCAATCACGAGTCCGGTCTACGCCGGGCCGACCGAGGAGGCCAAGGCCGAAAACACGAAGGCGGAGGACACGAAGGCGGAGGAGGCCAAGACGGAAAAGACCAAGGCCGACGAGGCCGAGGCAGAGGACACCGAGGCGAAGGAGTCCCCGGACGCGGAGGGGGATGCCGAAGCGGACGGACCCGCGAAGATTGAGGACGACGACGAGGCGGTCGCCGCCGTGAAGCAGCTCATCGACGCGGCCAAGAACGGGCACTGGAGCCTGGTCGTCGCGCTCGGCATCATGCTCCTCGTCTATGTGATTCACAGGTTCGGCCTCGCCGCCAAACTCGGCAAGAAGGCAGTTCCGTGGATCGCGGCCGCCACGGGCGTCCTTGGCTACGTCGCGGCCGCGCTCCTGGTCGAGGGCGCAACCATTCCGAACGCGCTGACCGGTGGACTGTTGACGGGAGCCGCGGCGGTCGGTCTGTGGGAGATGCTTTTCAAGCATTTCATGGCGGCGAAGAAGGAGCCCGAGAAGGAGCCCGAGAAGGAGCCCGAGAAGGAGCCCGAGAAGGAGCCCGAGAAGGAAACCGGGGGGGACGGCGGCGACGCCGAGGGTGGCGACGGCGACTAGCGGCGTTGCGCGCTGGATGCGCAGGCCCGGCCTCGGTCGGGCCTGTTTTTTGCTCCGAAAAGCCACTTTCGGGACGTTTCTGTAAAAACCGCACGTCTTCCGTGCAGAGGGCATGACGATCATGCTGACAGCCAAGGGCCTGTTCTTCGGGGTGCTGACCGCGGGCGCGCCCGCGCCGAGCACGGCCCCGACCGCGGTAGGATCTTCGACAGTGACGGAGAAGACGGTCACCATCCTGTACGCGGAGAGCCTGCTCCCCAAGGAGCGACGCGACCACATCGCCGGGTTGCTCAGGGTGAACTTCGAGATCACGGAGACGAAGTACCTGGTCTCGGACTCGAAGGACGCCGACGTCGTGGTCATCGAGGTCTCGGAGGGCGTCGACCGTGCCGCCGTGGCCGAGATGGTCGACTGGTACGCCTTCGAGTACGACCCGTGCCCTGACTAGACGCGCGCGAGTAGAATGGGGGATCGAACTCGTTCCCCCGCTTGCGCTGTGAAGATGCCCAGGACACCCGTGGAGGTCGCGACGGGAAACGACCTGCGCCGGAGGATGCTCGACGGAGTCGCGGAGATGGTCCGGGCGGTCGCGGCGACTTACGGCCCGTGCGGCCGTACGGTGATGCTCGACCGTCCCGGTGGCCTCCTCTCCACGAAGGACGGGGCGACCGTGGCGTGGGAGATCGAGCCCGCCGACCCGGCGCGGCGCCTCGGGACCCGCGTCGTGCAGGAGGCGTGTGCCGAGGTTGACCGTGCCTGCGGAGACGGCACGACGACGACGGCCATCCTCGTTCATGCCATCCTCGAGGAGAGCTTCCGGTGGGTGGCTGCGGGCGCGCATCCGGTCCTCCTCGCGAACGACCTCCGGGTGCTGGCCGAGAACATGGTGAGGTGCGACCTCTTCGACGTCGCGTGTCCCGAGCCCGTGGAGGACGAGGCCCAGATGCGGGAGATCGCTCTCGCGGCCTGCGACGCGGACGCGGAGCTGGCCGACGCGGTCGTTGACGCCCTCGGTCGAGCGGGCTCCGAGGGCATGGTGATCATCGAGCAGGGAAGGGGGCGTGGAGTCGAGGTCGAGCACAGGCGCGGCACGGAGCTCGACCGGGGATGGGAGAGCAGCGACCTAGCTGGCCCCGACGGATCCCCCAGGCTCCTCGAGGTCCCCCTCGTCGCTCTGGTCGACGGCGTGCTCGACTCGCTCGAAGACGTCCGCACGCTGCTTGAGGAGGCGACCCAGTTTCCCCACCCCCTCCTCATCGCGTCGCGCGGGTGCTTCGGGCCGGCACTCCAGACCGTCGTGACGAATGATCGCAGGTTGATGCGCTCGGACGGGGGGACGTTCGAGGTCGTCGCCGTCAGGATTCCCGGACACGAGGGGGGCGCGCGTGACCTCCTCGAGGACGTCGCGGCGCTGGCGGGCGCGACCGTGGTCGACCCGAGCGTGACCTCGCCGGGCGCGTTCCGGTCGGAGATGTTCGGCTCGGTCCAGACGGCCACCGTGCGGGCCGAGAGCACCACGCTGATTGCCTTCGAGGACAGGTTCCCGCTGATCGAAGCGCGCGTCGAGCAGCTGCGTCGCGCCGAAGGCGAGGCGGTGCACACTCATGACGCCGAGGAGATCCGCACCAGGATCGCGAAAATCACGGACGGGCTCTGCGTGATGAGAGTGGGAGGATCGACCGACGCGGAGATTCGTGAAAAGAGAGGACGAGTCGAGGACGCGCTGAGCGCCGTGCGTCTCGCGGTCGAGCGCGGCGTCGTTCCGGGCGCCGGAGTCGCGTACCTGGCGCTGGGCGAGTTCTTCGCGGGGGCGCTTCGGTTGTCGGAGACGACGGCAGCGCATGGACGCCCTGACCTGAGCGTGGCGGGTCTCGGGGCGAAGGTGCTCGCCAGGGCGCTCAGGGAACCCCTCAGGAGGCTGGCCCGAAACGCGGGTCACGAACCCTCGGTCGTCGAGCGACGCGTCCTGAGGGCGTCTGAGGAGCCTGGGATGTCTCCGTGTCCCTCCTGGGAGGCGGGATGGGACGCGACGACCGACGAGATCCGAGATTTGCGCCGCGCACCGGCTCTCCGAGACCCTCTCGGCGTGGTCGAGTGCGCCGTGCTCACCGCGATCTCCGCCGCCTCGACGCTGCTCACGGCGGAGGTCGCGCTCACCCGGAAGGAACGATCATGACGACGACTCTCGTACAGCACAGAGCTGGGGCGTTCACCCCTGACTTGGCGGCCGCCCTCCGACAACTCGAGCACCGCGTCAGCGCGTTGAAGGCTCGAGTCAAGATCGAGGGCCGCTCTCCGGCCAAGATGGCGTGGGACGACGTGCGCCAGGATCCGGGTCCCACAGGACTCGCGCCCGAGTGGTCTGCCGTGCCCACGGGCCGGGAGGTCCGTCTCCAGATCCAGATTCTTGAAGAGGAGGACGACGAACCGTCCGTGTCGAGGAGCGAGCGCGAGCTCGCGATGCTCTGGGGACTGGCGGTCCCACTAGGCCTCACGCCGTTCAGTCGCTACCCGCTGCCTGGACCCCACGAGTCCGTGTTCCATTTCGTCGGACCGTGGGCATCCATGATGGACCAGCTTCTTGGAGCTGGTCGCGGCGAGGTCGCGTGGCCGAGTTTCTGCTGCGCCGCGCAGATCGACGTCGGTCGGTGGGAGGGAGGACGCACGATGGAGCGGCTCGTGCAGGCGCACCTTCACCGGCTCGGCTACAACGTGGGTCCCCTCGACGGGATCGTCGGCAACAAGACGCAGGGAGCCCTGAGAGCCGCGAACCTCCACTCCAAGTCGATGACCGAGGTGGCCGAGCACATCGTGAATCTTTCGCCCGAGGTTCCGAGGGAGTTCGAACCCGCCGTGCAGGGGCGTCTTGAGCTCCCCGACGCTAGTTTCTCTATTCACCCCTATGGACAGGTGCGCGCGTCGCGAACCATCCGAGGGGCCGATCTTCACATCACGGGTCCCGGTCGCGTCGTGGTCGACATCCGGGAACCGACGTGATGCTCTCAGCCGCCACCCCGAGCCACCAGCGAGTCGCCTGGGCGTGGCTCGAGAAGCTCGTGAGTCAGCCGCCCCCGCGAGCACCGAGTCCACCGCCTGCGCTCAAGATGACGGCCCGGGAGCGCGAGAGACTCCTCGAGAGTGCCTACGAGAGCATCAAGCAGGAGCTCATCGCGGCCGTCAAGCAGGAGATCCCGAAGCTCGAGCGGGCTCAGGGGCAGATCGCCGGGCGGCATGGCATCGATCCACTGTTTCTCGACTGGTTCATCGTCAACGGCAAGCACTGGCCACCGATGTCGCCGAGGCAACGTCGCGCGCTCCGGGCTTTGCAGAGCACGAACATCTGGTTCGGCGCGCTGCCCGACACGTGGCGCAACATGGTCGTGCCCGAACTCGACCAGATGCGCGAGCGCGACCAGGCGTTGCGCGAGCTCGCGGACTGGTTCGTGAAAAACAGCCTCGCCACGATCGAACGCAAGTACGTGAACGCGATCTGGAAGCACTCGCGCGACCTCGTCCGGGCGTTTCGCGGAGGCGGTGCTCCGACCGACCCGAAGGCGTCGCTGCTGCTCATGAGGGAGTTCAAGAAACGCCTCGTCGGAGACAGATTTCAGCTTCAGCCGTCGGTCCAGAAGATCGTCGATCTCTTCGACTAGCACCCTCGCGGGGATGCGTATAACGGTGGCATGGACGCACGCCTCAAGTCCGCGCACGCGAAGCTCCGAGAGCTGCGCGAACGTACCGACCTGTCGCTCAGGCCGACGCCGCTGCTGAAGCAGACGTTCACGGACTTCGACGGCGAGGAGAAGCCGCTCAGGATCCGCTACTACCAGGTGCAGGGCATCCTGCACCTCGTGGCGATGAACAGGTTCCTCCTGGGCGACGACACGGGGTTGGGCAAATGCGTCGTCGGTGACACGTTGGTGAAGACGGATCGCGGTCTCGTCCCGATTCGCGATCTGAATCCCGGCGTAGAGGAACCGGACTCCTTCGCCGCGTTGGAGGGGGTGCGTTTTCAGGTCGGAGTTTCCGAGGTTCAGGGGCGGTATTTCTACTACGGCGGCGAGAAGCCGACCGTCAGACTCCGTACCCGCTCGGGCTACGAGCTGGAAGGGTCACAGATTCATCCTGTCATGGTGCGTCGCGACGGCACGGACCAGTGGGTCCGGCTGCGAGACCTTCGGGAGGGTGACTTCGTTGCGGTGGAGCGTACCGACGACTTCTCGGTGTGTGAAGGACGGCCGGAGCCTGCTCTTCCGGGGCCTGGTTCGGGCGCCCCGCACGAACGCAGGCACAGGATCCCTTCCAAGATGTCGCCTGACCTCGCCCGGTTCCTCGGTTATCTCATCGGGGAGGGGTGGTTCCGACGACACGACTTCTTTACGCTCAGCCAGCATCGCGAAGTGAACCCTGAAGTCTACGGGGACATGGAGGAGCTGGGACGTGTGTTGTTCGACGTGAAGATGCAGCCGGCCGAGGACGGGTTCACCATCGCGAGCACACAGATCGTTCGGTTCCTGCGCGGGATCGGCTGCGACCCGAGTCTGGCGCCGGACAAGGAGGTGCCATGGTCGGTGCTTCAGGCATCTCCCGCGTCCATGCGAGAGTTTCTTCGGGGATTCGTGGATAGCGAAGGGTCGGCCAGCGAGTTGGGGATTGAAGTGAGTTCGTCCTCGGAGAAACTTCTTCGCCAAGTCCAGGTCATGTTGCTGTCCTTTGGAGTTGTCTCGCAACGCAATCCGAAGCTGATCGAAGGGCGTGACCGCGTCTACTGGAGACTCCAGATCCAGGGCGATGACGCACGCATTTTTTCTCGACGCATCGGCCTGGTGTCTTCCCGCAAGACCGCGGCGCTCCGGCCGCTGCTGGAACAGGACTCAAATCCGAACTATGACGTGGTGCCAGATGCGTCAGCAGAGATCGAGGACCTGCGTGCTGAGGTCTATGCCCGAGCGGGGCGCCACGGTTATAAAGGCGTAGGAATGACGGAGCGCTGGGGTTCGGCGTTTTACAACACGCTCGGTCATGTAAGGGCTGGGCGTCGGAATCCCACCTACCAGTACCTCAGGCGCTTCCTTGAGATCGCTCGTGAGGTTGGGATCTCCGAGTTGAATCCTGCGTACGCACGCGTCCAGGCCCTTGTGCGGCGCAAGTGGTTTTACGACCCTGTGGATGCCTTGGAGGACGGGTGGGCAGAGGTCTATGACGTTGAGGTCGATGATCCTCGGCATGCGTTCATCGGGAACGGCCTCGTCAACCACAACACGCTCATGGGCATCGCCTCCCTCTGCTACATCTGGGCGAAGGCGCCGGAGACGAAGGCCGTCATCTTGACGAACAAGTCGCTGGTCCAGCAGTGGGCCGGGGAGTTCGACAAGTTCTGCGCGCCGGGCGAGATCAACGTCATCGTGTGCACCGGGGTTCCGGCAAAACGGCGGAAGATCTACCAGGAGTTCGAGGCGTCGACGGGGCCGACCGTGCTCGTGATGGGCTACGCGACGGCGCGCCGCGACATCCGGCAGATCCAGGAGTGGTCCGGGCACGTGCTGATCACGGACGAGTGTTTCCAGTATCACACTCCCATTCTCCTGGCAGACGGTACTCAGGAGTTGATCGGGCGTCTGGTGACCCGAAAAACACCTGCCGAGGTTCTGTCGTGGAACGCCGAAACCGGGGAGATAGAGCCCCGACGGATCGTGGGGTGGTATCGAAAACCGATGCCGGGGATTCACGGGCGTTCTCCGAGCAAGCGAACGGCCGCCATGCTGAAGCTGGAGTTCAGGTGGGGGGGCAACCTCTTGAGCACGCCAGACCATGAGTTCTATCGCATGGATGGGACGAAGGTTCGGGCTCGTGACCTCGGGTCGGGGGACCGCATCGTTCACTTCGATCGGAACATTCCTTCGCCGGACCAGATGCAGGTCCTTCTCGGAGGGCTTCTGGGAGACTCTTCTGTTTCACACCCACGAAAAACATGGGCCGTCGCGTTCGGGCACGGGACGGCTCAGAAGGCGTACCTTGAGTTTAAGCGGGACGTGCTTATGAGTTTGGGAGTTTCGGAGGTCACGGAGACCCGAAGTGGCTACGCCAGGAGCAAAAAAATCTGGCGCTTTCGCATGAAGGCCAACGAGGAGTTCACCCGCGTCGCGCAGGACGACTGTGGCTTGCTTGTTCCGTACAGCGGGCCGCGTACGGATCGAAGGTACAGGAAACGAATCACGCACGAGTGGTTGAACCGGATAGGTCCTCTTGGGCTGGCGATCTGGTATGCCGATGACGGAAGCCTGACTCAGTACCGTAGAAAGGACGGCTCGAAGGGGTACCAGGTTCGCATCAGCACAGACGACTTCACACAGTCAGAGGCTGGCATGTTGGCGGGTTGGCTTTACTGGGTGTGGGGGATCAAGGCCGAACCCAAGATTGAATACCGCAAGTCAGGAGGAAAGAGGAAACGCCGACGCCTGCCGTACCCTCATCTGTTCCTTGGGGATGAGGCGGCTCGTTCCTTTTTTGAACTTCTTCCGGGCGCTTTCCCGGGGGTTCAGGCCAAGTTTCCAGACGGCATGCGGGTCCTTCGACCCCAGGATCTGGATCTGTTGTCGCAGACACAACTTCGGGACGACAGGCTAGTCCGTCGGTCTCGATGGAAAACCACGAAGCCAGCCGAACGGTACGTTTACGACCTTGAGGTCGAAGGAAATCACAACTACTTCGCCAACGGCACCCTCGTTTCCAATTGCAGCGCGTACAAGAACCCGAGCACCCAGACCTACCAGGTGGTTCGGCATCTCGGCCATCCTGAGCGCGCGGCCCGACACTGGGGGCTCACGGCCACGCTGATCAAGAACAACCTCATCGAGGGCTTCGGCATCTACTCGCTGCTCGTTCCCGGCCTGTTCCCGTCGTCCAAGAACAGGTTCATGAACGAGTACTGCCTGACGCGTCTTCAGCCCATCCCGAACAGCAGGCGTCAGATCCCGGTCATCGTCGGCTACCGGCCCGACCAGATCGCCCGGTTCCGCGAGAAGATCGATCCGTACTTCCTCTCGAGGGCGAAGTTCGACGTGGCCAAGGAGCTGCCCGTGCTGACCATGCGGGAGCACAAGGTCGGCATGACGCGCGAGCAGGAGGACAAGTATCGCGAGGCCCTCTCCGGGTTGCTGGAGATCGACAAGACGGGGGAGGAGAAGGAGATGACGAAGCTGACGGCGCTCACGTACTGTCAGGAGATCGTCGACCATCCCGAGCTCGTGGACTGCGAGGGCGACAGCGAGAAGATGGACGCGCTGTTCACCATGCTGACCGAGGGAGACTTCGCGGACGAGAAGGTGATCGTGTTCAGCCGGTTCAGGAAGATGGTGGACAAGCTGGAGGCCGTCGCCAAGTCCAAGAGGTACGGGTTGAGCACCGTCCGCGTGACGGGCAAGGAGGAGGAGGACGAGCGCCAGGAGGCCATGCGGCGGTTCCAGGACCCGAACGACGCCGCCCGGATCTGCTGGATCACGACCGCCGCGAAGGAGGGCGTCAACCTCCAGGCGGCGAAGGTCCTCATCTTCTACGACTCCCCCTGGTCGGCGGGCGATTTCCTGCAGGTTCTCGGCAGGATGATTCGAATCGGCTCGCTGCACGACAGGTGCTACGCGGTACACCTGGTCGCGCGGGGGACGATCGACGTGCACGTGATGGCCGTCCTGCGCAAGAAGATGAAGCTGATAGAGCAGGTCATGGGGAGGCGCCTCAAGGGCGATGACATGAGCGACGTCGTGGTAGCCTCCCAGGACAGCATCGACGACCTGTTCGCGGCGATGAGCCGGGACGCGAGGAGGGCGGTGTGACGGTCGAACCCGCGGTGATCAGGCGTCCTCTGGGTGACCGGGCCCGGACGGCGATCCTCTACTACGGTGCGAGCTGTCTCGAGACCCTGCGCTGTCTGGCGGACGAGTCGGTCCACTGCTGCGTGACTTCTCCTCCTTACTGGGGGCTCCGGGACTACGGGACCGAGGAAGATCAGATTGGGCTCGAGGAGAGGCCGGAGAAGTACGTCGATAACCTGCTGAACGTGTTTCGTGAAGTCCGGCGCGTCCTCCGAGACGATGGAACCGTGTGGCTCAACCTCGGCGATTCGTACGCACGGGGGCGTACAGGACGGGATGATGCGGGACGCACGGTGGCAAAGAAGGACGCCTGGAAGGACACGATGCCACACGAGCGCCGTGATCGTGGCATCCCTCAAGGCCTGAAGAACAAGGACCTCGTGGGCATCCCGTGGATGGTGGCGTTCGCCCTGAGGGCCGACGGGTGGTACCTCAGGTCGGACATCGTCTGGGCCAAGTCGATCAGCGGAGACACGCGGACGGGTACCTGCATGCCCGAGTCGGTAACCGACAGGCCCACGCAGTCCAAGGAGTACGTCTTCCTCCTGTCGAAGTCCCCGACCTACTTCTTCGACATGGATGCGGTACGGGAACCCCACACGATGCGCCCACAGGCGCGTCCATCGGGCCACAAGCGCGGGAGACCGGGACCCCTCTTGCCGGAGCACACCTGGTCTGGGACTGCTCGCAACGGGCCCGGCATCGACGGCGACCTCTCCGGTCGCAATCTCCGGTCCGTCTGGCACCTGAACCCCAAGCCTTATCCGGGGGCCCACTTCGCAGTCTTTCCTCCGACGTTGCCCCGTCTCTGCATCCTCGCAGGCACGTCCGAACGGGGTTGTTGTCCCATGTGTGGGACGCCCTGGGTTCGGGAGGTCGAGCGCTCTTCCATGAAGGTGCGGGAAGGCCCTGGACGAGCCGGCCTCATGGGTGCCTCGACTACCGCCACCTCGCGGACGGCCTGCACCGGGACCGTCACGGAAGCACCCGTTTATCGCATGCTAGGATGGCGCCCGACCTGCGGGTGTCCCGAGCACGAGCCGGTCCCGTGCGTCGTGCTCGACCCATTCTCCGGCAGCGGGACGACGGGGATGGTCGCCCTCGATCACGGACGCAACATCGTGGGACTGGACCTGAACGGAGACTATCTCGAGCTCGCTAGGGCTCGGATCCTCGGTGAACCCGTGCCAGATCCGCACGAGGAGGACGACCTCGGGATCTTGAATTTCCTGGGAGTAGAAGATCCGTGAGCCGGGAGTACGCCAGGCCGGACTGCATCCACTGTCGGGGCAGCGGGTTCATCTACGGCGAGTCCATGTTGGACGGAGGGCACTACTGCGAGTGCACCTTCGACGGGATGCGCCTGGAGAACATGGAGAAGGTGTGGAGGCCGCTTCCGGCCGCGCGTGAGATTCCTGGCCTTCGGCAGAGGGCGCCTCTGCGGCAGCTCGTGGGCACGGACGTCTGGATAACGGCCAAGACTCCCGTCTTCCAGGCGCACCTCAAGGCGGTCGCGTTCAGCTGTCCCACGATGTGGGACTGCCGGGTGTTCTCCGACAAGGACCTCCTGACCGCGTGGCTCAACACGGCCCGAGCACAGGGGCACAAGATCTACGACGCCGAGGTCGAGGCCATGCGCATCGGGGCGATGGACGTCGATGAGCTGGTCGAGCCGCCCGAACTCGTCATCCTCGTGCTCGGTGTCAAGCAGGCCCCGAACAAGGAGACGCCTAGCGTCCTGCTCGAGGCCATCGGGGTGCGACGGCATCTCGGAAAACCCACCTGGCTCGTGGATCAACCCGATCATCCCGTCGATCAGATGAGGCATCTCTGCTACAGCGAGACGCTCGAGATGTGGCTCTCTCACTGGCCGCACCTCGAGCTGCACGGCCCGAACGTGAAAGTCGTCGGCGGCGTGGTCGAGAAACCCTCAGCCGCGGCGGAGACGGATCCTGAGGAGATCGTCGAGCCGTCGGACGAGGCCGAGGAGCAAGTCGAGGAGGCGCTCGAGGACCTGGACGGGGCCGAGTCGGCGACGACGAACTTCATGGACGAGATCCTCCAGAACGAGGAGGCTCAGGAGAAGAAGGCGCGGAGAAAGTCGTTCTCCCAGAGGAAGAAGGGAGGGCGTTCGTGAAGAACCTGCTGCGCTCGTGCTTCCTCGCCGACCCGACGGACAGCGCCGAGCTGCACGCCCAGAACTACCACGCGATGGTGGACTCGGGCCTCGGCTTCGAGCTGCCCGAGGACAACATCATCTGGGCGTTCGTCCAGGACTTCTTCAAGAGCCACGGGCACGTCCCCCTCGTCCAGTCGATCCGGTCGCACTACGAGGCCGTCCACGAGAACGACGTGGTCGACCGCCTCGAGCGACTCGCGATGATCAAGCCCAGGACTCGGGGCGACTTCCTCACCTACCTCGAGGAGAAGGCCAGGGACCGTCGCAACCGGGTCGTGCTCGAGCTCGCCAAGGAGATGACCCAGATCACCTCTACCGGGCTGGAGGTCAAGGGTCCGCGCGGGAAGTCCGAGAAGCTGTTCGGGGCGATCGACGCTATCCGTCACGTGCTCGACCGCAGCCACGACATCGTGGCCCCCACGCTCGGGACCAAGCTGTCGGGAAACCTGATGCAGGACGGCGACGACTTCATGGCGCGGTACGATCGCGTGAAGGCGGACCCGAAGTACGGCATCGGGCAGTACTGCGGGATCGCCCAGATCGACGCCGCGATGAACGGCGCCAAGCGCTACGAGCTATGGGTCCACGCCGGGTTCACGGGCGCCCTGAAGTCCACGACGGGGCTCCACTGGGCCTACATCCAGGCGGTCTACTACGGCTTCTCGACGGTCTACTTCTCGCTCGAGATGCCGTACCTCCAGTGCCGCAACATGATCTACACGATGCACAGCGCGCACGAGGACTTCAAGCCCGTGCGCGAGGAGCTGGGAATCGAGGGCATCGGGCTCGACTACGAGAGGGTCCGCGACGGAAACCTCGCCCCGAACGAGGAGAGGTTCCTGCGCGAGTACGTCGTGCCCTCGCTGAACAAGCAGCGGGTCGTCCCGCCCCGGGGCAGGCACGCCCTGGATCCCCGAGACTACGGGGACATCCACATCGAGGTCGCCGATCCCGACAAGACCGACTTCACGGTCCCGGACCTGCGCGCCAAGGCCGAGCTGATCTTCTCCAAGACGCCGTTCTCCATGATCGTCGTGGACCACGGCGGCCTCATGAGTGCGAGGCAGCGGTACTCGAACACGACCGAGAAGCTCAACGAGGTCGTGCGCGACCTCAAGCGGCTGGCGATGAGCTTCAACCGCGGCATGGGCATCGCCATCCTCCTCCTGTTCCAGATTAACCGCGAGGGCTACAAGCAGGCCGAGAAGAACGGCGGCCGCTACAACCTCGCGGCCCTCGCCTACGCGAACGAGTGCGAGAGGAGTGCCGACGTGGTGACGGCGACCTGGATCGACGACGCCCTCCGCAAGATGAACCGGGCCGTCTTCCAGTGCCTCAAGTCACGCGATCAGAAGCCGTTCGACCGGATCCCGGTGAAGGTCGAGTTCTCGTGCAGGCGCCTTCTGACGGACAAGACGACCTCGATCGAGGAGATCGACCAGAAGATGAGGGACGCGAGAGGTGATGCCCCGCGCATCGTCGAGTCGAGTCAGCAGGTTCCCGACCTGGGGTTGCAGACATGAGCCGCGTCGTTAAACTCTGGAAGGGAGACTGCCTGGAGCGGCTGCTCGAGATCCCAGACGGCACCGTTGGCGCCTTCATCTGCGATCCTCCCTACGACCTGACTCAGGCGAGTCGGCGAGGAAGCCCGCGACCGCCAGGATCGGGGCCCTTCGGGCGGCACACGCTGGCCACCCACGGACACGACCGCGGAGTCGGGTCCTCGGGGGGTTTCATGGGGAAGACGTGGGACGCGACGGGCATCGCGTTCGATCCCGAGTTCTGGCACCTCGCGTTCCGCAAGCTATGTCCCGGCGGCGTCGTCAAGGCATTCGGTGGGACCAGGACGCACCATCGGATGCTCCGCGTGGTCGAGCAGGCCGGCTTCGTGGACGCGTGCCTTGAGGCGTGGGTATACGGGTCTGGTTTTCCGAAATCGACGAACATCTCGAAGCAGATCGACCGGCGAGCAGGGGCACCGCGCGAGGTCGTCGGCTACAAGCGGGGAGTAGGGGGAGAGAACCTGAACGATCTGGTGCGGGGCTCGGAGATTCGACAGACGACGGACGCTGGCGGCCGGGGAATGGGCGCCTACGGCACGGGGGCGAGGCAGGTCCCCGTGGACGTGCCCGTGACCGTGCCCACGACCGAGCTGGCGAAGCTGTGGTCTGAGTATGGAACCGCGCTCAAGCCGGCTTGGGAACCAGTTGTGATCGCCAGAAAACCATGAGCAAAAGAACGAAAAGAAGGCACACATCACGTCCAACAACGCTGACGTGTGCCAATGCGTTGTGCGGGAAAGAATTCCAATCCTACGAAGGACCGGCGCATCTCAAGCGAAGCAAACGGCACTACTGTTGTCGGTCGTGTCAGAACACGACCCATGGTCTGGGGGGCACCGAGCGCCATAAGATCTGGGAACGCCTCAGGAAACGGGCACGGCAGCAAAAAATCCCGTTTGAACTCACCGTGCACGACATCCCGGAAATCCCGGTACGATGTCCCGTTTTGGGCATCGAGATCAAGGCAAACTCCGAGGCTGGTCCTCTGGATACCAGTCCTTCGGTCGACAAAATCAACCCGTCCCAAGGGTATGTCCCCGGCAACATCCGCATCATCAGCAACAGGGCTAACCGTATTCGCTCAGATGCCACGGCAGAGGAACTCTACAAAATCGCCCAAGATGCCGAGACATTGGAGGCCCGTAAAGCGGCGAGGTAAGGTGAAGACATGCCGAACAGGCGACAGTTTCTGCAGATGCTCGGCCTCGGAGGAGCCTCCCTGGCCGTGTCCGCCGCCGTCGAGGCGAGCCCCATCGTCCCGCTGTTCTCGGGACGTGAAAGCAAGGTCTGGAGGCCCGAGCATGCCAGTTTGACGCGGAGTCACCTCGTCCTCACGCGTCCGAAGGAAACGTCGTGGACGCAATCTCCCACTCCCCGAGGCGCTCTTCTGGGCATCCAGCGGCTCGGCAAGAAGCGGTGGCCCATCGTGGGAGGAATGCGCCTTCCGATGATCGATGACGCGGAAATCTGGTCCTCACCATGGAGGACGCGTCCTGAATCCGCCTTTTCCAACATCCGCGATGTCAAAGTCTTGCTGGAGAAGGGCGACGATCCGCACGAGGCGTTCTACCGAGCCGCGATGAAGATGCGAGACGAGTTCGCCACGCAGTCGCGTCGGCGATTTGCCCAGGTTCCCGAGCCCCGACGACCCTACTCCCTGCTCGTCACCCTCGTGGACACTCCCATCTTCGCGGGTCCGTTGACCACTCCGGGGCCCTACGAGCCGGAAGACGCCGAGCGAGGTTTCTACCTCGAGATCAGCTACACTCCGCACCTCGTCGAGAACGGAGATCTCGAGCTCAACGGCTGGGGAATCTACTCCGAGAACGGCGAGTATCCGATAGAGGTTCCGACCGACGTGGACTTCGACCGCCTCCTGACCCTCGACCGCCTCGTTCTCGCGGGGGACGCCGATCCCCTCAGGTTCGCGGGCAAGCTGATCTCGGCCGCGCAGGATTGATCCATGCGCATCGTGACGATGACGCGCAAGCCGTGCTCAGGTGGCAGCGCGACGAACAACGTCATCGGGCACCAGGCGGGAGCGCTGAACATCGACGGCTGCCGCGTCGGGTACCTGTCCACGCGAGATTTTCGGGAGACGGTTAGCCGCAATCCGGGCACAGATCGCCGATTCGTCTCGAACCTGTACGACACACAGAGCAAGACGAGGCCGATGCAGAGAGTGGACACGTCGGGAAGGTGGCCCGCGAACGTCGTGCTCGTCCACCGCCCAGAGTGTCATCATGTCGGCGCCGTCGCCGGACCTGGCTACACGATCAACCGCTGGACCGACGGGGCCAAGCCCTTCGGGGGCGGTGCGGGCCACGAGTACGAGAGCAAAGAACGGTCCGAGGAGCGCATCCCCGTCTGGGATTGCGTGGATTCCTGCGCTGTGGGGAAAATGGACGAACAGAGCGGGGTTTCTCGAAGCGGTGCCATGAGGCGGTACGTCGGCGCCTACGAGGGCGACTCCGTAACGGGATTTCTCCGTGGAAATTCAGGGCCGCACAACCAGAGGGATGATGTGGGAACCGCGGCCCGCTTTTTCAAGCAGGTGCAGAGCGAGGAGGACGCCATGAGCAACGTCCCACGGGAACTCTGGGACTACCTCTACACGATGATCGCGCCGCCACTCAGCTGCGAACCCATCATCATCATGGACGCCGACCTGGCGGCCCTCGACCTCTCGCAGTTCGAGGACTCCTCCGTCCACGGCATGATCACGGTCGGGAACCCGGAGCTCTACATGAAGGAGATCGACCGGGTGCTCAAGCCAGGGGCACACCTTCTCCTGATCGCCCCCGACACTGAGCCGACGGGACACACGGGAGCCTGTGCCGTGGAGGACTTCGGCTACGAGATACGCGATGCCATCGCCCTCCTGGATGCTCCCGCCGAGTTCCACTACGTCGCGAAGGCGAGCACGAGCGAGCGCAACGCGGGCGTCCCCGAGTTCAGGCGCACGGTCGAGGTCGCGCGGCTGTTCCCGGCGGACGGCGTGGACGTCGAGGACCTCGCGGAGGACATGGCCGAACACCTCGAGGAGGAGCAGGCGCGCACGTGGCTTGAGGAGGGGCTGCCTCCGCACGCGGTGCCCGAAGATTTGAAGGACAAGTTCGTGGAGCGCAAGGTCAGCGTCGAGAAGGTGCGCCGCAACGATCACCCTTGTTTGCATCCTGATGACTTAGTGATGACCGCGAGGGGGTACCGGCCGTTGACGGAGGTTCAAACGGGGGATCTCGTATACTCGCAGGACGGTAGGTTCCACGTTATCGAGGAGGTCACCCGTCATCCGTATGCAGGCCCCTGTCTTTACGAGATCAGGGTGATCGGAACTAACTACACGACGAGAGCGAGCAACAACCACCCTTTCCTGGTCTGGCGGCCCGTGCGCGAGAGACGGTACATCCTGGGGGGGCACGTTCTGTGGCTTGATGCGGCAGATGTCCAACGAGGGGATTACACGATGACTCCGATCATGGAGGACGAGCCTCTTGGAGACGGGCGCTCGGAGGAGTTGGCGGCACGAGCCGACGACGAAGAGTTCTGGTTCATGTTTGGTCTCTACCTGGCCGAAGGTTCAATCCATACTGCCGGGCCCGGGAAAGCCGCCTATCCGTCCTATGGATTGGGCGACCATGAGGACGATTTGCATCTGCGGATTGACGAGTACTTCGCACATGTCAAAGTCGGAATCTATGAGAAGGAATCGGGTACCGCCGTCGCAATCATTCCTTTTGATGCTGAGGCAGGACGAATTTTCCTCTGGCTCGGGGGAAAGGGAGCCGCGACTAAGAGTCTTCGTCCTGAGTTCTGGAGTCTCTCTCGGAGCGCACGAGAGGCAGTTTACGAGGGTTACATGGCCGGAGACGGAGGAGACGTCAGGAATCACAGGCAGTGCAAAACAGTATCGCAGGACCTCGCCTCTCAGATGTGGCTTCTTTCCGAGGGACTGGGCTACAAGGCCAATCTGTTCCGGTACCCCGGAACGCCAGGTGGGATTGGAGATCGCGTCTTCAAGAGTGTAAGCCCTGAGCATCAGATGCACTTTTATAGTCGGAATCAGGCGCTCCAAAGGCGACAGCCTTCCAGGCCCACGCATCTTGAGCATGAAGGTCGACGGTATCTTCTGCGCTACGTCAAGGAAGTCCGAGAAGTCCCCTACGAGGGAGACGTGATGAACCTCAGCGTGGAGGGGTCTCCGACTTTCATGACACCTGTCGGGATGACCCACAACACCTGCAAACCCGTCGGCGTGATGGAACGGCTCCTCGCCGACGTCCCCAAGGACGCCCTCGTGGTCGATCCGTTCGTGGGTTCGGGCACGACCGGCATCGCGTGTCTCAGGACGGGACATGACTTCGTCGGCATCGAGCAGGACGCCGAGTACCTGAAGATCGCGGACCAGCGAATCCGGTACTGGGATCGAGCGGAGGCCGCGTGGCAGAACGCTGAGATCGAGAGCGAGGCCGAGCTCGAGGAGGACGAGCCGATGACTCTTGAGGACCTGTTCGGAGGCTAGGCCATGCGCGTCGTGACGGTGGCCCGAAAGCCGTGTTCGGAGAGCAGCACGGTGCGGAACGTGGTCAGGCACCAGGCGGGTGCGATCAACGTCGACGGCACGCGAGTCGCCGGACCTGCGTGGGTTCGGAGCACGGAGACGCTCGAGGACATCCGAGGAGGCCGGTATGGGGCCGCATCGAAGGACCGGATCGTGACGGAACCTCGAGAGATGCCCGAGGGAGGGCGCTGGCCCTGCAACGTCGTTTTCGTGCACCGTCCCACGTGCCAGGCCGTCGGGACGCGGAAGGTCTCGACCGGGACCGCCGTCCGACGCAACGTGGGGCACTCGACCAGGGGCCTGATCAGCTACGCGCGAGGAACCAAGGACGCCGAGATGAAGGACGACGTGACCTACGGCGAGAGAGACGGGAAGGAGACGGTGCTCGACTGGCGCTGCGAGTCCGGCTGTCCCGTGGCCGAACTGGACCGACAGAGCGGGTTTCTCGCCTCAGGAGCGGGGGCCGTCAAGCGGGCGAGCTCGCAGGACCGAGAGGATAACAGGAGCGCGACCTACGGCGCCGAGAACCGTCGGGACGGCGAGCCCCAGGTCTGCTACGGAGATAGCGGGGGTGCCTCCCGGTTCTTCCGGCACTTCAAGGCCAGCTCCTGATCCCCCGTCGCCCCCTCTTGAGCCTCTGGCATGGTCGGGGACCCCTCCGGCTGGTCCGCACACAGTCGGGCCCTTGAAGGGCGTAAAAGCAGGGAGGAGGTCGATGGCATGAGCTACACGGAGATGTACGCGGTCCGCGAGGACGGGGAGGTCGTGTCCTTCGCCGAGTTCGCGAACTCGCACGGCGGCGGCATGGCCGTCTGGCGCATCCTCATCAAGAAGTACTTCGGCGTCACCGGGGTTGGGCTCATAAAGATGATGGACGGCGGCTTCAAGGGACTGTTCGAGTTCCAGAAGGAAGGCAAACTTCAACCCTGGGAGGACGTGGTGCTGACCACGACCTGCGATAACGTGATCGTCCCCATCGAGTGTGTCGAGACCGTGGCTTCCGCGATGGAGGTTTTCGACGACACCTACGGGCCCGTCGAGAGGACCGAGCAGCGCGCCTTCTCCATCGGGCAGCAGGCCAAGGAGCTTCGTCGGATGCTGGCCGAGCGCGAGGAGCACGGCTGGCGAGGCGTCTGCTGGAACCAGACCTCCGTGAACGGAGACGCCCTCTGGTACGGCAGATGGGTCGAGTGTTCCGAGTGCGATTCCGTGGAGAGGGAACACGACGAGGAGGGGGAGAACGTTCCGTACAACGTCGACGAGCATGACGACCACTGGTTCTACAAGCCCGAGAGGATCGAGGGCGGATACGCGAGACCCAGGTCGAGCAAGGAGAGCGTCTACGACGAGCGGATTTCGCCGCTCATGACGGAGATTTTGAAGGTCTGCAAGGAGCACGGGATCAACATGGCCGCGACGTTCTCCCTCGACCCGTGCCAGGACGAGGAGAGCGAGAGCTACGGTGAGCCTCTCCTGTGCACTTCGGTCCTCGCGGTCGACGAGGCCGACGCCGCGGGTTTCGCGCTCGTGAACAACGTCCGACGCGTCGTACGCGACGGTTGGAAGGTCCAAGGGCCGCTCACGACGACCATGACCATCCTTTCGCGCGACCCGCGCGGCTCCGGGGAGGACGGGGGCGAATGAGGCGCGTCTGCGCGCCCCGGAGCGTGTAAAAACTTCACGATCATCGTGCAGAGAGCGTATGGCTAGCCGAAACATCCCGGAGATCGTCGAGCAGCTCGAGCAGTGGCGCGAGGCGTACTACAACGCCGAGCCGCTCGTCGACGACGCCGAGTACGACGCGCTCCTAGACGAGCTGCACGAGCTCGACCCCAACAACCCGTTCTTCAAGCACGTCGGCGCGACGCCGAAGGCTTCGACCAAGTGGAAGAAGGTCCGGCACGGCGCGCCGATGGGCTCCTTGAACAAGGTCCAGACTCCAGCCGAATTCGATGCCTGGGAGCAGGACGCCATCGCGAAGATCCGGGCAGCCGAGCGCGCCGGAGACCTCGACGGCCCAACGCGCGACTTTGTGATCAGCGAGAAGCTCGACGGCATCTCGGTCTCCATGCACTACGAGCAAGGCAGGCTGGCCGAGGCGATCACGCGGGGCGACGGCGAGACCGGCGAGGACATCACGCGCAACGTCCTGCTGATGAAGGGCGTCGTGAAGAAGGCGCGCGACTTCAGCGGGTACGTCCGAGGCGAGATCATCCTCACCAAGTCCGCCCACAAGAAGCACGTCCCCGACTACAAGAATCCTCGCAACGCGGCCTCCGGCATCGCAAAGCGCGAGTCCGACCCGGAGCCCTGCAAGCACCTCACCGTGGTCTGCTACCAGGTCATCAGCGACAAGCACAACATCGAGCGCAAGAGCCACGAGTTCAGGCTGCTCGAGGCCCTCGGCTTCGAGACCCCGAACTGGGAACTCCTCAAGGCAGGTGATGCCAGGGAGGTCCAGCAGGTCTACGACGAGTACGTGGCGAAGAGGCGCGACGCGCTCGACTACGAGATCGACGGCCTCGTCATCGAGTTCGACGATCTCGCCGCGATGGAACATCTGGGCGAGCACGACGGGCGTCCGAAGGGCGCGCGGGCCTTCAAGTTTCCGCACGAGGAGCAGGCGACGAGGCTTCGAGAGATCGTCTGGCAGGTCGGCAACTCGGGTCGAGTGACCCCGGTCGCCTACTTCGATGGCGTGAGCCTCGCGGGCGCGACGGTGTCGCAGGCGAGCCTGCACAACGAGTCCAACGTCCGGCGCCTCGCCGCCAGCTGCCCCCAGGGCCTCCTCGGCAAGTCCGACAAGATCCTGGTCAGCCGCCGCAACGACGTGATCCCCTACGTGGAGAGGGTCATAGCTGCCTCCAAGAGGGAGCGCCTGGCCGTTCCGAATGAGTGTCCCTCCTGTGGCACGAGGCTGACCAAGAAGGGCGAGTACCTCGTCTGCGCGAACGAGAAGAAATGCCCCGCGCAGCGGAGCGGCGCCGTCAAGCGATGGGTCAAGAAACTCGACATCAAGGGATGGGGCGACACCCTCGTCGAGGCTCTGTGCGAGTCGGGGATGGTCCGCGGCGTGGCCGACCTGTACGGTCTCGACGCGGACGAGCTGGGCGACCTGACGCTCTCGGGCAAGAAGGTCGGCAAGAGCACGGCCACCAAGGTCCTCAAGAACCTGCGGGCCAAGATGAACCTGTCCATCGTGGACTTCGTCGGTTCCTTGGGCATCGACCTTTGGGGTCGCAGCATGGTGAAGTTCATCGTCCAGGCCGGGTTCGACACCCTGGAGAAGATGGAGGACGCCTCGGTGGCCCAGATCGCGGCCGTGCCTGGCGTCGGTGACACGAAGGCCACGGCCTTCGTGGACGGGTTCAAGCACCGCCGGAAGGTGATTGACGAGCTCCTGGCCGCGGGCGTGAAGATCAAGAAGCCGGTGACGGGCGGCAAGCTGAGCGGCGTGTCGTTCTGCTTCACAGGAGTGCGCGACCGCGCCTTCGAGACGCAGATCGAGGAGGCGGGCGGCACCGTGAAGAGCGGCGTTGGTAAGGGCCTGACCTACCTAGTCGCGAAGTCGAAAAGCGGCTCTTCTGCCAAACTCAAGAAGGCTAAGGCTCAAGGAGTCCAGATCCTCACTTTGGAGGAAGCGAAAGGGTTTCTGAAATGAATCAGTGCCCGGTCTGTCACCAAGATTTCCAGAATGTGTGGGGGCATGCCAGGAAGCACCGCGACGTGGCTCATCGGTCGTTTGTGGAGGAGATGGTGGAGGAAGTTATCCAGGATTTCCACTCTCGCGAGACGGCAGTACAGGTCGCACAGCGATTTCCGTTCAACCCGGAGGTAGTGAAACGAATTTGGCGCGACCACTACACTGTGGAGGAACGTACCCACAGGCGTCTTTCGTTGCTGGCTCGCGAGCGACCATCGTGTAAAAGGTATGGGAAACCTGTGAAGGAAATGAGGGGCAAATTCTGTTCGGTTCGGTGCTCCAACATGGTGAACGGTCAGAGGAGCGATTTCCGAAAGCGTCGTTCGCAGAGTTTGAAAGGACGCCCCAAGACGGAAGTCCACCGCCAGAGGATCTCGGAGACTTTGAAACGTGAAGCGGAGCAGGGAACTCTGGCGCCGCCCTCAGAGCCCCTATAGCACTCCTTCAGCGTGGGATCGATGCTCACGGTGGGTCGGCGTCCCCTGCGGGCGTACAAGGGAGGCATGAAGCTCGCGGATGCCTACGAGCGCATTCGGCTCAAGCCGCTCGTCCCGTTCGAGCGAGGAGAGGGCGTCCTGGTGCGCCGCGCCGTCGGCGGGGTGGGGATCAGGGGCATAGGTTCCTCGGTTCACATGCTCGTCGAGCTCTACCTCGATCTGGCCGACGCCCTCCGAGAAGTCGCCTTGTGGGAACGGCATCGGGTCAGGTTCTTGGTGGTATGTCTCGACCATCACCAGGCTCGGGATTTCCGCGGAGTGCTGGAGCAGATCCACGGCACTCTCGACCAGGATGTCGCCCTCGACCAGATCAGCTTCTTCCCCGAGACCTCCGACGAGCAGCGTCTCCGTGGATACGAGTGGCACTCGTGGGGCGTGTTCTGCGACCACGCCGTCAAGGAGAGGCACGACCTGGAGAGGTCGGTCGGTCCCTACCGCCTGGTACGGTCGCTCGAGCGTGGCTCCTCGGCGTGGGTGGCTCGCGACCGCGACGGAGGGCTCGTCTGTCACCTGACCGACGATGGCATGCGGGATCTCGTCGACGCCAGCCCGTGCCCGATCACCTACCGTCCGGACCCGAAGGTTGTTCCCGTCACGTACCCGGCGTGGTCTAGCTTCGGTGATCGGATCGACATCAGGCTGACGAGGGCCTTTCAGCTGTGAGCACGTCCAGACTTCGGGCTAGGGCCGACAGGGTCAATCAGGAGTGCGACCTGGGCGCGCTCCTGCAGGAGTACGGCTACGCGGTCGTCCCGGATCGCCAGCGCGAGCAGCAGTTCTCGTGCGACCTGCACGGCGTGGACGCGAAGCCGTCGGCCCGGCTCTACGGCGCGACCAACTCGACGTACTGCTGGGTCTGTCAGAAGACCCGCGATCCCATCGCCTACGTCATGGAGAAAGAGCACGTCGGCTTCGTCGAGGCCGTCGACATGCTCGAGAGGCGCCTGGGGCTTTCCCCGCTTCCGTGGAAGGACGAGGAGGAGCGGCCGAGGGACCTGGTCGACGAGCTCGAGGACCTAGCCTCTGCCGACGGGGGCTATGAGGTGGAACGTGGTCGCGCGCGCCGTTTCCTCGATCAGCTCACCCAGGAACGCGAGCTCGACGTGCTCACGCTCCTCGCTTTCTGGGAGGCGTTCGATCGGGTCGAGTACGCGGTCGCCAGGCAGGGTTGGCCCGAGAGGAAGGGCGCCGAGGCGATGGCGAAGATCAGGGAGCGCGTGATGGCTCGTCTTCGGGAGGCATCGTGATTCGCGGGTTCCGCTACGTCGTTCTCGACGACCCCGACCGTCATGCTCGGCTCCCCGTGATGTTCCCGACGCCGCGGCGCGACGAGCCGTGGGGGGTACTGGCACCCCTGCGCGGGACGAAGTGGGGCGAACAGATTCCCGTCGTCACGGGCGAGGCGCTGTCGCACGCGCTCCACGGACATCCGAAGATGCTTCGTGAAATGTGGGGCAACCCTCCCCGGACGCGCGCCATGCGACTCGAGGCGAAGCACCGACTATGCCACGAGCACCAGCACGGCATCTGCGCGATCAGGACCCCCGACTGCCACCCGGGTTCCGCGCAGATGCCCGACTGCTACGTCGCTCCCCTTCAGGACCAACACGTCAGGCGCCTGGCGGACGTCGTGGCCCGCGCCTGGGCCGAGGACCGGCACGTGTTCGTGGTCGAGGGACCCGAGTTCGTCGTCACGTAGGAACGTGAAAACCGAGGCGGGTAGAACCAGAAGAGAACACCCGTGAACCTGAGTTTCCTGGACAGCCTTGAGGAGGCGACTAGGCCCGACGTGGAACGCCGCGCCTGGATCGACGACGTGCACCTGGAGCTCGTGACCGAGAAGACGCTGGACGGCGTCGTGGACGACTGCATCGCGTCGGGGCGTTTCGGTTGTGACCTGGAGACCACAGGTCTCGACAACCGGGTGTTCGACGGACGCACCAAGGACCAGATCGTCGGCTACTGCCTCAGCCCGGACGTGAAGCGGGGTTACTACATCCCCGTCCGGCACCGGAAGGGAGAGCAGCACAACCTCCCGATCCAGCGGGTCGAGACGGCCATCCGTCGCCTGGTGAGCTCCGAGGCCGTGGCAATCTTCCACCATGCGAAGTTCGACCAGGAGTTCCTCCAGTTCTGCGACCTCGGCCTCTGGGACGAGCCGCGCCAGTTCGACGACACGATGATCCTGGCGTACCTGTGGAACGCCAGGAACAAGCAGAAGGGCCTGAAGTACCTGGTCAGGACCCTCCTCGGCGTCGACATGATCGAGCTGGACGAGCTGTTTCCGGGCGATCACAAGGGCGCCAAGGACTTCTCCGAGCTCGACCCGTCGTGGGACCCCTGCGTCTGGTACGCGGCGGCGGACCCGCTGTTCACCTACCGGCTGTACGAGCACCTTCATCCCCTCGTGGCCGCGCCGGACGGGGACCGCGGGAGGGGGCAGGAGGTCGTCTACAACCTCGAGAAGATGTGCCTGCCGGCGACGCGCTGGATGGAGCGGTGCCGGGTCTACATTGACCAGGACAGGGTGACCGAGTTGATGCAGCTCGGACAGCAGGAGTACTTCGACTCGATGCGGGAGATCTACGACTTCTCCAACGAGTCTCTCGGGCGGCGCATCGAACCAGGGTGGTTCAGGCTGCTGCGCGAGAAGTTCGTCGCGGACAATCCCGACTACAACATCAACCAGCAGATCCACGACTGTCGGCTCGAGGCGAAGAGGAAGGGGTTCGACGACCTGGACGGCAAGGGGCACTACTTCAAGACCGAGAAGGGGTGGCCCGAGCGCTGCGACGTGTTGAGTCGAGAGCAGCTCGGTCCCCTGTTCGAGGAACTCCAGATACCGGACCTGCGCAAGACGGAGAAGAAGGAGCAGGTTCAGACGACGCAGGCCGAGATCGCGCGCCTCGAGGAGCAGCATGGCGAGAAGTACCCGTTCCTGCCCAAGATCAAGCGCCTCGGCGAGCTGCAGAAGGCCCTGGGGACCTACCTCATCTCGCTCCGCAACGACGTGGGCCCCGACGGGACCCTGAAGATCGACTACAACCAGTGCGGGACGGACACGGGTCGCTTCACGACTCCCTCGTCGCAGAATCCTGCGTCCGACGGCGGGACGAAGTTCCCTATGCACGGGACCCCGGCCACCTACGACAAGTCGCGTCCTCAGTGTCTCCTGCGAGCTCGCGAGTGCGTCAAGGCGCGGCCCGGCAAGGCGATGGTCGCGTGCGATTTCGGTGGGGTCGAACTCAGGATCGCCACCATCCTGTCGGGCGAGCCCCTGTGGCTCCGCGAGTTCTTCCGGTGCAGCACGTGCGGCCAGACGTTTGACCGCGGCGACGGCAAGAGCACGCCGCCGGCTCCTCCGGCCTACTGTCCCAAGTGCGGGGACGACCGTATTGGAGACCTGCACACCCTGACCGGCATCACCTTCTTCGGCGAGGACAAGGTCGGCACGAAGGAGTGGAAGCAGCTGCGGAACCGAGCGAAGAGCGCCAACTTCAGCATGGCGTACGGAGGGGGGCCCTCCTCCATAGTCCGCACCATCAAGTGCGACGAGCAGGAGGCCTCGCGGCACCATCTGGCCTTCAACCGAACCTACTCGACGCTGAAGGCGTGGTGGGACAGCGTAAAGGCGTTCGGCCGCGCGCACGGATACGTCAAGACGGCCTTCGGGCGCCACTACCCTATCCCCGACATCCAGCTGCCGACGAACGCCCGCGGCGTGCAGAAGCAACTCGCGGAGCAGTACAAGGCGAGGGTCGCGGCCGGGAAGAAGGCGACGCCGCCTGACGAAGCGGCCATCCGGCGCCAGATGGACTGGAACCGAAAGTTCCGAGCGAAGGCCGAGCGCAACGCGACCAACGGACCGATCCAGGGCTGTCTTCACGCGGACTGTCGGATTCCGACGTCTCTTGGGACTTGTCGGATCCAGGACCTCTGGGAACTCCGTGAACGAGGAGTTAGTAGATTCAAGGTATGGACCGGGCGAAACTGGGAGGCCGCGTGCGCCCTCTACTCAGGATTGAAGGAGCTCGTCGTCACGGAGTTCGAATCGGGACAGACCATCAGGACGAGCCCCGAACACCTGTTTCGCGTGTATCGGGAGGGGGCGTTCGGCTGGGTTCGGCAGGACGAGCTCACGCCGGACATGTGGGTGGCGACGAATTCAATGCCCGTGATCTCAGAGGGAGAACCCGTTTACTCGTACGACTCGACGACGTTCGACCTAGAGGGGGACCCGGTCAAGATTCCGAATTTTCCCCACAATCGAAAGCCGTTCGTCTTCAAAGGAAATTCCCCAATCTTGTGGGAGTTTCTCGGAATGGTTTACGGAGACGGGACCATCCAGACGGATTACTTGCTGGTCCACGTCGGGGAGGCGCCGAAGCACCTTACGACCGACTTCTCCGCCGAGCGGCTTGCTCGCGAATGCGCGGAGGAACTCAACGACGCGCTGGAAATTGGAGCCATAGCCCGGAAAAGATGTCGAAGGGAGGGCGACGCTCGGCGCCCTACCTGGCAGATCAAGGTCCACAATAAGTCGTTTCGCGACTTTTGCCGGATCGTGTTGGGCGTCGAAGATCAGAACACCTGGACCAAGCGGTTCCCCCGCGCCGTGTGGTCGGAGAGCTACGAGAACCGCAACGCTTTCCTTCGGGGGTATTTTTCGGCCGACGGTGGCATCAACTGCGAAAGCGTGATCGATGTCCGGAGCGTGAACGAGGGTCTTCTGCGAGACGCGCACCAGCTGCTTCGCTCGGTCGGCATTCGTTCCACTCTCCGGCTGGCCTCTCAACGGGTGTCCGTCAAGGATCGACGAGCTTTTCGGGATCGAGTGGGATTCCTTCATTCCTACAAGCGCGACCGCATGGCCGCCATGACCGAGAATCCGTACTTCGATCAGTGGCACCTCTGTCCTCCAGATCTCGTTGGACGAGTGGGTCAGTGCGTTCGAGAGTCCTCGCTGTGGCTGACCCTGACCAAGGACGAGAAGTCCGCCGTCTACCGGCTGATGAAGGGTTCGGGAAGCAAGTCACAGTGTCTTCGTTTTCTCAACCGAGTGAAGGGCGCCGAGGTTCCGCAGAGCCTGCGGGACGCCCTAGTATACGACTTCGAGCGCATCGTCGATTCTGAGCATACTGGAGAAATCGTCGAGATGTATGATGTCGAGGTGTTCGACGACGAGCACGCGTTCGTGGCCGACGGTTACGTCGTCCACAACACCTCGGCGGACATCACGAAGCTGGCGATGGCCCTGATCTACAAGGAGTGCAAGAAGCGGGACTGGCTCGACAAGGTCTACATGATCATCACGATTCACGACGAGCTCGTGTTCGAGATCGATCTCGACATCCTCGCGGAGGCCGTCGAGGTGTTCCAGGAGATCATGACCCGGAACAGGACGATCACGAAGATGTGCTGGTCCGTGCCCCTCACCACCGACTGCGAGATCGGGTTCGACTGGACCGTCCCGTACGACGTGAAGGACTTCAAGTACCGTCGGGTGCGGCCCGACGGCGTCCAGGTCAACGAGAAGGGGGAGCCGACCAAGAAGGTGTGGCCCGAGGAGTTCGTGAAACTCTTCGGTCCGGTGTACGGGTTTGCCGGGGACGCGGAGGCTCCTCCGGCCCCGGCTTTCAAGCCCCTTCCCGCACCGCCCGCGGAGGCGCCCCAGAAGGCCCAGGAGGCGCCCGCACCCGTCGAGGCCCCGTCGCTCCCGGAACGCGTCGTCGAGGCTCCCGAGCGCTCTGAGACGCCCTCGACGCCTCTCCCGGCGCCGACCCTCCCGTCGGCGCCCCTGGAACGTGGTCAGGTCTATGAGTACCGGCTGCGCGCCCTCGGGGTCGGCGTCGCGGACCGCCTGGCGCGCGCCATCGTACAGTGCCACGGTCGGGGGTCGCACCCGCTGCGCGTCGTCGGTCCGACGGGCGAGGAGGCCCTATGGGCCGGCGCGGAGATTCTGGTAAACCCCATTGAGTTCGAGACCGTCGCCGGCATGTACGGAATCTGACCGTCGGTAGAGTAGACCCAGGACACGACCCATGCTCAAACCGCTAGAGACCGAGTTCAAGGGACGGCCCCTGTCTCTCGAGTGCACCCACAGGCGCAACTTCCCTCCGCCTCAGATGTACGGACATACGATCGAGGACATCGACGTGCTGTGGAAGCAGGGGAACCTCGATCAGAATCAGCACCAGCTGCTCAAGACCTGGGCCGAGAACTGTGGCCTGATGGTCATGGGACCACGCTGCCTCGACTGTCCTCTCGCCCTCAAGCGGAATCCGCGTCCGGGTCGCCCCGAGGTCATCGAGACGGAGAACTGGCTCGAGGCCAAGCGCAGGATGCACTGGGAGGACATGAAGGCGGCCAAAAGGTCCGAGGAAGGTGACGACCTCGAACAGCAGGAGGTCTCGGTGAGCGCGGTCGTGGACGACGTCGACGAGCCGCCACAGCCCGAGGACCTGGAATCCGTTCCCTGGACTGACAAGGAACCCGTCGGCTTCAGGGACGTCGACGTGCCTGCTCCGCTCGGTGAGGCCGGGGACGAGGAACCCGAAGCTGCCGAGGAGGCCGACAAGGCGAGCGAAAAGTCGTCGGCATTGAAGGAGCCGGTCCTCTCCCAGGACATCATCGAGGCGCTCGCGGACGACTGATGGTGAAGCCGAGGCGTCTTGAGCTCGACCCGAACGACCGGGTGGTCGGCGTCCGTGCTCGAGAGAAGCGCGACCTCTTCGCGGGCTGCAACGAGCCCGGCCAGCGGTGGTTTCAGCGCGACCCTCACGAGTTCGAGCGCATCCACTGCCGCATCTGCAAGAACGCGGACTGCATCCGGGCGAAGGGAGCGGTCAGTCCTTGGGCGACTCGGATGCAGGAACAGGTGGACTACCTGCTCAACGCCCCGATCTTCTCCGACATGACCTCTCCCGAGCACAAGGCCCTGGCAGAGATGGCGTTCGAGTCGATCAGGGCGAAGGCCGAGCGCCTGGAGATCGCTCGTGAGCGCCAGGACTGGACGATCCCCGACGACGGCCCGACCGACGGCTACGATAGGGTCTCGCAACCCGCGACCACGGAGGGCTTCGACGACGCCGTCAAGGCGCTGGCAAAGGCCAAGGGCAGGCCCGAACCCGAGCTGCCCACCGAGCGTCGGGAAGAGGGCCCAGCCCACTTCACGCCGGGTACCGACGAGGAACCCGAGTACGAGACTCGGTACCCGTCCTCGGACGGGAGCCGGACCTACCACGTGATGCTCGCGAGAGATGGTGCGTGGTCATGTGAGTGCGAGGGGTTCAGGCATCGCGGCAAGTGCAAGCACCTGGCGACCGTGCGCGCCTGGTACGAGGAGGAGGTGCGCAAGATCGAGGAGACCGAGCGGCGTCGGGAGGAGGAACGGATCTCGCCTCCGCCTCCTCGGCCCACGGCCGACCCTCGCGTGCCCGTGAGCCGACCGCACAACACTCCGATGCCTCCCGGCGGCGTGATGGTGGGGGGAGCAGACTCGTCGGCCTCCTCGAGGGTCGAGAGGGATCCCTGGGAGATTCCCGACGAGCACGTGGTCGAGCCCGGGGCGACGGTCACGGTGAGGAGGAGCAAGAAGTGACCGAAGACTCGGAGATGCTCGCCGCCATCGAAAGGTTCAGCCGGGAGATGTTCGGGGAGGAGCCCGCCCTCGACGACCTCGTCCGGCGAGCGCGGTCGGGCTCCATGACCCTCCAGGAAGTCGTCAGGGAAACGTGGAGGATCGCGGCGATCTACCCCAACTTCGACAGCGAGCTGAAAGACGCGCTCTGCTCCGCGTTCGGCCTAGAGACGGCCTCGACGGAACTCGCCCGGTTCCCGGATAGGGACAGGCTGCTCGAGCGCTGGGGTTTCGCCGAGGAGGACCTGATCTACCAACCCTTCGAGGAGCGCCCCGACTACAAGATGCTCCATCCGCTGCTCATGGGCATGATCGTCGAGCTCATCCAGTTCGATGGCGACGTGCCGGAGCTGCGGACCGGCCGGATGCCCGAGGGAGGCAGCCCGGCCGTCCCGGTCGAGACGACTGCCCGCGATCCCGTCATGATAGGGGCCATGCTGCGGACGGCCAGCGCCGAGGTGGCCGGAGAGCTCCGCGCCGCCGAGGAGACACATGACCGGAAAGTGGGGAAGCTCGCCGAGGCACTCAGCGGCGAGGAGGGAGGAACGGAGTTGGTACGTCAGGAAGCCGAGCGCGCCGTCGGAGTCCCGGGTTACGAGCCGGGGAGGCGAGCACGTCCTCGTCGGGTCGACGCTCCGTTGTCCTCGGAGCTGGCCCGTCTGCCCTTCAGGGAACGACAGGAGCTTGCGCACAAGACGCTGACGAGCACGCAGGGACGTCGGTCGGCGGCTCCGGTGATCGCGAGCGGGGTCCTGGAGGAGCTCCACGAGCGGGGGTTCACAGGCGTGGCGATAGGAGAGGGATCCGAGAGGTTCGCGGAGGCCGAGTGGATCGTCTCCATCGACGGAGGACGAGGCGAACGCAACCCAAACTTCAACTTCATCGAGACGGCGACGAGGGCCATCGCGGCCAAGCTAGGGAACGAGCTGAGCGGCAATGCCAGCCGCTACACCCGCTTCCGTCTCCAGGTCAGGCCCGTGAACGAGGTCTCGGAGCGCCGCGTCGGTTGGCGCGCGGTCCTGTGCGAGTAAGGAGGGATCACGAACGGGGCTGGAGACGGCCGACGGCGCGCCCTCGAGACGGGAGCACTGTTCTTCGTGTATTAAGAGCAGGATGGATCTCGAGGTCACCCACATGCTCGTCCTCGGTCGGATGATCGAGCACGCGCGACGCACGCGCGAATGGCTCGTCGTCGTGGCGCCGGAGCGGTCATTTCGCGGGCTCCTGCGCGTCCTCCCGGGGATCGCGCCCGCCGAAAGCCGCGTCCTGGGTTGCACGGTGCTGCTTTCCGACGGAGGGCGCGTGACCCTGACCGAGACGTCGCGCCCGGTGCATGGAGACGGTTACCGGGTCGCCTTCCTGGGCGTCGACGGTGCCGGGACGCCCCGCGAGGAGATCGCCATGCACGCGTGGCGCGAGGCGGCCCGGGGAACTCTCAGCCTGGGCGACAGACCCGGAGAACTGAGGATCGGATGATGGCCCACCGCGAGTTCTGGATCTTCGAGGTCCTCGGCGGCCAGTCCTTCGACATGCGGGTGACGGGCAACCCGACCATGCGTCACGACGGGAACCGCTCGATTGTCCGCTGTCTATGCACGGACGAGCAGGCGGCCGAGCTCGAGGACGAGATGCGGCGCCGAGGATGCCGGGTTCGGTCGAACTCGCCCAGGGAGGACGACGAGCAGGCACACGAACGCGAGAACCTGCTCGCCGTGCTCGGAGGGGAGCGGGCGTTCCCGTGCGAGCGCTGTCCCGAGTGTGCATGGTTCGACCCCCACTTGGAGAGCTTGTGCGGAGCCGGGTTCGCCGTCGCGGGTCGGGGTTGGGAGACTTCGGCCCGCGACGGTGCCATGACGAACCAGAAGTTCCGCGACGACTGCGAGGCATGTCCGCTGCGGAGGGAGAGCTCTTGAGCGACGAGACGGAACGCAAGAACCCCGTCCTGGAGGTGAAGGACGGTGGCTACCCGGGCCGGGAAATGCTCGACTCGCTCAAGAAGACGTTGTTCGACACGGGCGGCGACAACTACCTCGGCAGCGGGATGACCTTTCACGACTGGTTCGCCATGATGGACCTCCTGCGCTACGACCGATGGCAGGCGACGCAGGCTCCCCACGAGAAGCGCAGGCGCATGAGATACCTCATCTCGCTCTGCGCCGAGCAGGCTCGCCTCGTGGAGGAGAGCATCCAGGCCACCGGCATCTCCGAGATGCTGATCGAGGATCTGATCGCGGGAGACTGGAAGGGGGTCGACTGCTGCATCCAGAGCTTGAAGTTCGAGGGAGAGCGCCCGGAGTACCGACAGCCTCAGGCCGAGCGGTTCGCCCGCTTCGTAAAGATCGCCCAGGAGGCGTACGACACGCGCCCCAAGGTGTTCTGTCCCGTGTGCATGCGCCCCGCCCCGAAGGAACACGTCGGGGCGTTCCACGACGGACGCCACGTATGTCCCTGGTGCGAGGTCGTCCACGACGACGAGGGAAACTACGAGGACAGGGCCAAGGCCAACCTCAGGCCCGTGAAGGAGTCCGAGGATGGCTGAGCAGCTCCCGCTCGGCACGCGCCTCGATCCTCCGTGTCCCGAGTGCGGGGAACCGATGGTCCTGCGCGACAGCAAGTACGGGCTGTTCTACGGGTGCAGTGCCTTCCCTCAGTGCAGGGCGACGCACGGCGCCTATCCCGACGGTCGTCCCCTCGGGACGCCAGCCGACAAGGAGACGAAGAAGGCCCGCATCCGAGCTCATGACTGCTTCGACCAGTTGTGGAAAGGCAGGCACATGGGCCGTGGCGAGGCGTACGCCTGGATGCAGGAGGCGATGAGTCTCTCCCCGGAGGAGGCCCACATCGGGAGATTCACGATCGACCAGTGCGACCGACTCGAGCTGCTCGTGGACGAGTACCTCGAGGAGAAGGACGACAAGTGATGGACGCGGACACGCTCACCATGCTGCTCCTGGGCCACTGGACCATCGAGACCGACTGCGGCCCATGTCTCCGCCTCGTGCGCCATACGAGGTACACGGACCTTCCCGACGTCGAGGGGCCGTGGGTCTACCCGGAGGACGCCGGGCTGCCTCGCTTCTGCGACGACTGGGACGCCACCCTTCGGGTCCTTTTGCCCTTGGCCGTTGACTCAATCATGGAACATCTCAGGAAGGAAACCCATGGAGAGACCATATAAGCGGTGGGTTCAGAGCTTCTTCACGCCCGAAGGGCGAATGGGGGCGTGGGTCGTCGTCTGCGACTCCGAGGAGCAGGCGGACGCCGTGCTCGACGCCTTCGGGAAACCTCGGGACGGCGAGTCCGAGCTCTCGCTAGACCAGCAGGCCGGGCTGGCCGGGCACCGGACGGGGACCGGACTTCCGGGGTTGTCGATGCAGCGAGAGGCCGAGCTGGCGCAGCCGGGGGTGCACGAGCCAGCGCCGAAGGGTGACGATGGATCGCGTCGGTTCCCTAGGTGAGCGTCTGCGCTGGCACAGACAGGCGACCGGGATGACCGGCGCCGAGGTCGCTGCGGCGCTCAAGGTCTCGCCCGCCACGCTGTCTCGTTGGGAGAACGATCTGTTGTCACCCCCCGTGGTTCAGCTCCGACTCTTGGCGCGCGTGCTGGTCATTCCCGACTACTGGAACCTGCTGAGGGGCCCGGACTGATGCCACACGAAATGAGATTGAAAGATGCTTTGACGGGCCTCCGCGAGATGGGCGACGGGTCTGCCAATCTTATCGTAACCGATCCTCCGTATGAGTCCTTGGAACGCTGGCGTGACATGGGGACGACCACGAGGCTCAAAAAGTCCAAGATGTCGAACAACCCGTGGTTCCCGACGGTCCCCAACGACTATTTCGTGCCGTTCTTCGTGGAGTGCTACAGGGTTCTGGCGAGCAACACGCACATGTACGTGATGTGCGACGAGGAGACATCCGAGGCGCTCAGGCCGATGATCCGCGCCGCCGGGTTCAGCCTCCGCAAGTCGCTCATCTGGCACAAGGTCGGGAAGCTGGAGAAGGTTTCGTGCCCGAGGTGCGGGACGCACGTCTGTGACCGTCGCGCTCCGGGGACGCCCGGCATGGGCTATCCGTACCGCTCGGCCTACGAGATGATCCTGCTCGCCGAGAAGGGCAAGAGGAAGCCTCCGGAGGACAGGTCGGTCCGCAACGTGCTCGAGGAGGGCTGGATCGACGAGGCGTGGATCAAGAGCCAGGACGCGTACCCGACGGAGAAGCCGGTCGCGCTCTGCCTGCCTCTGATAAGGATCTCCTCCGAGAAGGGCGACCTCGTGCTCGATCCCTTCGCGGGCAGCGGCTCCGCGGGCGAGGCGGCGTTCGAGCTCGGGCGCGACTTCCTGGGTTTCGACGTGCAGCAGGAGGCCCTCGACAGGTTCGAGGAGCGGCGGCAGCACTGGACCTACGAGAACCCGGAGGAGGCCCCGAAGGTCACGGGGGGCATCCTCGATTTCCTGTCACACTAGGAACGTCACCACAGGCGCCGGAGATCTCCCTTCTGGTATGCCTCCCAAGTGGTGCGTTTTCGGGTGCGATGGTCCACGACCTGGTTGCGTTGGACGGCGATCGTCCGTCGTTTGTCCCCACGCGCTCCACGACCCACCTGGGCCTTCCTGTCGGCGTTCCGCCCCCGCGTCTCCCTAGCGTCGATCTTGGCCTTGAGACGCGCCCTCAGGACGGCCAGGGCCGTTTGACGGTTGACGTGCTGGCTGCGACCGCCGTCGATCCTCACGGTGATGTCCGAGGGGCGGTGCGACAAGACCACGCAGCTGTCGGTCTTGTTCCGATGCTGGCCTCCCTTTCCGCTCCCGCGCGTGAACGACTCCTCGAGGTCGCGAGGGTCGATGTGGAGCTCGTGCTCCTCAGGCTCAGGAAGGACGGCGATCGTCACCGTCGACGTGTGGACGCGTCCGCGCTTCTCGGTCGGAGGGACCCGTTGGAATCTGTGACCCCCGGCCTCATGGCGGAACGCCGCCACGGCCCCACGTCCTGCGACGCGCATCAGGAGGAAGCCGGGTCTCGCCTCGAGGATCTCGTGGTCAAAGACCCTCCTGGGCCATGAACTTCTCGTACACCCGGTACTGGACGCGCACGAGGTCCTTGGAGTCGTCGCCGCCCTCGGCAGCCCTGATTTCCACGATCACTCGTTCCATTTCGATTTGTCTACTTCCTCTCGCGCTCGGGCGCAAGATGCCGTTGATGTTCGTGCTCGTGTGGACGTGCGCGAACCTGGCTAGAGGAATCCTGGAAACGAACCCTGAAACTCGTAGTCCGATGCAAGCCTGATTCGCTTAGCCTGTTTGTTGCGGGAGGGTGCGACACGCAGAGAAGCTTTCCTTGTTCCAACATGTTCGACCGGTACTAAGTACACGGCATCCAACTCTGGTGAGTACACGGCAAAAAACTCGATTTCTTCTCGGTAGGCTCTCGTCTCGCCCGTGTTCCAGTTGTTGGAACATGTCGAAAAATTGAGGGCTCCTTTGAAGACCTTGCCGGTCTTGCACTGAATACGAACGAAACGACCATCCTGATCCACGACCAAATCGTACCTCTGTGAGTCTCCGAAGGGAGTCAGAACAACCAACCCTGCCCGCAAAAAATCTAGCAATCATTTGCGCTTCAGACCGTTCTCCGATCTCCTTTGGGGTTGCCATAGAGCTAAGATATCACAACCCCCATCTCTTGTAACTGGCGAGCGAGGAGGGATTTGAACCCCCGATGGGACTTGCGTCCTCTGGATTAAAAGTCCAGTGCGTTCGGCCAGGCTACGCGTAACTCGCCCACAACTGATGGAGCAGGGCGCCGCGCGTTTGAGTCTGTGGTGTGTAACCGACATCGTCTTCTCGGTGAGCCGGGTGGGTCACGATCCCACGGCCTGCGGGTTAAGAGTCCGCCGCTCTGCCTACTGAGCTACCGGCCCTGGAGACGCACTCCAGCGATGCCCGAGGGCACGCGAGGCGTCCCCCCAGGCTAGGTCTTGCGTTTCAGTCGGACAGTCACGGGAATCCGTTGTACGCGACGAGGGGCGCCCTGTCAAGCCTCGGGCTCAGACGATGCACTCGCACGGCCGGTTCTCGTTCTCCTCCTCCTGCTCCTGGAGGACCGGGGAGAAGTAGTCGAAGATCGTAGGGCGCCCGTGCCACTCGAGGGCCTCTCGAGCGTGGGCCCAGAAGAGGGACGCCTCCGTGTTCTCGGTCGCCTCCACCTTCGCCTCCCTCATGATCGCGAAGTCGGCCTCGAGCTCCTCTAGCCGGACGTTCCGCAGGATGGTGTGGCCGATGTGGGCCTCGGCCTTCTTGGCCTTCTCCCAGAGGTCGGGTCGGGTGCAGTAGACGATGTACCAGTGGCGCCTGCCGGCCCTGAGGCACGCCGTGCAGTTCGCGTGCTTGAAGACCCCGTAGGTAAGCGGCGGCTCTATCCCGATCTCCCTGGTGGACTCGATGGTGCGGCCGGTCCAGCGAGCGAGTGGGTAGTCGGTCTGGTATCCCATGTCCCCCAGGACGGCCGTGCGCCTCTCGATCCTGTGATCCTCGTACGCGTCGAACCCGTAGTAGACGACGCAGTTCTTCTCCGGTTCCATGTTCGCCGCGAGCCACTTGTGGAAGGGCTCCGTCTTGAACCTGTGCGTGCAGAGCACGGACGTGGCGCCGACCTTGAAGCCCGTGTGCTTGATGCAAACGTCGAACTGGTCCATCGTGTCCCAGCTCGGATAGTTCGCGTACGTGATCTCGACTCCGAGGTAGCCGGCGACCTCGCGCTTGAAGCGCTTGATGTCCGGGTCCTCGACCGACGGGTTGATGTCGTGGTTGAGGAGGATCAGATTCTCGGTCCCGTGGCGACGCGCGACCTCGACGGCCACGAGCGCCGAGCTGTGGCCCCCGCTGAAGCACACGACGTGCTTCGTGGTCTCGTCGATCCTCGGCATCATCTGGGGGTCTCCTAGAGGACGACCAGCGAGGTCGCTCATTCTACGCCCCGACGGACCTCGGTCCTTTTCACGAAAGGTCGAGTTCCCGCAGCTGCTCGTGAAAATCCAGCAGATGCCGCCGTTCCTGGCGCGTGAGTGCCTCGAAGCTGCGGCCGAAGACCGTGAAGCCGAAGTGGCGACGCGGATTCCCGCACGAGTAACACGAGCACCAGGCCAGGTTGTCGGCTAGGCGCAGGGCCGCCTGATGGAGCTCCTCCTCGGTGAAGCGGGCGCCGCTCCACCAGCGCCTCTGGATCCTCTTGACGTGGGCGATCATCCTCGCCCGGTGATGGCGACGCAGGGCTCTCTTGGACATGACGGCCTCCTCGGCCCGCCCGGTCCCGAGAGCCTCCTGCTCCGGGCCGGGCTAGGTCGTGATCGGACCGCCGCGTGCCTTGTCGCGCATCACGCCCCCTCTATACATCAACTCGAGGCCCGTGTCACCGTTTGAAGGGTCGTTCGACCTCGGAGAGAAAGCGGTATCCGAGAGAGTCGATCTCCTCTCCGAAGCGACGCCGGACGATGGCCCTGGTCTCGTCGTCGTAGTAGGACGGCCACGGCATCTTCTCGGTCGTGACGTTCGTCCAGGAGAGGCGGACGGGCTCGATTCCGAACCTGTCGAGGAACATGTCGAGGTCGTCCTGGAGGCGCTCGTAGCGGAGGGCGTAGTCCGCGTCCTGCCAGAAGATCTTGCCGGTCCTGAGGTACGGACCTCCGGGCATTCCCTCGTCGTAGACCTCGACGAAGTGACGGAAGGTGACCTCTCGGTCCAGGTGCTTTTCGAGGACTTTCCTCTGTCGCAGCCACCAGGTCACGAGCAGGTCGTACGGGTTCCTGATCGTCGTGACGGCCAGCTCGACGCCCACGAAGGAGTCGGGTTGGCGCTTCCTCAGCTCGGCGCGCGTCGCGTGGTGGGTCGCCCTGGGAAACCAGTGCTCGATCTCGAGGTCGCGGACCTCGTTGATGTCGCTGACTACGGCCCCCTCTAGCGTCGCGAGGGCTCGCGTGGTGGCGATGGAGGCCGTGTGCGGGGTCGCCAGGTAGATGAACCTTCCGGGAAGTAGGACCGCCATCGTGCGTCCTCGTGGGCGCGTGCGGCCCACGTCTAGGGGCCGTCAAAAGGGCGGTTATCGTCCCCCGAAGATCGGCGCGTGACCGCTCAGGCCCTGCGCCTCTCGTCGAGGATGGCTTGGATGGCCCGGAAGCGACGGTTGCTCTCCTCGGCGAGCTCGTCGAGGCTCATGGGGACGATCTCGCGCTCGAGCCACGCCCCCAGGCTCTGCGGGGCCTCGGCCGGAGGGACGCCGAGGTGCAGATAGTGAGGTTTCACGGAGAGGAGCTGCCGCACCATCGGTCGGCTGTGGGTCGTGACGAACACGCCCCTCGTCTGCTCGGGAAGATCGGCCACGAACTCGGCCACGACCGTTCCAGCTCCGGCCGCGGCCGCCTCCCCCATGCCGATGTCGGGCTCGTCCCAGTAGAGGAGGTGCGAGTGCGTCCGAGCTCGGCACGTGCTGATGGCCGTCCTCACCGTCATTCCCGAGTTCTCTCCGGTGGAGCGGAAGCCCTCGTCTCCGTAGACGAAGCCCTTCATCGCCCCCATCATGTTCATGCCGGCGCGGGCCTCCATGCTGAGGTGGATGACCTCCTTGATGGAGGTGTGGCTCTTGGCCGACGCCTGAACGCAGCGTCGGAAGAAGCTCTTCCCGCTCGCGTTCTCTCCGAGCACGAGGAAGAGGGGCGACGACCCCTTCACCCAGAGGGCCGGGATGGCGGGTTCGTCGCCGACGAAGTATCGCCAGCTACCGAGGATGTTTCCGACGATCCAGAGGCCGGTGCTCGGCTTGCTCATCGGTCTCCTCCGTCGAACAGGAGGATCCGGTCGAGCATGGCCGCCGGGAACCTGCGTCGCAGGATCTCCTCGGCCTCCTCGCGCGAGTGCTTCATGGACCTGTGCGTGAGCACGAGATAGTCGCCCTCGAATTTCTCGCAGTGCTCGGCCATCTCGGCCACGTGCGTGTGGCCGTAGCGCCGCGCGCCCTCGACGTTCGCGTCGTCCATCTCCCAGGTCGTGACCTCGTGGACGAGCACCTTGGCCCTCCGAGCCCTCTCGTGCTCCAGCAGGAAGTCGATCCGGGTGTCGCCCGAGACCACCAGGAGGGTGCTCACCACGTCGTCCGTGACCTGCACGCCCTCCCGACGGAGGCGCCCTATCTCGGAGCCCTCCATGCCGACGAACTCGGTCTTGAGCTTGCTCGTGGTGCGGTCGACGCCCCACCCGAGCGACGCCCCCCGGTGCCAGCTCCGCATCGCGTGTACGACCGCGCCGCGTCCGAGCTCGAAGAAGTAGCCGGGCCTCGCGGGGTAGAGGCGAACCTTCGCCTCGTGCTCGCTGTCCCGCTGCACGTCGCGCATCGCCTCGAGGAGCCTCTCCATCGGCTCGCCGAGCTCGTCCGGTAGGTAGACGCTCAGCGTCGCCTTGTTGCGCCGAATGGAGCGCAGGCTCACGATGTACGGGAGCGCCGCCACGTGGTCCGCGTGACCGTGGGTCAGGAAGACGTGGTCGACGGTCGCCCCTGGCACCGCGCCCGCGTCGAACACAGCGCGGATCTCGGGGACGTGGAACGCCGTCTGGCAGCCGCCCTGGGCGAACCCGTGCAGCGTCACGCCGCCTATGCTGATCTTCTCCATGATCACCTGCACGGGGCGTTCGTGAAATTTACAGAACCCCCGTCAGAAGGCGCTTGGAAACCTCTGATGGGACTGTCCGCGCGGAGGGCGCTTCGGGGGCGGCTGCGCGTCTTCGGGTTCGACACGAGCCCCACAGCGGGCACAGAAGCGTCTCCCGTTCTTGTCGGGGCTGGTCAGCATTCCGCGGTGGGTGCACAGCGACATGCGGTCGTAGTGGGTGAAAAGCAGTGACATCTTGGATTCTTTCGAGGTTGTGCCCCAGGACGGAGTTGAACCGCCGACACTCTGGACTTCAGCCAGATGCTCTACCGCCTGAGCTACCGGGGCGTGGTCCCTCGGGCGGCGCTTGAATCCGCGTCTCCTGGGCTTCAACCAGGCGCTTGAACCGTCTCAGCTACCGAGGGGCATGGCATTGCGCCGAGCCGCTCTCCCGAAGGAGACCGACCCGGCTAGGCGAACAGCTCCGCGGTGACGGGGTGCGTGACGGGGATCGAACCCGTAACCTCCTGGGCCACAACCAGGCGCTCTGCCATCCGAGCTCCACGCACCATGAGATGATGGTGTGGGGCCTCGTCGGCGTCGGTATGTCGTCCAGCGAGCACGGTCTCGGTTCCTGAAGTGTTGAAGATACCCGAAAATCTCCGGGTGTCAAGTGGAGTGGTAGCGGGGACAGGATTTGAACCTGTGGCCTCCGGGTTATGAGCCCGACGAGCTACCTGACTGCTCTACCCCGCATCATAGGGGACTTGCCGTTTCCAGACACCGGGTTCGGTGGAGATCGTCAACCAGGGCTCGATTCTACATATCAATCGTCGTCCCCTGCGCTGCTTGACTCCGTCCACTATCGGGCGGTGTTGGGCCGCGGGTGTTCGCCGCGGAGGTCTCCTTTCGTCTCAGTGGTAGTCGTCCCAGATCTCGATGGCCCTCTCCGGCATCTCGTCCCCTTGGACCAGGTCCCAGAAGTCGCGGATGCCATTCCTGGAGAGGATGATTCCGGAGAGGAACCGCGAACCGTCACCCGCGCCGAGCTCATCGGCCCACTCGAGTACCTCGTCCAGGCTCTCGAAGTCTCGGACGTGCCACGCCAGCTCCTGCACCTCGTCGGTCTGCTTCTTGTGGCGGAAGATGCCCTTCTGCCCCGTGCAGCCGTCGGTGAGGACGGGGTTGCCGCTCGTTCTCTTGACCGCGAATCGCATCGGCATCTCCTGGGCTGCGTGAAAGGAAACCCCGGAAGCCTCTCTCGAGGGGGCGTCCGGGGACGGGAAAGTTGGTCAACGCCGAGTGAAGAACCTTGATCGCGTTTTCACGCCAGATTTACACGTCTGGTGGCTTTTCCAATTTGCCTACCCCGCCGTGTGGTGGCGGGGGCTGGACTCGAACCAGCAAGGTTTGCTTGTGAGGTTGATCTGCGGGCGTTGACCTAAAGGGTAGAAGCGACCGAGTTGAAAGGCTGTTTGATGCAAGGAGCAGGACTTGAACCTGCGACCTTCGGTTTGTCGAACCGACGCTCAAGCCAGCTGAGCTGTCTTTGCTTGTGAGCCTGACCTTGGTGGTCGCTTCTTGGTGGCGGACCCTGGAGTCGAACCAGGTTGCTTGTGGACCTTCAACGGGTGCCTCTCCGGGAGAGGTGAGTGTTGTTGTCGGTTTTACCGATTTACCGTCGGGTGACCCCCCGCCGGGGTCTTGGTCCGCCGTGTTGTAGGTAGTTCCGAGAGCGTGGTCTTGCTGGCTTCAAGACCCCGACCCTCTGGGGTCGGGGATGCGCTTGTAGGACCTGCGCGTTTGGCTTTGATCCTCGAGGGAGGTTAGCCAGGAACAGCCGAGAAAGGAGTCTGGGGCAGCGCAGAGCCGTTGTCAACCCCCTTTCTCAGATTTTCTCGACCCGCGCCGGCGAGATCGAGTACCCCACCTTCCGGCGCGTCTGGACGAACTGCTGGACCGCGAGCGCGAGGAAGGCGCTCACGACTTGGATGAAGGGGAGAAATTCCCCCTCTTCGCAGGTGGCAGCCCCCGCCACGTCCTCGTCGTCGACCACGAAGTCCTCCTCCCAGATGATCCTCCCGTAGCCACCGTCGGCCGCGAGGGCCCCGTGGAGGCACGGGACTCCGTTCGCGCGGGCGAAACCCTGGACGAGCCTGCGAGCCTCGCCGTTGTCTAGGCAGTCGACGAGGAGCTCGGCGCCGCCCAGGAGCTGGGTCGTGTTGTCGGCCGTGAGCTTGTGGCCCACGACGTCGACCTTGCGACCGAAGCAGAACTGCATGGCTCCCCGAAGCGCCTCGGTTTTCTTCTTGCCCACGCCAGCCCTCAGGTGGAACTGCGAGGCGACATTCTTCATCTCGACCCTGTCGAAATCCACGAGGGTCAGAATCACCTTCTCGTTCCGCAGGGCCTGAACCAGGTGCGAGCCCAGGGCGCCGGCTCCGACGATCGTGATCTTCACGGCACGGTCCTCGCGTTTACGCTCCGCAGCTTTTTCCACTCGCCCTCGTGGAAACGGCAGTAGTGATGTTTGACGTTCACCTCGAGGCCGTCCTCCGTGCTTCGGATGTCGTGCGTGGGGATGACGATCCTGTCTCCCTCGATCCTGGCGCCGAGCACGGCGAGCATCTCCTCCAACCCCGGAGTGCATTCTCCCAGACGTTCGATGATCATGGCTTCCTCCTTACTTGGGTTTCCCGCGTCTCAGTAGCTCGTCGGCGACCATGCCGAGGAACTCCTCCTTGCGGCGTTCGCGGTTGGCCTCGGCGTTGCGGAGCACCTCTCGCAGGTGGTCCACGGTCGACTCCCGCTTTTCGTCCACCTTCGACTGGATGCGCTTGGCATTCTCGATGGCGTCGAGCACGGACGTAGAGGGCCCTTTGGCGGTGAATGTCAGGGTCTCCCCGTTCTTCACGAGCCGCGAGGTCCCTCCGGCGTCCCGGTGCAGCTCCCGCAGGGCTCGGAACGCCTCCCTCGCCTTCGGCCACATCGAGCTAGGGACCCGAAGGGTGACGGTGTGCTCGATAGGGTCGCCGACCATGCTCGCCTACCGTCCGAACGCGGCCTTGGGACGAAGGTAGAGCCGATTGCCCTGGTCGTCCTTCGCAGTGAATCTGTCCACCACGAAGTCCCCGAAGTTGACGTTCGGGTCGGCGTCGATTCCGGGGACGTGCCCGGCGGCGACGGCCTCGGTGGCCCACGCCTTGATGTCGGCGTCGGTCGCGTCGAACTGGACCGGGTCCGGGAGGTCACCGTTCATCCCGTTCACGGTGATGTTGAGACGTGCCTCATTCTCTTCCATTTTCCTTCTCCTGTTCTGAGTGCTTGCGAAGCTGTGCGGTCCAGTCGGGCTCGTTCGTGAGGATCGACAACGCGTAGTCGTGCTCGCCCGGTCCTTTCCAGCGCAGGGCGACGACGTTCGATGAGCTCGTGATCCACCAGGTGAGGCGCCGGCCGAGACCATGCTCGACGGCGGCGAAGGTGGTGATGTCTTCGTGGGAGGGCCCTGGGACCCCGTTGCCGGGATGGCTGTGCGCGAAGCCGAGGCCCTCGTCCTCGCGGTGCTTCCACAGGACCAGCCAGAGGTTCCGCTTGTCGGGAATGTTCCCTCCCGTCCTGTCGGGTGGCAGGTGCCAGAACACGGGGCCCCCGGCCGTGACGACGACGCCGGTCTCGATCATGGCTTGTCTCCCTTCAGGATCGTCGTCCGTATCCCCGCAGGAAGAAGCGCCTCGGGGCGCTCGAAGAACCACCCGAACAGCGGGAAGGGGGTTTCCCAGTCACGCCGGACGAGCACGAGGTCTTCGCCGGGGGCCGTCCTGTCCACGCTGATCTCGGCGAACTTCACGAAGGGCCTCTGCTCCCGCTGGAACATGACCACGATGCCTTCGAAGTCGAACATCACGTACTCGGCGTAGATGTCACGCCAGAAGGGAATCAGGGCGGCTACGAAGGCTTCGATGGACGAGTAGTTCCCCACCGATCCCCACGTGAACATGTCGCCCCTGGGACCGGCCCCGACGCCGTGCCCCTCGACGACGTACCGGAGCATCCGATGGGCGTCCGCGTTGTACCCGTCCTCCGCCGAGGGATACGGCGTGGACTCTTTGAGCGCCTCCATGATCTTGAGCTGTCGGCGCGCGCACACGAAGAGCTTCGCGTCGCTTCTGACCTCGAACTGGACGGTGATGTTGCAGCAGACGCTCATACGCCTTTCTTCTTTCGCAGGGCCCTCTCAGGGGGCCAGCCTTTCAGGAGACGGTAGCGAATCGTGGTGCTGCTCAGGCCCGTCTCTTCGGCCCAAGCAGCGAGGCATTGAATTTTTCCGAAGGCCCGAATTTCCCGGTTGTTACGACGATTGCGTGCCTGTTCTTTGCGAGTCGCCCACCGGACGTTTCCAGGTCCGTAGTCCCCATCGATGTCTAGCCGATCGAGCGTGTGGTGGGGGCTCGGGGAAGGTCCCATGTCTCGTAAAAAGTTGGCGAACGACGTGATCCAGGGTTCGTGGATTCCAATCCCACGACCTCCGTAATTTTCGTACCCCATGGCTTGCGGATCTAGGCACCTCTTTTTCATTGCGTGCCATGAATTCCACTCAGGTCTCCCCCACCCGCCGTGGATAGTCGCCGTTTTCCTCAACCTCTCGGCGGCCACCTCCTTGTTCAGACAGCCGCAGGATTTCGTTTTTTCGGCAAGCAAATCGTATCGCCAGATCCACCTTTCCGCGCCACAAGAGTAGCGACACAGCACCCATTGACGTTCATTCCTGAGAACGGTGAGACGGTGAAAGACAGTGCCCTGCGGGATGGAGACGGTCTTCGAGTGCTTCTTCCACTTCTCCTGAAGTTGCTGACGTCGCAGGCATCCGCAGGACTTGCTCGCTCCCCTGACGAGATTGCAGCGACGAAACGTCATTGACGTTCCGCACTCGCAGAGACACAGAACGTCCTTGTAGCCTCGGTCTTCCATGACAGTCAGACGGCCGAAGCGCTCCCCGCTCTCTAAACGTGTCGCCATATCACCAGCTTGCCTTCTCTCACGGCTTGCCGAATGATAAGGGGCAGGCTTTCCAATGTAAAGTAGGTGTCGTAGGACTCCTCCGTGGCGTGGTCGGTGAGGCACACGCCCGCGTCGATGATGTGGAGGTTCGTGTCGCAGACGCACTCGAGGCGCTGGCCGTCGACGCGGTACTTCACGGCCCACTCTCCGCGACGGACCCTGCGGTGGTCGAGGTAGTCGGCTCCTCCCACTTGGAGCGCGGCCCTCGCAGCCTCGGCGAAGTTCTCCTGAGCCATGGCGCGTCGGGTGGCGCCGTCCCCGAGTCGTTCGCGGAGCTCGGCACGGCGCTGCTCCCGGAGCCTCCGGGCCTCCTCCTCGGCACGTCGCCGGGCGATCTCCTGCCGACGCAGCTCGGCCTGCTCGCGTCGGTACGTCTCCATGCGGAAGGCGGCGTCGAGGGCCGGGACGACGCCGGGAATCCCGGTCACGTCCTTCTTCCCGTCGAGGTAGGCGTCCATGACCTCGTTCTCGGGACCGAGCGGGAACGCCTGCTCGAGGAAGATGAGGGGGCCCTCTGGATAGATCCTCCCGGCCCGCACTCGGGAGAACCTGTCGAGCTCCTCGGGGATGAGGTGGACCCTCTCCGAGTGTCCCACGATCGTGGCGGGATCCGGGTCCACGCGGACCTCGTCGGAGACGATCCGGTCCCCGACGAGGTACCCGGTGACAGGATTCCTGAGGATCTCAGGCACCGGCTCGGCGCTCTCGAAACTCGTGGCCGTGTTGCCCTCGATCCTGAACCGATACCACCCGAACTCGCGCAGGCGGCTCCCCAGCTTGAAGGTGCGGGAGTCCGAGTGGAGGGACGCGCCTCCCGTCCAGGGAAGGGTGACGGTCTCCGCGCCGCCGGCCAAGAGGTCCCTCCATCCCATGACTACCTCAGGCCCACGCGGGTCTCACGAGCAGGTCCGTCCTGATGATCTGCTCCACCAGGGTGACACGACGGGGGCGCGCCCCCTGTTGGATGGCGTCGCCCACGGGCGTCGCCGCGACCAGGTTCCTGACGATTCGGGGGATCGCGTAGGGGTCGTCGAACGTGTCCTCCTGGATCATGAAGCACGGGATCCCCAGCTTGGCCGCCGTGTCCCGGACGGCCGTGGCGTAGTCGTCGCCGTAGTGACGACGGCGCCACGCGGCCCCGCCCTCCTCGGCCACGACCTTGAGGAAGCCGAACGCCATGGGACGCAGGCCCGAGGCCTCGACCTCGCGCTCGAACGTCCTCTGCTGCTCCTCGTCGCCGGCGAACACGAACAGCGAGTCCTCGTCGTCCTTCGGCTGGTGGTGTCGGAGCGCCCAGACGCCCTGGCCGTAGTCGGTCGCCCCGCTCGCGTCGATGCCCCTGAAGGCGTGCTCTACGAGCTTGGTCGACAGCGAGCCGTCGAGCCCGTCGGCGCCCGCTGGTGCCCTGATGACGATCTCCTTCCCCACCGTGTTGAAGCAGGAGACGTGGACCCTGTCGGGCGGGAACGACTGGAGGAACTTCGCGATCAGAGGCTTGGCGCGCTCGAGCGCCCCCTTCATCGAGGAGGAGCGGTCCACGATGAAGTAGGTGCGGATGTGTCGAACTACCTCCTCGACGACCTTCTGGCTCGCCTTGTCGCCTCCCTCCTCCATCTGGTCTCTGAGCTCCTTCGACCGCACGTTGCGGGCGATGTTGGCCGCGCGCATGTCCTCGGCGCGGGCCAGGGCCGCGGCGTGGCGCTCCTTGACGTCCTGCACCTTGAGGAGCCCTAGCTCCTCGAGGGTGGGCGTCATGATGATGATGTCCTTGTCGGACACGGAGCCCGCGTCGATGGCCGCGGCCACGACCGCGCGGGTGACTCCGATCTCCTTCGGGAGCAGGCCGACGATGCGTTTCCATCCGGGCCTGTCCTCCTCGATCTTGCGGCAGACGTCCTCCTCGCTGAGGTGCGCCCAGGACTCGGCCACCTTGACGTGCTTGCCGATCGCCATCTCGCGGCGTCCGTCCTCCGCCTGCTTCTGCTTCCACCGCAGTAGCTCGAAGAACCACTCGGAGCTCGGCTTGTAGCCGATCTTCCTGGCGAGGGTCATGACCGTGGTCCTGAACCCGGCCTTCACGAGCCCCTCGAGCATCTTCGGGTTCTCCTCGCGGTACCGGAGCCACTTCTCCACGGCCTTGGGCCATCGGCCCAGGAAGGGACGCCTGGCCGACCGACCGAAGCCGAGCTCGCGGTTGATGGCCGCGATCTCGGGCACGGTCAGGACCTCCCAGATGCGCAGGAGCAGCTTCGGGTTCAGGTCCCGGTTCTTCTCCTGAAGGAGCATCATGGCCTCGCCCACGTCGCGGTAGTCTTCGTCCTCGAACAGGACCTCGCCGGCGTCGACGACGGGATCGCCCTTGCGAGACTGCACCAGCATGAAGGCCGCGAGCACGACCTTCAGGTCCCGGTGCTCCTGACGGAACGCGTAGCTCGCCCAGCGCGCGGCGAACTCGTTGTCCATCTGCCACACGGCGGCGACCTGCCTGTAGAACCAGACGGCGACCTCGGGGAAGAGGCCGCTCTTGCGGTACAGCCCGATCTCACGGCCACCGTGGACGACCCTGTCGTCGCCGTCCATGGTGCCGATCTGGACGCGCTGCTGCTTCTTCCCGCGCCTCTCGAGGCGGTACACGACGCGCTCGCCATTCTCGCCCGCCTTGTGGGTGACGGGTTCCCACCTGACTCCGACAGTCGTACGCTGGTCGGGAACCACGATCCCGGGGCGTCCATGATATAGATGGTCCTGATGAGCGAGCAGTGTGTTGATGATCTGCTCGGCAGGTCCTAGACTTTCCTTTTCCATGGCTAACTCCTCATGTGGGTTCGAATTCTGTGACAGACAGAGCAGACAAGGTCGCACTTGGCGATCTCAGCGAGAAGGAGAGGCACAGAGCCGCGGTAGACAAGGGCTGACACTTTGTCGATTTTCGTGGCCGGGTTACGGTGATCGAAATCCATCGCACAGGACGGAAAGGTCTTGCCGCAGTCAGCACACGGCCCTTGCTTTCTTATCGGTCATGGTCTTGTTCCTCTCTCATTCGTGCAAAGTGGAGCACCTCGGGCCTTCCCTTGTACTCCAGACGCAACGTAAAAAGCCGACCCTCCTGCAAACAGGGCCGAAATCCGTGTTTCGCTCCTCTTATGCCCTTGAAGGGCGTTTTTTCCGTTGATCCTTGGGTCCCGGAGGAGAGACTTGAACTCTCGACCTCCCGCTTATGAGGCGGGCGCTCTCGCCAGCTGAGCTACTCCGGAGGTTGTGGACGCGTTTTCTGGGTCTCGGTAGCGGGGGTCGGATTCGAACCGACGGTACCCGGATCATGAGTCCGGCGCCTTACCTGACTTGGCTACCCCGCATCGTGTTGCCGGGTTCCTTTTGGTGGATGTGGGAAGACTCGAACTTCCGAAGGCAGACGGTCGGCCCGGCTGGATTCGAACCAGCGATCTCCACTGTATCAGAGTGGCGTCCTCACCAACTAGACCACAGGCCGAGCTGGGAATCGCAATCTCGCTGTCGGGAGCGCCCATCGTCTTCTCCTTTCCTGGTTGTCTCGGTAGGCCCGCCCGGACTCGAACCGGGGACCCCCCGTCGTGTCGAGACGGTGCTCTTCCTGCTGAGCTACGAGGCTGTGTCATTGTAGGCCCGCCCGGATTCGAACCGGGGACCCCTGTCGTGTGAAGGCAGTGTTCTCCCACTGAACTACGGACCTGCATGGGCGGGGTGAACGGGACTCGAACCCGCGACCTCCGAATCGACAATCCGGCGTTCTGGCCATCTGAACTACCACCCCAAGGCGATCGTCATCGTCATCATCAGCCATTGGACTGTCCTCCTTTCGGTTGCGGATTTGAGGGTCTTGCTGAGCCGGAGGTGGGAATCGAACCCACGAGTTTCCTCTTTACCAAAGAGGTGCCTTTCCACTTGGCCACACCGGCGTCGGATCAGTCCCAATGCGGTAGAACTTCAACAGGGTCCTGGTCCTGAAGATGTTTCGTCAGGAGTTCAGTTGTCGCCGCGTCTTCTGAGTTCTCTGGAGCGGCACCTTTCAGCATCGCTTCGAACCATGTTCGATGCTCGGCTCGGAGACGTCCGTCTAGTGCCCGCTGAAGCCTCTCCATACGGTATGCGCCGCGCGGATTGCCGTTCTTTTCATCCGCATCGTCAAGACTTTGCGTGTATCTGAGGAAATTTTTGACGGTGATCATGGATTTTCTCTCTCCTTTCAGTTCTGTAACCTGGGTACACTGAGCCCGCGGTCGGAATCGAACCGACGAACCTGCCGATTACGAATCGGCCGCTCTGCCGACTGAGCTACACGGGCGCGTTTTTGTCTCTTCTCTCGATGAAAGTTCTCGGAGCTGGCGATGGGAGTCGAACCCGCAACCGCCTGATTACAAATCAGGTGCTCTACCGTTGAGCTACGCCAGCAGGAGCTGACGAGGCCGCGGCACCGTGTTGAGCATCCCCTCCGGGGTCCCCGGCGGGCTTCCTTCAGTTGGTCACGCGCCGGGAAATGCTCAACACGGGGTCGTATCGCCCGAAATGGGGCGTACGAAGGCCACGACCGCCATCAGGGCGGCTGTCGTGGCCGATGTTGTCGTGGAGCGTTTCATGGCGTGTGTGTGCGCGTCGGTCCTGCGCTTTAACCCCCGTCCGTCAGGACGGTGCGCCGATCCTGCCAAGGGAACGACGCAACCCATGTGTACGCCGTCTTTCGCCGCAAGTCAAGCGCCTTCTCGTCCGCGGCTCTCAGTCCAGGTCGTCCCAGGGGTCTTGATGCTCGTCAGGGTCGGGGGTGTCCTGGAGCATCTCCAGTCCGCGGAGCAGGAGCAGCAGGAGCAGCACGAGGATCGCGAACCAACCCATCCCGAGCAGCGCGAGCACGAGGAAGGGACGCCATGGCGGGAAGGCCAGAGCGACGATCCCGAGGCTCCCGGCGAGGGCCAGGTACCAAAGCCCTCGCCTCTGCACGAGACGCCAGGTTTCCCGGATCTTTTCGCCGTGCGTGGTCATCGGGAAGTCGGGAGGTCGTACACGGTGACGGGGATGTCGTTGGCGACGAAGTGCTGCTCGAGGAGGGGCTCGATCTCATCCCAGGAGCCGCCAGCCAGACCGCACCCGATCCGTGGCATGTGCACCGAGACTCGACGTTCGGGATGGCTCTGAGCGTACTCCGCGATCATCCGGAACCCGTAGGCTATCGCCTCGTAGCGGACGGGAGATTTTCCCTTCGGGCCCCTCTTGAGTCCGCGCTGCCCCACGATGTTCGCGACCCAGATGTCGTTCTCGACTGGGACGAGCTGCATCGCCCCGAGCAGCTTCTTCCCCCTCTCCAGGGAGTCCGCCACCCAGCGGCGGTACTCGACCTCGGGCCTCTTCCACCTGTCGGAGAGCGCCAGCACGAAGCCCGCGCCCCAGGCCCCCTCGTCGTTGCAGCAGTGGGCGATGATCTTGAGCCCGTCGCCCTCGGGACGGGTGGCGTCGCCCGTGACGTACTCGATGGAGGTGGACATCTCTTCGGCAGCACTCATGTTCGTTTTACTCGGTTACGTGTTGCCGCGGGCCAGGACCTCCGCGAAGGACACCTTGAACTGATGCTCGCCGATCACGGCCCAGCGACCGGGGTCAAGGTCGGCGTTGTACCAGTCCCACCAGACGATCGACTTCTCGGGGGTCGGCGTCCGAGAGAGGAGATCCCTCATCTCTGCTGGCGTCTTGTACGCCGTGCTCGCGGGCACGACCTTCTCGTAGCCGAGAGCCCGCCACTCGGCCACGGAGCGTGTCGGGTAGTCCTCGGGCATCGAGTTCTGGGAGTCGTAGATCTGCGGGACCCCGAAGTCTGCCTTGGAGAATTCCGCGAACGGGAATCTCGCGTGGTACCAGGGCGCTCCGTAGCTCGTCAGGCCGACGGGGCATCCGAGGCTCGTCATCTTGTCGATCAGGACCGTGGCCTGGGCGCCCTGGTCGTACCAGGGAGCCTCGCAGTCCATGACGATCCCCTTCGCCCCCCACTCCTGCCGTGTCTCCCACATGGTCGCGACGTAGTCGTCCTCGCGGTTCGGCACCGGCCAACCCCAGATCCAGAGCTCGCAGCCCGTGTCCTCCCACGCCCGCTTGTAGTCGTCGAAGCTCGACTCGTTGTAGTACTTGTCGTCGTTCGGGTCGTCGTACTGCCAGAGGCGTTGGACGCAGATCCACTGGATGCCGCGTTCGGTGATGTGCTGCTTCATGTTGTCGACGGTGCCGGTACCGGTCAGGCTCCGCACGAACATCCCCTTCCCCCGCGGGATCCTGGCGTCGGGCTCCGGCTCGGGAGGCTGGGGTTCGGGCTCCGTGGGCGGCGTCGGGCCGAAGTCCACGCACACCTGGTTGAAGAGCATCGTGAGCGTGCGCAGGTCGACGGCGAGCGACAGGGTGTCGTTGTAGGAGTGGTCGATCTCGAAGCGCTCGATCGCCTTCCTGGTCTCGTCGCCGAAGATGCCGTCGACGGTGAGCTCGTAGCCGGCGAAGACGAGCGCCTCCTGCAGCGCCGTGATCTTGTCTCCCCGGGCGCCGTACTTGTAGTTGCGGGGATCGATCGTGAAGGGATTGGTCGCCATCCCCCACACTACCGACCGTCCTACTGGGCGAGGATTTCGCTGACGGCCACGAGGGCGTTCGCGAACGAGTCGGAGGTCTCGCGGAGGCGCAGCTTCGGGTCCGTCACGTGGGCCCACTGACTTCCGGTCCACGAGATGGTGATGCCGTGGTGGACGGCCACGTCGCCCTCCTGGATGAGCTCACCGTAGACCGTCACGCTGCCCAGGCAGCGACACGCGGCCTCGCGCAGCTGGTCGTCGTCGAGCACGTCGAGCACCTCGCCGAGCTTCGAGCTGACGGCCCCGTAGCCCGCCCACAGCGTCTCGGAGGTGAGGTGCACGGCGTCCTTGAACTCGAGGCCCGTGATCACGAGCCACGGACGCAGCAGCTTGATGAGCGGGGTCGTCGCGGCGTTCCCCTCGAGCATCTGGGCGAGGCCCCCGATGACCGTCTTGAGTTCGGTGTCCTGTGTCATGTCGTCTGTCTCCCTGTGCGGACGTCTTCGTGAAACTCCGGGCGCACTAGTCCCGGGGTCCCGAGACGCCGTCCTCGGATCCTACCCGCGCGAGAGACGATGTACCCGGGCCCGGCCGCCGATGGAGTCGATCAGGAGCTTCGCCGCGGCATCGGGGTTCACGTCGCCGCAGGTGAAGATGTCGGCCATCCACGCCGCGTGCTCGGGATACGTGTGAATGGTGGCATGAGACTCGGCCAGGATTACCCAGGCCGTCACTCCTTGCGGTTCGAACTTGTGGTAGTCGGAGGAGAGGACGGTCGCGCCGGTGGCCCTCACGGCCTCGACGAGAATCCCCCTCAGACGCTCCGGGTCGTCGAGCAAAGCGACCTCGGCGCCCCAGGCGTCCACGATGGCGTGGCGTCCCAGCTCGCGCATGTCACGAACCAGGAAGCGATAGACCCAAAAACCGGGGCCCCTTGGCGTGGTGCTTCGTCTATGGCCTCCCCCTCGTCGAATGCCGAACGCGGTGCCAGGTTCCTCCCGTCTTCGCCGGGAGATCGTGAAGCTTGCGCGCGAGGATCGCGGATTCGCGCGGCTGCTCGTGGCCGAGTTCCATCGGCTCGCCGACCTGAAGCGACGGCAGATCACAAAGCTCGTCCAGGGCCCCCGGTCGTTCATGAGCATCTCCGCCTGGAAGGGCGACCGGAGTCGGTCCGAGAATAAGGCCGCGATGGCCCGACTGCGTCGGGACCTCGAGAAGCAGGGGCTGCATCCCATCGACTCCTGGGCGACCTGGAAAGACGCGGAGACCGGCAAGCTATACGGAGAGGACAGCTTCATCGTTCCGGGTGTCACCGCGCCCCAGGCGTTCGAGATAGGTCGCGAGTTCGAGCAGGACTCGGTGATCTACAGGTCACCGAAGGGCGTCCTGGCGATGTACGATACTCGAGGAGCCGAGCCCAAGGCGTACGTCGCTCACCGGGCGGACGGCTCTCCGGCCTACCGGGTCCAGACGGAGAAGTCTCCGAAGAGGGAGAAGGGAAAGGGACCGCGAGGGCGGGAGCGCGAGCAGGAGGAGCTGTTCAGTCGAACCCGCGGGGTCAACTTCGAGTTCGACTTCCTCTGGGACCATCCCGTGCGGTTCGACGGCGAGACTCCCGTCACCCCGAAGCGGATGCGAGAGGTCGTCGGGCGCGCGTTCCGATCCGAGGGCGCTGGAATCAAGGCCCGGTGGGAGGAGTACCTGAAGCGCGAGTGGGAGGGCGGCAAGAAGATGGTCCGCAACACGAACCCGAAGAGCCGCGACGCGCACCCCAGGGTCACGATGCTCACGCTGATGAGGACGGATCCGAAGTTCCGCGACGACGTCATCGCCCGCTTCAGACGAGAACGCCGGGAGGACTAGGCCTCTCCGCGGCTTCTCGTGTCGCGCTCGGCCGCCAGGACGGCCCGATGAGTCTCCTCGAGCGACTCGCTCGGACGCTCGGGGTCGAGGGCCCGCGCGGGGACAGGCGTCGAGTAGTCGAAGTCGATCAGCAGCGAGTTGTGACCGAAGCGGAAGCCGTGAAAGTAGCGACGTCGGAACGGCGGCGCGCTGACCTTCGACCAGGCGTGCCGATACGCCTCCCAGAGCCTGTTGCGGGCCCGTCGGGTCTTCTTCCGGCGCCTCTTCGTCTTGCTGTCTCGTGCCACGGGGCGCACCTCCGTCCCCTGGACGACTGGCTCGTAAATTTTACATCTCGCGGCGGGACCGCGCGAGCTCCTCGGCCTCGTCCAGCGCCTCGGCGATGAGTTCCTCGAGCTTGTCGAGGTCGAGCCGGTGCACGTGAATCGGAGAGGGTGACGGAAGGTAGCGCCGTTCGCGCCAGGCGTCGACGATCCGGCGAGCCTTCGCCTTCCTGTCTGTCGGTTCTCTCGTTTCCACGATGACACCGTACCTTTCACGTCCTCGGCGCGGCGTCCGCAGAATGCCGTTGAGGGGCCGAAAGACGGCCGTTCGCGAGTTTGTCCCAGGAAAGGAAGGAGGAGATCTGCCCTAGTCCTGGGATGGCGGGGTCAGCGCGGTCTCGATGGCCGAGACCACCGCGTCGACCTGTGCCTGCTCCTCCTCGGACAGCTCGCGGCCGCCCGCGTTCTTCCGGGCTACGTGGGGGAGGACCGTGGCGATCTTCGCCTTGGCCCTCGCGTCCGCCTGCCTGAGTGCTTCCGACGACATGGTCCTACCCACGCGGAGACGATAGGCCCGCTAGCGCGAGGGCCCGTCTGAGGTCCGTGAGGGCCACGGGTTCCTTCTCGGCTCGTCCTCCTCGCAGGACGTAGCTCGGATGATAGATCGCGACGACGGGCGCCTCGACGCCGGTCTTCTCGTTCCGGTAGAAGAACTCGCTGTCTCGCAGCTCGGCCATCGTCAGCCTCTGGCCCGTCAGCGAGTTCGCCGCGTGACGCCCGAGTGCGACTAGCACCCTCGGCCTGATGAGGAAGATCTGCGTGTGCAGGAACGGAGCACAGGCATCCTTCTCCTGGGGGTAGGGATCTCGGTTGTCGAGGGGCCGGCACTTCACGACATTCGCGATGTAGACCTCCGAGCGTCGGAGCCCGATGACCTCGATCCAATGGTCGAGGCACTTGCCAGCCATGCCGACGAAGGGCCTGCCGGTCTGGTCCTCCTGGGCGCCGGGAGCCTCGCCCACGAACATCACGTCGGCCTCGGGGCTGCCCTCTCCGAACACGACGTTGGTCCGGTTCATGTGGAGGGCGCACCGGGTGCAGTCGCCGATCTTCCGGACTCGGAGATAGTCGAGTTTCTCGACAACGGTGGTCATTGATTGGTCTCGTGTTCGCGCCGGGAGTTCCTGATGTGCTTTCTGAGCTTGTAGGCGCCGTTCTTCATCAGGGACCTCCGATCCCCCGTTCTCGCGCGATCTCCATCATCGGGCTGACCTGAGGCCATCCGTGCCAGCTCACCACGTCTAGGGTCACGAACTCGAGCCACTTGTCGTGGTCCGTGAGTTCGTTCCAGACCGTGGCACGCCAGGCCCAGTCTTGCGACGTCACCTCCTCAGGTCGATCCGAGTTGTTCCAGTACGAGAAGTCCTCCAGGCGCCCGTCGGTCTGCATGAACTCGAGGCAGCCCGCGAGCAGACACGCCCGGTCGCAGTAGGGGATCAGGTAGAATCTGTCGCGGAATCGCCTCGCGGCGACGCACGTGTCGAGCGCCCAGGCGTTCCGCTCGAAGCGCGCGAGCTGCTCCCCGTACTTGGCTAGGGCCCACGCGTCCACGTCGAAGATGCCCGGCCGCATACCCTCGGCCGCGTCGCGCCTCGCCGCCGTGAGCACCTCCTCGTTCGATGCCGGGTAGATCCCGGCCGCGACCCGAAACTCCGGGGGGCAGTGCTCCTTCTCCCACTTTGCGTAGAGCGAGAGGGAGAGCGACGGCGTCTTCTCGAGCTCCTCTCCGTGGTTCTCCCGAGCCCACGCCGTGAAGAGGCCTTGCTGCTCCCTGATCTGGAGGTGGGCCGTGTGCGAGCGTCCCTCGAGCACGTCCTCGAAGATCTTCCTGAGGCGTTCTCGGGCGCGGCGCTGGCCCTCCCCCTTCAAGTCCCAGAGGAGGGGAAAGGGGTCGACCTGCTTCTTCAGGCGGTACGCCTCGTAGATCTTGATGCTCATGCCCGTTCTACGCCCGCGACCAGGCTGGCCGGGGGCGCGCCGTCAGGATGCCGCGGCCGCAGGCGTGCCTGATCCTCCGGGATGGTAGGATGTCTCGATGTCCGAGGAGCTCGCGCGCGTCGAGGTGCTCGACCCGGAGCGGCGACCCGTCCGGCGTCGCAGGTCGCTCGGTCCGACGAACGCGGCGATGTTCGTGCTCGCCGTGTTCGCCGCGTTCGGAATCCTGCTCCTCGCCGTGGGCACCGTCCTTCGCGAGCGGGCCCGGGGGTTGACGGGCCGGAGGTCGCCGTGAAGAGGACTCCGCGCTCGCTCACCCTCCACTTCCCAGGAAAGCTCCGCGAGCGCATGGACAGGCTCGTGCGGGAGTCGGGGTGTCGGGAGGCGAGGGACGTGGTCGTCGCGGCGCTCGAGCTGTACGAGTACGTCGTCGACCGACGGCTCACGGTGGACGCTAACTTCTTCTGGCAGGCACCCGGCGGCCCGCTCGTGTCTCTCGAAACTCCGACGGGCCCGTTGACTTGGGACGCCGGGTCGGCCGAGGACGACGCCTGAGCTGGCGGGTATCGTGGCATACTTTTCCTATGGGGACGGCGTAGGAGACAGGAGAAGATCACATGGCAGTTCGTTCCACGAGTTCTGAGTATCAGCCCTCCCCACCGAACTACGTGCAGGGCGCGACCGGCGTCTGGCACAACATCGGGCACTACCGCGCGGTCACGTCGACTCCGACGACGCAGACCCCGGTGAGTGCGAACATGTGCACTTCTCCGGTGTGCTCCGTCACGCATCGTCAGTTCCAGTACATCCCCAGGATCAACGGGTAGTAGGTCGAAAAACCCTCCGTTCAAGGAGAGCCCGCCGGGCGTATAGTGCGTGGCAGGGCTCTTTTTGTGCCTTCGGAAACGCTACAGATGGCCGAACCGGGGTTTCTAAGGGACTTTCACTTCTCTACCCTGGGAACGGGACTCGTGGACGAGCTTCTGGGGGGATCGAGCGTCCGATGTGGCTGAACTTCAAGTTCGGGGTGAGCCCGGACGTGAGCCATCGCTCTACCCGGTTCACGACGGACGTGGTGATCAGTCCGAATTTCAGGTTCCCCGTCGCGCTGCCGGAGGGCGACGAGATCGTGGTGAGCACGAGGAGCGGGCGCCGCCTGCACGCCGAGTTCGCGCTCCCCGACGACCTGGTGCGGAGCTCGCGGGGTGACCTGGGCAACGTGGTCCGCGACGGGTTCAGGAGCAGCCTGCTCTCGGGCGCGCATCGCCTCTACGAGTTCGATCCGCGAATCGGGTGGCGATGGGACGGCACGAGAGACCGGGTCGAGCTGCCCGTTTCGCGGCTCTTCGACCCGCCCGAACCGTTCTCGCGCCACGGAGTGCCTCTCATCCTCGACCGGGACGGCTCGGAGTATCGGCCTCAACAAATTCACGAACCGCGCTGCCCGTTCTGCCGGAGGGCCCACGAGTTTGACGATCCGCCGATCTGGGCCGGGGCCAACCTGATGTGGGTCCACAGGCGCTGCTGGAGGCGGTCGTGAGCGCGGACCTGCTGGCCGACGAGCGAGTAGAAGAGTGGAGGCGTCTGCATCCGCGAGAATGGTGGGCCTTCAGACAGCTAGACCAGGACGACGACCTGCGAGCGCGCGTGCTCGCGGCCGTCCTCGGACGTCGGACGGCCCACGACCCGGCCCTCGACGACCTCGTGCGGTACGCCGACGCCCTCGAGAACATGCAGCGAGCTCGGCGAGAAGGGACGCTCAAGGCTCCCCCGGGCGACGGCGAGCGTCGTCCCTTCCCGGCTCGCGTGACCAGGATGGTCCACTTGCAGTCCGGGGGGCGCACGTTCTACCGGGTAGACTTCGCGACGCCCCACGGATGGTCGGGGACGTTCGACACCACCAACCCCGACCTGGTCGAGCGCGTGTCGAAGCAGCGCGACCCCAGGAAGCCGGTCACCCTGGTCGGCGAGATCACGCGGCGTCCGTACGAGTTCCTCGTGGAGCTCGACGCCCGCGTCCGAATCGTGTGAGGAGCAGATGCCCAAGGCCAAGCCGTATTCCGGTCCGATCGATGCAAACCTAGCAGCACAGCTGCTCAACAGCAGCGGGGTGACCGTCGACGACGTCCCTCTCGGAGACGCGCTCCGGGCGGGAGCCGAGCACCTGGAGAGCCTCGTCTCTCGAGCCCGGAAGGCCCTCGACGCCAGCGAGTTCGCGCAGATCGTGGCGGACCACCTCACCGCCAAGATGAACAGGCGCGGCACCTCGACGCTCACGGTCTCCGACACGGGCCAGGTGACCCTCGAGATCAGCTACGAGGACGCCCCCGTCCGGCACGCCCGACAGCAGCGCACTCGTCGAGTCCCGCTCATGGAGGAGCTCAAGGCGAAGGCCGACGAGCTGGGCGTGGACATCAGCGAATTCGGAATTAAGCGCAAGAAGATCTGGGAGCACCTTCAGGAGGTCGAAGCGAAGCGGGCGCAGAGGCCCAGGTCGAAGCGCGAGTCTCGGCGAGAGAAGCGCGCCGAGACCCCGAAGGTCAAGGAGACGGGCCCCGAGGACGAGGAGGATCGCGGCCCGATGTCCGCCGGTCCCGACGAGACCAGGCTGACGGATCCTCCCGACGACGTGAAGCCGCCGCGGCGAGGCTTCGTGAAAACTGGCGACGCGGTCGAGGGCCCCGTCCTCGTGGAGCCCGAGGAGGGCGCGGAGGAGGCCAAGAACGGCCCCAAGGGGGGAAAGAAAGGTTCTCGGCCCTCCATGAAGCAGCTCGTGCAGGACTCCAAGGAGGTCGACATCACGGACCTCCTGACCTCCGACCCTCCCAAGTAGTGGTTTTCCTTCTATGGCCCCGATCTTTGGTAGATGGGCTGTGAGAACAACTGCCCCCAGTGTCAGCAGTTTCCGTGCACGTGCTCCACGAACTTCTGGATCCTGCCGTCGGGGGTGAACACGCTGAAGGGTTGCGAGTGCGACCCTGAGAACCCGATCCGGCTGGCAGACTGCTTCATCCTTCACGCCCTCCAGCACTCGATGAAGGCCCGCGCGGACTTCGAGGCCCTGTACCCCACGCTCTTTCCGTGCGAGCAGGAGAGGTTCGAGCTCCTCATGGAGGAGTCTCCCTACCTCTTCAAGCTCGTACTCGACGAGAGGGACGACGCGGACGCCTTCCAGCGCAGGATGAACGACATCCCCGTACACGTGGCCGGTCCTCGAGGCGGCAGGCGGCTCCCCATCACCCACCAGGCCCAGGCGCTGACGCTGCCGCCGTGGTTCGCGCCGAAGGCCCAACCCAGGCGGTGCGAGGGCAGCTGACATGGCGGACGCCGAGACCTCACGAACCGACACTCCGTGCCTGAACGGGCTCGACGTCGCCAAGGTGTACGAGAAGGCCTGGTGGCAGTCCAAGAAGTTCTTCGCGTTCCTGCTGTGCGAGGTCGGGTTCTTCGTGCTGATGGGCTCGATGATCTACACGCAGGAGCTCGACAAGCTGGCGGAGAACGTGGCCTTCATGGTGCTGGCCGTCACGTCTGGGATGCTTGCCATAGGGTTCATTCTCGGACAGGGCGCCCTAGATCGTTACGTCCGCGTCGCCGCCCTCGCCATGGGGCGCGGGATAGAAAACGGGTCCTCGAAGGCTTCGGCACGAGAGGACGACGGCTGATCAGGAAGGAGAGACAAAAATGCCCGGAAGACCACCCCCTCCCATGTACGGAGCCGTCCGGAAGAGGCGCGTTCCTCAGCAGCACACGGTGACCGTCCAGCCGAAGACCGAGGAGCAGCGCCAAAAGGAGGCGGCCGCGGCGGAGAAGCAGGCCGAGAAGGCCCGCAAGGAGGTCGACAAGGCGCGCAAGGACGCCCTGAAGGCGGCCGCGCCTCCGAAGAAGGCCGCGCCTCCGAAGAAGGCCGCGAAGAAGGCGACGAAGAAGAAGGCGACGAAGGAGAAGGCGAGCAAGAAGGAGGCCAAGGAGGAGGCGCCCAAGAAAACGGCCAGCAAGGCCACGAAGAAGCCTCCCAAGAAGGCCAAGAAGTTCCCGAAGTGGTCTCCCGATGACACGCGCGACACCCTCTACAGGCTCGCCAAGAAGCTCGAGCTCGACGTGAACTCGCGCGACCCGAAGGACTGGCTCGTCGACCAGCTCGAGAAGGCGGAGAAGAAGGCGGCGAAGCAGGCCTGAGGTCCCTCGTGACGACGCGGGTACAGTGGGCCATGCTGCGCGCGCTCCTGGTTCTCACGCTCCTGGCCCCCGTGGGCTGCAAGAAGGTCGGGGTGGTGCTCCGCGATCCGGAGGTCTACAAGAACGAGATCGCGTTCTTCCAGATGGCCCTCGAGCAGGACACCGAGCTCCTCGAGAAGTACCTCGCAGAGGGATCGTGCTCCTGCGAGGAAGGGGCCTGGACCACGGAGGAGTGCGAGGTGGCCGCCTTGAACGTCCTCGTGGTGAGACACCGTCTCCAGTACCACGTGGACCTGATGCTCTACAACGCGAGGATGCGGGACGAGAGGCCCCCGAAGGAGCCTCCCGAGGTTCCCGATCCCTCGACGCTCTGCCCGGAGGGATAGCCGCCGATGTCGTACAAGCGCAAACTGTCTGGCCTCGCGTCGAAGCTCGGTCAGGAGGGGGTGGACCGCCTGGCCGACCTGCTCGACGACGAGGCCGGGAAGGCCGACGAACCTTGGAAGAAGACGCTCCTCGACCTGCTGGCCGACGGGGCTCGCCGTCACGGGCCCGACGGTTTTCAGATGGCCCAGGACGCCGTGGAGCGGCTGCTCGACGGAGACGACGCGGACATCAGGAAGGTGACGAAGAACCTCCTGATCGCCAGCAACCTCCTCGCGCAGCTCCAGAACGCCGAGGCCGACCGCAAGGACCGGGCTCGCAAGTGGCTCAGGGCCGTCGGCGAGACCATCGGACAGATCCTGAAGGCGGTGGTCGGGACGGTGCTCTAGCCGCGTCCGCGGCGGAACTCGTGTCGTGACGAGCCTGGTCCGCAAGCGGATGCGCGTAGCCCGGTACATCCCGGCCAAGCTCTATGGCTTCGTGATGGACGACGACGGCCTTCAGGTGTTCTTCCACGTCCGGGCGTTCGATTGGGGGACGTTCAAGACGCGTCCTCCGCCCATCGTCGGGGAGCTCGTGGACGTGGAGTACGACCCGGCCGGTCCCGTGAACGGCAAGGCTCCGAAGGCGCGCCACGTTCACCGTCTCGAGGAGCCCCAGGCGTGTCACGGGATCGTGGAGGACTTCAACGAGGGCCGTGGGTACGGCTTCATCACGACGTCAGACGGCCGGTCGCACTACCTTCACAGGTCGGAGATGACGGACGGGAGCCTTCCGCGGCCCGGCATGGAGGTCTCGTTCTTCGAGGGCTTCAAGCAGGGGCGCACGAGGGCGTGCTACGTGTCGCTCGCGAACCAGGGAGCGAAGAGATGAGCCAGGACGAGAACCCCTTCGGCGGCAAGAACCCTCACGGCATGTACGTGCCCATCACGGACGACGAGATGGAGGTCGTAGCCAGGATCGCGGAGGCGGGCGGCTTCAGGCTCGTGGTCGCGGACTGGGGACGCGTCGACGGCTTCACGCTCGCCGTTCCCGGCGAGCGCTACACGGGCAGGCCGCTCGTCGTGATGGGAGACAAACGCGTCTCGTTCTACTTCCGCATGACGTTCTCCGCGCCCGAGGTGCCGCAGCCGAACTGGTACTTCGACGTCGAGGTGTGGGCCTTCGACCGGCTCCTCTTCTCGAAGCGCATGCCCACGGAGCAGAACGGGCACCCCATCGAGATCGTCGCCGGGATGTCCATCGACCTGGCCCTCGACATCGCGCTCGACAAGATGGATCCCGCGTTCGTCAAGGAGGTCAAGCCCGGCGCGACCGGACTCACGACGCGCCACGGCAACCTGCATCTCGACCTGCATCGGCAGCGCCTCCTGCGCGAGACGCGGGCCGGGGAGAAGGCAGTTCGTGAAATATCGCGCCGCGAGGCCGTGGAAGCCACGCAGAAGGCCAAGAAGGCCACGGGACGGTGACGGCCCTATGAGACGTCCCCTGACGAGATGCCCGGCGCGCGAGAAGAGGCCCAAGATCATCGTCCGCAGCAGCCGTCCGAGGAACAGGGTCGTCGTGCGACCGAGGAACCCACTGAACCGCTACAAGGTCGTGACGACGCTGCCCGCTCCGGGAGCGGTGGGACACCTCCTGATCTCGATCCGCGGCTCCTAGTGCGCCGAGCGCTGGCCGCCGAGAGGCCGAAGCGTCCCGACGATGCCGAGGTCGACGTCGACGGCGAGGAGATGGACACCGAGTGGGACGAGCCCGCCGCGGCCTGGATGCAGGTCAAGCGGGCCGCGGTCAGGCGCGCCATCGCGTCGCTCGTCAACGATCCCGAGAACCTCCCACAGGTCGGCAGGCGCGTCGACCGGATCGTCCGTCAGACGGGAGCCGCCGACATCTACTTCGACGACGGCTCGTGGGTGTCCGCGACGGTGGACGATCCTGAGCCCCGCACGAGCGAGCAGGCTCGGGTCCTCGAGGAGGTGTACGGAGAGGCGTCCCCGGCGGCCACGCGGCCGCTGGTCGTGGCCGCCAGGAACCGCAGGATGCTCGGGGTGCTCGACGCTCGCGCCCCCGGGGCGACCGACCCACGCCTCTGGCGACTCAGGCTCGAGGCACCCTTCGACCTCTACCTCGTCCGCGATCCGAGATTGGCGCCCGAGAGTTTCAAGATGCGCGACGCGTCGGCTCGAGACTGGAGACGCGTGCGCCGCCTGGTGAGGGCGAGCCTGGTCGCTCGCGTCCGCTGATTTTCACGACGCCGGTCGAGTTCCGCGGCCGAGCTCGGGGCGCGGGCGAACGCGCGCCTCGCACGGTGTCGCAGAAGCCCGAATCTCCGCGCATGGTGCGGATCTTCGCGTCGATAAGTTTCGTCGCCGGGCCTCGGTTTTCGTTCGATGGGGGCGCCCTTACCAGAGAGGCGTCCTGTGACCACGCTCACCAACTTCAAGGCGATCGAGCTTTTCGGGGGAGGGGGAGGAGCTGCCGACCTCGCCACGACTCTCGGCATCGGGAACACGACCGGAGGCAACGACATCGTGTTCTCGAACGCCGGCGGAGGACTCCTCGACCAGATCGACTCCGAGGACAACGCGGCCGGGGCGGGCTACACGTTCAACCTCAACGGAAGCGACGCCGGCGGCGGAGTCTTCGTCGGCGGCGACATCAACCTGAATCCGGGACTGGGTTCGGGGGGAGCCGCGGACGGCAAGGTCAACATCAACGGCGACCTCGTCGTGACCGGGAGCGTCACGCTGACGAACCTCTACAGTGGGACGGGCTCTCCCGAGGGCGTCCTGACTGCCGCCGTCGGATCGGTCTACACGAGGACGGACGGCCAGGACGGGAACTCTCAGTACTTCAAGCAGGCGAATGGTGCAGGGAACACGGGGTGGGTGCCTGCGGGACCGCAGGTCGTCGAGGAGTTCACGGCTCCGGGCGGCTCGGCGATCTTCACGACCGCGCGCGCGGTGTTCGACGCGACCGTGGTCACCACCGTCGACAACCTCGCCGTGTACTGGAACGGCGTGCTGCAGCGCGAGGGGGCCCTGAACGACTACACGGTCGTCTACAACCCCGCGTTCGCGTCGATCACCCTCAACCAGGTACCGCCAGCGAGCGACCCCATCACGATCAAGTACCTGCCCGAGTAGCGCAGGAAGCAACGCAGGAGCAGAAGCATGACCGTCGCAAAGACCAACCTTGCACCCCAGGATCAGGTACGAGTCGTCTCGACCTACACGGACACCATCGCCGCGGGCCAGACGGCGCTCGAGCCGTCGGTGGCCTCGGGCGCGTCCATCGAGGACAACGTCCACGGGATCATCTCGCAGATCAACAGGATCCTGAACGCGACGACCTCGGGCAACGACTGGTACGTGGACATCAACACGCCGAGCTCGTTCGAGGGCGGCGCGAAGCGCGGCGTCCGTGACCTGAACAGCGACCTGCACAACCTCGAGCGCAAGCGGATCCTGAAGCGCACGAGCATGGTCGGCGTCGACGTGCCGAACCCCGGGAGCGCGCTCCTCTCCGTCCTCGGGGCTGGCGACCTGCCGACCAACACGACCGCGGCCATCGGCGCGGTCACGACCCAGGGCACCGTGCTGGCGACCGCGACGACGTTCGGCACGGCAGGTCTCGACGAGGTGGCGGGGAGCAACGCGTTGCAGCCGAAGAACCTCGCGATCCTGACGGACACGTCGACCGGCGAGGTGGTCACCCGCACGAGCGACGGCAAGCAGGTCTACGGCCTGTTCCAGTCGGAGAGCTCGACCGACGGCTCCACCATCACCGCCACGACTCCGAACCGGGTGCAGCTCAGCTTCGTCGTCCACAACGCGGCGAACGACGACCTCGAGCTCATCCAGGCCGGGGACATGAGCGGCATCGTCTTCGACTACGCCTACGTCGAGCGCGACGCCTTCGACGACCTCAACGAGCAGGACTTCCTCGGAGACGGCTTCACCGACATCGGCGTGTCCACCTCGGACCGGCAGACGGCCTACGACGTGCAGGGGACGGCGGTGGTCACGACGACCACCAACGCCACGCTCGACCTCGGGACGGGCTTCACCTGGGAGATCGGCGACGCGGCCAGCGCCTCGCTGATGCGGTTCACCGAGGCTTCTGCCGGAGGTACCACGGACCTCAGCATCGGGGCGGACGTCGACACCTACGTGAACTCCGCGGTGGACGTGGACTTCACCCAGGGCATCACGGTCAACACGGCCGACGCCATCAACATCGGCAAGACGACCGACCAGATCGACTTCACGGGGAACGCCACGATCACGGGCGGCACCTCGACGATGACCCTGACCACGGACTCGAACTCCGTGACTGTCTCGACCACGACCTCGGGCAACATCAACCTCTCGTCGGTCGGCAACATCAGCAGCACGACCCAGACGGGCGGGGCGACGGGAGGGGAGTTCGACGTCACGTGCGGGACGGGGACGACGACGGGCGGTGCCATCGACCTGAACGCGGGTGCCGGCGCGACGAACGG